CGTTGCTAGAATTTACGCAAGAGAAACGTGAAGAACTTTACGAAATGAACTGGGGGAGATAGTGAAACGAATTTACATTTCTGGGCCGATGAAGGGGATAGAGGGTTTGAACCGCGAAGCGTTTGAATCGGCAAGGCTTAGATTGTTGCGTTCTGAGAAGGAGTGGAGCGTCTTTGTCACTGTTCCGCATTTTATTGCAAACGATGAATGCTGGGACGAATCAACGCCACTCAACGAAATTGCTTCGGTGCTTGTTAGTAATCTCGTTGGATGCGACGCAATCTACATGCTTCGCGGATGGGAGCAGTCGAAGGGAGCGAGGGCGGAGCACGCCGTCGCAGTTTGGATCGGATTGGAGATTATGTATCAAGGGGGTGAAGCATGAGTTGGGATAAGCACCACGACTACAGAATGCAAGACCTGAGAATGCTCGGGCCGATTGCGGCGAGGGTGATTCAGGAGGACTCAAACGAACTTAAAAGTCTACGAGAAGAAAACGAGAAGCTTCGAGAAGAATGCGAGTATATAAAGTCTCTGCTTTTTTCTTCCAGGTTTCAAGCGTTCGCAAACGGTTTTATTTCTTGCGGATTGTTTTTCGGTTTCGTTTTGGTTTCGGTTGTTGTCTACTTGTTAATAGCGGGGTGAAAAATGAGCGGTTTTAAGGTTGGTGATGAGGTCGTTGTCGTGAGCAACAGCAGGGTTGGCAAGGTTGAAAACCAAAGAACAGCTGATCGCATGTACAACGTACGATTCGAGAACGGAGAGCTGCTTTGCTACAAAGATTATGAGCTGAGCTCGGTGCGTGACTTTTCCAAGGACGTGCGTCTAGCTACTGTCAGTAACGTTCGCGAACTGCTTTTGAGCGATGAGTTCGTGTCGGAATTTGCGCGGAAGTATTCTGAAGCAAAGAAAGTTGTGCTGGAATCAGCTCAACCGCCAAAGGGGCACACGGAAACTCCGAATAAATGGGCTGAGAACCGTCAGGCGATTCCAATACCCGAAGGATGGCGAGAGTTGTTGGCCCATGAGGTTCCGAAAGCAAGCGACATGAATGACAGCACAGGTGCCTGGCTGGCCAGGGGGGATGGTTCGTCGAGCATGTACTTGTACTCCGCAGCTCGCCACATTCGCAAAATCGAACCAGCGAACCCCTCGGAAACTCCGAATGGTTCGATACCGGATCCGGGCGAAGGCTACCGCACGCCGCATCCAGGAGACGCAGGAAAGCAAGTCGAGGTGCGAGATTCCGAAGACATCCGACATTGTGATGCCAGGTGGGTTGAGCGGACTTTGGTGGCGGTTGTAGCTCTCCCTGTTGACTGCTACGACCGAAATGACATGGGGGAGTTTGTTTGCTCTACCGAAGGAAAAGACGCAAAGCACATTTGCCATCTTTGGAGATTCGCGAGAATCAAGGAAGAACAGTCGCAAGGCATCGACACTTCGGAAACTCCGAATAGTTCGGTTCCAGAATCCAGCAGCCCTTGGGTTTCGGAAAAACAGAAACCCGGCCCCAACGAAGTCTTTCCAAATGAAATACAGGGTGTTTGGGTCGAACCGCAACAGCCAACCGAGTGGATTCCCAAGATTGGCGATAAGGTGCGGGTAGTTAGGACGGGCAGGGTGGGTGTGAACGGTAAGTTTGGCATTATTGTCGACCTGCCGGGCTATGAGTATGCGGTGCGGATGGAGAGCGAAGGTTTCACTTTGTGTAACCTAAAGGCCGACGATCTCGAACTCATCGAGGCCGCCAACCCTTCGGAAACTCCGAAGAGTTCGACCGTTAAGCCGGGATACTTCGACGATATTGATGAAGTGTGGGTTGATGAGCCGAATCCGTTCGACGGTCGCAAGATCGAAGCAAAGCCTACCGAGTGGATCCCCAAGGTCGGGGATAAAGTGCGGGTGAACTGGCCTGGAAGGGATGGAGACAATGAGGTCGGCGTTATCGTTAATGGCGATGCCGGGGAATACGCGGTTCGGCTTGATCTAGACAACCTCATTTCGTCTAACCTTAAAGCCAGACACCTCGAACTCATCGAGGCTGCACAAGCTCCCGCCGACCATATTGCCGACGCCAACAAAATGGTTAACCCTTCGGAAACTCCGAATAGCTCGATCCCTGATCCGTTGAATTGCGTCGGCGAAGTCTGCGACCCAGCCAAACCGATTGGTGTGACCTGTTGTCCGCTTGCGATTCCTGACGGGTGGAGGGAGCTGGAACCGCATGAGATACCAATGCCGGGCGACTTGCAAGAATGGGGCGGTGCTTGGAAAGAAAGAACTTCTGTCAGCAATCACGAATACGAATCGCATCAAATTTTTCACCTTCGCAAAATCGAAACCGCGAAGGAACCAGAGTACCGCGAGCCGACCTACGCTGACCTAGCTAACGGTCCGATCGAGGTCGAGGTGAACGATGACGAAAGAGACGAATGTGCCTGGGTCAAGAGAATGCTGTATGCAGTGCTGCCTGCGCACGTAAGAATCCGTTTTGTCTGCAATTGGCCACGCGAAACCGGGAGTATTCACAGATGGAACTATGCTCGCATCAAAGTGAGCTAGGCGAGTTGTTTCTGCCGGTTTGTTGATTTGACGCGACCAGTGACACAAACGTGCTGCTGGTCGCACTGGAAATTTCGCGTTACCGTATTAACAGGTTACGCTTTTACTTTAACACAGAGGAAAACATGGACATAACATCACCGCCGTACCCGCGAGTTAGCTGTAACACCGACAGCCTTTATTCCTTACTTCTGTCGCTGGGCGACTGGGTGGAGGAGCACCGGGAGTGGGCTGAAGCTAAAGCTGAGGAGGCGAACGCGCCGTTTAAGCCGTTTCTGCCGGATCTTTCTTTTTTGAAGCAGCAAAAGCTGGAGCACTTCAAGACGCTTGCAATCGCTTGTTTGGCTTCAAATTGTAACGCGATGCAGGAAATTCGTACTGCGTACGACCACATTGTTCGAAACAACGAAGAAGTAGAACAATGGGAAAGCCCCAATTGCGTTTTTCTGCGACTTACGTTGCTCAGGAAGGCTTCTCTCTTTTTGACGGCTGCTTTTCTGGACAAAGAAAAAAGAGAAGCGAGATGCAAAGAGATTCGCGACAGCGCAGGTGGGGAAGTGCGAGTCGTACCGGTTGAATCGCTGCCGCCGGGTTTGTTGGAAAAGATTTTTCCAGCGAGGCAAGAAGGCATATCCGATGCCGAATTTGACAATCTTTTCAACAGTAATGACCTTCTGGAAGGCGACAATGGTTAAGAAATACAACACCGCGTTTACCGTGTGCTTCAGTGTTGAGCACGATTTTGAAGACACAGCGGATGTTCCGCTTCCTCTGTTGGTCGCCGGAGCTTTGCGAAGGTTAGCTAACCTTTCGGAAGAGGACCCGCAAGGGGCCCTGGAATCGTTTGAAGCTTACGACACCTATGAAATTCAAAAACCTGCAACACTGTAAACCGCATAAAACGCCTCAATTTTGAAGCCACGAAAGTCATAAAATGCATGCTTATAAAAAGAAAAGTCTTGATTGCGTTTCTGGGATGCCGCCCGATTTGGCAGCTAAGCTCGAATGTTCAAATTCGACGGAACTTTTTCGTCTTGCCGCAGATCACCACACGCAGTATATGACTCTTATCAGTTCTGCTTGGGAAGACGTGACGCCCGTTGTCGCCTGGTTTGAGTCGCAAGGTCTCTACGAGGCAGGTATTAATTGGCTGTACGAGAACACACCGGATGTTTATTTACGGGCTTTGGCGATCAACCGTCTTATTGCCGGCACTGACAAAAAATTCAAAAGCCTACAAGCGGCTTGCTGTCCGAAAAAGGCGAATAAGTCGTGACCGAGTTGACTTAACTAGCGTTGGCTGCTGGCGTGGTTCATTTTGCAATCGACAAACTCCGGCTGTTGGACCAGGTTTGTAATTTCGTTTTTAACGGCGACCCGGTTTCGGTTGTGGTTCCGAATAGCGACAGCGCGTTTGCCGATTTCGGCTAGGCCTAGCTCCAGGTCTAGCCCTTTTCGCAAGTCGTACTCGAGATCCCACATTTTCCCGTTGATTTCCTTCAGGCGGGAAACAAGATCCAGAAGCTGCGCATTGTCTTTGTCGACGCCTTCTCGCAAGTAGTTAATTTGTTTCGAAAGGAGCTCTTTGTCTACTTCGGTTTCGGACAGGCGTTCCATCTTCAGTTCTGCGATCGTTAGTCTGTCGCAGAGTTCGTTTATTGGCATTGGGATAGGTTTGATCATGTTTAGAAAAATTTTAGCTGTTAGCGATTTGCATTTGTCGGACACCATTTGGAAACACCGGCCTATCCATGGAGACAGCTACCACAGCTGGAGCTACATTGTGCAGTACGCTGTGCTGGCAGGCGTTGACGCTGTAATTCTAGCGGGCGACATCTTGGACAAGCAACTAAATGTTGCAAATCCTGTTGCAAAGCTGAATGCGGGGCTTCTAAAGCTGCGAGACGCCGGAGTGACCGTGCTTTACAATCAGGGTCAACACGAGTTTCAACGCGACTTACCGTGGATGGACGTGGCCAACTTGGGTGCGAAACATTTAAAAGGCAAGTCGGACTTTTGCTTTTCGAACGGTCTTCGGATAGCTGGATTCGACTACTGCAACGAGAAAACTCTTGCGGAAAGGCTGGGTGAAATCGAAAAGGATTCTGGACAAGAGTATTTTCTTGTCTGTCACCAGGTCTGGAAAGATTTCATGGGTGACGTTGGAAAGACACAAGGTTGCTTTGATGATCTACCCAAAAACGTCAGATTTATGTTAACTGGTGATTTCCACCAAACGATTGTTCGCGAGGTTAGCAAAGATTTGACGGTTTTAAGCCCCGGAAGCACGCATTTGCGCAGCTTGGCGGAGCCGGCGGAAAAGCATTTCTTCGAGATAAGTGCTGACCAGAAGGGCTTGTCGATTGAAGTCCGCGACATACCGACTCGGAGATACCTGGAAGTCAAAACAGGTACTTTGCCGTACTTACAGATTTCTGAGCGGGTTAAAACGTTTGTCGGACAAGATTTCGGAGATCTCCCGGAGGAGCTGCGGAAACCGATTGTTCGAATCGTCCACGGCAAGGATGATTTTGATTTTGTGCGGCACATCAAAGAGAGTTTTGACGGCCTTGCTCACTTGTTTTTCAAGCTGAAGACGGTTTCTGTTGACGTTTTAAGTGTGGACACCACGACGGATGAGAGCCATTTGACGCTTCAAGCTTGTTTGCCGTTTGAGATCAACCCGCAGGGATCGCCTGCGGCCTACGGTTTGGCGTCCGAGCTTTTATCGGGTGCGGATCCGAACACTGTACTTGAACGTTGGTTAGAGGAGAATTTGAATGCAAATTGAGACAGTTGAGCTAAAGAACATCGGTCCCCACAGGGAGTTAACCGCGGAGTTGTCCTCTGGTATCGTCGGCATAGTCGGCGCCAACGGGGCGGGTAAGAGTTCGTTCGTGAACGCTATCTACGCCGCCTTTACGGGTGATTTCACACGCTTCAACGTGGCAACAAAGGCCGAGGCCATTAACAATCAGGCAGCTAAGCACGAAAAGTCTTGGATTAAGATTGTTGGAAACCATGGTTGTAAGCCGTTTGAGCTGGTTCGAAGCCTGCGTCCGAACGAGGTGACCTTCACATACGGCGACAGTGAGATCGAGACGGCTTCGCAGGTCAATGGCGCAGTTTTCAAGCTGCTGGGCCTGACGCCAAGCGTTTTTGATCGTTATGTGTTTGTCGAGCAGTGGGAAATGTTCAGCTTTCTTGATGACACGGAAAGCGTGCGGGCTAAAGCGTTTCAGCACTTGTGTGGAGTCGAGTCGGCCACTTCGCTGCACAAGGCTTGCGTGCAATTCCGGGACAGGCTCACGGCGAAGCAGTCAATTGACAACAGCCTGGACCTAGAAAGCAACATTGATCAAATTCAGAGGGAAATGCTGCGACTTAAGCGTACGAAGTTCGAAGGCTTGCTGCCCGACGACGAGGCAGCTGAATTGCGACAGAAGCGGGATCTTTATCTGAAGGTTTCGCAGCTCGAGTCGCTTAAGTCGCAGGGTCTTATTGACCTCGAAGCATTGAAAAATGTTCTAGGCGACAAAGAAAAAGTTTTCCAGGACGTGGAAACAAAGTTTAACAGAGCTGCCGATTGGCTGAAAAAGCACAAGACTTTGCTTGAAGCTGCGGTAGGGACTTTACGCGACTGGCAGGCACAAAGCTCTCTTCAATCCAAGCAGGTAAGATGCCGTTCACTTATTAGAGACTGGGAGGCTAAGGTTGAAGCGACCGACGCAGAAATAGCTTTGCACGCTGCAAAGTCTCCGAGTTTTTCGAAAGAGGAACTTGCGGGCTTAAAAGCGGAACTTCAAAGTTTAAGAACAAAAGCGAAGGAGTTAAAAACCGCCGTTAGTAACTTGGAGCAAGGCAGTCGGGCTGTGTGTTCTTCGTGCATGCAGAACATTCCTGCGTCGCATTCGGTGAAATTAAAAGCTGAAGCGGACGCTGTCGAAAGGCTGGCGGTGGAGAAAGCAAGACAGGTCATGGCCTCGCAGAACTATTGCGATCGGTCGGAATATCTGCTTGAGTTACGAAGAGAGCAGCAAGGTCTTTTGGTGAAATACCAATCGGAGCTGCAGGGACTGTCGCAGGCTTCGCAGTCGATTGTAACGCAAGACGCGGCAGACAGGGCAACGGCAGCCCTCGAGCAGCGTAAAAAGGCGGAAGCATCGTTTGCGGAGAGCAAACCGAAGCGAGACAGGTTGAAAGCAGAATTGGACGTGCTGAGAGGCCGCATATCGAACGCTGAAAGCCAGCTGCAAGAGTACGAGGCTCAGCTTGCAACTTTGACAACGGATCTCGGGTCGGCTGACGCATCGATACAGGAGAAGCTCGAACGGCACGACGAGGCTTTACGCCAAAAGGCTGCGGTTTCCGCCGAGTACAAGACTAACGCAACGCAGTTGAGTACTTTGCAGGCGACGTTGAACAAGCTGAAAACCTCGCTTGCCCGAGAAGCCAAGACCAGGTCGTTGGCCGAAGTAGTGGACAGGGTCGCTAACGCTTTTCATTGGTCTGGACTACCTAAGCGGGTAGCGCAGAACAATTTGATGCAGTTGGAAGCGGACATCAATACGCAGCTCGAGCTCTTCAGTTCTCCTTTTTTGGTTGAAACAACTGACGACCTGTCTTTCAAGGCGACTTTCCCTGGCAAGCCCAGCGTGTCGGCAAGGCAGCTCAGTGGTGGTCAGAAAGTTATCCTGGCCATTGCTTTTCGGGCGGCTTTGGATAGGCTTTTCGGGCATAATATTGGGATGTTGTTCCTGGACGAACCTACGGCGGGATTGGACGCAGACAACGTCGCTTACTTCCATGACGCGATGCAGAGCTGGTCTGCAAACGTTGGGGCGCAGAAGCAGATTATTGTCATCACGCACGTCCAAGACATGACAAGTGCCTTCGACCAAATTGTAACGATCGATAAATGACAGATAGACAAACCGTTTGTTTGCACGCAGACTCCAACGGCGACGTTTGGAGTCTGCAGGCTGGAAAAGGCATAGTTAGGCCTAAGTTTGACGTTTTACCTGCGTCGGACTTCTGGGTTGTTGGTTTCCCTTCCAATTATGCCATTCTGACGGAGTTGTACTTTGACACCGTAAGACGTTACAGCGCAAACGAAAAGAATTTGTCCAGCATATATGTCGGCTCGGTTTTTCCTTGGCGTCATTTTGACTGCAAGTCTAAGGATTTCCTGTACGATGTTGTTGCAGTTCCGCCTGCCAAGCGGCAAGCTTCGCATTGGCACCTGCTGGACGATGCGTCCATCAGCACGTACTTACTTGCTAAAAGTTTATACGACGCATCTTACGACATGGCGGAGGTGGCCTGGCAAAACCATTGTCTGGCCCCTGTTTTTTCGCGACTCGGCTGCGATGCGGACTTAGATCCTGCGATGTTTCTGGTTGCTGACATCTTGGATCCCCGTTGGTTCATGTCAGCAAACGGAAGTTTCAAGGCTTTGGAGCGGTACTTTGGACTTCAAAAGAGGTCGCACAGACTAGCGGACGCGAAATTTTTCATGCTGTCGGACGCCGTGAAAGCGATACCGAGCAATAGTTTTTTGCACGCGGAGGCCGAAGTCAGGAATCCGAGAGACAAGCTTTTCGCGATGCCTAGATTGTTTTTGCATTTTTTTGTACGACATTGGCTTTCGTTTCAAACGCGGCTTTCGTTTTTTGATCCGTCTTTGTTCTTCAAAAGCCAGAAAGCAAAGCAAATGTACATAGATATTTTCGATCCGCAGTGACAGAGTTTATCGCACGCTTACAGTTTGTCTCGCCTTGCCTGGGTAACGCCAAAGAACCCGGGTCGGGAAGGTTTTTGTTTAGTCGAAACCGCGAAGGCAAGATAGTTTTCTTGCCTGCTTGGCACAAATCGAACATGGTGATGGCAGCCAATTTGATATCAGGCTATCGCGAAGAAGTGCAACGTATTCTGTGGAGCACGGTGGTCGATGTAGAGCTGCGTGACAAACGATGGCATCGAGTTTACTATATGAGTGCTGCAGGCAGGGAGCGTTACTCTGTTCACGAGTCAATCGCTGCGGGACAGTTGGCAGAAATAAGCCTTTCGCTTCCTGAGAACTTGCCGGTCGATGCTTTTTCGCGTTTGCTGGGGATTGCAGGTAAGCACAAAGGCTTATCGCCATGGCAACCCGGCACGTATGGGCACTACAGGGTTGTTGACGTGTTTGCGAAACCGACTCTGTTTACGGATAGTGAATAAAAAAACCACCCGAGTTGTGACCCTCGGGTGGTAATTGGCTTAGCTGTCGTCGTTGCAGCTGATGCCATTTTAGCTGAAACCCTTTTACTTACAATGGGACGCAGTATGGGTAAAGAAGTTGTTTTGATAAAAAACGGGAACATTTTGCTTGTTGATCCGGGCGTTGCAGACCAGAAAATAGTGGATATTCTGGGGCCCAAGCTTAGTTTCGAATCGTTCCGCAAACTGGTCGGGCGTGAACTGTACGACGCAAAAAGAAACGGTTTAAAGACCTTCGCTATTGATCGGCATATCCTTTTCGAGCTGGACTTCAAGGGCCGGGTTGCCACGCCGTTTGGGTTTTGGAAAACCATATCTGAAACGCTGAGGGCCGCTGGCTATTCTGTAAGCTACAAGGACAACACGCCGACTGTCGTGAATCAACAACATAAAGCCGCGAAAAACCGAGCTTTACGTTTTGAGATGTTCATGGATAACATTGCAAGCTATCAGTTGCGAGATCATCAACCGGAGTTCCTGGATGCCATCATCAGAAACAGCTGTGGACGAATAGACTGCGCACCGGGTTTCGGTAAATCTTTCATGATTGGAATTGTGGCCTCTGTATTCCCTCGTGCGAGGATCGACGTTGTTTCCAAGCGTGTAGCGGTTCTGCGGGACAGAATTTACCCGGAGCTCACTTCGATGGTGGGTGACGTGGGTATCGTTGGCGGAGGAAAGAGCATCAAGGATCGCCGAGTTATGTGCTACACGGCTAACTCGTTGAAGCACAGCAAGGCGGACGCAGACATACTGATCGGGGACGAGTGTCACGAACTCGCGGCGGATAAGGCGTCAGAGGAGCTCGTTCGCTATCAGGACAGTCGAAATTACGGGCTGTCGGCCAGCCACGACGTTCGTTACGACAACAAGGACATGCGTTTGGAGGGCATATTCGGGCCGATCATCTACCGTGTTCCGTACCAGACAGCCCAAGGCTCCGGCCTGGTTGTTCCGATCGAGATAAGATGGACAAACGTTAGACTGGACTACAATCCGTGTGCAGGGGTGGACACGGACGATTCTGTAAGGCGTAAACGCATCGGAATATGGACCAACGAATTGCGTAACTTGGCTATTGCAAACGACGCGAAAGCTTACGACAAGGACACGCAGGTTCTAATCACGGTCGACACAATTACTCACGCTTTTCATCTCAAGAAGCTGCTGCCGGAATTTACGCTGGTGTACGCGGACGAGGGACTGACGCCCGAGGAGTTGCAGAATTACAAGCGGCAGAAGTTTTGCTCTGCAACGGAGCCGCTGATGGACTTCACAAGAAAGAAGATGCTGACGCAAAAGTTTGAAAAGGGAGAGCTCAAGAAAGTGATCGCGACAACGGTGTGGAATGTCGGTGTTTCGTTCAACAATTTGACTGTGCTTATCCGAGGTAATGGCGGTAGCAGTGCGATCGACAGCACGCAGATTCCTGGTCGCGTAAGTCGTATTGCGGACGGTAAAACTTTCGGTATTATCCACGACTACCTCGACGGTTGGGACAAAGGCTTTGATCGTCAAACTAAAGGCCGTCTCAAGGTTTATCGCCAGCACGGTTGGGCGCAGAAATTCCCTGACTCGCACCTTGAAAGGCTTTATTCTTAATGTTTTCGAAACCACCAAAACCTTCAAGTAGCTCCAAGCCTGTTCGCAATGAAGGTCTTTCGACCGACAGTCTTTCAGGTCATGTTTCGCTGTTCAAGCGGACGTATGTCTTAGAGCGTCGAGTTTTGGACATGTGTCGATCAGAGGGAGATTCCCCGGTATACAAGCCTGCGGCCAGTCTTGACGGCGGTAAACGATACAACACGCCGGAAGAGAAGTCGAAGCAGAACAGCTGGGAAGCAGCTTATCGCGCAGTTGCCTCCATCTGCAAACCTGACACGCCGATCGAGTACGTTCGCATACTGTTCAACTCGCTACGGTACAGCTCGTTGCCGACTCCCAACGTGTTGCAGCTGGCTTCGGCGGCTAACGCGCAAATTGTGCGAGACTATGCAAAAGACGCGTTTAAGCGACTTCAGTCGAGTTTTATAACGGATTCGGCTAGAGCTAAAACGGAAATACTTTTGCGGCTCGGAGGGAAGGCCGGGACTAGGCAGGCTACGTTTACGGCGATATATTGCACCCTGCTGGATGCACGTTTGGGTTTATCTCCGCTTTACCGTTATTGTTTAGCGACGGATGCACTTCAAAAAGCACAGAACGAGCGTGAAGCTGGTGTGAACATGGATTTTGGAATTTCGCGTATGCAAACTTACGTGAAAGACTTGGAATTCTTGGCAGCTTTCGACTACACCGTTTTTCCGGAAATTTACAGTTCGGTTTACGGAAGTAGTTTGCCGTCTGGTTTTAAAAAATTGGCTTTGTCTTTGGTGGATTCCGCCAGGGACGCGTAAAGGAAATCGTCATGAGTGGGCAGCAAAAAGTGCTGTCAGAAGCTCATTTGAAACTCTTTTTGGCTGTCTTGTTTCGCAATGAGCAAGTGTTCGAGAGTTTCAAAGCAAGCCTGACAGCGAGTCATTTTGACTTTGCAGGGTATCAACTGCTCTACAAAGTTGTTTGGGATTACTTCAACGAAAATCAATGTCTTCCGGATTTGTCGCAGATCAACGCGGACATTGCCAGTTACGTCGAAAAAGAATACTTTTCTCTCGACGATGACGAGTACGACGCGTTAGACGATTTTCTGTACTACGCTTTTGACCCTGGCCTGTTTAAGGAGCCGGACGGTCCGAAAAGCATCAAGGCAGAAAATTTCGCTTTTAACTTCGCGACTAAGTTTTTGCTGGAGCAGCAGAAACGAGCCGCTATTTCTCAGCTGAGTGACCTCAGCGATGTAGGCCAGTTGCCGGCCATCTTTCAACAGGCTACAGCACAAACTGAGTCGTTGATGGGTTTGTCGGTTTCCGGGGGCAGAAACCTGACGCTTCCGGTTGGCTGGGATAAACGGGCTGGTGTTTACCTGGAGTCTTGCGGTGTCAGTTTTCTGGATACCTTTCTTGAGGGTGGAACTGCCCCGGGCGAGGCCTACGGCGTGCTGGCACCGTTCGGATCCTACAAAACTACCTTGGCTGTAATGCTTTGGTACGCTGCCGCTAAGCAAGCGTGTAGTAAGTACTTGAGCGGGGAGTCGAACGGTAAAAAGGGCTTGGCAGTTCTCGTGTCTTATGAAGCGCCGTTGCAGGACGAGTTGCGGGACCGACTGCTGATGTATTCAGCACAGATATCTCGAACGCGGCTTCAAGCCATGGGCACGAACGGCGTTTCTATATTTGGAGTCGACCCGGAGACTCCGCAAGACTACGAAAAGATTTTGTTCAAGGAGCAGATAGCAAACGGTGTTTTTGAACCGGAGATGCAACGGTATGAGCGAGTTTTGCCGGTCGTGAACGAGCACACAGTTTGTCTTGATTTCACGGGCAGGCACGAGAAGTTTAAGACGGCTGGTAATCGTGGCGTATCGGAAATCGTTTCCGCGATAAAAGCGGAATTAAAGCGTTGCGGACCGGACTACTACATCGCGACCGTCATAGTCGACTATGTTGGGCTTATGGTGCAAAGAGATGCAACGGTGGACCCGAAGGAAAAACAACGCGAAGACAGGCTTTACCAGCTCGCAGGATTACAGCTTGTCAATCGCGTTGCTATGCCTTTTAACACACCTGTTTGGGCTTTTCACCAGCTTTCCGGCGAGGCAAATGCGATATTGAATCCTGCGAAAAGAATGGATCACACGCAAGCTAAAGGCTCTAGAAGTTTTGCCGAAAATCTGGCTTTCTGTTTTGTGGGTGGTCGTTTGAATGACGATTACATGGGTCAACTTTGTTGCTCCAAGCATCGGCGAGCCGGTCAGCACAATCCTGTGCTGTTAAAGGTTGACGGCTTGTTTAACACCGTCACGGCACCAGAAGGTTATACCGTGGACAGGCTTGGTAAGATCGTCAGGAAAGACAGCCTAGGTTCTTCGACTGTTTTGTCTCCGGATATGTTTAGTTCGGTTCCGGGCCTGTCGGAAACAGTAGAAGATCCTTTTGCCGATTACACAGAAGACAGCAGCATGGATTACGCTTCGGAGCAGGTTTCGAATTTAAGCGAAGAATAAACGCAGAAAAGGGTAAGTGCAGTGGCAGACAAAAAACCCTTAAATATGTTGCTTTACAATCGTATTAAAGCGACCTTTAAGAATGTCAGGATAAGTCATCAAAACGAGAAGCAAGAAAGGAACCGTCGAATTGATTTTGTTACCAATCGTGAAACGATCGACATAAAAAACTGGGGTGAGTCTTACTCTGTCTGCTGCCCGTTTTGCAACGATACTCGCTTTCGGTGTGTGATAAACCACCGGTATGGTACGCTGGACGAACACAACCGGATTCAATCTAGGCTTGTGGTTTGCTTTAACGCCGGTTGTCCGCTGGCCTTGAAAACCCAAGACTGCTACGACCGACTTGAGCAGATGCTGACCGGAAGAAAACTTTTTGACCTAGCTAAAGCGGAAATCGCAGTCGGTAGCGAGGTAGACATTGACGACTTCAGAATGAACTGGCCAGGTGAAGTTGTTCGCATAGATAAACTTCCAGAAGACCATCCGGCTGTTTTGTGGCTTTCCGGAAACCGCGGTTTCAACGTGAAGAAACTCGGCACGTATTACAATGTTCACTGGTGCGTTAAAAGCAGACATGCTTTATGTCGCGACAGAATTGTCATACCGATTTACATGAACAAGAAGATGGTCGGTTTCCAAACCAGACCGCCTTACGACACAAACTGGAAGCTTGCGAGTGTTCCCAAGTACTACACCGCCAAGGGCACACCTAAGCGGCAGGTCATCTACAATCTTGGGAACATGATAAAGTGTGAAACCGGAATTGTTGTAGAGGGTGTTACGAGCGTTTGGCGGGGCGGTGATCCGTTCGGTGCTGTACTCGGTGCTGCTGTGACGCCGGCTCAATACGATTTACTCGTGAAGCACTTCAAAGACCATGCCGTTGTTTTGCTTTTCGACCCGGATCTGTTGCTAGAAAGCGAGAAGCGGAAAGTTTTGGACAGCTTGGTGGCAATCGAAAAACGCTTGAACGCGGATTTGAAAGGTGGTTGCTGCTTGGTTTGGTTGCCGGAGGGCACTGATCCGGCGGAATTCGAGGGGAATTTCTTGCGTAATTACATCGTCAATGCGGCGGCAGAGAAGGGTGTGACGGTCTCTTGGAGGAAGCGAAATGGCTAGAAAGATAGAGAAGCTCGGCGGTGCCATCAGCGCTTCTGGTAAAGCAACTGTTGCCGAACAAAGACTTAAGCTGTCGCAGCTGGATAAAATACTTACAGGGTCTGAGATTTACAACTTGGACGCACCAGGTCTGCCTACGCTCTACGGCGGAAGTGCTTTTATTCAGTATGCTCAGGCGAAGGGCGACAGCAGTGATTCCTTCATGTATGACCTGATAAGGGCAGCTCTTCGGGACAAAGCGTTCGTTTTGCCAGTTGAAACGGCAGCGCATCAAACGAAAGACGCTCAGTTTTTGCCAGGGCATGTGTGGGGTTCAACTGTGGACGGGCCTAGGCGGGCCAAGATTATGATCGTCAACAAAAACCCTTGGGTTTCAGCGATGAAAAACGGTCGTTGTTTTGGCGACGAGGATGGAAAAATCCTCATGGACATTTTTGCAGGCTGCAAGATGACAGGTGTCGGAAACATTTACGTTACGCACCTTGTAAAGTTTATGCCGCCCAACGGTAAAACGACTTTCAGGGCTCAGTGGGTGAAGGACGGTGCTTATCTTCTGGCACACGAGATCAAAATCGTGCAACCGGATTATATCTTGTGTCTAGGCACTGACGCCAGTAAGGCTTTGCTGGGCGACGGGCACGGTGTTAACGACATGCTGGGTAAAGTCGTCAAGCACCGTTACAACGTTGCCTCGAACGAGAAAGACTTGGACTCGAGTTGGCGTGAGGCGAGCGTGATGACTGTCGTGCATCCGCGTCAAACGGCAAGAGACCAGTCGGCTATCCGCGCGTTGGAAACGGGCTTAGCCGCCTTTGTAAACTTGACGCAGGGCAAGAACGTTAGCTTTGACACGGAAGTGGACCACAATGTGGTTTCTTCGTTTGATGAATTGATTTACTATTTTTCAGAAATCGACAAAGACTACGACCCTATTGAGGAGGTGATTGCGGTCGACGCGGAGTGGAACGGACAGCATCCGGTCAACAATGGTTCGTACATGCGGACAATTCAGCTTGCTTGGAAACCGGGAAAGGTAATCGGTATCATTCTGCATCTTGCAGGGGGTGCCGTTAATTCGGACATTGACGTCAAAAACAATCCCGAAGTTAAATCGTTGTTCAACGCTTTTTTCAAGGGAGGAAACGTCACCGTCACGCGAGAGGACGGGTCAGAAGCAGTTCTTCGGTTCAAACGCAAGCGTGTAATCGGGCACTTCTTCAACGCGGATTTGGAGTGGCTTGTTGCCTATGGTATAGACATTCAAGAGTGCTTCTCGTGCAAGCTCTATGACTTGGAAATACCTCCGGCAGATTCCGTACCGAAGGGCGCAAAGAGGCTTTTGAGCTTTTACCTTGAAGACGGGTTTAAGCCCGGAGAAACCGTTCCGGCTTGGTACCGGACAAAGTACGAGGGCGGGGCTGACACGGGCCTTATGTGCCACGCGATAGAAGAGACGGCCAACTACAAGCTTGAGCTGCTTGCGGCCAGGTATCTTAACGCGCACAGATATGACGTGGATTTGCAAGAGTGGAAGACCAGCTACTGCAAACAAAAGGGTCTGTCGTCGGAGTCGCTCGAAGGATATGGCGAATGCCCAGACAACGTCTTGCTGCCTTACGGCATGTGGGATGCGGATGTCACGCTTCGACTTTACTATAAGTTCAATCCTTTGCTCGATAGCGACTACGACGGTAACTGCTGCAGAGAAGCTTTTTGGGAAGCACAAATCGCCACGCCGGCTGTGTTGGACATTCACCGCAGCGGCATGACGCTCGACAGATCACGTGTTGATTTTCTGACGGTGCAGTTCCTTGACGGTCGAACCGCACTGGAGAGTAAAATACGCGAAAGTTTGAATTGGCCGGACTTCAACATTCGGTCTTTAACGCAGGTGCGAGAGGTCCTTTTCGGGCATTTGCTCAACGGCAAGCGAGACCCTGAGACAGGCGGTCCCGTTCGTGTGCGGCCAGCCGACGCGATCTCGTTGAACCTTATGCCGCTGTACGATACCAGCAAACCGCCGAAACAGTGGGAAGAGCTTCGACAAAAAAATGTTGAAAGCCAGCACAGCCCTTGTACCAGCAAGCAGGTTTTGTCAATTCTGGTGCAGACGGTGCCAGACGCAAAAACAAGAGAAATACTTGGGATGCTTCGGGATCACCGCTTTCTTGACCAAGCGTTGAAAACGGTTTTAAGGCCACCAAATACCGATCCTTGTACACAGGAAACTTGTTATGACGCTGACGGAAACATGGAGTACGACAAGGGCCTAGCTTCCGTTTGTTGCTCAGACGGTAAAATCAGGACGCACATATACCAGACGAAGGAGACTGGTAGGTGGTCGAGCGCTAGACCCAACCTGACGAACATATCGAAGAAGCGTGACAAGGATTTCAAACGCATTCTAGGTAGCAGGTACAAGTATAAACTGCGAAGTATTTTAAAGGCCTCTCCGGGACACGTTTTCGTTGAAGCTGACTACGTCGGAGCAGAGCTTTTCGGTATGGCTGTTATGTCGGGAGACACAGCCATGATCGAGCACGCAAGGCGTAACCAGTTGGAGGACACGCACCCCAATTACTATGACATTCACTCGAATGTGGCAGTTAACGCCTTCAAGCTGAAATGCCCTCCAACCAAAAAAGGTCTGGAGCAGATCAAAAAGGATCACCTCCGCAACGTGGCGAAGTCCGTTATTTTCGGGATTGCTTACGGGCGAGGTGCCAAGGCTATTTCAGTGGGTGCGAAGGAGGAAGGTATCGATATTTCGGTGGACGAAGCAAGAGCGGTTATCAAGACCATTTTCGCAACGTACCCGAAGCTCGTACCGTTCTTCGAGGGTTGCAAGGAGCGTGCACGCGGTTACTACTTGGATAGTAATCATCAACCTGTGTCCGTACCGCGATACCTGTGCAACTGCTTTGGGCGATTTAGGCGTTTTCCGGACAGCTTTGGCGCTAGCGATTTGGAATCCGAGTTTGAACGGCAAGCTATGAATTTCCCGATTCAAAGCATGATTGCTTCGGTGGCAAGCAGGGCTGTTGGTTACCTGATTGACTACAGGAACAAGCAGATCAGCCTCGGGCACCACATGTTCAATTTGCTTCTGCAGATCCATGACGCATTGATCTTGGAGGTTCCGTACCGCTACGTTAAACACGTGTGCGAGTATGTCATTCCTACGTACATGCGAAAAGCCGTCCCTATTTTCCCGACGCACATTAGCGGTATGCTCGAGGGTGAGCCCACAGGTGCGGGTCCCTTCTACCTTGGTATTGAGGGGGAGGTGACTACAAACTGGGGCGAGCGTATATTTGACGCGGACGCCAAAAGGCTTGGTCTGCCCGTAGGTCGTGGCGTTGTAGACGGATGCGTCGTGCACTATAGTCAGACGCCAAAAGCAGGCGAAGAGAGATCCGTTGTGGACGTCTCGAAACCTCGCGTCAAGCGAGACATAACACCTCCGGATCCGTATGTACCTGGTAAGTTCAAGTCATCAAAACGTAGGCGATAAATAGAATGTTGCTTTGTATCGAAGGCATTGATGGTTCGGGCAAAGGAACCATCACCAAGTTGTTAAAGGAGCACTTTGACCGGGCCGGCAAGAAAACACAGTTGTTTTCTTTTCCAGCTTACGGAAAAAACGCTTGGAGCGAGCTCATCGGAAAGTATTTAGACGGCCAATTTGGACGTTTTCCGATAGAGGTGCAAGCCTCTTTGTTTGCGTTAGAGCGACTTCACTCCAAGGAGGAGCTGAAGGCGGCATTGGCTTGTAATGACATTGTCTTTTGCGACAGGTATGTTCCGAGCAACTTGGCTTACGCTGCTGCTGGCGTAGAAAGGGAGAGAGAGCAGCAGATCATTAAATTGATTTTGGATTTAGAGTACGAAAAAATGGGTTTACCTCGCCCCGACGGAATTGTCTTCATGGACATGCCGTTGGATTTGGCTATCAGCAACGTCGCTAAAAAGCAGGAAAGACGCTACACAAAAAACGTTCTGGATCTGCTTGAAAGGCAGCGAGAGCTGTTGCATAATGTCGCTGGCTTTTACGCGCAAATGCAGCAGTGGCACCCCGATGCCAAGTTTTTGCGGGTCGATTGCACAACCGGCGAAAAACAGGACGATTTGAGGTATTTTCCAGAGTTAGTTTCAGAAGTTGTTTCATTTATTCAGAGTTTTTTGGAGTAACAATGCAAGGACAAAACCGACTACGACCGCGTTCCAAGGCCGCCACAACGCGAAATCTTTTGCCTTCCGCTGACAACGGAGCCAATTCGCCGCGGAACAATCACTTCATCAACAAAAACGCCAAGAACATCCGGCTTATCCAGCCTGAGTGCTACAAGAAAGGAGGTCTGCTCTCAATTCGTATCTGGAACATGTTAAATCCAGAGAATCCGGTCGATTTGATGAACGGACGAACTTCGCAGTACGATACGGCGGGGCTGGAAGGTGTTTCGATTTCTGAACCGGTGTTTGTATGCAGCTACGCAGGCGTGAATCGTAAAACTGACCGCATCATCGGTCACGACGACAAGGATTGCAACCCGGTCAGCTACATCATTGCGAGAAGCAAGCAGCACGTTGTCGAAGGCGTCGATTTTTGGGAGGAGCCGTACGTCAAGTTTTGCAAGGTCGCCAAAGACGCGCACCAAAGTGGACGATTTTCGCAAAACCGCAAGTGGGACCCGGATTGGAACTGTCTTTTGCCGGCCACAATGAACAAGGCTATTTCTCCTTGGAAGCAGCAGTACTTCATCGTCGGATCGGTCTACAACAACGGCCCGAATTTGGATTTAATACGCGAGTATTCCAGTTACGAGAAGAACGGTAAGCCTTTCGAGAAAGAGGTCCCGCGTGACGGTGTTCCCTTGGGCGACGCTGCGGAAGACCCGGTGCCACTGATAACGGTGTCGGCAAGCGCTGGGCGTAAGCTTCTGGAGTTGATGGTTCGAACGAAAGAGAAGTTCCAAGGCGATCCAGACGTTGATCCTGCGGTGATGTACAAGTACGGCGACCCCTGCGGTAAATTTGATGCGGACACACGCACTGTCAAAGGAGGTGTTTTCTTCCATCTTTTCAATCCGGATACGTTTGTACCGGACAAGACGGATCCTGTGCACAAGCAACTGGCAGGCAACACGACTTATGTTTTTGCGGCCAAACAGCCAGACGCCAAAAGTTCGAAGCTGCAGAAGGGCGGCGAGCAGGTAACGCTTTACGAGGCCGCTGTAACCAACGGCATCGTGGGGCCAAACGGCTTGGTGCTGCGACCTGGTCTAAGCACGGAACAGGTCAACAACATCACGTCAAAACATCTTTTCTTTTGGAAGGACTCGGATCAGGATCCGGCGGATTCATTTTTCTTGTTCGAGCCATCGATCGAAGAGCGTTGCATCTGGATTGCTAATGCGTTCAAATTTGTTCCGAACTTGGTAAAGCTTTGTTGGATGAGCAATCCCGAGTACCTGGCCTTTGACGCGGTCAAAGCTGTTTTGAACAATCGTACGCAGGTCGCTATTCCGGAGTACGATCCCGAGCTAGCGGAAGAAGACGTGCAGACTACGCCTGTTGCTCCACCGGCTAGTCGCAGCACAAGGCAGCCTAAACCGCAACCAGTTGCAGACGTTCCTTTCGAGGACTTTGACGCGGTGGCAGAGGAGGATGTCTCGCAGGTTTCGGTGGAGGATCCAGCCGGATTGGACGCGGAGGACCTGATGGATTCTTTTGAAAACGAAGGTGAAATCGAAGCCGAAACCGATGATCTTGAAGTCGACGAGGGCGGAGAGATCATCGAACAGTTTCAGCACGTGGAAGCGTTTGAAGACGAGGTTTCTGCGGACTTCGACGTTCAAACGGGTGACACCGAAGATGAAGCCGGTGCCAGCGAGGTCGATCCTTTCCAGGCCAGTGTTAACAAGAGCATGGCGGCAGCCAAGGCAATTTCGCGTTCTTCGTCGCGAGGTTCAAAGCCGAAGGCCTAGTTTATCAGTTTAGTTTTTTGCCTCGCGTAGCCGGTTAAGCCGGCTACGCTTCTTTGGAGCTGTTATGTCCGATTACGATGAGTTCATTGACGACCCTTTGGCTGTGCCGCCGGACGAGCCGAAACCTGCGACAAGCGAACCGGAGGGAGAGATTGCGGCGGAACCCGAGGTAATTGATAAGCCCGAAAAGGTGACGAGTACCTCCAAGTCGCAGGCTTCAAAAAAGCCGGATAAAGCTAAAAACGAAAAAAAGAAGGATGTTAAAAACGCAATTAACCGCAAGGTCGCGGAAGCGAAGCCACAGTCAACAGGTAAGCTTGCGGTTTTTCACGACGATCGAAATTTGACCAAAGCTGGAAAAGCGGTTTTGGCCGATAAATGGTCGGAAGAAAACCGTGGAAAATCTCGAAACGGCATGATGGCCGCTTTCACGGCTGCGGCGAAAGAGAAATTTGGTGCGACGAAGGTTTTCGGTAGCAAGCAAGAGCTGGAGCAGCTTTGCGTGGGTATTCCGACTCCGTCGTTGCCAATCGAGTACGTTATTGCAAACGACGTATTGCCGTTTGCCTTGATGATGCTCGCTGGAAGCTGGGGTTCGTGCAAAAGCTCACTGCTTTTTGAGTTCTTTCGTTGGGTCCACGAGTTGAATGGTCTTCCGTTTCACCTTGACACGGAGGCCAAGTTCGACGGCGATTTTGCATGCCGCATTATGCGGCAAACGGAAGGTCCGTTGCCTTTCAATTCCAACCGATGCAATTCCACGGAGGAGTGGCAGTCCATGTTCACGCACTATGTTTCCGAGGTTAAACGATTGCTTCGAGGGACTAAAGAAGAGCCTGGTCCTGGTGCAACCATTCCTGTTGCTATTGGTTTGGATTCGCTTGCGGCAAGCTTGTCGGAGGAAATTCAAGACAAGGTGATGGAAGAAGGTTATGCGAATCGGGCACACCCGGTTGACGCGTTGAAAAATAAAAACTACCTGAATGCGATCATACCGAAGCTTGCCAATCATCCTTTCATGGTTTTCATTGTAAACCATTTGAAGACACGCAAGGACGATCGCGGTATCGAGCACGCGTACACGTTAGGTGGCGGGAACGTGAACTTCCGAGAATCCATCGAGCTCCACATGTCCGTGTGGCGAAGTAAGTTCAAAAACGCTCAGTTTGAGGGCATAGGCGTGCGTATAGCCTGTGCAAAAAATTCCTTCGGGCCAACGCATCGCGCCATCAAGACTCGTTTCTTGTGGTGGTACGATGAGGACGAGGTTACTGGCGAACTTGTTCAGCGTGTGACCTGGGACTGGGATTGGGCTATATGCGATCTTCTGCAATCAGCGGAAGGCATCAATAAAAACCGGCTGAAGAAAGCTGACCTGGAGTTGAAGGTCAAATCTGCGGCGGCGGATATTGAGTGCTTGGCTAACATGCGAGCGTTAGGCATGGGTAAGGACGAGTATTTGTCTTGGCAGGAGGTGGGGCGAATGATCCACGAGAATGCAGAAGTTTCGCAGCGAATACGTGAAGCTTTGGGCATTAAAATACGGCCAAAGCTTGTGGACGGAATATCGTTGCAGGACATTCAGGCAAAATACAGAAAGGCGGCTGAATAATGACCGACAGGCCCCAGCATCCGAATAATCCTTTGCTGTCGAAATTCCAGGCCATGGACGCTGGCGATGTTACGAAAGCAGCTTGGGAGCACAGTAGAATAATGCACATTGTGCAGGTCATGGGTTACAAGACTTTGATTGCGGACTTGAAGCGTGTCTCGCAAGGAAGCTCGTTTACCTTGGGTGACTTCCACCAGGTGTGCGATGATTTTCCGGTATATCTTTTCGCGGAGACGTTGAAAGGTAGCCCGCCTATTCACCGGGATAACCGCTCGGTGCATCCGATGTGGTTTAAGTCTTTTACGTCTGTTCCTTTTGTTAAGGCTTACATTGAAAGAAGCAAGACGTTTCCGGCAGGTCGGCCCGTTGGTATGCTCTTTCCTCGGAAAGGTTTCCAACAGGGTATGATCATTCACGACGGCGATCCCGAGAGATTCGTGCCTCCGGGCTCAAGCTGTCACCTTTACAGGGGCGACGGCGGGACTACTATGATAGTTCAGCCCTTCACTGGCTTTTTGAACCATTTGAAAACGTTTTAGGAGTAGGTTATGACTTTGAATCTGTCGAAGAAAAGGCAGGCTGTTTTCAACTCAATGTCTGCAACCACGCAGGACATTGCGAAGAAGATCGGCGAAAAAGTGCTGGCAGCGGGAAAGGTTGGTGTCTTGCTTTATTATGACATAGGGCAGGCCATTGACCTTCTTTACAAGTCGGAAGACTTGGCTGACGCAGAAAAACGCAGCGAGATGCAAAAGTTGGCAGCTTTCCTGGGTAAGGACGGGTTTAGCCTGACGCAGCTTACGGACTACCGTAACGTAGCGGTAACGTTTCCGCGTGAGTATTTGTTGCAACAAGTCGCTGAACCATTGGCCGACGGAAAATACTTGACTTTCGCGCATTTTCGCGAGCTTCAAAAGCTTTCGAGTGAAAGTCGGCGAGAGTCATTGCTGGTCAAGATACGGAAGAACTCGTTATCGGCAAAAGAACTTTCCGTTGAAATTTCCAGCAAGAAAGAGGCGGACGTCAAGCGGAACGGAGGAAGGAAGCCGGGGATTCCGAAATCTCCAAACGCCATGTTGCAGAAGCTCATCAACAGCACGCAACAAACAGGAAACTATCTGCACGAGATGCTTGATCCGTTTTCGACGGCTGTTGCGGAGATTGAGTCGGACGCGTTTGACCCGGCTTTCGTGCAAAATCTTGACGTTGCCATTCTTAAGCTTGAGGAGACCGAGAAGGCTTTGGGCTCGGCGAGAGAGAAGCTTAAGACGGCTCGATCAAAGTCGGAGGCGGCATCAAAACCGGTAGCGACAGCCGCTAAGAAGTCTTCGTAACGTAATGTTTACGGTGTGTGTGTTGCTTTATGGCGACTACCCTGAACTGGCTAAGCGCGTGCTAGGGTCTATCTCTAGCACGCATTTAGTCGGAGAAGTTCGTCTTGGGCTTAACGCAGTGTCCGAGGCGACATTTTCTTTTGCGCAAGAGTGGGCAGCTGAAAAGTCCGCTTCGGTTCCGGTGAAAACATATCGCCCGAGCGGCAACAAAAACGTTGGCAAGTATCCGTTGATGAGTCGCATGTTTGTTGGCTTGCGTACTTCTCATGTTATGTGGTTCGACGACGACAGCTTTTTAGTTAACGCCGTCCCGGAGTGGTGGCAAACCGTACTTAGCCACGCTGCTTTATTCGATGTTTACGGAAGTCTGCATCGAATAAAGCAGCGAGGTAACCAGTACTTGGCTATTCCGCAACAATCTTGGTTTGGCGGTAAGCCCGTTTCTCCTCGTCACGTATACGACTTTGCCACGGGGGGATGGTGGGTGGGTAATGTTGGTTTTCTGCGTAAGTGGGGCTACCCTTTTCCGCAGCTGCAACACAACGGAGGTGATTCCGTTCTGGGCGAGTTGGTGCGGCAACAGGGTGCCAAGCTAGGGCACGCCAGCACTTCAGTTGCAGTTTGCTACTGCGAGGCTTGTGCCAAAGTCTCACAGGCGATCCGATCGCGGCCTATTGGTGGCGTTAACATCAACGTGGGCGGTCGAGCAGGTAGACGCGGTATAGGCGTTTCCGAGGAGAACTACGTTTTCTCGGACGGCAACCCGTTTCCGTCTTTATTGCATCATTCTTTTGACGTGGAAGTGCTGAATTATGGAGTTTGATATTGAACAAATGAGACCGGAAGACGGCTTTCATTCGCAGGTTGTTGACGGTGAGCTTATTTTTGATTTAACGTACAAAGGCGAAAAAGTTTTTAGCGAGGTTTTTTCCGACGAAGACTGTTTCAAAGACGCTGGGGACTTCGCGGCATCGCGGCTCGATCGAGTGCGGTTATTGTTGCAGTCGTTCGCGGATTTTTTCAACGCTGGAGGATCGCTATCCGAGCTTAAAGACTTCAGTCGTGCGACAGCGCAGGCTGTAATTGCGAGGCAAATATGCGATAACCCGGAGTCTCCCGTTTTGAACTACGGGAAGTATGTTAACGTCGATACGCTGAAGAGCGATCACGTGATGCACACATTTTTAAACGTGGAAACGAACCGCGAAGTGGCTTGGGAACGGTTTTATTTTATTGACCTGGACGCTCAAATTTTCGAGGACGGAGAGAACCATGTCCGACTTGCCCCCGGTACCTTCGATGTCCATCCCGACAATTCTTGCGAAGCGGGACAAACTGACAGCGGCCCTGACCTCCTTCTTGGGGAATGAACTGACGCAGGGTACGTATGACGCCTTTTCGGATAAGCTGTTGGAAGCTTTGCCCGAGGGTATGCCTTCAAGTTCAGTGCGTAACAGCATAAAAAGCCTCACGGGAAAAGTCCTAACGGACAGCTTGCTGCTGGAACTGTGCTGGCGAATAGCTGCTAACGTTGACACGTTGTGGGTCGGTAAACCGGTTATCGACTGGACATTCCAGTCGAAATTCGAATGGATCCCGGCTTGCATCGAAGAAATCCACGTTGTAAAGCAAGATGGCAATTTAAAGCACCGCCTTGTGTTCCAGTCGCTAGCGGGTTCCATTGTTCCGTACAAGCTGGTTCAAAATTGGTCGTTCGAAAAAACAACCTACTTGGCTGTTTTCAAGGACAGTCGAGGTCTAGGTTTTGGCTTTAACCGGTCTAAGATCAACAAGCGAGGAGAGAACACTGCCAAGCGTCTTTTCTGGGACTACAGGCAGTGTGTAGGTTTGAGGTGCTTTTTACTACTGGACCCGGTTAAGTCTAAGGCCAGGAATGAACCTGTTGCCACGGAAATCGGGCACAATTCGGCGACAATGTCCTACAACAAAGGGCTTATAAAAAAGCGAGACAGGAGTATCACCCCTTGCTTTTATCGCCTATCGGACGATATAGAATGCCACAACTGTCCGTACGGTTCGGACAGATGTGAAATGGCAACGCACCCTAGAACGTATACCGTATCGGTTTGCAAACAGTGCACAGTGCGTAGTTATCACGATTCCGGAGATAGACTTCACCCTGACGTTTGTGTAAACTGTGCGTCTTACAGGAGAAGACAATAACAATGCAAGCTAGAATGTCCAAGGGCGACGACCGCCTTTACAACCCAGGAAGAGACGTTGCCCACAATTTTAAAGAGGTTATGGAGTCGGTTGCGGCCAGGCTCGAAGACTCTGCATGTTGGAAGGAGCTCCGGGAGGTCTTGGCTCGCGAGAAGGTAACGGACAATGACTTGGGTGAGGCATGTGCGGCTTACTGTCGTTACTTGGTAACGTCCGCCAACTCACCAAAGGTTCCCATGGCGGAGGCGATCGAACTTGCTGGCTTTTTCAAAACAAAGCCGGCGGCACAGGTTGCAGTCATGGCGATGATCGGTACCGTGTACGCGGGCATTCAGCACGTCGGAATTCGGGAAGCAACGCTTGGAGGCGTTGGGCCTTTGCAAGACGCGAAGTCTTTGGTTCGCGAGGCGGAGTCGCTAACGCGTTACATGCGTTATCCTCGTTGGTTTCGAAAAGCGTACCGGTTTTGCGTTAAGCTAAAAACGGCTTTAGCCGCTTCTTCCTCTTAGGTGAACGCTGGCTCATGATAGTAAACGAATGGAGTCCAAGGTTTAAGAAACAATACGGAGGTCGTTTCCCGCGATCCTACCTTTGTTTCGACACCGAGTTTACTGGTAACAGCCAGCAGAGTGACCTCGTAATGGAGATCGGCCACGTTATAGTCGAAGATAACGTGGTCGTGGACCACGGAAGCTTTGTGCTTAACTGGTACGCAGCCAAGATAGACGCGGGATGGTTGGATTATAAGCTTGGCAGTCTACGAAGTGTTATCGGCGAAAGTTGGCGATTAAATCCGGCTTTCGTCAAATCAAAAGGGCACGATCCGCTTAACGTACTTCGTTTCTATCATGAATTGTTTGACGCTTGGAAGAAAAGAGATTTGCCGTTCGTCGCTCAAAATGGAGTTTGGGCGGACGAGAAAATGATCCGCAGTAATTTTAATCGTTTCCTAAACAGGAATTTTGAGCTGCCTTCTTCCGGTTACTTTGACACGGGCGTGCTATTCAAGGCAAATCGTGTCTTTGAGCCGGACAGTCCCTTTAAGGCGTACAAGAACATCGTTTTCCCGGTCGCAGGTGAGTCGCTCCGAGATTACTTTATACGCATAGCTGGCGTCAAGATTTCGGGTTTGAAGTGGAACATGTCCGCTATACTTGCTTTCTACGGACTCACGGAAAAACACGCTATTGACGTCGGGCAGCTCCACGGTGCGGCATTTGACGCGATGTGCGTGCACCACATCATGCAGCACTACCGGTCATTGGTGGTGGAAGAAACTGCCAACGAGACGGTAAGCGTCGATACGTCTAAAAGCGATACGCCTGTGGATCCCTTTTCGGCGAAAGGGTTGGGGGAGCTTGTCGAAAGGGAAATAGCCGAAATTGAGGTTGACTTGCAAGCTAAAAAGGTTGAAAGTTTATCACCGCTGCCGACAATAAGCAGACCTGCTAGAAACACACCCGCCGTATCGCCTTCCCAGCGAAGAAAGCAAAGGCCAGTTTGATGTCTGAAGAGTATCAGTTTTATGTGCCACAGGACAAGCTTGCGGACTACAGGGTTAAACACGCCCCGGCAGCTTGTCCTATTCTCGGCATGACCGGTGAAAAATTCCATCCAGTGGTCGACCACGATCACAAGTCCGGCAGAATACGTGGCGTGATTTCGCTGGAGGTTAACGCTTTGATAGGCAAGGCGGAGAACTTCTATCGAAGCCGATGCGTGAACACTTCGGTTTCGTTGCCAGACGCTTTACGGCTTATTGCGGATTACTTGGAATCGTCGCAGGGCCCGTACCACCCTGTCGGCATTAGGCAGGTCGCCAAGCGTTTCGGGCGTTTGCCCAAGAAAGACCAAATTGATACCCTTCTTTCGATGGGGGTCGCCACAAGCCAAATTGAGGCTTGCAAGAGCGCGGCTAAAAGACAGGCTTTGTGGCGTAAATCGGTAGTTGCCGGAAGGGGCGTAAGCTGATGCTAATTTTCGTGAATTGGAGCGAGACGAGTCAAGTTATCAAGTGGTGGGAGCAGCAACTCACTCGTGTGTCCGAGTTGCCTAAGGAAGACAGGGCTGCGTACACGGCAGACGCTGTGGCTGCAAGTCCGGAGTTTCAAGTGTTGCTCAAGCAATGCGAAGAGCCTTTTAAAGTGCTTGATCAAATGCAAAGCGCGGATCCTTTTAATTACTCGCTCATGGCAGTGCGTTTCACCGTTCCGAGCTTGCAGAAGTCGGCAAAGTACAGCCTTTCCAACCGACTGCCCGGCGTTCCGGACGCTAAGCCTCCTGTAAGCCTGGCCTGCAAATCTTTTCTGTCGGCCACGTTCAAGGACTTTTTCTTTCAGTACTTGAAGCCGAAAGCTGAAAACAACTTCACATTCGTCAGTTTTACAAGTGAGACAGACTTTTTTCAACTACTCGTGAACGCGTGCGCTGTGTTAGACAGTCCCATACCGCAGGGTATCGCGGCTTTCTCGCGTTGCAACCACATACGTGTCGACGAGAGCGAGGCTTTGCGACTAGTGCAAACCTACGTGCGTTTGAATAAGGTTAAGCTGCAGCAGGCAGGCACACTCGCTACACACGAAGAGCTGCTTAAGAACTATCAGCCTGGCGTCAGCGTGGACAGTTCAAGCCTATTGCTACTCACGGCGGCGAACATTCAAGGTATCACGGAAACGGAGTCTTCAAGTTAGTCGTGAGCGACATACAACTGCACGAAGATAAGCATTATGTTTTCAAGCCCTTTCGGGTTCCCAAGTATCGCGTTCAGTTCCAGAACGCAAGGAGCTTGGTGAACATACCGGGTTACGTGTGGTACACGCCCGCAGCTTTGTATTTGTGGGGTCGATTCACGGAAAAAAATTTGTCCGATCTGGTCGACAAGTACAACCTGTCTGTTTTCTGGTACCAATTCGACAAGCCTATCTTTTCCGGTTTCTCTTTAGCGGAAGACAAGTCTTGGAATCACTTGCTGTGGGCAGTACGCGTGGATGAGTACTCGAAGCTTGTCGACGGCATACTTGAGACAGTTCAGTTTGACTTGGACAACTCGATTTTGTACCAGTACGCACTGCAGCGTTTGCAAATCTACGATCCTTTAGCGGTTGACCTGGATCGCGTTGTCACACCGAAAACTCCCGTTTTGGAGATAAGTGCTTTCGCAGTTTTGTCCAACAAAATGCAGTGTGCTTTCGACAGCAAAAAACCGTTGAAAGCTTTGCCCGGCATGGTATCGTATCCCCCGGACAATCTGCACATTAAAGCTGCGCAAAGGTTGTTCCGGCTGTCGCACAAAGATGCGGACGCCGCGTTTTCGGCGTACAAGCGAGTCATGTCCGAGATACAGGACGAGGCTTATTTTTTGGATGTCAAGAACAAGAAAACGAACTTAAGAATTAAAGGCAAGTAAATGACAACAGGCAACCAGGCGGACAAGACCTTTCCGGTAGACAGCCTACAGGCTTTCTTGCTTCCTAATCAGGTGCTGCAATTGAAGCTGTTCGCTGCCGACTCGATAGAAGACCTGGAAGAGCAGATAAACGACTGGGTTCGTAGCACGCATGCGATTGTGGCGGTACCCGGCGCCATAACAATTTCCGGGGGTTTGTTACGGGTCGGATTGTCGTATGTCCCGGCGAGCGAGGGTGTATCACATGCCTAACGACAAGAAGCCGATTTTGGTTGCAATCGACGCTATGATGCAGGCCATTGCGGCTAAAAAAGCAGTATGCGACGAATACGACTTGGAGTATTCAGAGCTTTTAAAGACTTTGCCTTCGGATGTCGCGGAGTCTTTTTCTGCGATGGGGTCAAAGGAGGCCGAGGAAGTCGGATTGCCCTCGCTTAAATACTGTCTTTGCGAAAGTCCCGAAGGTGATTACCCGGCGGTCTATGCTTACAACAACCTACCGGACCTTGTTAAGGCGATTCATTCACGAATAGGTAAAGAGACCGCTGTCTCTGTTTTCTACGGGTTACCGCTTGTGTTGACTAAGTTGCCGAAGGCAGACGGATCAGCGGATTACTATTTACGGCTTCCAAACCAGACAGCCGTGAAATTGACTAAAGCCGGTGAATTGGACGTGTCAGCTGTGGCGGATTTAGATGAAGGCACTAAGATGGAGATCTTGGAGCACGGTTGGATGGGTTCGGATGCCTACATGCAGTCGCAGTACTTCCGGGACGGCACAACGGATCCGTTCCAGGAAGTCGAGCAAAAGAAGTTTGAAGGCGACGACGAAGACAATTTGACAGCGTAAAGGAACGACAATGAACAGTTACAAGCCTAGCAGCGTGTTACCGGGAGCGACGGAGATACCTTCGAGTATTGGCGACCTGATGGACGGAAGGTCGTCAGGCTTTGACCACAACAAACCAGGTATCGTCGTGATAGATCCGGACGACGCCAACTCCATTGTGCTTGATATGCGACAGGTTTCCAGGGAGGCACTTGAAAAGGCATCTAGCAGTTCTTTGGGCGGTTCGGATTACTTTCAACGACTGGCCGAGGACACGAAGCGAAACGAGGTCGCAAATGCGACGCACAGGTCGGATTTCCCTGCAGAAGCTGCGGTCATACCTTTACCCGCCGTGGCAGTTTCGGCTTCCAGTGCGGAAGAGGCGGCAGCTTTCCGGCCAAGCCACCCTCAGCCTGGGATTGACGCGTCAGCTATAAAAGCGGCTTTTAGTACGCTAGGCATCCCGTTTTTGGCGTCTGCTGTTCCGGCCAAGCCCGCGTTTACGGTATATTTTGAGTTTGCACAACTGGGAACGATGTCCGCAAGGTATCATCAAGTGGTTGACGCGAAGGAGTGCCTGGTTCTGGTTTATGATTCCCGTTTCGAGTATGGTCAGCAGTACTTGCCGCCAAACTTAGGACCGGAGCAGACGATCAGCGTCGGAGTGGCTGAAACCGGCTCATCCTATAACGTGGCATCGCTGGGACTCAGTTGGACGCTTGGTTGTTTGGACTTCGTACTTTTGATTAAGGCGTAAACAAGATGGAAAAAAACGGTGCTATCGGCGAAAACACGCCGTGCGAAAAACCAGGGTGTTGTCGGAGGCAAACTGAAAAGCTGGCACAGCAGACTTTTCAGTTTCCAACGGACAAGCAAGCCGCGGACGAGCAAGAGAGTTGCCTTATGAAAGATGCCGCTGACGCGGTTAAACAGGCAACATTGAAGTAGTTAGTTTTTAGCGAGATCTGCAATGACATACCAAGGCGCAAGCATTCCGTTCTTCAGTCGCGGGGCTGGTGCATCGCAAGGTGAACACGGTTTTGCAGATCCGTTTAATGACATTGCAACTACGCAGATGCCGACCACGATCAAGTCGGCTCTGTGGTGGTCCGAGTATGTTTGGCAGATAATGGGTACGTACCGCACCGCTATGGAGCGACTCGTATCGTATTTCTTGAGCGACATCGAGATTGGTGGCGAGGATATTGGCGACGACGAAAAAAGAAAATACAAGGACTACTTGGGACAGCAACTGAATTTGATGCAGTTCTTGTCGACGGCCATGCGAGACAGGCTTTGCTACGGTAATTTTTTCGGTAGTGTTATCGTTCCTTTTCGCAGGCACTTGAAATGTCCTTGTAGCAGTTGTAAGGCGGGTAACATGTATCCGCTGCGAGTCGTTTACGAAAACTTTGATTTTCAGTTTGATGCGTCTTTTAACTTCGTGGCGACTTGCCCTAAAACGGGTTGGCGTGGGCCCTGGGTGGTGGTGGACAAGCCCAAGGAAGAGTCGGAGCACCTCATCCTCAAGACGTGGAACCCGCACGAAATCGAGATTCTGCACGACCCGTATACCAACGAGACAGCGTACCTGTGGCGAATTCCGGAATACTACAAGCGTATGGTCAAGGAAGGTAATCTTTATCACCTGGAACGCTCGCCCAAGGCCGTACTTGAAGCTATCCGCACGGACAAGCTTTTCCGCTTTCACCCTGACGCCATTTACCACATGAAAGAGCCTACTTTGGCCGGTATTCGAGCGATGGGATGGGGTTTACCTCGCAGCCTCATAAATTACAGACAAATATGGAATCTGCAGGTTCTTCGACGGTACAACGAAGCAATTGCACTGGATTACATCATACCCTTCCGATTGATAACGCCCGAGGTTCGTTCTGGAGGCGGCGGTGCCGGTGGTTTTGCAATGAACGACCCGATGTCGTCTTATAACATGGGCGACTTCCGGTCGCAGATTCGCAACATGATCAATCGACGTCGACGAGACCCGTCAGGGTGGAACATGCTGCCTTTTCCCGTTAAGTATCAGATACTCGGCGGCGAAGCAAGCCAGCTGGCTCCTACGGAAATGATTACGCAAGCGTACGACTCGCTTCTCAACGAGTCCGGCGTTCCGGTTGACTTCTACCAAGGTACGCTGAGTGTGCAAGCTGCACCTGTTGGTTTGCGTTTGTTCGAGAGCCAGCACCGTGCATTGGTGACCGACGCCAACAACCTTGTTCAGTGGATCATGAATACGGTCGCACGCATAATGAGTTGGCAGAAGGCCGAATGCAAGCTTAAACCGGTTACTATTTCGGACGACATGCAGAAGCAAATGGCTGCGTTGCAGCTGATGATGGCACAACAGTTGTCGGGCCAGTCTGGCCTAGCCGCAGTTGGTTTCGACTGGGAAACAGAACAACGACGTTTGGCGGACGAGGCAAGGCGGCAGCAAGAGATGCAGGCTCGCATGCAAGAAGAGATGGAGCAGGCTGGATTTGCCGCAGAGATCTCCAAGGGCATAAACCCGGCAACACAAGGCGGGCAGCCAGGTGCAGCGGCTCCGGGCGGAGCAGCCGGCGGTGGGCAACAGGGTGCAAACCCTGCTGGTCCTGACGCACAGTCGGCTATGGGTGCGGGACAGACTCCGGTCACGGCTTACGTGCAAAGCATGAGTCCGAATGCGGCGATTACGCCTAACGACCTGGAGGCGGCAGCATCGCAGCTGGCACAAGAGCTTCTAGGACTGCCAGAGGGTGTCAAGGACTCGGAGCTTAGAAAGCTGAAACAGTTCAACCCGATATTGCACAGCCGGGTACGGGCTAAGATGGACGAGCATCGGCAACAAATTAGGAACCAGGGCGGGGCTATGTTGCAGCAACAAATGGCACAGGGGCAAATGTGATGCGGATAGGCTTTGTCTGCCCAACATACAAGGCAAAAGAGCTGCACCGTTACACGGAAAAGTCGCTAGTCTCGTTTTTTCGTACAACTCCGGGCGGGCTAGCGGTTGTCGTCGACGATGGGTCAATCGGCTTCGACAATGCTTACGCTCGTCGTTTAAAGGCGTTGGCACCGACGGAAAACCAAATAGTCATCGAACGCTTTGATTCGCAGTTGGGCCTGACTCGCAGTTGGAATAAAGGGCTTTCAATTTGCATGGAGCAGAGGGCAGACTATGCAATTGCTGGAAACAATGATGTTGTTTTTACACCTAAGTGGTACGAAGGCATGGTGCAGTTAGCCGCCATCTCCTTTTCACTGGTGGGACCGCTTTCAAACGCTCCCGGGATAACGGCAAAAGGCCAGCAAGAGATTTCTAGGTACATTAAACCCTACAAGTTGACGGACGACCAAGAAACCTTAGACGGATACGCGAAAAGATTGCTGGAGCGCTACACGGGTAACTTTGTGGTAAGTAAAATCAACGGTTTTTTTCAGTTTGCTTCAATGGCTGCCTGGAATGCAGGTAAGTACGACGCAAATCATTTTTACCGTCCAGCTAATTTCTTCAACGCGGCGGGTAAGAAAAATCCAACTCCGTTTACAACGCTCAACGAAGACGAGCTGCAAGCCCGATGGGCGAAACTGGGGATGAAATCGGCCATCAGTTTGAGCAGTTTTATCTTCCACTACAGGGCCGTGACTCGCGGCGACAAGTACAAGAAAGGTCAGTGGTTCAGACAAAATGACTAACGTAGTTGTTTACAGTTGCGTGACCGGTGGTTACGACAAACTTGAAAACACGTTTTTGGCTTCAAGTAATGTTCCTGAAAACGGCGTAAAATACGTTCTGTTTTCGGATAAGCAACGTGGTTCAGCGGGAAAGCTGACGACTGCAAAAGGCGTCGAATGGGAAGTCAGACCGCTTATCTGGCAACATCGCTTCTGCGGCAGGCGGACGGCTCGATGGCACAAGCTTAACCCGGAGACCTTCACGGAGCAGGGCGACATTTCGATCTGGATTGATGCATCGCAGCGAATAAAGGTCGAGAGGTTTGTTGAACGACTGCTGGCAGCCACAGTGCAAAAAACGCCGCAGGTTGACATCTTTTCTTTCAAGCACCCGCAGCGGAACTGCATCTACCAGGAGTTGCAAGCTTGCATTGACTACCGAAAAGACAACCCGGTTTTGATGCGAAAACAGATTGAGTTTTATCACACGGAAGGCTACCCGGCGTCCAACGGGCTCGTGGAGACCGCTTGTGTTGTTCGCCGACACACACCGAGTTCAGTCAGATTTGATCGTCTGTGGTGGTACATGCTGGATCACCACAGTTTGAGAGACCAGCTTAGCTTTAACTACGTTGCCTGGAAGAATGCCACGGCTTTCGGTAGGATACCCGGGTGTAGGTTAAATTCGCCCTTCTTCGACTTTGTGCCGCACGGCTCTTGAAAGAAAAGCATGACAAAAGTTGGCATCTACGTCGATTACAAGCACAACGATACAACGCTCGCTGCCGTCATGCTTGGGAACTGGTTTATTAGAAGCGGTAATCCGGTTCGCTTCATCTCAAACGGGCCGGTGGCGAGAAACGTCGATGACTATTGGGACTCAAAAGTTCTGCGCGACTTTTCCGGGCAGGGTGGATGCTATTCTGGTCTGTCGCACGTCTTTTGGTTTTATCCGGACGAGCTGAGCTTGAAAGCGGCTAAGTTCGAGGCAAGCCAGAGCGACATGGTCGCGGATCCGCGTCATTTTTACGTCCCAGGTTGGTGTGACGTGGCTCCACTTTCGGATGATTTTTTGCTTAACGCGGACAAGACAATTTCTCTAAGCCAAGACTCCGCGATTTGGTTAAGCTCAAAGTGTCGTGACTTCGAGGTAAACACGGCCTGGTCCAACTTGTGTGCAGCAGACAAATTGCTTGCGATGAAAAACGGGCGGGTGGAAAACGACAAAATCAAAATTCTGGTACTGTTGGGCTCAGACTTCTCTACGACTATTGGCGAAGAGTTGTTTGAAGTCATTGCAAATTTGCTCCGGCTGTACCGAGGTTTACATGTTACTTTCGCGCTGGAGCGATCGCTGCCAAAGCCTCAACGGCGGCGGCTGGCCGGGTTAATTCAAGCGTTCGGATCTCGCGTGTGCCGTAGAGGTGTTGTGCCTTACAGTCGATATCACGAGATGGCATATTCGCACGACTGGGTTTATCTGGCTTGCTCTTCTTTTCGTCACGGTGCCTTAATTCCGCATTTAGAGGTAAGTGGAACTCCGCTCATTTGTCACGACGTTCCTCCAGCGAGATCGTACATAGCCGGAAAATTGTCAGGGTTACTCGTTCCTACAACGGTGACGGACACTTTAAAACCGTCTGGAATTGTTTGTTTCGACTCGCTGATGGCGACGCTGGGGCATGCGGCGGAGCTCAACGAGCTAAGCCTAAAGGGCTTGCAGCGGAACGCATACGCTGGAAGGCGTAAGCGAATTCAGGATTTTGAGCGATTCCTTTTGAAAGAAGTGCTGGTTTAATTCTGCGGCATAAATGCTCAAGCAAACGCACGGGTCGCTTGAAATCAGCGAAGACTGTGTTAGAACTATTTCTTCAACTTTTAAAACGGAGTCGAGGATGGCGGACTACGCGTTCGAAAAAAACTATTGGGGAAACTGCACGAATACTTTTGACGAAGAACAAAAGCATTTTGTGTACGCTCGCTGCATGGGAATACCGCTTGGGCATCATTCGTTTACCCCTGCGTGTGACAGGATACTGGACGTTGGCGGTGGCCCGGCCAGTATGCTGCTCAAAGTCGAAAAATTAAAAGAGGGTTTGGTCTGGGATCCTATCGCGTACCCTCAATGGACAGTGGACCGATACGCGGCGGCTAACATATCGGTTCGTACATTACCCGGTGAGTTGCTGAACGCAGCGGGCTGGGACGAAGTGTGGATGTACAACTGTTTGCAACATACAAATAACCCGGAGAAGATTGTAAAAAATTGCCTCCGGGCGGGTAAAGTCTTTCGCATTTTTGAGTGGTTGGACATCCCCCCGCACGACGGGCATCCGACGATGCTTACGGAAAGCCTGCTGAACGGTTGGCTTGCGACAAAGGGAACTGTGAAGTTCCTTGACGGCGTAAACGGTTGCTTGGGCAAGTCCTACTCTGCTGTTTTAACCGGTTTGACCTGACTTCGAGTTTTTGTTCTTTACTACAGCGTTTGGAGGTACCCCCACCTTGGCGGAAAATTCTACGGGCTCATTTTTAACTTCTCCGGCTCCAGGGAAACAATCAAGCGATTTGTTGACAATGATTGCGCAGGAGTACGGCAAACCGCTCACAGGCGAAGTTGTTGCTTTTTTGGGTTTTGCACGCGGTTATTTGGAAAAGAATCGTCCAGCGGAAATCATTACGTTGCCTAACAACGTCGGTCTCAAGCTGACGAACTTCGTGGAAGTCCGAGTTTTCCCGGATCAGCCGGGAATGCAAGTCGGAGATGGGTCAATGGCAAGCAACGACCCTGGCATATCCATCAACAGGCAATGATGTTGCAACTTAATCCGCCTTTACCTCCGACGACACCAAGAGGTAAAGGCTTTGCTCATTTCTTAATTGACTACTCACAAGAACACGATCTTTTGTGGGTTGTGTTTTTGGATGATACCGGTGAAAGCTGGACGTTCAACAACCGAGAAATACGCTTGCAGTCGAACATTACTATGGGAAGGCCGAGCAATTCGACCAAGGAAGGTTATGCCAAAGAACCCGATTCAGATTGAAGAAAAAGTAGCCTTGATGCCCGCGACGAGGGTAAAACCTAAATACCCTTTCTGGCCGGTTACTTTCCGGTCGGTCACGGCTCCGGAAGCGGTTAATGTTACCTTTGGAGACGCGGCAGACTCAGAAGAGTTTCAGATGAAGGCGTCCTTGGTTTTCTTAAGTGTGCAAGGTCTTTCTCTGCCCAACGCGTTCTGTCTTGAGTTCGACAAACCGGTGTCGATACTTAGAAAAGAAAGCGCCGCTTTTGACAACGCAATTACAAGCTTTTCAACGCTGGGAAACACGTCAAACTTGATCTTAGAGACCTCGAAGTTTTCCGTGGTATGCTACAGGCCGGTTTGCGTTTCTGCAGATCAAAGGTATGCGAATTTCTTTTTCAAGCAGGGGCCGGACGCGTGGACGGTTTGACCGGGATTGATTCTTGATCGATTACAACTCGGAGATGACTTAATCGGGCGGCCTGCGTTCGCAGGCTGTCTTTTTTTGTTTGTAGCGACTGGCGATACGGGCACCTTTCGTCGGTCCTTGTTTTTCGGTGCCGGATAGGGAGCGGCAATGGATGATTTTTCGCTTGACCTAACGGGGTTAAATACCCCGAACTTGCTCGAGCTGAGCACAACGCACCTTAGTCTGCCGGTTGCAGAGTGGTGCAAAGGAAAGTGCTGCATGGAGAATGAACACGGTTTCTTCTTTAACGTGCTGGACGCGGAAGGCACTGATTGTCATCCGCACGTCGCAACGATTTTGAAAGCAGCGCATAAGGCAGGCTTTCACTATGTCTGGTTTGACTCTGACGCAGCGGTTTGTGCGTCTTTACCTGCTTATGATTGGTAGAAAGGTTTTACAATGGCTAGTCTTATTTTAAATCACAGTATTGACGTTTGGCTTAGTGACCCGGTTATCCGTCACTTTGTGACGGTGACAAGGGGAAATATCCGGTTTTCACCGCCGTTGGCGGATCAAGAAGCTGTAGAGGCGAACGAGTCGGCGATTGTGGTTTTGCTTCAAACGGAAGTTACAAGAGTTTTACGCGAAACCTTTGGACATTATTGGAGGCTCGGCGACGACGGAAGCGAGAGAGTTGTCTGGTCGAGTGCACCGGAAGAACAGGCGTATGTGTCCGGTTTGCTTTATACCGCATTTCCGGACGTTGATCGTTTTTGTACCGAGCTAGATCTGTCGCAGATGGTTGGAAAACAACCGTTTAAACGCATTTCACTGCAGCCGATGTTCGATAAAGCTTGGAAAAGGTTTGTCGTTGAGAAGCGCAGACCTGGCTTTTCAGGTGGCATCTGCAGTTACCGGTCGATGCGAGAAAAAGGGGGGCACACTGAAGAATGCCGTTGTGCTGTGGGTTGGTCGTTGCCCAACATACCTGCGATTCTTGAAAGACAAGTAGGCTTGCCGTCGCTGGTCGAAGCATACCCTTTTTTGTTTGAAAAAGACCTGGTGTACCTTGAACACAAGTCTAAGGTTTTGCACGACATACAGTATCGTTTGCACGACAAATGCGTTAGCAAGGCTGACGGAGAATGGTATTCGGACGTTGACCTGTCAAAGGTTTATCGTGAGTTTGCCGAGGAATTCGGATTGAAAGTGCCAGAGGCAGACGCATGTTCGTAACTATAGTTCTTTCGGATCTGGAAGGTATATCGCCCAGTCTACAGGGCGAGGGCTTTTCTTTCTCTGAGGCTAAGGAGTCTTTGCGAAAGCACGCAGCAGAGAGCAGAGCGTTTTTGCCTTGTGGTTGGGAGCAGGATGTTAATTCGACGTACAGTAAGCTCTCCCCGACCTGTTTGCGAGTTGAGGACCAGTACGTCGGTTCAGAGATGACCATGGAGCCTTTTGTCGTGACTGTCGAAGTCGCGCTTTAGCGGCTCAGCAGCAAAACAGGTTTGTAAGTTTTAAACGAAAAGGAGCATTTTGATGACAAAGTTGATTTCATTGCAGTCGATTTTCAACAAAGCGTGGCGGAATTTTGTTATGGACGGGAAACCTCCGGCGTATGAAAACGGTCATTGCTACTACATTATGCCCGACGGTCGTCGTTGTGCCATAGGCCTTTCGCTTCCTCCGGACATCCTGGTGGATGTAGCGAAAGTGGAAATGTCGTTCTCCGAGGTGGTTGCGCGTTACCCGGATATTTTTGGGCCTTGCGTGCTGACATTGTCGGGAGATCAACAAGATATTTTTCAAGCCATGTTGCACGACGACTTGGTTTCTTTGTTTACCGACGGTTGGAAAAGTGGTGTTTCTCTTCGGAACGAGTACATCGGTACCGCAGAACGATTTGGCCTTAGCATACCCAGGAAAAAACATGAAAGATCTTGAGAAGTTGGACAGGGAGCTCGAGCAGCGGGATATTGCCAATTCGCCCTCTTGGCTTGACATTTCTGTTTTTTGCTTGAACCTTTTTACGTTCTGCGTGGTGTGTTTTATTCTTTACCGACTTTTATGGTGACCGCATGACAGTGAAAGCGTTGACGAGTACTATCGGCTCCAAGCTAGAGGAGCAGCAAAAACTTTTAAAACAGCTTGCTATGTGGGCTGACGTCAAATCGCAAGGCATTGACTGCGAAACGGTAAAAAGCTTTGGATTCAAAGAATCGTACGTCACTTCCGCAGAGCGGATTCTTCTCCGAAGGCAGCAACCAGGTTGGATGCTGTTTTCAAGCCTCTTACACCGTTATGGTGAAGAGCACTTTAACTACGTTCGATTGAAAGACGATCGAATCGTGGCTCTTAAAACCGCAATTAAAAGACCTGAACACAGGTAGAAAGAAACTATTCATGGGTTGGATTATCGAAAGTACGGGACTTGTTGTTGATGGTAACACGCTTAAGAGAATGGCTGCCGCAGGTACTATTGATCGGAACACGATGATACGGTCGAAGTCTAAAAACCGATCGGTTCGTGCGGGCGATATCTCAAGCCTTGTCTGGCCAGACGAGGGCACGGATGTTTTCGCGGATTTTCCGCCAATACAAAGTCCCCCGTCGTACTTTAGTTCCGAGACGACTGCCTTCCAAGCGGATTCTTCTGCGTTCACCGAAGAAGCTGCGACACCGACGCAGCGTGCGACCGGGATTCTCGACTTGGCCTTCGAGGTTCCCATCACGCCGGTGCTCGCCTCGCTGATCTGGTTTTTGTGGCTGGTAGGCGGTTCGTTGGTTTGCGTGTTGGCCGTTGTCTTCCACCTGTTGAACCTGAAGAACAACCCGGAAGGTGCGGCGGCCAGGTCGATAGGAATGGCGGTCGCCAGCTACATCCTCACGACGATTCTGCTTCGAGTCGTCTTGGAGTGTGTGGTCGTGTTTTTTAAGATTGCAGAACACCTGCGTTCGATTGCCAGAAAATAACGAAAGGGCGACTTGTGACCAGCAGCATAAACAAAATTCTTGCTTTGCCGTGCAACAAAGGGTACTCCGTGTGGGGGGCCCAAATGGGGCGACGAGATCAGCAGCAGGGTTCGGCGGAACGGTTACACTTGCAGCGTGTGTCGATCTCGCAAGGTTACGACACGGGCGGGGCATACTGGGGCCTCGGTGAGCAGCTCTGGTGTGCTTTTTCTCCGGATAGCACAGAAAACACGGAGCCTGTTCGTGTTTTTGTGCGTGCCGGTTCAAGGGAAAAGGCAAAGGAACTGGTCCTGGAGCTTTTACCTGCCGGCGATTGGCGGTTTTTTAAATGAGCGAGTTGCAAGGTAAGCCGCCTGTCAAAACGAAGGAGGTGGATTGGCCGTGGTTAAAAAATCGACGTTGATTCTTCGTTCGTTAGGCTTGTCTGACAATGATAGGCGGCTTCCGGTTCGAAAGATGGAAGACAGGTTATTCAAAGACGCAAGCGACCGTCTTTGGGTTTTGACGTATTTGGAAGGTGCTGTGCAGCTCCGGGAAAGTCTGTCCGGAGAGCAAAAAAAAGCAACGCATCTTTCCGACTTGGTTGTTTTCTACAGCGAGCACGAGTTCGATCTCTACTTGAAAAAGATAAGTGAAGACGAGCTCAGCTAGAAAGGTTGATTGTGTCTCATCCTTATCACCACGCCTTGTCTTCAGTGAAGAAATGGGGCGTCTTGCCGGAAGACTATTTGGCGATACACAGTTGGTTTGACGAAAGTAAGTCCGCATACGCGGACATTCGCCACCGTGCCCTTCGGCATCATTCCGAGGGCATATTTGAATGCGAGCAGGAGTTTGGCGTGACTCTCACTAATTCCAGCGGCAGGGTAGTTCCGGTTCGAGCTATTGGCGAACAACACGTCAACGAGGACTGCGGATTCATACCTTCCATGAAAGATTGGTTGCAGCATATAGCCTTGCAGCCTTGGATGTCGCGTGTTGGGGTTAAGCTTTCTGTGACTTTGCAATTAGAAGGGGAAAAAGAAAATGTCAGAGGTTAAACCGTTAGACAAAGATATTTACAATCGCGCAAAAGCTGCCGGGATAACGTCAATCCTTTTGATGTTTGAAGGCGGCAGCGACGAGGGTTTTTTGCAGGTAGACGCCGAGTACGCCGATGCCGAAAAACCGGACAATTCTGCGGTGGAAAACGGGCGCCACGAGTCGTTTTTAGACGATCTTTACGAGTGGGCGGAAGAGGCCTATGCCTTTGATGGCAATGGAGACGGTAGTGGTCCGTACGGTTTTGACGTCACGTACAACCTGGAAAACGGCTTAGTTTCCATGGAAACATGGGAGACAGGTGAAGTTTACGACGCTGCGATTGTCTCGGATCTTGCGATTAACGAAGAGGATTAAATGGCCAGAAAAGCAAAAACGATCGTGCATGTCAACCAGCACAAGATTCGCGCTAACCTGAAGAAGTGTGTCAACGAACCGGTTATAACCGTCAAGCATCGCGGCACCAATGTTTATGCGCACGAGGTGCGAGTTGATGGGCCGTGCGTGCTCAAGTATTCTCCGGACAATCCGCTCAGTTGCGGGGCTCGTGTGTGGATCGAAACCACTGCTACCGTAACTGTCGTACGCTAGCGGACAGGCTGTTTCACTTTCCAAACAATTTTTCACGTGAAGGGTTAACATAGAATGCTTAACGAAATACAGTCCAAACTGGCCGAACTGCGGACGGAGGCAAAGCGGCTTTCTAGGGCACAGAACATCCTTTACAACTGTCACTGCTACGACATTTCGGCGAATACGCAGAGCGGGGACGTTAGCCTGAGTTTCGTCTTTAAGGACAAAAATATTCAGGCGAAAATCCAAGAGGTCCTGAATGCGCAAATTGATGAAATCTTGGACCGTATCAACTCGATCGAGTCACGTCTCAACACTGCTCTTGCTGGCTTCAAGGTGGACGAATGACCGAAACGATTGAAGTCAAGGTAAAGGTCACGTTGCTGAAAAAGGTTGACGGCGAGTCCGACGTGGTGCGTGAAGTGGTACAGGCGGTAATAGACGGCGTCAATCATCCGGAGATAAAAGAGGTTGAGCTTGTTGATTTCTGCGCGGGAGATTTCAAGTCCCCGTTCAAGCCGCAAAAGACGCCGTCTGCGTCGTTTGAACTATTTTAACTTTGAAAGGAAAACAAATGGCCACTCGAGCTACTTATTGCTTTGAGCCCTCCTCGAACAGCCCCAGACGACGGAAACATTTTGTTTACAGCCACCACGACGGTTATCCGGAGGGTGCGGCTGTTTACTTTTACGATGCGCTGCAGCACGACGGCAAAGGCAACTTTGCCACAGTTTTCATTAAGGCAAACCACCATGCGGAGTTGACGGACAGCCACGAACACCATAGCGATACCGAGTACCGGTACGATATTACGGGCGAAGGCCCGGAGGCAAAGATTGTAGCCCGGCGACTTTTGGATTCAAAAGTGGTTTTCTGTGGTTCGTTGCATGAATTTATCAACTGTAATTCAAGGGATATCCCAGGCTTTACGCCTTTCAAAGAGATAAAACGTCCCCTTTATCCGCCGCAATTCGTGACGGAGGCCATGGCGAAAAAGTTACTTTCGGTGCCGGTTTCCTACTTGTTTTGCACGGCAAAAACCGGCAGGCGGTCAGCCAATTGGCAAGATTGCCTCGCAGATGTCAATGCAATTTTGAAGGTCTTCCCGGAGCTGACGCCGAATAATTTTTCGGAGTTGACTGCATGACAGCAAAAGATTTAACGACGACGTACGAATTCATTGATTGGATAGGCGAAAAGAACGTGGTAACAATGAAAGGCGAAATCATATTGTCGTGCCCGGAACACCACATCTACATCGCACAGCTAGCCAGGCGGGCGTTTCGTGTCCATTACGGGCTCCAGCATTCGTTCCACGGTACGCTTGAAAACGCAACCGTAGAATTTGGCAATTGCTTTCTGCAAGCAAATGCTGCAATCACTGATTAACTCGCATATCGCCTCACGTGGGCGGTCTCTTTCAAACAACAGTAGTACAAGGGTATTTCAACGTGGCTGATAAATATTCTGGAACGATTCGCATTGGCGGTAGCGTCACCGAGGAGGAACTTGAAAAAATTCAAGGTTTGTTTGAACAGTGCTTAGATTTCTTGTCGGATGGTGAGTTGCGTGAGAACGGAACGGGTGATTTTGTCGAATGCGAAGAAAACGCCTTCAAGAAAGTAATTGCTTTTTGCAACCGACAAAATATCGCGCTGTCTTTAGTCTGGCACAAAAAGCGAGGGGCAGACAGCGTCGTGGAGTACTGGTTAGCCGGTAGCCACAAGGAGTATCTTGCTAACTGCGACGGCGATGTTGTGGTCAAGCTTTCCGATCTGGAATCGCACACTGATACTTCGGTTGCAGATTTCATCGAAGAGCTTGAGGTTCCTGTTTTCCCGCCGTTCGAACTTGTCAAAACCGACAAAAGCGAGCCGCAAGGCTTCGATACTGCGCATCTTAGTGGTGACGCACTTGTGGCGGCTAAGGCGGTGTTGAAGGCTCTTGGGCCCAATCCGTGCGGCAGCGGAGTTAGAGCTTTTTGGACGCCGGACGAATGGATTGCTCGCAACGAGAAATTTGGCACGGACTCCATTCTTATTTTGTGCCACGACGGAGGCGACCTCGCCGTAATGTGTAATTGGGACTACGGTCAGTACGAACTTTTTCAAAAGCTTGAGAAAAGGCTCAAAAAACACGGATACTACTGCGTGCAGCAAACTAGCTGGTACTCCGCGGTGTACCGTATACCGACAAGCAGCTAACACGGTTTTGGGGCTTGAACACGAGGGCACCGGTTCGCCGGTGCCCGACTGTTCGAGTCTGATTGGCAGAACTTGATGTTTTCTTTAGCGTAACAGGAGATTTGCAGCATGTCGGAAGACGTGAACGAGAAATTGAAAAGACTGTTGGCGGCGGTGGACGTGCTTTTGCTGAACGCTGTGGATTTAGACGAGTGTTTTGTTGACGACGACAACGACGACGAGGACGACGACTACCCGGAAGACGAAGACGGGATACGTTGGTATCACGACTGGTTCGAGCTTAAAGAAGCTCGGGATCAGTTTAAAGACAACACTGGAGTTCAAACACAAAGGGGTTAAAATGTGCGCTTGCGCTCAACCAAACATTAACGGGCATTATGGCTATCGTTGGCAACCTAAAGACGAGTAACTGATACCAACAAATGAGGAGTAAAATATTCCCTTTTCATTCATGGAGAAAATTATGATTCGAGCAGAAGCGTGGAGCGATTGTCAACAATTTAGGATCGAATTCGATGCAACTTTGTGGGCAGAGCAAGCCAGTGACAAAGCCTTAATTGATTTAGGCCAATGTGAATGTCGTGGGGATTATCCTGCCGATGATGTCGTTATGTTCATGGCTGATCACGATGAAAAGGCCGCAAGTCTATTTGAATTTATTCAGATAGTACAAACTCAACCATACAACGGCGACACTAACGGCTTTGAATGTGCAGTTGATGAAGATGATCTTCGTAAATGGCTGCAAGAGCATAAACCTCATCTTGTGGAACAAGTGTTTTCCGGGCTGTATTACGAGTAACTGATACCAACAATAAGGGCATCACTCGTTGGAGATTTTTATGAAATATGAACAAGTTTTGTTGGTTGATGGTGTTGTCGCTGTCGAAATGGAAAGAATCGTTCAGAATCCTGATTCAAGCGTCAAGGGCGACAGCGTTGAATTTGATGAAGAAGTTGTATTTGAAAATGGGACTCGTATGGCAATTCAGGTTTGTGCCGGCGGAAATCCCACCGCAGAACCTTGTTGGACGCAAGGTGTTTTGTTTGCACCTAATGGAACTGAATTAGGATGTACTGATGTAGGTGAGTCGTTTCTCGGCGAATATCATATTGCTGATGGCGATGATGAATAACATCCCCCTTTTTTATGGAGTTCTATGCTGAAACCGTATGTAATTCAAAATCAAAACGGCACTGAGTGTTGGTCAAATCATGATGGGTGGGTTGACATAACATCAGCCACCCGATTCAGTGAACAAGAAAGACTCACAGTAAATCTTCCAATGTATGGCAGATGGACTACACTGTGGGAAGTCAACAGTATTCAATTTGCTCGATTCATTGCGGAGTGTGAGGCTTGTGGAGTTTTCACCGACGAAGCTCGTCTTGAGGAAGTAGCTGAATCAATGGATCTGGACATTGATGAGGTTTTTGAACTTGTCAGTCGGGCACAAGAAAGTTGGGACGATTACAAAGCAAGTATCTGATACCAACAAGTGAAGCATCACTTTTCGAATCTTGCTTTGTGCCGTTCAGGCATTGTGGATTGTGTGGGCGGCGGCGCCGTCATTGAAAGATGGACAGCTTACAGTATCCCTGAACTCAAAGAACTATTTAAGCTAGCTAAAAAGCAGCAAGAAAGGTGTCAAGCATGAAACAAGTACCTGTGGCAAAAAGAATGCGTAAAGCGCTTCAAGCCCTTTACGGGAAACGCGAAGACCTTGATACGATGGTCACGGACGCATTGGCGGACTTACGGCACCTGTGCGACGTACACTCTATTGACTTCTACAATTGCGATCGGATCGCGTACTCTCATTACGTGGTGGAATTGAAAGACAAGGAGCGACTAAAGCAAAAAAATGCGGTGGAGTCGCATGAGCTTTCGTCCGCAGAGGCAAAACATAAATTGCACGAAAAAATCGAAGAACGATTGTCGTTTCATAGCGAGGCGAGCGGCGAGAACCCGGACGTGCTTTCCGCTTCTTGTTTGTACGTCAGCCCGATAAGGGCAGACCTGCACATCTTCACAGTAGAGGAGTTTCGCGAGTCATGCAAAAACAAGTCTCTTATTGACGCGGACGGTTGGGGGCACCCTGCCAAAGCCAACAAACAAGACCGGTCGATCCGGATCGTTCCATCGAAATTAGATCGAATTCCGAGCGATGCTACGCATATTGTCTGGTACAACCGCTAGCTTCGGTACCGTGCCGAACGTTGCAAGATTTTGAGTACGATCATTAGCTTTTTTTAAGGATATTTTGACATGACAACCTGGCCAAAAATTTGTTTATACGCTGCCGTTGAACACTGGCTCGCTTCGCCGACCGTAGGACGGCTCATCGAGCAAGCCCTGCAAAATGCGGGGGCGACCCCCTTGGAAATCCAGGAGATTTCCGGGGACGACTTCGCCGATTGCGTTGAGAATTTCCAGTGCGATGTTTATTCGCATTTGAACGACTACGGCGGGGATGTCGAGTTCGTGCGTCATCCGCAAACACACGGAATCGGGGTCATCTACTACTACCCCATACCAGCGGACAAGCAGTTCGATCCCCAAATCGTCGTTAAGGCCGTTGACGAAGCACTGGAATCGTCGCAACTCGCCGCCCTGCCTTTCTTCACGCAGCACGCTAAGCGGTTGCTGGCGGGGCTGCGAGAAGCCAAAGCCGCCAAGGTCGCTGACATCACTGAAACTAGCCTACGTTTGCTTCGAGAGGCCGTTCAACTGCTCCTAGACCTCAAAGCAGACCCAAGCGTCCGATTTCAGGGCCCGCACATCCTAAAGATCAGTGACTTCTTGGCGAAGGTCGTCAAGTCGTAACGTCGTAACGTACAACCACTAGCCGATGGAGACGGATCAGGCTTGGGATAAGTCAACATCAAAACCAAACAAGAGGAATTATATGAAAACAACATTCTCAATCACTAGCGTAGATTCACACAGAATCAGCTTTTGTATTGGCGAGGATGCTGGTGGTTATTCTTGTGTTCGGGTTCCAGGAATCCAACCCGGTTATATTTCTACTGGTCGTTCTGTGCAACCCGGAACAGAAATTAAAGTCTGGTGCTTTGAATACGAGCCGATGCCGTGGTATGGAGTCGTCACCGATCAAGACTTAATCAATAAGATTGTAAAACAAGACAAAGACGATTGGATGCCAACATTGATTAAGTCAGCATTGCAAATTGCTGCCGAAGCAGACCAACTTTTGTACTTGGTTCAAAAGACGGTCGAAATAGCAGAAAAGGCCGCTTACCTCAAAGGTCGAACTGATCACGCGCAAGAAATCGTCAAGAGTTTGGGACTTGAACAATACCTAGTTCGATTCTAACACCCGCAAAATCGTTGATTTATTGGTCAAGGTGGTCAAGAAATAACGCGCAACCAGATCTGACCCGTTGCCATCGGCAACTGGTCTCGCTTGGGTTTTCGGTTTAAGTTTTTTTTGGAGGTTTTGAATATGGCGGCTAACAGCAACGACGATTGTGGGGACGAAAATGAAGTGTGCATCGACTGCGGAAGCGAACACATTGAAGAGGGCACATGCGTAGATTGCCAGACCAAGGACTTTGCGGAAACACACGACGAGACCCACGAAGAGGCCCGAAGGTTTGCGTTTGCGACTGATTCGGAGTTGGGATTCATTGAGGCGGCCACGTTCGAGGCGGCTTGCGCAGTCCTTAAGACCCTTCTTCCGGATGCCGCCGTAAACAACGGAGGCTGGGGTTGGGTTCGCAACGAGGACGGCGAACTGTTTGAGATTAACTGTTAGGCTTCACCGTCTTTCGCCGGATAGGCTCTGGTTTTTTTGTGTAGGTTTTTCGGTTTCAGTTTTTACTTTGGAGGTTTGATTGTGGCGGCCATTTTGCGTGGCTTAGCTGCTTCAAACAGCTTTTTATTTGTGACTGATTTTTAAAGAAGGTGCATAACATGGTTGAGTGTGGAAGTATTGAGTCTCGCGGAACGAGACTTTTTCAAGCTTCGCAGACGACAGCGGGTTTGGTCGGAATAGTGCTCAAAGTGCTTGACCTCCAGGACGAATTAAGCGCTACGCATAAAGACTTGTGCGAGGTGAATGACGAACTGCAGGCTGCCAAGGAAGCTTTGCAGGCTACCAAGGAAGCCTTGCAGGTCTCGCAAAGCGGGGCCAGCCCAGCGGCGACGATTTTTGAGTTTCCCGACGCAATCCGAATCTCGGAGTTTGCTACTGCGGACGGGTTCTTATCGAATCCGCCCGGCGAGGAGACTTGGATCGGCGCGCTCAGCCACAAAACTGAGCTGGACGTTCGGGCAATTCTCTCAGGATTGCCCACCGAGGTGGGCTTGCATAAGTTTCTAGCGGCCTACAAGAAGGGCGACAAACTGCTGCATGCTCTCATCAAGGTCTGGGTCGTTCCAGTTGCAGAGGAGAACTAGATGGCAACACCCCCAAACGTCAACAAGGTACGCCGCTACGAACAGTGGCGTACCGGACAACTTGACAGGCTTTATAACAAGCCTTGCTGTTCTGCAAACGGTGACTACTTAGATGGTTGGTATAATCCAAGTCAGGTAGTTCCAGACTTTCTAACAGTCGGTGAAGCATTCACATTGAAGCGTCATTTCGATTGTGCGTATGCTCGACAGTTAGAACAGTATGCCAAAGACTAGCGAGACAAGGGCGACCGGAATAGGGGCTTTGTAGCCGCTATTCCGAGCAATGCAGACTGCCCGAAAACCGCATGAAGAAAGCCGTGCCCGAAGCGAAAGGGCTAGTGCGGAAGGTTATAAGACGGGTAGCTCCGGCAACAAATCCGGGCAGTCTGAATCGCTCTTTGCGTGATCACGCAAACGTAGAGCTGACAGTTTTTAAGTAATACAAGCCAGAGGGCAAATGATGACGAACACTAATGAAAAGATAAAGCCAAAGCCGAAGTCAAAGGCAAAGCCGAAGCCGAAGAAAAAGCCGGAGAAGGGTTTAACGACTAAGGCTGAAAGAGATTTAGCGGAGAGCATTGGTTTTAAAGGCAGATACCTTTCTAAGTTGCTACAGGAAGCCGCAAAGTACTGTAAGTTTCAAGGCGGGCAATGCCTCCCGGATGCGGCCAGCTACTTGCGTGAAATAGCAAGGCAGCACGCTGTGAAGGTAAAACAGCAGTGGGGAATGTCTGTTCGACAGTACAACCTGTTGCAAAAGAAAGCAAATTGGCTGCTCAGATCGTTTTCGACCGGTTATTCGATGGGGGAGCTGCGACGGCTTGTCGTCGACGGAAAGGACTTCTGCGTCGATGACAACCGGCGATACTATTCGAAATCTTACAGGTTCTCGGCAAAACACGGTGAAATCACTGTCCAGCTTACGCTGCAAGACTTGAAAAATATTAGGCGGATTGAAGGTGTCTGGACGGTTCGCCGCAAGGGGACAGCTGCAAGTTGGCTTGAGTCTCGCAGTTCACTCAGTAAATACCAGGTCACCATGGTCGACGGCCATTTGGTTGGCACATCGCACGGCAAAACCGTCGCAGAGTGTCACGGACTTGAAGCAGGAAAAGCTATTCGCAATGACACGGGAGAGGTCAAATTTCTCAACCGATTCATCGGGTTTGCAGATCGAAGGCTCGCAGGGGCTTGCGAAATCGGCGTACGAGCCTTCTGTGATCGACACAATTTGAACATCGATTTCGGGTACCGGATCGATTTCTTATTGAGTCTTAACGACAACATTGCAGTACCTTACCTTGATCGCTTGGCGAAGAAGCTGCAGCGATAGGTAGGTTTTTTGATGTAGTTTTCACCTTGGAGCATAACATGGCCTCATGTCCAATCATCAAGTTAGATGTCAAGCCGCGACAGCAGAAGATCGGAGAAACTCGCGAGCAATACCTCAAGCGAGCCCTTAGGTTCTGTCGCACCGCGAGTGACAAGCTGTTTGCCACTGGCGAATACCGATATTGCCACGTGTCTTTCATGATTCGCGATACGTTGTTGGCCGTCGAATCGGCGTTTCCCGACTTGGGTACGTTCGGTGTCGAAGGCTTCGAGGCCGGGCGGAACTCTCGCTCGCCCGCGGTATCGTATCTCAACACCGGCGACCCTTACGATAGCACCCTCCTGTACGTCAATGGTCGATATCGGGTCGGCTGTTGGGGTTCTTACGTCGAACGCGGAGACTACCCGTAGCCTTTTCCTTGGAGGTAAATTTACTTTGGCTAAATTCAAATTGCAGCACTTGTTGCCCGAACTGGTTGCGGACTTCCGGGTTGTGCTTAGCGCGTACTGTTTGCCCGAGGACATCTCCGAAGTTATTGCGGAGATGTCCATTGCACGAGCGTTTGAAATTTTGAACGTCGTAAGTCGCGACCACGCTTACGACGACAGCCACCCGGCTTTTGTTTCCGGACAGTGGCGAAGAGTCCTACCTTTTGACGGTCGAAAGTATTGTTTCTATTACGTTGACGACGCGACCGACGATCACGTTCGCACTTTGTTGAAACACGTCATTAAGGAGTTGCAAAACAAAAACGCGGCACCGGTTGCAAATACGGCAAGCGATTAGTTTCAGGTTTTTACCCCGAAAGGAAAAGCATGGGAAAATGCAAAAATTGTGTTTTTTGGGACGGGCAAGAGTGTGATTCGGTCGGTAGAGGGGACGAGGGTTTCGGGTGGCGTCAAAACCCCCTGATACAGTTTGAAATTGAAGCAACAGCCTCAGACGATACCAACCTGCAAACCAAATTGCTGACAGGCCCGGAGTTCGGTTGTGTCAGGTTTAAAGAAAAGGAAGGCAGCCGTGAAAAAGAAAACTAAAGAGCCGGGGAGCGGTTCTCGGCTTTTGGTAAATATACTTGGCGAACAATCGCTGGATGAAATGAACCGAGAAGCCTTTATGCAACTATTGCAACAAAAGAAAGCTAAGAAGCTGCGATCCCCAAATGCGATAGGTGCAACGCGAATCAAGTTAGCGGAGATTGTCAGCAAGTGCCTTGGAGTTGAGTGCACGCCGAACGATCTTTATCCGGCTAAGGGTGCGTGGAGAACTGACGTGAGGTTAGATGTCTACCGCTGGGAGATTGTCGCCACAAAGGGCAATATCCCTTTTGTTGCTGGTTGCTGGGATACCATGACAGATTGCGTGAAGGCAGGTGCAGTGCATTGTGTCGACGGCGTTATTTACTTAGGGCGAGAGTAGCCCTACAACCGCCTCTGCTGGGATAGGCTCCGGCTCTTTCAAAGATCTAAAGGTTGAAACTATGAAAAGCTACGTTCTAAAATTTGCTGGCAGTGGTGAAGTTTGTGAGGGCTATTTCGAAAACGACAGCGAGGCGATTGCATTCGCCGAATCCGTCCTCGAATTTCGCGGACACGAGCCGAGCAAACTTGTTCGCGGCGGCTGGGATGCGGATGGACAAAACGACGACGGCGCACAATGCTACCGTATGTTGTTTTGGGCCAACGAGGATGACGCCGAAAACGACGCAGGTGCGAAGTCTATTGCCCAACTTTGCAAGGTTGGACGGTAAGCATGGCAGAAAGGCAAGCATGTTAAATGTAGGCATTAAATGGCTTGCGACATTGCCGCAAGGCGGTCGCGAGTTAGTTCACGCAGACACGCCAGGCGAAGCGAGACGCGTCTTCAACGAAAAATACGGCAAATTGCCTTCCACGTTACGGCTCTTTTCAGGCTTTCCTCGCCTTTACGCGTTTGATCTGATTTTCGGCGAAACGGTTTTTCGGCGTGATTTGTTTCCAGCGATTGACTCGAACGCGTGGGTCTTGATTGAGAGTCGGCACCGTTTGGAGGAGTATCTTTGCACCACTCCAGAGGTTGCCGTGTTTGTTCCACCGTTCCGCGCGACACCGGCAAGTCCGGGGCAGTGGCGAATGGAAGGCTGAACAAAAGAAGACCGTTTAATCGGCTACTTCGTAGACTTTATTTTCACACTTAACAGGAAAGTTTTAATGTCAAACCTAGGTAAAAAAGAAGAAGAAGCTATACGCGAAAAGCTTCAAAAAATGATTTTGTGCGTTGGCATCGGCAACGAAGATTCCGCCTGCTCTGTAGCCGCGATTAACTTGGTCCTGAGCGGGAGACTGACGGACGACATACCGGACTGCATGTCGGAGGGTATCGGATCGTGGATCATCAGGGTTCAAGATGAAATGCCCGCAGATATGCGGAACAGTGCGAAGTGGAAATCGTTGCTGCCGTATGCCGCCGGAACAGGCCGTCTGTACGAAAAACAAAGAGTGGAGTTGATATTGGACTGGGTGTGGTGCGAGGTAGTTCCTGCTTTGGTTCCTTACGCCGACAGGAACGGTTTCCTTGCAGATTGGGACGCTGTGATAACACTAAAAACCATCGAAGCAGTGGATATCGCGTTCACCGCTTCTAAGCAGTACGAACACGCCGCCTTCTACGATTTTTGCCTTGCACTGCGTACCATTATTCTTGCCGGGCATAGCCCGTCGCTTGTGGGGTACGAGGCTGCCTCAGTCGCAGCGCTTGCTTGCTTGCTTGGAGGCACGTGGGAAGCGTTTGAACCGTGTGAGTTACTGGAAGATTTGATTAACGTTGACCCGTCGTTTTATGCAGACGGGGAAGGGGCGTCACCCGCAACCTAAAAGCGGTTTTAACCTAGGAGTAACATTTGAACGCAATAGAGAGTCGTGAGATTTCCGCCAGTGTCTGGGGTGTAAAGTTGTACGGGTCTGGTTTCTTGGTCCGTTGGTTGAAAAAGGGCGATCGTTTCACGTGGCCTTTAGATAAAAATGAAATCCCGCAGGTGTACGTTTACAAAGGAAGAGGCTGGTATAGTCGAGAAGGTGACCAGCGTTGTTTTCGTACAGGCGTGTTTTGTTGTTGCAACAAGTTGGAGGATAAATGAGCAAAAAAGACTTACCTTTATTTCAACAGAATCGTTACTACACGCACGAGCGAAACGGCATGTTTTATGTTGTTCGTTTCTTCCGTGGTAGCAACTGTGCCTTTACTGCTGGTTTTTCAAGCGAAGATGCTCGGCGTACCTGGGTGGAGGCGAACTGTTTAGGTTTCGTTCCGTTCAAAGTCGAGCACGACAATCATAGTACTTAACACGTTGGAGGCATCCGTGTCGATTACAATAACTGAATCCCTTTTAAACCGTCTTAGCGAACGCATTCAAGATGACTTGCTGTGTTTGCTAGATGGGTCTGACGTACAGTCGGCATCGCTCGAACGACTTAAAACGTTGTCTTGCCAGATCGTTGTTGATCGTGTAAATGAAACAAAGGCGACACAATCTGAGTTGAATGCAAGCGACAACCAGCTACTTCAACGGTTATCGCAGGTAGAGGCTCAAGTCGCAAAGCTGAAAGAAAGACCTGTGGCGGACAAAAAGAGAAGCAAGAAAAAGCGTCGCGAACGCGACGCGGGCGGTACCCCTACTGCAAAAAGCTTGGGAGCTTACAGCGCCGAAGAAGTTCGAGAAATGCTCATTAGGCACTTCATAAGTTTGATCGACGATCTAGCGTCGCAGCAAAACACACGAAAGGCCTTGGAAGATCTGATCTTCAGAATACTCTGCGTCTTTGACGGTGTTGTTGCGGCTTTCCCTGCGTTCAACATCGTCCCTTTTCCGCATCCTCGTGATAAAGCTTACCTCGAAAGCTGCGGAGAAAAATGGTTCAACGGGGACGACGTAATCAACGATTGCGAGCTGCGAATTTTATTCCTGGAAAGGCTTAGCGCTAGAAAGCCGAGAGAAACTTGATGCGAGAGTCAAGCAAAGAAAGCCTACGAATACGCCGGTGTTGGAACGCGGGTGATACGCTAAGCGAAGCTTCAAAAAGGATGCGAAAGCTGGGTTTCACGGATACGAGATTGCTTATAACCGAGTGGCGCAAAATGAAAAAGCTGTTCGGATGCCGTAGTGCGCCTGCCTGGTACGTCAACGGTTGGAAGAAGCCGTCCGAAAATCCAGTTTACGCTGAAGCGGAACTGTCACAATTCGTTGGCCCTCCTGGTCTTTACGGTTCAGGAACTTACGGCGATTGGGCGGGTATCACTGGACCTGGCAAGTGGTTACGCGACATTTTAGCGGAGGGCAGCAATGCAGGTTGAAACGGATTATGGCGGTCGACTGTTTGCGGCGGGTGATATTGTTCTTACACTCTCGGGGCGTAAGACCTCGCCGTTTCCGAAGGTTACACCTCGTACGCTCAAGAAAGTCGACAAGTGGTTGCTGCAGAACGCTTACGACGAAGCCGTTGCACGTGGAGACAATTTTAACGCGGTCGTTTTTAAGAGTGATTTGGAATGCAAAAGCATTCCGCAGGCTAGTAAGGATTCGGCGGAAATTTATCTTTTTGAGTGGCAGCCGGTAGTTCAGCCGTCAATACTCAAAGCTATGGGTTAGCTTCGACGCGACAGGCAGGTTGCGTGATACGAGTAACACAAGCAGTTTACAGTTTTAACATTCTTTGAAGGAGGAATACGGATGAAAAGCAAGTTTGAAGCGTTGAAAGAGTTCCAGAGTTGGCCTGCGGCTTACCGGGATTTTTGTCTTGATTATTTGGACAGCCTTGAGCCTGACGCCAAGTCTGACACGCTCGAATCGCAGGTGGCGGAAGCGTGCAAAGTAATCAATTTGAGAAATGAAGTCTCAGTTTGTCCGCACGCGGAGGATTCGGAGCCTTACGAGGTTGAGGGTTCCCGGGGTGCGCAGAGAAAGTGGGACGCTAAAGAGAAAGCCAAAATAGCGGAGCTTGTCTCCCGCAGTTACCTTTCGGTGGAAGAAGCTTACGCCGAATTCCATATCCTGTTTCCATGGCGGTCGTTTGATGCCTTTTCGGCCAGGTACAAAGGTGCGGTACGCTACGCAAAGTCGAAGAAAGACAAAGGTACGCCGCCGAGTACGGAGCAAGGCAACGATTCTGGAGAACTTGGCGACTTTAATTGACGCATTTTCGGCGTGTTTATTTTTGTTCAACTGGACGTTTTCGCGTACAAAATTTTTGATTGTTTGAATTGGAGGTTCAAAGTGAAAAATAAGTTTGAAGCGTTGATGGAGTTTCAAAGTTGGTCAAACGACAGCCAACTTCTTTGTCAGGAGTGGAGTCTTTCGACAGCCGAAAAAACCCAGGTCGCAACGCCGTTGGTTTCGATGCGGGTTATCGCAAAGAAAACTAAAAAGGTAGCGTCTCGCAAGCGCTGGGATGAAGACGAACAGCGTATGATTGAAGCCTTCGCAGAAACCCGGATGTCACCAAATGACATCTTTGCAATGTACAAGAAGCAAGGCGGCAAACGAACTTCGGGCTCGGTTTTATCGCGAATAGGCGAGATTCGAAGTGCTAAGGGGGACCTGGGGCTTTAACTTCGAGCCGTGAGCAAACTTTCCGCGACTTAAGCCCGTGGCAGTCGCGGAAAGTTTTTGTTTCCAATGTTTTAGTTTTGAAAGGAAATAACGATGTCAAATGAAATGCAGGGCAAAAGCGAAACGAGCGAAATCAAGGATGAACGCCAGGGACCGGCGTCGCCTGGAGACGGTTATCGCTTCCTTGGGCCTAAGGAACTTGTTCTCGAAGGTGACGAGTTTTGGCACAATGAACTCGGATGGTTCGAGTCCAGAAAAGATAGTTGTCGTGACAAAAAGCAATCTAATTCGGTCAAATACCGACGTCGAAACAAGTTTAGCGAAGGTGAGTTTGTGCGGATTGTAAAGCCTTTAGACGGGGCGACCGGATGGGGAGATTGGGCGGACGAACTTGACGGTAAGGTGGTTAAGATCACGCATTCTTCCCAGGACGGATTATATGATGGTGAATCGCATTGGTATCGACTGGAAGGTTGCTCCCTTCTGTACTTTCGCGCCGACTGGCTAGCCCCTGCGTCCGCCGAGGCGGCCAAGAAGACCGAAGAAGTTAAAGCACCGGCAGTCTCAAAGGATAAACGCCAGGGACCGGCGTCGCCTGGAGTCGGCTACCGCTTTCTTGAGCCCGAGGAACTTGTCGTCGAGGGCGACGAGTTTTGGTCCGGGATTGACAGCCGGTGGGAGGCCAGCGGTATGTACCGCCACAAGGGGGAGCAAGCTGCTCGTTTGTACCGTCGCCGCAACGAGTTCAAAGACGGTGAAATGGTGCGGGTCGTGAAACCTTTGGATGTCGAGCAGGAACCAAAGTGGGTGGAAAGCATGGACGGCTTTGACGGCCAGATACACGCTGTTCACAGCGCGGCACTAAAGTCTGGCCGTTTCCACTATTTCCTTCAAGGCACTGAAACTTGGAAGTTCAACGGCGACTGGCTAGCCCCTGCGTCCGCTGAACAAAAGGCCGAGGAAGCCAAAAAGGCCGAAGCGGGCGGGGAAGCTAAAGCAACGGCAGTCTCGAAGGATAAATGCCCAGGATCGGCAGAGCCTGGAGACGGTTACAGGCTCCTTGACCCTAGGGAACTTGTCGTCGAAGGCGACGAGGTTTGGAGTTATCAAAACACATGGATCAGTTCCGGAAACTATAGACGTAGCGGCAGGGAACAATCGAATACTGCCAAGTATCGACGCCGCAACAAGTTCGCCGTAGGTGAACTTGTGAGGATCGTCAAGCCGTTGGACACAAAGGTCGGGCCGGGATGGCTGTCTTGTTTTGATCGCTGGATCAATGAAAACAAGGTGTTTACCATCGCCGAGTCAACACCCTCGCGCAACTACGAGGTCGCGGAAAACTGCTACTCCTTTGCCCCGAACTGGTTAGCCCCAGCCTCCAAGGAGCAAAAGGCCCAGAAGGAAGAGGAAGCCAAAAAGGCCGAGGAAGCCAAAAAGGCTGAGGAAACCAACAAGGCCGAGGAAGCCAAAAAGGCCGAGGAAGCCAAAAAGGCTGAGGAAACCAAAAAGGCCGAAGAAGACCGCCGTTGCCCGGCAGAACCGGGCGAAGCCTACCGTTTCCTTGACCCCAAGGAACTCGTCGTCGAAGGCGACGAGGTTTGGGCATGTGCTAGCTCTGGTGGCTACGAGTGGGTGCCTACCTTAAACCACCGCTCGGCGGCTGGGAAACAAGGTGCTGGGTTTAGGTATCGTCGCCGCAACAAGTTTGCCGAAGGCGAACTTGTGAGGATCGTGAAACCTTTGGAAACGCCTGGGCCGCACGGGTGGGTAACTGCGATGAACGCGCTTGACGGCAGGGTAGGCACGATCAGGCTTTCTTTGCAGGGTAGTGAATCGTGGTACAAGATGAAAGACTGTTTCCTCTGGCGCTTTTACGGCGACTGGCTAGCCCCTGTGCCAGCCAAACAAAAGGCTGATGAAGCCAAGAAGACCGAGGACGCAGACAAGGTAGCTGAAGTCGCGGCTACTGACCCGTGGCTATCACCCACAACAGACACGGTCGAACGTGCGATAACGCCACTTTTTGCGGTAAATGTTCACGCACCGTTTACGTTGCAAGACCTTGCGGAATTCGTGATGGCAGCGAAAAAAGAAAACGGCGAGTATTTCACCCTTCGGCTGGAGGGGGATTGGCTTCAGATTGGCCGAGATTAGCGGGTAGGTGCGAAAATGTTTCGCAATCCCGACACGGTTTGAATTCACTTAAAGGAGCCTGAAATTGGCGACAGCGGAAATTGACGAGCTTGCCAAGAAATACGCTTTCAATATCGTCACTAGTCCTGACACGACTTGTACGGTTGATGCGTTTTTGGAAGCGTTGGAACAAGACAAAATTCACGAAGGTGCCTCCGTGTGGGCTCCATTCGAGCACATGACTGCTGCGGATCTTTTTGAAACGTTTGAGATGTTGGCCGATTCGCACATCGGCTTTTTTTGTGAGACCTCTGATTTAGGCTTGGAGTAGGAATAAATGCATAGTTTTAAAATTGGTGATCGTGTTCGAATGAATGATTCTTTTTCGGGCGTAGTCAGAAGTGTTACGCCAGAGTTTGGGCTAGTTTCAGTCATAGAGGACAGTGAGGAAAGGATTGTAACTGTTGCCGTGAACTTACTCGATCTAATCCCGGGAGAAGACGAAAGACCGGCACAGCCGTGTCATGTGGTTTTCTATGTCCACGGGCCGGCTAAAAGGCCGAAGCGGTCAGCTCTTTACGTTGGCGGTAAACTTCAAAGGACTTCAGAGAGCATATCCCTTTTTGACTTGTGGAGCGAGATTGGCGCGCGTCCGTGCACAATTGAAAAACGGACACTCTTTTTAAACTGTTCCAGCTGGCCGGAGAGACTTGCCGAATTGGAAGATCTCGTAAATCAGTCGAACAATGAGAATGCGAAAGAAGCTGCCGGAATTTCAAACGCAAAGAAAGTCACTTTGCCTGAGGTGAAGGAAGATCCTTTGCCGCAGGAGCAGCCTTCCTGTTCGTCCCCTTTGCAAACGCTGCCTTCGGGTCAACTTGCAAAAGCGTCCTCGCCAGAGTTAGACGACGCAATGTTGGAACAATTTCGATGGGTGCAGCCGCAATATCGCGAACCCGTGCAAGCAGACGTGGCGAAAGGCCCGATTGAATGTGAAGTACGACATTCTTCGCTTTTTTCGTCTTGGAAGCGGAGGAACTTAATTGCAGTCCTTCCGGTTGATTACCCTGGTCGTTTTATTGCGCTCGCACCGTCATCATCCCCCGCCAAAACGTCAACCGCGAGTTGGCAGATGGCTCGAATCGAGATCAAACGACCTGACACTTCGAACCCACCTTGCTCGATTGGTGAAGCTTGCACGTTTTCACCAGGCGACTGGGTTGCGGTAAACAAGCCGAGCCGAGATACTGCTTGGTCGACGACATGGCCGACATGGCTACGGGAGATGGATCGCTACGACGGTCTTGTCGCGAAGGTTTACGGGGAGTTCGAGGGCATGGTCTATTTCACGGGCGACATGCCGAACGAGAATGGCGGCAAATACGCGTATCACGTTGACTGGCTGAAGCGGGTCGATGCACCTGCGGCGAGGTAATGCCAGAGAGAATTCTCTCGTTGTGTTAACTATTCGGATTTACCATAATGTGAGCCATGGAGGGCCCGCACTATGCCTTATGCGTCCGAAGCACAGCGTCGATTTTTCAATGCAAACCGTAAAAGTTTAGAGTCCGAGGGAGTTGATGTGGATGAGTGGAACAGCTCGTCGAGAGGGAAAAAACTTCCGGAAAAAAAAGCAAACACTCCCGGACAGACTGGAAACATTCCGGTTACTCCACCGCTACCCGTAAGACCAAAGGCTGCTCCGTCGGCCCACATTCCACGCCCTGCACGTCGCCAGACTACTCTGGCTGACATGCAGGGCAACCAGGCGATGGCGACTCAAAAAGTCGCTACGCCTTTTTTTTATCTATTGGGCGATTTGGCTAAGGCTGCGGCGCAGGTGAAATACGCCCGTCTTGGCGATTTACCGGCATCTAAACCGGATGCGGGGGTTGGAAACACGGCTTTAGCTGGAAATGCAACGCAGAACTCGCCAAAACCCGCGGCACCGTTTAAAGGCGGTCCAGGTAAAAAAGGCCTAGGTGTGCCCATGACTCTGCTGGATCGCATGGGGTTAGGCTCCGGTGCGGCGGATGGAACTTTGCAGGCAAACCTAAGCAATCTAGCTTCCAGCGTTGGTGATTTTGCAACCAGTCCGCTTGGAATCGGTGCGGGGCTTGGATTGGGCGCCCTTGGCACTGGCATGTACTTGGGTAGCAGGCGTAAACGCGATGACGACGAGAAGGAGGCAGGTCTCGGTGCGTTGGCTAAATACGCTGCAGGGCAGTCCGAAGCAAAGCGTAAAAGCGAGGCTAACGAAATCGTAGATATGAATTCCATCGGCGGAAACGTAGCTGACTGTTTGTCGCCATTTAGCTGGGGTGGCGAACGTGCGGGCAGGTCCCAGGCTATGGCTGAGGCTGCGGGAGATGGGGCAGACATTAACGTAAGGCACCCTGGCGCTACTTCCTTGCTGTTTGGTGCTGGCGGTGGGGCTCTAGGTAGTTCTTTCGGTCCGGCAGGTGCGGCAGCTGGCTCGTTAGCAGGAGTATTACTTTCCGGGTTGATGCGAAGGCAGGAAATGCAACGTATCAACGATTTATATGATGAAAGCGCAGCAGGTGGCAAGCTAAAACCAAAACACCCCGATTTTTCCGGGTTGTCAGCTGCGTTTTTACCTTTAAGGGGGCCACACCGGACAGGGCAGCTTGAGGCTAGCAGGGTTATGTCCGGTGCAAGAGACCCGAAAGCTAGGCGTAAAGATGGCACTCGAGATGCACTTTATGGGGTGGATAGTACTGTGCCGTTTGCGGGACTTTTACACGGCTACGCACAAAACCTTAAAACTCAGTTTGCATCGCCGTCGACTGCGACGGAAGCCGAAAAGCCAGAAAAAGAGGCTGGCATTAAGCTATTGGCTATGTTATCAGCTAAATTCGTAAGTGGGGCTTGAGTTGCATGCAAACCACAGAAATACAAAAGCTGGCTGGAAACTTGTTCTTCGATCAAGGAATACCCACTAGGCTTACTACCACGTTAGCCGGTGGACTAGGCGGTGCGGGGCTTGGTGGGTTTTTAGATTACATGTCTAGCCCTGCAAATGAGGTGGGATATGACGGTATTGTAGCTGGCGGCCTGTTGGGTTCGACATTAGGGTATAGGGCTAAACCTTTTGTTAATCTTCTGATGGGACGTCACCCTCTGGAAGAAGAGTTAGTTAGACAAGGGCAGGCAGAACGAGAAGCGTACCGAAATAGAAAACCTGATTTTGAATCGTCTTTATCCGACGTGTTGCCTGAAGGTTACGAATCAAAAGCGAGAAGTGCGGCTTCTAAGTATCGAGACGGAATTAAAACACACGACGGTGATCTTCGAAATGAATTCGCACAGTCGCTTTCTCCGAAAGATTTTACAAGAAAAATTAGAGGGTTTTTCGAACACGGGTTGGACGACACTACTGGTGGTTATTATTTAGGCGGAAGCGAATCGCCTAGTGACAATGTAATGGTCGCTAACCCTAATAGAATGGATCAGTTTGCAAACACATTGTCACATGAGTTGACGCACTCAACTCAGGAAGATTACTTTAAAGGAAAAGGTTTAAGGCCAGCTCCCGGTGGTTTTGTACCTACGCTTAAATCCATTCTAGCTTCAAAAGCAAATGACGAATTCAAGGATGTGATTGACCAGTTTAGTACCGGAAATCACGGCGATTATTTGTCGTATAAGTTCGAAGAGGAAGCGTTTTTAGCCGACATTAAACGTAAATATTTCGAAGCTACTAACAAGATCGTAGACTCGCACGATGCCGCAACCGAAGCGTTAAATTGGCTATTGTCCGGGTCTAGTAAAGACCGAGCAAGCGAACGAATTAGGCAGCAGTTGATTCAAAAAAACTTGCTTGCCAGCACTTTGGTGGGCATGGAAACTCAAAGAAAGTTTGATCCTCGTAATCTTCGCAAGCCTGGAACTCCGCTAAGCCCAGACACAAGAAAAATATTCGATTATTTCAATTGGTTGAAAGGCCGAATGCCTGGTTTAGTGAAAAACAAAAGCCGAGAAAACACTAAAATGGCTAGTAACAATTTTATTGGGCTTTTGGCTGTGAGTTGCATGCAAACCACAGAAATACAAAAGCTAGCGACTGCGGCTGCTTTAGGTAGCAGACGTAAAAAAAAGCAAAAAGAACCGGGTTTTGGCGAGTTGGCAGCTCCGTCTACTTGGCTTGCCGGGCTGGGGGCAGCCGGTGCCGGTGGACTGGGTACGGCTTACGGATTAGGCTCCGACAAACAAATTCAGCGTGTGATCGACGCAGCCAATAGCTACGATCCGGCAGTTTTTACAGAAGGTAAGTTACCTCCAAACCAAACCGGCTTAACCTATTACCAAAAAATGCTTTCGCCGGGGGCTCAGCTTAAACCTTTTGGTATTCCGGTTGGTGAGTTGCTAGTAAAGCTCAGGAGCAGTCCTGAGATAATGAAAGCACTCGGTACCAGAGAAGCTCTTTTACCTACGTTAGCGGAGCAGAGGGGCATTAACGGGGCTACGCACTATGAGATGTTTTCAAGAGGGCCTATTGCCGCGTATGCGCATCAAATGAAAGCAAAGTATCCTGATGTAAAAGTACCCGAGACACTGGCAGGTGTATCCGAAGCGAATTACACGGATTGGATGAACCGTAAACTGGAAGATTTTATCGCTAGTGAAACAAAACAAAGGATAAATCCATTTGAAATCAACCTGAATTTTTTACCGCACGAGGACCAGACTGCGATGATGGAACGTTTTCACGCATCTTTGCCTGCTGCTGTTATGCAGTATAAAAGAGAGGTCGAAAATCCCGGCCCAGCGTATGCTTCGCAAACTCGCAACTATTTACCCAAAGCCAAAGCTTACGCCGACTTTAGGAATCAGCTAAAGAATATCGGTGTTACTGCTGGGGGTGCCGCCATAGGTGGTGGTCTTGCAAACGCGATTTACAACGCGTTGGTAGCTAAAAAGAAGCGTTCTAGTTTGGGTCAGTGGGGTTCGGCTTTGTTGGGAACAGGTCTAGGCGGAGCTGGTTCTTATCTTGTTGGAACCGAACCAGGTCGAGCTGTTTCAGGCGCTTGGCTAAAAACCCTTATCGATAAGCTTTCCAGGGGGACCTAATTTTGGAATCGACCATGTGTGCTGTAAAAATTTTGGCTAAACAAGCCGCAGACGAAAGCAATGCTCTGTTTAACTATGTCGGGCTACCTTTAGCTATGGCTGGAGGCGGCGCATTACTTGGAGCAGGATTGGGGGCAGCACAGCATCCAATTTCAGAAGCGTTTGAAACGGATAAATCACCCGAGAGCAGGCTTCAGCGGTTAAAGCAAAAATTAGTAAGCGGTTCCATTGGCGGTGCAGGCGCCGGCTTAGGTGTACTACTCTCCAGGACAATTAATCGGTATTTAGACAAAGACGCAGCATCCCGTTGCTGGAAAGGTTACGAGCCTGTACCGGGTAAAACTCCTTACAGCGAAGACAGTTGCAAGCCGGTTGGTTCCAAAGCAAAGAAAAAGGAAAAGAAAGCAGCAGGCTGCGGCTGTGGTGGTCAAAAGTGCGACAACTGCGGCACGGCACCTTGCGAGTGCAACTCCGGCGCAGATCCTTCACGTGCGGTGAAAATTGCCGCAGCCAGGCTTATCATCAAAGTGGCAGGGACGCGGGGTCTATGGGACAACGTCCACGCTAAACGGAAACGAGGCGAAAAGCCTGCTAAGCCAGGCGAGAAGGATTATCCGGACAGCAAGTCGTGGAACGCCACAGTGAAGGCTGGTGCAGTCGATAAGCTCATTTCGATGCTTGCCACTGGCAGACTCAAGCGGGCAGGTATCTTTTATCGAGATCTAGAAACACCTTCGGCGACTATCGTCAATGATGACGACCGCTACGGATTGGCCGCAATGCGGACTCAAGAACCTCGTATGTTAACGCGTTTATTTAGTAACCCGGAAACTGACGCTTTGACGGCTTTGAGTGAGCTGAAAGCGAACAAACCGGAAAGCTTAGAGCGAACTACCCTTCCTGGGCGACATCTTTCGAACGAGTTTGGAGCTACGCTTCAAAAACTTTATCCTTCTCGATACCGTGACCCACAAGAAGGCGAATTATTTTCAACGTTAACAGATTTGATCGACGAGGAGCCCGAGCCTGCATCCCGTAAAGACGTACAGGCAACGCGTCGACGATATGCTCCCATGATGCATCAACGGTATGCGTCTCAAGCCGATAAAGAAATGATCAGTAAACTTTTTTCCGCTTTGGAAAAAAGCTATTCAGAGCGCAAAACGAAAGCAGCCAGCGACATTGTTGCTTTAGCTAAGATTGCAGCCGAAGGTGCTTGGACTCGCTCCGAAGGTAAAAGCGAGTCCGGAGGGCTGAACGCTAAAGGCCGAGCCAGCCTTAAAGCACAAGGGCACGACATCAAACCGCCCGTGACCGAGGATAACCCCACCGGTGAGCGAGCTGACCGCAGGGCAAGCTTTTGCGCTAGAATGTCCGGAATGAAGCGAAAGCGAACAAGTGCTGAAACGGCAAGAGACCCGGATAGCCGCATCAATAAATCCTTGCGAAAATGGAAATGTTAAATGCAAAGCAAAACCCAGCCCCGGCATATCCTTGTAAGCGGTCACAGTGGTGCAGGTAAATCCACTGTGTCCGAGGCTTTGGCTAAGAAGCTCAAAATGCCTTTGCTATCGATAGACAATCACCCTGAGTTTCAAACGTTCCTGACGTCTAACCCGGCTGCAAGCCACTTAGACCCTCGGCACGCGGAGGGTACGGCTTTTCACGATCTTATTAAGCGGTTAGCTGCTGAAACACTAGCTGAGGCCGACTCGCCTTCCGTTGTAGAGGGAACTCAGCTAACCCACTTAGAGCCAGAAGAACTGAGCAATTTTGCTGATCGCATTTATGTCCGGGGCAACGCAAGACAGGTTCAAGCTCAGCGGCTTGCAAGAGCTAAAGCAAGGTGGGATGAGAAAGGTAAAACTTGGACTAAAGATGTAACGGATCGCAAGAAAAAGCTAGGCAAAGCTGTTTATAGCTTTCACGATCAACACGTAAAAAACTACAGTCGTATTCCTGGTACGATCAAGTACGATTGGCGTAATGCAAATAGCTTTGACGATTTGCTTACAAATCTGAAAGCTAGCCGCGAGAAAACTGCAGCAGTTCGCCAGCTGCTTTCTAAAGCGGAGCTTACGGGCTCACGTGGTAGAGCCCAGGTTCACATAGACCCGGCTGTCATTGACCCGCGTGTAAATCCGATGGCGACTTTAGCCAAGCAGGCTGCTACAATGACTTTGCGGAAAATAACCATCCGCATTGGTTTTTCCCGCAACCCAGTCGAGCAAAACAGAAAAATGTCCTGCACAGAAGTTCTCCAAGACCTGCTTTACAACTGCATCGATGCCTCCTCCATGCTTAAAAAATGCCACTGGAATGCCCAGGGTACGATGTTTAAGCCTCTGCACGATTTCTTGGGAAGCGGCTACGAGCTTTTAGACTCGCTCACGGACGACGTTGCAGAACGTATGGCTACGCTTGACAGCCCTGCCGATAGCTCACCCGCGAAGGTGGCCGCAAAGTCAGCGTTGACCGCTTTGCCAACAAAGTTCATGCAAGCCGACAATATTTTAGTTGAAATGGACAGCCGACTTTCAACGCTTGTTGACAAATTCAAAGCGGCTATTTCTGATACGGAAGACGATCCTGTGACCAGCAACATGCTACAGGATATGACGCAGAGACTTGAGAAGTATCACTGGATGCTTCGGCGTCAGAATGAAAAGCGGGAAACGGCTTCAAAGGAAGCCGCCGCAAGGGTGTTGGCTTCTTTTATAAAGGTCTAGTAATTAGACGCTCTCGCTTAAAAACGGATTTAACGATATGTTGCAACCGGACGTTTGTCTCACAGTTGTCCTCGACGAAGCCGACAATTTCCTTGTCATTCGTCGAAGCGCAAGGAACACGCGTTCCGGTCAGTGGGAACCGCCGCTCGGCCACCGTGATCCCGGTGAGATCGCAACGTCTGCTGCTTTAAGGGAGGTAGAGGAAGAGACGGGACTTTCTGTTCGCTTGTTCAGCGGAACGCTTAACAAGCGAACGGGTGACGGTAAACGTATTCGCTTGTTCTTGGCAAGGGCAACGGGCAGTAAGCCATCGGTTAAAACTGAGCCAAGCGAGCACGATGCGCACAAGTGGTTGTCTTTAGATCAAATGAACTCGTTGCAAGACTGCCACGAAACATTGAAAACGGATATTTCAGCTTTACTCAAGGCCAACAAACAAACAAAAGAGGCTAGTATGTTTCCTGCCGCAGGACAACCGGGATTAGGATCACAATTCGCACCTCGCTTTTCCGGGACTTATCAGCCTCGGCTAGCAGGTAACCCGAATCCACTTGCGAGTGTTCAACCTCCGGACGTTACAAAGGCGGATACGGCAGGCGTTCAACAGGCTTTAGCCAAGGTTGGATCCATGTGTCGCACGGCGACCGGGGACGGGCCTAAGCGTTACAAAGTGAACCCGGAAGATACTGCCATCGGAGAAAAAGCGTTTGAAAGCCTGGATCGCTTTAAGCGAGCCGGGCTTAATAACTTTCAAGCTAGCTTTTTCAGCCGCATGGTTGAAGAAGGCCGGAGCTCGACGCAAATCAAGCAGGCGATCGAAATGACGGGCAAAAGATTTGGAAATGCCGTCGCTGGCGAACTGGCGGAAGGTTTTTCCAAGCTTGCAGGTATTGGTGCTGTGCCGGATTTTACTTCGCCTCCAAAGCCGATTTCGCCGGCAGGGATTGGCAAAGCGACGCAACCGCTTTCAAGTGGTTCGCCCGGGCCCGCTAATCCAAAAGGTACGATTGGCGGTGCTTTGATGTCGTATGCAAAAGAGCCGTACGATCACCGCAGCGAAAAACCACTTGGCGGTTATCTTCCTATGTTTCCCGGAATGCTCCGAGGAGCCTTGCCGGGGGTTATGCAGGGTGCTGGAACGGCTGCGACAGGGACTGGAGCCGCTGCGACGGGGGCTGGATCGACTGCGGGGTCCGGGGCTGGTGCGGCTGCGGGCTTAAGCGGTGGGTCGTGGCTACCTTGGGCGAGCAGCACAGCTGCAGCGGCTGCAGCTCCCGCCGCAGCTAGAACTTGGAAAGATCTCGGTAGAGAGGCTTTAGCCACCGCTGGCGGTATGTCCCTGGGTGGACTTGGTATGAGTTCAGTTATGCCGAATGTTGACGACATAACGGACAAGTTTCTCTCACACCCTAAGCTCGCCCCTTTGTTAGAACTCGCAGGAAATGTGAATTCCGGCCAGGCTTTCGACCTCAAAGGTATGTTTGAGCAAAACAAAGACTGGTTGATACCGCTACTTGCCACTATGGCGGCGGGTACGGCTGGCGGAGGCATGCTCGGGGGTTCGAGCGGAGCGCTGGGTGGTGCGATAGGCTTACCTTTGATTTACTACCTCATGCAGAACCCGGAAGCACTGAGCCAGTTCACAGGCGGGGCCAAGGCACCGGCAGCACAAGCTCCAGCGGCACAAGCTCGACCGACAGCTGGTCCGATGCGACCAGGTGGTGCTATCGCGAATCCGGCGACCGAAACCTTTACACCGGCTTCGGAGTAACGTATACTGCCGAGACTAAACCGCTGTGAGATAGCGACTACAGGGTCGAAGGTTTGTTCAATTTGCCCTGTAGTCCTGCGCTCGAGCAGGGCGAAAGCACGACGTAGAAAAGTCCTTCGCATGCGTGCTTCGGTTAGTTGTTAGCAGTGTGTTCTGCTCCGGGTCAACCGTCTCCGTCGGTATCCTTCCCGGTCAGCCTGAAACCTCTGTTGAGGCGGTCAACAAGTTTCGACTAAGGGTTCAGCCCAGGCGCAACTAACCAACTCACTTTTACACTTTTTTCTGGCGACTCTCGCCGCTATAATCGGGAAGTCAGTGCTTTTGTTGCACGTTTGACTTTTCTCGGAGGGGAAACAGTCTATGTACACTTACCTTTAAGGGGGTGATCCGTATCTCGGACAATCCCGTCTAGGTCTTGTACTTAGACGGGATTGTTTCGTATAGGCTTGAACATGTGGCCTTTTAACGGCATCCGAAAGCAGCTGGAAGAGCTTAAAAAGCTTTGCTTTGTTCTACGCTGCGGGCAAGAGGTCGCTGAAAGAAGCAATCTTCTGTTCTACACGAACTTGTCTCTCCGGCTGGATCGCATCGAAAAACTCCAAAAACAACTGTTGTTTAGGCTTGGCCCAGGAAATGTTTCTATTCGAGTTACAGGGGAAACCAGTATGGCCGATGTGCTTTTGTTTGTTGTTTATCTTCCACCCAAATCTGCACCGGATGTCGTCGCTCGAGAGCTTACTGTCGAGATTGACGGCGAAACTCAGGTGTTGGAACTTGACGCGGATTCTACACAAGTTTCGGATCTTTTCGGGCTCGAAGGGTCGACCGTGTCGCTGTCGCTGGTCGACATTGACAACGCGGATAATCGATCTGGAGCCAGCGTTTTTAACACAACCCTCAAGGACACGATTGCTCCACCTAAGCCCGGTGTTCTGGGTCTGGAAGTCACCGCTGAGCGTCCGAAAGCTCCGGCGGCTGAAACTCCGAATGTCGAGGCGGACACTTCTTCCTCTTCGGATGTTGTTGACAGTGCTACTGACATTGATGCTTCTGCTAGTGAGTAGCTAACTCGGAGATTATCATGTTGCAAAGTCGTATCAAAGCTGCTGCCAGCAAATGTGTTTTAAGGGCCCTTTGTAAAAAGGCAAACAGCCGCAAGCAAATGCGGGCCTTTATCGTGAAGCTGGCGGCAGATAGGCTGCAAGAAGCATACAGGTTTGCACCTCGTGGCAGCACGACGCAACGGATGTCGCCCTTTCCTGGGGCACCGGGTCGGGAATCGATTCTTCGACCATCGCTTGCAAAACAAGCTTTTGCAGGTGCGAAGGGCTCGACGGGAATGTCCGGGGCTCCTCCAGCACCTAAGGCACCAGCTATGCCATCGGCGCCAAAGCTGACAGCTGAAACCAAGTTCTTCAACCCGCAAAACTCAAATTACGCAGCAATGCGAGGCCCGGATCCTGCAAGGCTTGCACCCAAACCGCAAAGACGACCGGGCATGTCTAACCAGATCAATTACGGTACTGGGCCTAGCGGTAACCAGGTAACGGCGGACATTGTTCCTGGCGGCACGATGCCTGTTGCAAGGCCCGTGGGTGCAACAACAGCAACTAATCGCCCTTCTGACGCAGACCACAAAACCAGACAAAAACTTTTTAATGAAAACACCCGTGCAGCCAGAGAAGCGGCAGCTGCGGGTCAAGCAGCACCTGGCAGTCCGTCCCTAACCCAGTTGCTAGCTAGAATGACGCCAAGCCAAAGGCGAGCTTACAGCCGACAGTTGTACGATTCACCTGGGCAATACGCCAATCGAAATCAGATAGCCGCACAAGAGTTGGCCCGCCAAGACGCGGCAAATGCTCCACCTGCGCCAGAAGCTGCGGCTATCCCTATTCCAGAAGTTGAACCAGAACCGGCAACCCCTTTCGCTACTCCGATCGAGACAGCACCGGAGCCGCAAAGCCTGCCTATACCGGAGCGGTCGATTTCGGCGGAAAGTGCTAGCAATTGGAGGCCACCGCCTAAACCCAATCCTTTAGGGTTAGACGCGACTGCCGCGCCTAATTTGAACGTGGATCCAAGGGCCGCAGTCGCTTCAGCGGGACGCACTGCAGGCCAGCGACTGCAACCGACGGTAAACCCCAACTATTTGTTTGACCTGTTTTCAAGAATAAGGGAGGTCATGCCGGGTTTCGGTAACCAAGTCGAGAGCAAAGATGCTCCTTTTAGTCGCATGCTACCGCAGCAGCTTGAGCAGGCAGACAAGGACCGGTATCTTTGGCATGGCATTGATTGGTTGCAGCGCGGAACGCCTTTGGGCGACACTGCTCGAAGGCAGGAACAAGAGCAATTTCAGCTCTAGCTAAGCACGCTCCAGCCCACTTGAATACCCGGCACACGCCGGGTATTTTTTTGCTTGACACTTGCCAGCTTGTGGTTATCTTGCTGGGTGTTTAGTTCGTCGTTGTGTAAAGGAAAGCTATGCTTGAAGATTTATTTAAAGCGAATTGCAAGCTTGATCCGTTATCGGATTTTGGCTTTCCCGAACGCGTTCAATGCTCTTATTCGCTTGCTCAGGTTGCAAAAGGGTGGTTTACCTTGTCTCCTTTGAAGTGTTACCCGGATAATCAACTGGAAGACGCTCTCGACGCGATGTACCGGGAGGAGACTAAAGACGTATTCGAAGAGTTTAAGCAGCTGAAGGACATCTTTCATTTCACATTTGGTGAACATGGTCCTTGCCTGACTGTACACGACGGTAAACTGCAGATGAAAGGTTCGGCCAGCTTGCCGATAGCAAAGCTGCTCGAGTTGCGACGAAGTGGCATGTCTGGTTTTCGTTTAATGCAAGAGTTATACCTATTACTTTTGGCGGGCGGGGTAGGCATCGCGTCGGGTCCGCAGGCCTTGCATGCAGGAGAAATTGAGTACTCTGCTAGATTTTCAATGCCCGGTAAAACGTATACGTTAACCGTAGACGCGGCGACATTCGCATACCTCATGCGGCGGTTGTTTGGTTGGTGTGGTCACGGTGAGTCGATGAATACAACGATAACGAGTTTTCTTCTTCGCGAAGCTGTTTCAGTGGCGAACTTGACGGTAGCAAATCAACAAGGTGTAATCGATACTTGGTGCAGAGCATACTCAGACATGAAGTTGGAAAAGGAACGGTTGCAAGATTTGCTTTCGCAGGCTAACGATGAGCTCGCTGTGCTGCGAGTAAAATTTGGCAGTAAAAAGTTAGCCACCCCGTTGACGACGATCAAAGCGAAGCGTAAAGTAACTCGCCTTCCAACTAAGTAACGGAAGCCCTCAAGCTTGGTAAAGTACTAAGCGATTCAAAATCGCTTTCACGGACGAAAGCAAAGCAAGTGGGAGTGGTTATGCGTAAGTTGATGTTGCTCTGTGCTTTGGTCTGCAGTTCAAATGCTTTTGCACAGTCTAGCCCGTCCGATCGCCATGTTGTTTCGAGCGGATTTGTTCTCGCTCCTGGCGAGAAGATCATCGCTGTTAACGGCGTTCCTGTAGCACAAGAAACCGTTTGCCAAGGCAGACCTGTGGTGGCCGGAAGCGTTGCCCAGGCCAAAGCACAGCAGCAAGCTGCAGAGGGACGAATGCGGCACGTTGGAGGTGGCATGGGTGCCGGTAGCTACGAGGGCGTAGGTTTCTCGACCGTGTCAGCGGAACACGCTGTTTCTAAATGTTGCTACTGGGGGCAGCGAAAAGCTATTGACATTGGTGTCGCTCGCGGTAGAAATGGTTGGTATGCAACAGTGATTTATCGCTAGTTGAAACAAGAGCGGTCGCATGATTTGATGCAGCCAAGAGGAGGTTGAGATGTTTGCTGGTAAAACCGTTAAATCCCTAAAGCAAACTTTCACGAAGGTTTAAATCCTTCCCGCTCTTTTATGGGTCGGTAGCATGTCAGGAGTCATGCACGTTTTAGCCGTTGACGCGAGGTCGGTTTGGTCGGATCCGACAGCTGAGGCGATTTAATGCGAGGCATCGCAAGCAATCACGTGGACAGTACAACTCGCAAACGACTGGCGAGGTCCTTGGAGGTTCGAATCCTCCCCGATCCTTTCATGGCGAAGGCCATGGCGCGCGACACCTGCCTGATGAGTGGTGTGGATGCCAGAGCACTGGCGAGGATCGGCGAGCATAGCGGTAACTATGCAGACTGCTTACTTTTTTCCTTTTGGTTTCTAAGCAGTTTGTGATAAGCAGGTGAAAACCCTGCCCGATCCTTTTTGGAAGCAAGACCCCGCGAACGACGGTGCGTGCAATTGGTCGCAGAAACCGAGAAAGCTGTAATGGCAAGTATCCGCAGAAATGCGAGTCGTGACAGCCGGAGAGACGGCAACATGGATCGGTAGCTAATTTGGTCAAAGCTATGGCGCTTCAAGTGCCAAAGACGCAGGTTCGAATCCTGCCCGATCCTTTCCTCGATGCAGTAGCGATATACGGCGAAGCACAGGAGCGAGCAAACGATGTGAACTCACTGAAATCTCATCGGGAGGCAACAGCCTAAGTTGCGAGGATCGGCGGCGTGGTTACACGCTCGACGGAGGAGGAGGGAACCGGCCTTAGGCCGACCGACACGCGAAAGCTGGTAGTGCGTTCCGCAGGTGCGAACCCTGCCCGATCCTTTTAAAAGCAAGTTCGGCAATCACGCCTTGAGTAAGCGTGATGTTAAGGCGGTATGCGACAACGCTCTTGGGAGTCTAACCGAACCAAAACAAGTAGTTCTTTTACGGAACGAACGGAAGCGGTGAGAAAAGACGCAACACCCTAATCAAGTGATGACGACCGACATTGGAAAGCGTGACTGCGAACCCGACAGCCGGAGTGACGGCAAATGCGCTGGAAGTGACTGTGGTGGCACGCTCGGGGTTTAGCCGGGAAGCGTAGGTTCGAATCCTACCTAGAGCATTAGAACAGGCCGCGACAAGGGGCAACTTGTCAGAAGAAACGAGCAAAACCTTTTGTGAGAGACTTCCCGGAAAACGAGTGGGTCGTAAAGCCCACCCTGTTCTTTTAAATCACTTGGAACGTTCATTCGAACTTTCCGCTTTGAAAGGGTTATTATGGCAGATGTATTGGGTCGAATAGGCGTCGGCATGGCCATGCTTGGGAAACCCGGCGAGTCAAATGAGCTCAAAGCGGTTTCATTGTTTTGGCCCAAGGCTGAACCCGTGACAGATGATCCGGAAGATCCGGTCAATTTCGAAGATCTGTTCCTAACGATTCCTTGCGCAAAAGAATTGATCTTGGATCTGCAAGGTGCGATCAACGCCTTGATCGAAGGAAAAGCTTTTAACGCTGAAGACTAGGCTTTTATCCCTTTTAGTTTTCTTGTTGTTCGTCTTGCAGCTTATCGTCGTTAGGCTTGCGATGTACCGTGTCGTGGAGCAACGGCTGGACATAAAAGCGGATTTAAAGACTACGGAGGTACTTGATGCGGCTGCCCCTTTATGATGTTGTTGATCTTGGAACAAAGAAAGGCGGAGCCTTGGTCGAGTTCTTTAAACGAGCTTGTCTGGTCACTTTCGGCGTTGACCCTTCGCCTTGGCAACGCAGTAGAAGCATTGGCTTTGAGCGAAAGGCGGGCGAAGGCTACTGTAACAACGTAGTTCGAGCAGGTTTCAGATTTGCCATTGCGGATTTGGCCACCGAAGAGGGGCTCGCAAATCTTCCAAAAGGGAAATACTACCTCGCTTGGCATTTCTTAGAACATCTTCCCAGCAAGCAGCACTCCGATGCGGCGGTTAAGCGTGCTTTAACGCAGGCAGAAAAGGCAGCGTGGTTTCGGTTGCCAAGCTTCGAACAGGATGAGCTACAAGGGGAAGGCGTGCTCCGGAAGCACGGCATGCGGTTCACTTGGACAAACTGGAACGGCCACACGTCCCCTTACTTGCTTAGCGACTGCTTAAAAGCGATTGAAGAGTGGGGTGCAGCTAACCCGAAGAAACGTTACCAGGTGCGGGTTAAACCCGCTCGGCGTATGCTCTCTATGCGAGACGACCGGATTGTGCCAATCGACGCACCAGTGGACACTCGCGCGTACTCTCCGGCTTTTGGCCCCAAACCCGATTTGACTTTCAGCCAGCCCGTCGTTGCGGAGTGGGAAGTCATTGTGCAAATGATGGGCTAGGGTTAAAGTTTGTTCCCGGATCGGCGGCATGGCGTATCCATGACGCAGTACGGCAAAGCGTTATCTCGCAATCGGCGAAACCCTGTTAGGACACGGCGGCAGGGAGAGTCGGTGCCATCGTGAAGCGAGAATGCAGCAGGTAACCAAGCCTGCCCGATCCTTTTAAGTTTGAATCCAGCAACAAGCGGCGAGGCCGAAAAGGGGTCGAAGTGACACACGAAGGACGCACAAGCGGTTGGGACATTCGTTTGCAATGCACAATATGCGGTTTCCGCTCGAGGTCAAATCGATACGAGGGCGATCCTCCAATGGGGCACGAGCCACCAGCAACTGTCGAGCGTGATTGCTCCAACTGCGACGCGGAAGCGAACTACCCCGAGGGCGGAGTCAAGACGGTGCATTTTGTCGATATCGCAAGCGACGCCGAGATTTCGGAAGAGCGATACAATGGATACAACCAACGGCCAAAGTGTGGTCTGTAAGTTTCACACAGCGGCGAGGCCGCAAAGCAGGTTTGAAGCCTGCCCGATACTTTTGTTTGTTTTACTTAGGAGATTGGTTATGGCTATCAAAAACATTCCGGATGGTTGGGAGTTTGCGGGAGTTGGAAAGGTTAAGCGGGGCGAGTTTTATTTAAGCGAAGAAGGTCGTGCGCATGAGTGGACAGCAAGTGCCGAAAGCGGCTTCGTTAACTACGTCATTATCCACAAGGTCGAAAAGCCGAAGCGGTACCGCCCGTTCAAGGATACGGTAGAGTACATGCCACATCACGGCAGACCTATTCGTAGAAGAGGCGGAAGAGGATTCGACGTCATTGTCAGTGCAGCGGATTTCACTTTGTTTGTTGCAAATGGCGACAAGATCATAGAGGTGGACCTGCAACAGGCCTTTGATAACTGGGAATTCGTCGACGGAACCCCCTTCGGCGTTGAGGTGACGGAATGATCGACGCCAAGCAGTTGCACGAAATCCTGGCGGATTTTGATCCTACGCAAAAGCACAAAGTCTACTGAGCAAGTCAGCATTGTTCCCGATCCTTTTTGTCGCGACTCGCAAGAGGTCGACTATAGCGGCGGTAATTCAGAAGCGAACAAGGCGAAGCCTTTAAGGCAATATGGACACGGTTTCGAGTACCAGTTAACCTCGCGACTTTTTTGTTTGTTTTTACCTGGGAGATTGATGATGCAGATTGAAGGAATACCGGACGGGTGGGAGTTGGTGAGGTTTGATTACGCCACAGATGGTGAGCGGTACTTAGATGGAAGCGGGGACATTGTGCATCACCTCGGTGCAAAGCCAACGCAAGCAAAGCGGTTAATTATCCGCAAGATCGAAAAATACCGCCCGTTTGCGAATACTGCGGAAGCGGAAGTCATGTGGGATGCAAAGCTGCAACTCAAGGAACATAGCGATGATAAGTTTAGGGTTACTGCGATTCGTGTGACTGGCGTTGTTATCGGTGCATCGTGGTATAACTACGAGGAGGCTTTTGAAAGGTTCGAGTGCGTCGACGGAACCCCGTTTGGCGTTGAGGTGACAGAATGAGCGATGACAAGTGTGACAGGGCGTTTGTTTACAAATGCAGACTTTGCGGAGAACTAGAAGCAAGTGCGTTTATCTACGCTAATAAGTACGAGGTTATGCAAATAATCGCCGACGTGAACTTCAAGAGCGTCCACGTAGATAAAGTTCACCTGGGAATGAGAGTCAACTTAACCTGTATGCACTTCTGCGAAGATGGTGGAGTTGGCATTTCCGATTTTCAAGGCATTAAGGTAAAGGACTCAGAATGAGCGAGCAGCTTTTGCATTGTGCTGTGGTACTTCTTGCTTTGTGTTTCTTTTTTAGTTTTCTTCAAAAGGTGTAGTTAAATGTCGATTTACGAACAACTGATTTCAGCGGATGCCAACCGCCAAGGCGGGTACGATAGTTTTTCCGCCCCACTTTCGGCCAGCCCGGGAACACGGGAGATGCATGATGTTTCCATTGTAGCGGAATGGCTGGACAGCTTGCCGCGAGCAGATATCTGTTCAGCGGGTGATGACGACGAGTTTAGCTTAAAGCCGGTTGCTGTGATCGGTATTGACGAGGGGAAAGGTTCCGACCACACCGTCACTAGCGTTGTAGACGAGCAGTCGGGCGAAGCTTCTTCGCGTTCCGAGTCGCTTTAACACCTTGGGGTGAGTAGATGGATAAGAAGCTCGAGGATATGCTTAAGAGCCAGGTCAGCGAGCAATTCATGCGAGGCATGGTTGCCAGGATGGAAATGTCTTACTTCAAGTACGGGGACTTGAAGGACGCATATCCGGAAAAAATAGACGCCATGGAGTGCTTGCGACAAAGGCTCGAGCAATACGAAAAAACGAAGAACACGGAATGCTTGATTGATGCAGCGAATTTCTGCATGATCGAGTTTATGTTCCCAGGGTTAGAGGGGGCTTCTTTTGTTCCGACAGATAGCGACCAATCCCCAGGGAGAGTGACGACGCTCGGAACGATTACGGATAGACCGAATGTGGTCAAGTATGTTTACGGTAGAGAAGGTGATTGAAAGGAAGGTAAGTGATGGAAAAGATTGATGATGGTGGGCCAGCGTTTCCTGGCGACGCAATCGGAAGGCGAGGCATGAGCCTACGCGACTGGTTAGCGGGGAAAGCGATGGAGGGAATGCTCGCATGTTCAAAAACAACCGGCAGCAAAAAAGACATCGCATACGACGCATATAGTCAAGCCGATGCTATGATTGCTGAAAGCAAGAAAGGTAAGTAGATGACTGAAGACGCGAAGTACAATGAGTTGGTTTACTTGGATCTGCTCGCAAACGTTTTGAAGCGTGGGACAAGGAGAGAGGATAGGACGGGGACAGGTACGATAAGTATCTTTGGAGCACAGGCGGTTTACGACCTGTATGACTCTTTCCCGTTGCTTACGACCAAGCGTGTACCGTTTAGACACGTGGCGGAGGAGCTGTTCTGGTTTCTTAGGGGGGAGACGAATGTGAGGTCACTACAGGCCAAAGGTGTCTCAATTTGGGACGAATGGGCTGACGAGAATGGTGACCTTGGGCCGGTCTATGGCAAGCAGTGGCGAGACTTCAATGGCGTAGATCAAGTTTCTCTAATACAAAACCAGATTATTGACAATCCGAATTCCAGAAGAATTTTGCTAAGTTCTTGGAATCCGCCGGAAATTTCCGCCATGGCTTTACCGCCGTGCCACACGCTGGTGCAGTTCTACGTTTCGCCGCGGTTCAACAAACTGCATCTGGATTGCCAGTTGTATCAGCGGAGTGCCGACATGTTTTTGGGTGTGCCTTTCAACATTGCGTCCTATTCCTTGCTGACTGTTTTACTGGCGAAAACCGCTAAGCTGCTACCGGGTCGTTTTATCCACACCCTGGGCGATGCGCACATTTACCTCAACCATGTCGAGCAAGTGGAAACGCAACTTGCTCGCGAGGTTGGCAGACCTCCGGTCCTTGGCGTCAGGACGTCACGGCCTAACGTTTGGGAGTACGTGTACAACGATCTTGTGTTGGAAAACTATCACCCACAACCGGCTATTGCCGCAAAGGTCGCGGTCTGAGGCTGAATATGCTTTTAAAGCACATTGTGGTTGGCTGGCACCGGGGCGGTTTGGGTTATGCCGGCCAGTTCCTTGAAGGTTGCGGTAAGTCCGTCGGCTACACTTTCGGACCGGACTTTACCCGCAGTCAGATGGAAGAGAAGCTCGAACAAGCCAGGGAGATAGAAGTATCCCCCTGGCTTGTTCCGTATCTGGGGCATCCGCTGCTGAAAGATGTCCCGGTGACCTTTCTGCTGCGGGACCCGATGCGTGTGTTTAACAGCTTGAAGCACTTGGGGCATTTCCAACTGAACCACAGGACGCAGGTCGAATGGTTTGCGTTCGGTCACATGCCCGATCTGGCTACGGCGTATCGTGGAAAGCCACTACAGGCGGTTGTTGCTTATCTAACCGGCTGGCTCAAGCTTGCCAAACAGCTCGCACCGAGCTCAAGGCTACTGCAGGTAGAGGAGTTTCCTTATTCCGCTGCGTCGCATTTTGGGTGCAATGCTCGTTTTGTCCCTTACTTGGAGCCCACGGTGAACGCGTCGGAAACCTGCCAGGTGTTCACGCCAGGTCGTTTGCCGGAAAAAGTGCGAGAACCGATGCTGCAGCTTTTAAAGAAGACGGGTTACATGTACAGTATACCGGCTCCGTACGCTGGCCATCCGCATTTCATGAACACTGACTGGCACCTTTAATGGAAACAATTCGTGTAAGCCGCTTCATGCCGCAACGTGCCCACCGCTGGGAGCGTTCGGCGTATCTTTGGTCCGAGCAAACCAACAAATACCTCTCGGATTACCGCATTGAGGTGAATCCGAACTCCAACGCTCCTTGCGACGTTCTGCTTTTCCCGCACCCGCATTACCCGGGCAAGGAGTTTGCGGCTTATTCCTTTACGGCGCCGTTGGGTGTCGACTACCGTGGCGAGCTCGATTTCCAAACCACGCCGATGATTCTTGACAGCTCTGCGGATTACCCTTACCTGACCCCGGAGCTGCTTTCGATCCTTGCAATGCCAAACGTACGGCACTATGTCCACGGCGTAGCTTACAGGGATCCGGCGGTACACCGGCGTCGCATGATTGGCAACGAGTACCATGCTCACGTTTACCAGCAGCGTTTAGTTTACAACACTGGGCCGGACATACGACCGAACAGGCCGGAAATAGCCCCGGAGATCTGGGCTAAGGTTGCACCGCTGATTCGACCACCGACGAGACCCTTTACTGATGAGGTGTTCGAGTACATCCAAAAGCGAAGCCGGCCTTTGAAGGAAAGAAGCTTGGACATCTCGTTCAGTGGGCGAGTGACCTACGCCAAGAGTGGGACCTATTCCGTGCCGACGATGCACCGAAGACGGCTTAAACGCATGTGGGACAGCCTTCCGGGGAAAAACAAGTTCTTCTTGAGTTATGACGACGGGCGGGGGACAACCAGCGACGGGAAACCGATTCAAACGCTTAAGTACCCATACGAATACGTCGACAAGCTGCTTGACACCAAGGTTGTAATCAGTCCTTGGGGTTTTTCGGCTTGGTGTATCCGAGACCTCGAAGCACTGGCTTGTGGGTGCCTTGTCATAAAGCCGGAGTGCAGCAGCGTTCTTTTGCAGGCGGACATTTACAATCCGGCAGCAAACCTCATGATCTGGTGCGACGTGCAGTTCAACAACCTTGCTGAACAGCTCAACTACTGCTATTCGCACCTGCCACAATTGCAGGAAAGAGCAGAAAGAGGCAAAAAATTAATCTTTGATACGTACTACCCTAACGACAAGCTGTACCGAAGCTGGACGCAAAGCATGCGATCTTTGCTGGAAAGCGCGGTGGAGAAGCCGGCTTATTCTACGTTTGCAGGAGAATTTGAAGCGGTTTACGTTTAGTGTATAGTTCGTCGAGCCTTTTGATTAAAATACAGGCATCAACCTTAGCTTCGCAAAACCGGAGAGCAATGGAATGCCTGCTATCTACGATGTCGAAACGCTGTGCCTTCTCTATGACAAGTACAAAGGCAATCTTGCCGAGATAGCCCGGCACATTAACCGAAGCCGTGGTTATGTGCAAAGAGTCCTCAACCGAGGTGGACGACTGAAGAAAATGCGGGAGGCCGAGCGTCCCGTGCAGCATGCAGGTAAGAAAGGCCAAGTCGTTGTCGATAAAGCATCGGAAACTGTCGGCATTTCTTACTACGGGGAGGAGGTCAAAACCGAAGCGGATTTGATCGCGGCAGCCAAGATCGATATCAATCTTTACGAAATCGAACGCGTTGTCGTGAACAACTGGGAAGTGGCCGGCAAGCAAAAGACAAAAGATGGCATCTGGAAGACAGGTCTTTTCCAAATTAAAATCTCTCTTCGCCGCAAGTCCGACGAACGGCTCGCCCTTGAAAAGCTGCTTGAGCAAATCAAGTCAAACAGCAAGGCAAAGACCAAACCGTATCCGAAGTACTCGCGGCCAAAGAACAAGCCACGAAGGTCCCTTGAGATTTGCATCATGGATCCGCACCTTGGGATGCAGTCCTTCAAGGGCGAGAGCGATCATAACTGGTCGATGGACGAGTGCGAGAACATGTGTCTCTGGTCGGTAGATTACCTCTTATCGCAGGCGAAGGCTTATGGACCTTTCGAAGAAATTGTTTTTCCTTTCGGCAATGACTTTATGCATCATGACAACTTGTTGCATACGACTACGAAAGGAACTCCACAGCCGGAGGGCTTGGCATATACGGCGGTTTACGAACGAGCAGTAGATCTGTCTGTGCGTATCGTCGATGTTTTGCGAGAGATTGCGCCAGTTAAAGTTCTGCAGATACCTGGTAACCATGACCAGGTATCGTCGTTTACCCTAGGTCACGTGCTGAAGGCAAGGTACCACCACGACAAGGCAGTTAGTGTGGATGCCAGCCCTTCGACCTACAAGTTCTACCACTACGGCACGAACTTGCTTGGCTTTGACCACGGCCACCACATTAAGCCTGTGCGGCTTGCTGCATTGATGGCACACGAATGCCGCGATATCTGGGGGCAGACGACCTACCGTGAGTGGCACTTAGGTGATCAGCACCGAAAGGGATCTAGCAACCCGGTAATGCTAGAAGAGCAAGGCGTGAGCGTGGAATACATGCGGGCATTGACGCCGCCGAATGCTTGGCACCGCTTGAAAGCCTTCAACTGGCAACAGCGAGGATCGACGGGTTTCATTTGGGATTACCACACCGGTCCGCTAGCCAGAATCTACGCCAACCTTAACAGTTACACAGGGAGACCTACCGGTGCTAAATAGCTCCAGCTTAAAAACGCTTTTATGCCTTTTCGTCATGTACTTGATTGCTTTCGGGTGCTTGTTTTGGCAACCGGCAAAAATTACCCCCGAGCCGGACGATCAGATTGCAGAGAAGGTGCCGGCGGGTGTTGTCTACGAAGGCGAGCGTTCTAGCGGTTGGTCCAAGGTACGTTCAGCCTATGTTCGGAAGCACCCGACCTGCGAAGCGTGCGGTACGCTTAAGGATTTGAACGTGCATCACGTCAAGCCGTTTCACCTGCGACCCGAGCTGGAGTTGGATCCTGGCAACTTGATTACGCTTTGCCGAGAGCATCACTTTTACATTGGGCACCGCGGGAACTGGTCGAAAGAGAATCCCAACTGCAGGCAAGATGCTGCGAATCTTCTAAAGAGTAAGGCTCTCTCCGGTCGATAGCGTGATGCGAGGTTGCTGTGGAAAAAGTAAACCGGGCTTACAACAAGGTTCGAAACGAGCTTGCGGAGTTAGGCTTACTTTACGACGGCGTTTACCTTGACAACGTTCGGCTGGTAATCACGGATCAAAAAAGCGAAGGCGAACGTGGTTTTGTTTTCGAGTCGCTAGGTTGGTACAAAGAGCTTGGCTACGAAAAGGGCGTAATCTATCTGCCCAAGGATACGCCGCACAAGCCAAACAAGGTGGCTTTCACTCTCTGCGATACGATTCGGCACGAGTACGCACATGCGTGGTACTGTTTAGATCGCGAGTTCTTCGAGCAAGCTTGGTTCGCCGACTGCTTCGGCGCCGCGTATGCTGAATCCCGTGACGTTGTCTACAAGCGTTGGCTGAAAGAACTGGATGGGAATCCGTTGTACGCCCAGGCCAAGGCCAAGTGTCGCACCAAGCGGCAAGTACAGAAGTTGTTTCACGGCTTTCTGCTCGATGAGTTCGTCACGGACTACGCTACCACAAACCCCGGAGAAGATTTTGCGGAGACGTTCATGTTGTATTTGCGTTACCGCAACTCTTTGAGTAGATTCTTCAAAAGGCCAGGTGTTCAACGTAAAATGCTAGGTGTACACTACGCCATTCAATCCGCAGCCGGCAGGCTAAAAAAGTTGAGCGACATACAGAAAAATGCCAAAAGAAAAAGTCCGAAAGGAGGCGAACCTTGTTCTGGTTGATAATTGCGATTACATCGTTTCCAACCTGAACAAGCTTGCGCGGCTTAAGTTCTCCGGTGTCCGCAAGTCGCCTGTGGTGGCACTGGAGCGACTGCTGCGAAAGCAGTGCCCTGTTTCCAGGCCGGTCTCTGTCCGGTATCGCGACCTTTCAAAAGAAGATCTCTGTGGCAGATGCCTTGTTTTTGCAGATAAAGCCGGTAAGCTCAGTCGTTTTGAGATCGAGATTGATCCGAAACTTCCGGATTTAGTCGTGATTGATAGCTTTATGCACGAGTGGGCCCACGTCATGGATTACGATCGCAATGGTTTATCTCGAAAGAGGCATCGGCAAAGCTGGGGTGTGTGTTACGCCCAGGCGTGGAGCTCTTATGCCGACGTCTAGTGAATTCAACAGGTAGCAACCAATGACATTAAGCAGTCCTCTCGTTTCTTGCGTTTTGCCTTTTACAAACCCTTCAAGACTGAGTCTAGTACGCAAGGCAGTTAACAACTTCATCTTTCAACGCTACACGCCTTACGAGTTGCTTATCGTTAACGGCACGGGTCAAAGCGTTCTGACAAACTCGGACATGGATTCAGAGCCGTATGTTGCGGCGGGATGCTCGGTCAAAGAGATTCAGGCCGCCTCCGGGTTGAACGCGGCACAGATGCGAAACATCGCACTGCTAGAGCACGCCAAGGGCGATTACGTTATCTGTATCGACGATGACGACTACTTCCACCCGGACCGGCTGCTGCACCAGATGGCCCATCGCCCGCCAACAGGTACTTGTTTGCTGAAGCACCAGTTGCGAGTTGATCTGACTGGCGTTCTTTTTGCAGATAGTCAAGCTGCAGACCTTGTGACAAACAGTGCGCCGAAACTGCATCTTTTGACCAAGAACGAAGGTATCGCGTCTACCGCCTTATTTCCGCGATTGGACTTGCTTGGAAACCCTTGGACCTTTAACGAAGATTTGACTTCTGGCGAGCATATTGAGTTGGTCAATTCAATGCGACTTAATTCAGTTGTAAGCATTTTCGACAACAGACACACGCCGTTTAATGCTGGATCCAACTTGCCCTTATTGTCGGTTGCAATGTATCACGGCGGAAACGAACTGAGCTACGCGGATTTCTTTGAGCCGACAGACGCTGAACCGTCTTCCAGCTTGAACCCGGGCGACATTGAGTTTCTGAAAACAATTCTTCGCTCTTACAACTTTCAAGTGAACTAGCTATGGCGTGGTTCGAGTCGGTCCAACGATCTATTTTAAACGTGGTAGTGATCGGCAATGATTGCTCCGGGTCGGGGTTAATACAGCATGCTTTAGCACGACACCCGAAAGCCGTTTGCCATAGCAGCCTGTTTCACCCAAACAGAGCGGTACGGAGGGAAAGTCACGAGCGTTATTTCGGTAGACCGGAAAGCGAAAACGTGATTGACTGGTATGAGCCGGCCTCCATCAGTGTTGAGCACTATTTGAACAACAAGATCTTTGACAATGCCTTGCGGGAAGAGTCGGTGATAGGCGTGCGGGTACCGTGCGAGACGCTGCTTAGAAACGAGCTCGACGCTTACTTCAAGCAACGCTGTGACGATGGCAAGCTTTCCATGATCCACGTCTACCGTAACCCAATCGCTTGCTTCATTGCTCGAGAGCAGCGTCGGCTTAAAACGACAAACGCTGTGTATGTAGCCCCGCAGGAAATCACCGATTACGTCCGAAAGCACAATGTTGCAACGCTTCGACTGCGAGATATCTTTTCCGATTACTTGGAGTTTAATTTTCACGAGGTTTTGCTCGATTACACCCAGGCCGTGAAACATGTCTGCCAATTTCTTGAGCTTCCCTTTACCCCGGACCTGGTTAACCGTGAGCTTATGGCGTATCATCGAAGCAATCGCTACAGCGTCATCAACTGGAAAGAGCTACTGACAAAGTGTGACGCTGAGGTTAGGGAGCAACTGGAGAACGCTGACTTTTTTTGAAAGGCAATCATGCTAGTCAACAACACGTGTAGCAAACCTTGGATGTACATGGAGGTGCCAAGGACGGCAAGCACGACGATCGAGAAATGTTTGCGTGCCGTTTATCCTGCCTCTTTCGCGCTGTACCAAAAGCACTGGCCCATAAGCACTCCGGAGGTCCGATTCGCCAACTGGCGGATTACCTCTGTTCGCAATCCTTTTAGCCGTGCGGTGAGCTGCTGGCAGTTCTTCACTGTGCCTGGCACGATCAGCTTTGAAGATTGGCTTTTGCAGGTCAAGAAAGAAGGTTTTATCGAGCACAACATCGAGGCCAGGCCGCAAGCTTTCTGGCTAAGTTTAAACAGCTGGGATTTGTGGATTCGGTTTGAGTTCTTAAAAACGGATTTAGAAGCGGTTTTCAAGATACTGGGGGCTGTGAACCAGACCGTAACGCAGGCTATCCCGCACCACAACGCGATCGGCGGCCCTTGGTTTAACCGCAGGGGCAAGTCTACGGTCGGTTTGCGATCTAAGCCGTGGCACGCCTTTTACAGCGAAAACACGATTCAGCTGGTTCGAGACGTTTACGCAGTAGACTTCGAGAAGCTGCAGAATTTTTATTCTGACAAAATTGAGGATGCAATCCGCGATGATAGTTAACAAACACGACCTCACCAGAGCTCGCTACAACCACTTGGTGGATGAGCTACCGCCGCTTTCATGGGATTACGGTATTCCCGCTGAGGCTTTAAACAGCAAGCTGTCCGAAGAAGAGATTTTCGAGCTGCTTAAGGCCGCGTATCTGGCCAAGGGAAAAAGACTTGGAGGAAAGCCGTCGGAGGACGACTACCTGGCTAACGCGAGATATGAGCTTTTTCTGCAACTGCTGGCCGCTTCAGACGCCGAGCTAGTTTACTCGCACAATCAAGTCGAAAGCCGAAAGGCCGCTGTTTGCAGCGAAGAAACAAATTGGGTGGCGGAAGTTCCAACGCCGAGTGCTGCGAGGTTGCAACTGGAAGGCGTTTACCTGGTCCATGGAAACAACTGGAATGGTTTCTGCGAACGCAAGCTAGAGGTAGCAAACGGGCCAGCGACTTTCAGCCTGCCTGCAGACTATAAGCCACAGGCCGAGGCGTCCTCGATGGACGGCAACGTATTTTTCTTGGAGGCTAGATTTAAAAACTCGACAGGAACCCGGGCTGAGTCTCTTCCAGCGAGAGCAATTCCGGAGAAATTAAAAATTGATAACTAACGAGCATGGCGGTTCTGCTACTAGAAGCCTGCCACCAACTGGCGGAGACTACGGCATACCGGATACGGTATACGATAAAAGCCTCACCCGTGGACAAATCTTCGATATTTTGTTGGCTAGCTACCTCTCTGACGCCAACAAGCAATGGTTGAAGGTGGGTGACGACCCTTTAGAGCAAGTTAAGTTCGAGGTCGGCATGTGCGTAACGGCGGATGTCGATGCGGGTACTATTTATTGGCACAATCAACTTGACGGGCGGGAGAAAACAAAGGCATAGATTCAGACGGATACGAAACAGGTTCTATCGACTTTTTGTGTGTTTGAGGGATATAATTTTCCCTTAGTGACTTTGCCAGGGGTGCTGGCAGGTTAGAGGCCGGTTGTTGCAAGGATTTGCGACATAAAAGCCGGCTTGGCAGCTGCCAGTAGAGAATGCAGGCAGCGGGTGGTGTCTTGGTCGCACCTTATGACCGAGACAAATGTACGTTGAATCGTACACGGTTCCGGGGAAGGGGATCCCGGAGGGTCACTTTAACACACGAGGTCAAACATGTCAGACGAAAGCCAGTCGGCGGTTGAACCCATTTCAGCGATTCAAAAAAAGCTTCGAACGTACCGCGCCGAAAGTGCGGTGCAGTCCGAGACAATTGACTTGCCAATGTCTGAAGTTCTTCGATTGCTGACGGACATTACGGATCACTTCAGTCGTGCCGTTCAGATTGAAAGCGACGACTATCGTGAAATCACAAAACGGCTGGCAAAGATCGAGTCTGATGTTTCCCACATTCAAAGCAATGCGGCACACATTCAAAGTGACGTCAGAACGCTTTGCAAGCTTGTGCGAGACGGTAACGGACAACCGTCCTTGCTGGAGCGTATCTCGCATGTCGAGACAACGGTGAAAACGCACAGCCACGAGCTTTCGCAGGTTGCCAACCATGCAAACGCGATCATCGCTTCGAAGTACATGACGAAAGCACAGATTGTTGCCGGCCTGCTCGGCATGATCGTAACGGCGTTAATCTCTGCGCTTTCTTTGGCCGCTACGTTGATGAAACCTTAAGATGCTTTCAATTACAGGTCTACCCGATGAAAAGCACTTCTTCTTGTACGAGTGCGGCCATGACGCAGAAAAGCGAGCGGCGGTAGAGCTCAACGGTTTGTTGCAGGCTGCTGGTTCGGGATATCTGCTTCTAAGCGTCCCGACAGCTATGGTGCGAGGCGTGTTTGATGCCTTGCATGAGCCGGGCATTACCTTCCCGTCGGAAGTCGACGGTCTACGGGCAGGCATTGTTGTCATGACGCCCGATGAGCTCGAGTCGGTAGGCGGTGCGAGCAAGATATCGGAACGAGGTAAGCCCTTTCGCTATCAGCTCGGGGACTTACAAGAAATGCCAGCTAAGGGGTGGGCTGGTATTTCGGCGTGTTGGCATTTGCGTGTAAAATCTCCGGAGCTTGCGAAGCTGCGTAAGTCGTACGGCTTGCCGGAAAAGATCGAAGGTCAATCCGACTTCTCGATCGTGGTTGCCTGCCGCAAGGTGGGAGTTCTGTCGGCAAATGCAGTCAGCAAGGTAGAGCACATTAACCCAAGTATTCTCCCTGCCTGGACAAGGCCTAACTGAGGTAAAAGATGAGCGAAGAAGTAAACGAAGAACGTGTGGATTTGTCGACCGACTTCGGTAAAAAATTGCCTGTTTTTATCGAACTTTACACCGATGCCGACGGCACGCCCATGGTTAAGCTTAAAGCTAAAGACATGGCCGATTTTACGAACGAGAGGATAATTGACTGCTTGGCGCGCTATGATAGTGATTGTCAGGGTGAGACGCCGAAGTACCTTTACCTGTCTAAAAGCGCCGCAGATATTCTATTTTTTCGTATGCCGGATTTTGGACCGCCGTTAGAAACCGGCATGTCAAGGTACGGTTGTGAACTCATTGTCGACACCGAAAGGGCTGATTACGCGGTGGGTTATTGCGACTAAATGAGCTTTCTATCCCAGCGTCTACCTGCCGAACCGGATCTAATTGCCGACGCACTTAAGTTGGCGATGGACAGCCTTGTAAAGACTGCAAGCCAAGGCTGGTACATTGCAACCTCTGACATTGCCGGGAAGGGCGTATTTGCCGCTAAGGATTACGCCAAAGGGGACAGCATTGGACTTGCTATGACGCAGGGGGACAAAGACGAGTTTGACTCCCAGTGTTGGAACATCACTGCACTTGCACGTTATTGCAATCACCAGCAGAACAGCAACGTGGAAGTGCGAAAGGAAGGCGACCGTTTTGATTTGGTTGCTACTCGGCCTATCGAGGAAGACGAGGAGTTGGTGTCGGATTACCGACAAGTGACAAGGGCTGTTGGCCCGAGGTCAAGAATGCAATGGGACGGCGAAGACGTGCCCAGTACTGATTTTGAAGACTACGTTGAACGATGAAAATCTTAGAGATAGGCCCCGGTACCGTTGATGCAAAGTCCGTTGTGTTTCCGGGAGCGGATACCCTTGATGGTGTTGTCGGCAATCCGACTTACAAAGCATCGTGGGGGAAAACGGCGTTGCCGATTGAAAGTGAAACCTACGACAGGGTATTCGCTTCACACGTTCTTGAGCATGTTCCATGGTATCGCGTTAAATTTGCGCTGACAGAAGCCCACCGCATTTTGAAACCTGGCGGTGAATTGGAGATCTATGTGCCTGACTTCGAAGCAATTGTTCGAAGCTATCTTGCTAAGCAGTGTGGCGACAAATGGCGTGTTTTTAACCCCGACAACGATTACATGACGTGGGTTAACGGTAGGATTTTCACGTACGGCGAAGACGCAACCGAACTCTTGTCGGCGGTGAGGCCCATACCGCAGACGCACCACAAGACTGTTTTCGACGCTAGGTACTTGACACAGCTTGTGCGGCAGTCAAACTTCAGCAGAGTAAAGACGCTTACCGCGAGAGTTCACGGCAAAGCGCACAGTGTCCCCGAGGTCGGAGTGATCGGATACAAAGCATGCTGAACTTTGTCACTTGGAATGCGTTCTTTCAAGACGTTGTCGCTTTCGAGCGAAGTCTTCCACAGTTCGATGCCGTTTGCGGTGTACCTCGCAGCGGTTTGTTTCCTGCCACGTACATTGCGACAACGCGAAACATAAGGCTTGTTGACTATAACACGTTGTTGGAACAGCCGAGCCGGGCCATGGCTGAAGCTACGGACTCCCTCAGGCAGACAAACCCACTCGTTCGAAGCGATAAACCTGTCGGCAACCGCCTGCTTGTCATTGACGACTCTTCTTCTGCCGCCAGCGTGACAATGCGGTATACCAGAGAATTGCTGGCAGCCCAGTCGCAAGATTTGAATCTAGAAGTCACTTACGCAGCGGTTTACCGAGAATCCGAAAAAAGCAAAGTAGATTTGTGGCACAAGGAGATCGCACAACCTCGAGTATTCGAGTGGAACTGGATTCGCAACTGGCGAATGACTTCGTCGCTGTTTGACATGGACGGGGTGCTGTGCGAGGACTGGGTCGGAAACGAAGTCGTAGATGGAGTTCGTTACAAGAAGCATCTGTTGGAAGCCAAGCCTCTTTACATTCCGCAGGTTCCGATTCATGCGATAGTAACCGGACGGCTTGAGAAGTACCGTAGCGAAACCGCAGATTGGCTCATGCGACACGGGGTAGCTTACAGGTATTTGTTCATGCACCCGGCTGCAACACCGCAGGAGCGTCAGCGTGCAGGCGATCACGCGGCACGTAAAGCGGAAGTCTATACGAACCATCCTAAAGCTATTGTCTTCGTGGAAAGCTGCTTGAAACAGTCGCAGCAGATTGCAGAAGCAACGCAACGGCCTGTTCTGTGCACAAATGGCGGTCTTTCCAGTTTCGCATTCTTTCGCGGCCATGCTTGAGATTGAAGATGCAAGGCTGGCAACCTCGCTGCAAATAGCCAACCGCGTGAACAAAGTTGCATTGTTAAACCCGCATTTAGAGGGTTTCACGCTCACGCAACTGCTGGACAAGGTTAACCAGTGGTGCTTGGCGGAAAGGCGTAAACCTTTGTGCGTGGGTTACCGAGGTACGTTCGGTACGTTGCTTCTGCTCTCGAAGCACTTTGCGACGTTCTTCCCTGACGTTACGCTTGTCGCCTCGGTGGAGCAAGAGACGATTGAACCGGTTGCTTATCGGCGGCTGGCGAAGGATCATCCTAACGTTTGCTTCTGCACAACGTCTGCCGACGTACGGTCGGCGGAGATTGCCACCATCTTTCGTGAGATGGATGTTTTTGTGCTTGCTCCTTATGCGGATTTCAAGCACAAGCGGTTCCGGGCGTTCTTTGAAACTATTTCGGACAGTATGCTCCTGGACGACAAGCCTTGTGCGATCGTGGACACGGTTAACGCACGGTGGAACGACCGCCGTGGAGAGTATTACATGGGGTCGAAGGTTTGGGTAACAGCTGAGCCAGACTCTCCCGACATGCGGTTTGAAAACGGGGCGTTGCTCAACCGCAGGCAGAAGCGGCGATACGACAAGCTTTGGCGGCAGGTGCACGGTTACAGTTGGAAGTCGGAAAAGGAGGCGATTGAGTGGTTGGCTTGCGAAGTTGAGCCGACGATCAGTCTCATCAACACGGCACTCTATTACTGTTACTTGCGGTTTAAGTCGGAGACAAGGCCGGACCTTTCCACTTCGGAAAGCTGCTTTAAATGGTGCGTGGATTGGCACAATGCGTTAAATGCGTTTTTAGGGAAATCCGCATTTACGGTCCAGGAGGCTAAGGCAAGATGGTGGCCGCACAAACACTGGTGTCGGCAGCAACCTGCGATCAAAGACCTTGTTGTCGTGACATCGTTCTCGCCGTTAGAAGGACATGCGGTCGCGCAGCGTTTTGCTTTGCAGTCTTGGCTGCGGTTAGGCCTCAAGGTAATTAGCGGTAACTCGGAAGCAGAGTGCAAGTCACTGCGAAAGCGATACCCTGACGTTGAATTCCGGGAGGTAGAATCGTCCACGGCGTTTACACGCGGTACCCCGAAGATTCGAGCCCTGATGAACCTTGGAGGAAGCTCGCCGATCCTGTTAATCAATAGCGACATCTCCATCTACGGGGATCAGTCGCTCCTTGTTGACGCGGTAGCGAAGCGGCGGGCACTGGCAGGTATCCGGTACAATTGGGAAGTTCATCCTGGGCATGGCGAGCTTGAAGCGTGCGGCATCGATGCCTTCTTACTGTTTCCGGAACAAATAGAAACGTTTCCAGATTTAGACTTGGCCATCGGGCAACCTTTTTGGGATTACTGGTTGCCGTATCACCTGGAACAAAAAGGCTTTGCTTTCGATTGGATATCGTCGCCTTACTTTTACCACCGGCAGCATTCTGTTTACTGGGATGCCCCGGCGTATAAGAAGGGAAATGAAATCATTTGCTCGCATTACAACTGCCACGTAGATTTTGTGGCTTGGCGGCAATCTCTTCCGTTCGTTGCCACGTAACAGTATTAGCTTTGCGTGTACTGCGTTATTTTCTCTTGCGTCAGCTGGCAGTCACTTTACGCTTTGACTATACTGCTTGACCGGGTTTTTGTTTGTCTCATGTACAGAGGTAGCTATGAGTTCGTCGTCGTTGTTTGCTGGTGAAGTTGTGCGTCGTGATGGTAGTGTTGTTCCGCATAATAGGGAGAAGTTAATCTCGGCTTTTACGCGTTGTTTGGAGGCTTCCCGGGACGCAGGGGAGTCTACAACGAAGACGTGGCTTTCTGTCGGGAGCACAGTCGAGAAGTTGGCTGATGCCGCCGCTACTTTTGCGGAAGAGGCAATGGCGGAGCTTACCGATCCTGTGCCTATTGCGGAAATAAGCCGTGTTTGTTCGCGTGTTTTAATGGAGCTCAATTTGTACGAGGCAGCCGCCCGTTATTTGCGTTACAGCGACGAGAAAGATCGCAATCGCAAAAGAACATTGAGCCAGGATTTGATTGACGCTTTTGCGGTCAACGCGAAGTACTTCAAGAACCCCATTCAATGCTTTCAGGTTCTTGACAAGTTTGCGAGGTACATTCCCGAAAAGGGTCGCCGCGAAAACTGGGAAGAAACCGTGGATCGGACTTTGAATTATTTTCTTGGACATTGCACCGAGAAAGGTTATTCGTTGTCGCAAGCAGTGTGGGACAGCCTTCGCGACGGTCTTTTGCATTTGAAAGCTTCCCCGTCGATGCGATGCGTCCAGATGGCGGGTCCTGCACTTCAACGCTGCCAGGTCGGTGTGTACAACTGTGCTTTCCAGTTTCTGCAGTCTACTGGAGATCTCGCTGAAGAGCTTTACATCTTGATGCAGGGCACGGGAGCAGGTTTTTCGGTCGAGCATGAGTACGCGGTCGAAAAGTTTCCCCGCGTTAAGCGGCAGAAGAAAAACAACGGACCTAGTGTGCACGTTGTCGAAGACACTACTGAGGGTTGGTGTGCGGCGTACAAGCTGGGGCTCGATACTTGGTTCAACGGAGAAGACGTTGAATTTAACTTCAGCGAGGTCCGACCCGAGGGAACACCGTTGAAGACGAAGGGCGGAAGAGCGTCCGGGCCTGGGCCTTTGAAAGACTTGCTGGATTTCTCCCGCAACAAAATACTTTCAAAGCAAGGGCGATACCTTACTTCGTTGGACTTGCACGACATCAACTGCTTTGCGCATCGTATTGTGAAGATGGGTGGTGTTCGGCGAGCCAGCGGTATCAGCATTTCCGACTTGAACGATAACGAAATGCGGGATTGCAAGCACGGAGAATTCTGGCACACGAACAGTCAGCGAAATCAAGCCAACAACTCTGCGGCGTACGAGGAGAAGCCAGACTCGGTTACTTTCCTGCAGGAATGGCTTGCCTTGGCAAAGTCGGGATCCGGCGAGCGAGGCATTTTCAATCGAGGTTCCTTCAAGCACACGTTCCCTAAGCGACGCAAGCTGCAAGGTCATGTCTTTGGCACCAATCCGTGCGGTGAGATCATCCTGCGACACAAACAGTTTTGCAACTTGTCTATTGCGGTCGTTCGTCCCGAGGACACGCTTGCAGACATCAAGAAGAAAATCGAGCTCGCGACTATCTGGGGAACGCTCCAGTCCACGATGACAGACTTCAAGTATCTGGGCCCCGAGTGGAAGAAGAACTGCGAAGAGGAGCGACTGTTGGGTGTTGACTTGCTCGGTTTCTTGGACAATCCGCTTTTCCAGGACAACGCAGTTGCGGCTAAGGCTTTGGACGAGTTGCGAGAGTACACTATTGCAATCAACGCGGTGTGGGCAGCGCACTTCGGCATTAACCAATCTGCCGCATTGACTTGCATTAAACCTTCTGGCGACAGCAGTGTTCTGTTCGACACGGCGGCAGGCTTTAAGGGGCATCACGGCAAATTCTTTGTGCGTCGAACGCGTTCGGGCTTGTCAAATCCGTTGGCGCTTATGCTCAGAGAGGCGGGTGTTCCTTGCCACGAAGATTACGACGGAAGTGGCTATGTTCTCGAGTGGCCGATGAAGGCACCTGCGAACGGTGTATTGCTTTCCGCACAGACAGCCATGTCGCAGTTGGAACAGTGGAAGACCTTCAAGTTGCATTGGACAGAGCATAACCCGAGCGTGACAATTTACGTTCGACCTGACGAATGGTTGGCTGTCGGTAATTGGGTTTACGAGAACTGGAACATCGTTGGTGGTCTAAGCTTCATGCCTTACGACGGTGGTTGTTATTCTCTTGCTCCGTATGAAGAAATCTCCGAAGAGAACTACAACGCTCGCGTAGCGGCTTTCCCTAAGGACATTAACTGGGCAAAGCTTGTTCACTACGAGACCGAAGACATGACGGATCTTCAGCAGCAGTTTGCGTGCACGGGCGACAAGTGTACGATTTAAAGCCTATCGCTGAAGCTGGCACGTGATACTGCCGGTGCTGTTACATCGCTGGTTACACAAAACACCCTGTGCTAAAACACGGGGTGTTTTCGTTTTCTGGCGGCTAGTTGACTAACGTTTAGACGCCGATTATAGTCCTTCGGGTTTGATTCTTTAACGAAAGGGTAGTGCTATGCTTGATTGGAAATTTCTGACGGACGGTAGTGGGAAGCACGGTTGGACGGCTGACTCTGCGGTTCATTGTGACGATACACCTTTAAAATGGGACATTGTCGTAAACGACGCAGGCCTTTTTGTTGTTGGGGGCTCGGCGTCGGATTTCACCGATCGAAAAGAGATTTTTGAAACGCTCGTTGCCACTAAAGCTTGGTGTCAAAGGATTGAAGACACGGTCGTTGCGGAGTGCGCGAAACCGGAAGCCTTTTCCTTACCTGCCGAAGCGATTAACACGTTCTACGAGATTCAGCGGCTTAACCAGCAACGAATTGCGGCTGACGCTAAGGCCGAAGAGGACGCCAAATTTCTGAAGGCTGTTTTTGGAGTGGTCGATACCTCTACTGCAGAGGAAGCTAAGAACGCTATTGCTTCGACAGCTGTTGCTTTTGAGGAGCACGTTCAAACTACTAGTATCGATGCAAATGCCGCTTACACCGGTTGCAGTACCGAGCAATCTAAGCCTGCAACTGTAAAGTATGCCGACAATTACGTTACTAGCACCGGAAGCTTAATGTGGTACAGGGAGGCAGACGGTAGCTTTGCAGCTTGTTCTACTGTCGTTAAAGAGAAAAAGCCGCGTTTGTGGCAAATTACAATGCGTAAAGACGGCAGATTTCAACTTGTACCTTGGCCTTCGTTTACGCTTGTTCCGCCCGAACCGTTTGATTCATTAGCTGCCGCGATGGCGTACTGCCAGGAGCGAGAAAACCTGCTTAAAGCAGAAACCGAGAAAGCCATTACGTTTGACAAGTGCTCTCCGGGGGTTGAAGCCGCTGCAGCTAAAGCCATTAACGAGTTTGTCAAAGAGGCTACGAAAGATGCTTTGCCTAGGCCGTTTATCTTTGTGATACTGCGAACAGGGAACCCGTACTTTGACGGAAAAGCTGCGGCTTTGTTGCACACGGACTACGATAACCGCAAGCACCGTGTCCGAGTCGAGAATGGAAACATAACTTGGGTGGACCTTGGCTGCTTGGCGGCACGAAACATTTAGATTTTTCGTTTAATCTAGCTTTTTTCCAGCAGTATTGGCTAAGCTATACGCTGGAGGATGAGCCGTGTCAGATACCGTTGAGCCGTTTCCTGTCCTTAGTACGCAACAGGCGTTAGACCTGGGTTTGTACGAGGATTTTGCAGGAACTATCGACCACTTAGTTAAAGAGTGTTCCGCACCCGCCGAGCAGATACGCCGAGCGGTCGGTAACCTTTTTACCGTGTCTGACCTGAGTTTTTACTGGAATCCTTGCATCAAGAAAGCCGGAATCTACGTCAGACCGGCTTTTGACGGGCACGAGTTTGAGGCAGGAATGCGGTGTCTTCGCACGAAGATCGGTGAGTGCCACACTTTCGAAAGGCAGTTGACGCCTGTTGATCTGCAGGATTGGTGGGTGAAGGTTGCTTATTCTCCTGCTTTGCGGCGTGCCGGTGAGCTCTTGCAGTTCTTCCCCAGCAAAGACATTCCAGGGTTTGGCGGTCGACCAATCGCTTCAACGGTTGCCAGCGGTTTGCTCGGTGCGGGTTTGGGCTACGGTGCGGGTTGGCTTGGCGAACAGTTCTTGCCGGAATGGGCACAGGAAGAAGGAACTTTGCGCAACCGTTTTGCGCTGCTGGGTGGGCTTGGTGGAGCGGGTATAGGTGCGATCCCGGGTATGATGAACTGGGCAGCTAACCGTCCTTTCAACGACCCGATGCTCTTCAAGGGGCACGTGAACGATCGAGGCTTTGAACCTGACAGCACGCCCAGAAGCCCGCAGTTTAAAGCTGCCGTGGATTCATACGTCAAGAAATTAGCTTTTGTTCCGCATCCTACACCTGCCGGTTCGATTGGCGGTCCGTCGTTCGACGAGATGCCGCTAGTGAAGATGGACGAGCTGGGCAGAGTTGTTTGGGGAGCTAACTTAAGTCCGCAACTTACGGCGATGACCATGGGAGCCGCTTATGGTGCGTCACAGATGCCGGATCCGAATGCTGTACCTGGAAACGTCACGCCGCATCAGACGGGTTTGTTTGGCATGATGATGGGTGCGGCGGGTGGCGGAATTAAAGGTTATTTTGCGGGAAGGACGGTAGGCAGAGGGCTTGGCCTGTTGACAGGCATGCCCGAAGAGACACAAAATAGATTGGGTCAAACCGGTGCAGCTGCCGGTGTTCTTGGGACTTTAGTTCCGAAGCTTTTTAACTAGGGGTGTTGCGATGGCTCTTTACGACGAAACAAAGTCGGCGATTGATGCAGTTATTGGCGAGTACAAGAAAGTCGTGGCGGACGGGAAGATCAGTATTTCCGAGGTGTTCACGCTTGTCGGGCGAGCGACGGCCACGTTTGTCAACTTGTTCCGTTCCTTGGGTCTTGGTACCGAGAGCGAGCAAAAGGAAACCGTTGTTCTGGCGATCGGTCGCTTTTACGACGAAATTGTAGCTCCGATTGACATCACCGGGATTCCGAACTTCCTGGAACCTGTCGTTGACCGCGCGATGAAAGAGTTGCTCCTTTTGTTGACTCGATCGTGGGCTGACTCGCTCGTAGCTGTTTTCAGCAAAAGCGAAATCATTGTGCGACAACAGGCTGCGATGGTTCTTCGAGATTCAGCGTTGCTGCAAAACCCGCAGGTTTCGGAACAAGTCGAAGCCGGTCCACAGGGAACATCTGGTCCGCAAGCAAGCGATGCGAACTTTGAGGCACAAGTTGTTCAGCGCATTGTCGAAGACGTGCGTTCTGCGGTTGTCATTTACTAAGAGGTTTATCCGTGAATTTGCCTACGATAATTGGAAAGTCGGACGGGGTCCTGTTCTTTGGACCCCGTTCGCACCCTAAAGCAGTTCGTTGGTGGGCTGAGCGGGGTTTAATTCATTTCGAAGACTCCCGGACGGGGCAGTATTCTGCCATGACGGTTAAAACGTTCCTTGAGCGTTTGTCCGCAATTAACGATTTGCTTTCCAAAGGACGGCGGGTAGAGAACAAGGATTTCTTACACCCGGACGAGGTTGAAAGGCAAATGCGTTTTGTCGAGCAGGGGCTTGATCTGGCCCGCAAGGCGAAAGAACAAGGTATGCCGGACGACCCAGAAGTCCGCCGTCAAAAGGTCGCCGATCTCCCGGTTTCGGTTTTGGTTGAAAAAGCTGTTCCGCCTACTTTACACCTCGGCAACGAGTAAACGGAGTTACGTATGTCACCTGAAGAGTCCTTTAAGCTGGGTTTTTACAGCCGTTGTGTCGAAGAGGGAATGTCTGCTTCGCAGATCGCCACGTTGGCAAAGCAGGCTGGAGATCTTTTCGACAAGCAGGCCGCTGGGCCAGCTGCTGCGTCGGGCTTTTTGCTTCCGGCATTGTCAAACGCTGTGGGTGGCCTCGCAAGTGCGACTAAGTCTAGCTTGGGCATGGCCCGGGATGCCACAGGCTTGGCTAAGGAGCTATCGCCGCTTGCCTTTCTGGCGGCGGCTGTTCCTCCGACGGTTGGAGGTTTGGCGGCGGTTTTGAAGAACACTGCCACAGACATTAACGAAGAAGACGTTGGCGAGGCAAAGCAGCAAGAACTCTCGGACACTTATCGCCGCATGGCGGAGCAGCTTCGAAGGCAGCAGTCGGCAAGGCGTTTCAAGCAGAATCGTAAAGCATCAGGTCGTGTTTTCATGTAAAGGAAGGCTATGAGCAGTTTGGTAAAGTTTTCAAACCGCAAAGATGGTAATGGACGCGGTAACGTTTACTGGAACCGGTCGGAAATCGACGGGCTTCCGTTTCGAGGTGCATCCGCGCCTTTGCTCAAAGAGGAGGAATACGCGGACCGCGTGGTACGCGTTAACGACTTCAAGAACGCAACTTTTGACACGAGCAATCCAGAGCAGAACGCGGAGTACTGCCGCGTGATGGACAGCGTTGCAAATTCTTGGTTCAATCTTATTCATATTGATCGCCACCGTAAGCCCGATGATAATGGGTATCTAATTTACATGGAATGGGTTGAGCCGTTCTTGGAAGACGGTAAGCCTAATCTCAGCTTCGGGGTTTGACACAAGGTGCACGATGACGGAACAAGACGCTAAGCAGCTCCTATCTCGCATAAAGCAAGCTGGAATGGACACGACCTTCTCAAATGTGGATCTCAGTAAGCCGGTTCCGCAGGCGTCTTTAAGTACGCGATTTTTGAGTGCGTTAAATCCGCTTGGCGGAAAAGCCGCACCGGTTCAAAGTTTCGAACGCGACTACGCCTCACAGCTAAACAAAGACACGGTCAGTAAGCTGCTTCAAGGCATGGTTGTGCTCGCTGGTGGCGGAGCGGCGTTGCGAGGGCTTAGCGGCCTGGGAGAAGCGTCGACCGCTCGAAAGCGAAAACAAACCGGACGGGTAGTTGAGATGCCTGTGCCGTACGCGGAAAAAGGAGCGTTTGACAGTGCGAACAAGTCTTGGTTTTCTGGTGCTACATCGCCTGTCGGTTTGCCTTACACGGCACCTGCGGCTCTTTTAGGTTTTCCGCTAGCCTTCTACGGCGGGTGGAAAGGTGTCGACGCCTTGATGGACAAGCAGCGACGGTCGCAAACGGATTCGGAGCTTGATGACGCGAAGCGAGACTACGAAGCGGCTCTTTTGGACAGCTACAAGACAGCCAGCGACAACAGCGACAGTGTGTCGGCAAACTTGGACAGGGCCTTTGCGGGTTTACGGGAACAGTCCGAGAAGGCTGCTCTCTTCGAGAACGCTCCGGGTGCTGTTGCCGGGCTAGCCGCAGCGTACACTCTCGGATCGCTGCCGTTGGGTTATTACGTCGTGGACAAGCAGATGCGAAAGAACAGTCGAAAAGCAATTCTTGAAAAAGCTTTGCGTGAGCGGGCGAGACGTGCGGCCATGTCGCAACCTCCCGAGCTGTATGCTATTCCGGCACCTGTTTCCTCGTCGCCTGCAAGTGTTTAATCGCCTATGTCCAGAATAGACTCGAGCATTCTAGGTTCAAAGCCTTTCAGTTTACTGACGCCAACTCCTCAGCCTTTAAACCAGCCTGAGGAGTTGGACTTTCGTGAGTTCGGTGACACGGACGCAACGCGAAAAAGCATTTACGACAATGTCTTGTCGGCGGCTAGTTCGATCGAGCCCATATCGAATGCAAGGCACACGCTTCGGTTAACTGGCGTGGAATACGCTGATCCGGACACGGTTAGCAAGAAGCAGCAGAAAGAAGCTATTCTAAACGGCATCAGTGTTGGCCGAAGGCTTCGCGGGACTTGGGAGCTTCTCGACAACGAGACACAGCAGGTTCTCGACCGTAAACGTGCCGTTCTCGCTACAATTCCATACTTGACGGAACGTGGTACGTTTATCAACAACGGGACGGAGTACACGCTAAAAAATCAGCAACGGTTGCTTCCAGGCATCTACACACGTATACGGGACAACGGTGAGATCGAGTCCCACGCGAACGTTATGCCGGGCAAGGGGGTTTCGCACCGTTATTTTTTGGATCCGGAGAAAGGCGTATTTAAGATCAAGGTCGGCCAAGGCACAGTCGGGCTGACCCCCCTCTTAAAGCTCATGGGTGCCACACCGGAGCAGCTGAAGGAAGCGTGGGGCAAGGATCTTTTCGCGACTAACTACAACAATGACGCCGCTTCGGAGTACATCAAACTCAAACAAAAGTTTTTGAATAACTCCGAAATGCAGGGAACCGAAGCGGAGCAGCGTCAAGCTTTAATCGACAAGTTTGCACGCATGGAGCTGGACCCGCAGGTGACAGCCAGAACACTAGGTCGCCCACATAAAAACATTACGCTCGATACGCTGTTAGACGTGACCCGCAAGCTTGTAAGCGTGAGCAAGAACGAGGCCGACCCGGACGACCGGGACGCGTTGACCTATCAGCAGTTTCTAGGGCCCGAGGATTTGCTTGCGGAGCGATTGCAACGCGACAAAGACGGCATTCGCCGACAGCTGCTATGGAAGGCGTCCTGGAAGGGTAACTTACAGAGCATGCCTTCTTCGTCGCTTGGAAAACAAGTTCTTTCGGCTTTGCTGACAAGCGGATTAGGTCAAGCGATCGAGGAAATTAACCCAGCAGAGCTTTACGATAAAACGACATCGGTTAGCCGACTCGGCGAGGGTGGTATTCCATCGACGGACGCTATTCCGAAGGAAGCTCGCAGCGTACAGCCAAGCATGTTTGGTTACGTCGATCCGTTGCGTACCCCGGAGTCCGGTAAAGTCGGCGTGGATACTTATCTGGCGAGAGGTGTCCGAAAGGGTAAGAACGGAAAGCTGTACGCTCAGTTTCGAGAGCTGAAGACAGGAAAACTTGTTTACCGGACACCGCAAGAAGTTGCGGATCTCACGCTTGGATTTCCCGGCAGCCAGCAGGAGGACGCCCCTCGGGTTCCCGCCATGCGAGGGGGAAAGATGCTTTATGTGCCCAAGTCGCAGATCGACTTAGAGCTGCCCGCCATGGAGGAAGCCTTCAACCAGCTGTCAAACATGATTCCCATGAAGAGTCAGGTCAAAGGGCAGCGACTTGTGATGGCGTCCAGAATGACAACGCAGGCTTTGCCGCTAGTTGACGCGGAATCGCCTTTGGTGCAGTCTGCTGTTCCGGGTACTAACGGCAACCAAAGCTATGAGGAACTGTATTCGAAGGGGATGGGTGCGCTGCGTGCACCTCAAGCTGGCGTAGTACTCGGTGTCGACAAAGAGGGTATTCACGTTCGATACGAAGACGGCACAAACGCAACGCACGAGCTGTATCACAATTTTCCGTTCAACCGTAAAACTTTTGTGCACCAGACATCCGCAGTGCAGCCGGGCGATCGGTTTAATCCCGACCAGCTTTTAGCCTATTCCAATTACACGGACAAGCAGGGTGCTGCGGCGTTGGGGAAAAACGCAAGAACAGCCTACATTGCCTGGCAAGGGAAGAACTTTGAGGATGCCGCGGTTATCTCTGAAAGCTACGCGAAAAAGATGAGTTCCGAGCACATGTACCAACATGACCTGGAGCTTGACGCCAAGACGGTAGCTGGCAAAGGGAAGTATGTTTCTGCGTACCCTGGAAAATACGACAAACGCATCTTAGAGAACATTGACTCGAGTGGTGTGATTAAACCGGGTACGATCGTGCACCGGGGTGATCCGCTTATCCTTGGTTTGCGGCAAAACGAAACGGCCCACAACAAAGTGCACAAAAAGGGTAAAACCGCTTTTAGCGATGCTGCGGTGACTTGGGAGCACAATGACAGCGGCGAAGTCACTGATGTTGTCATGGGCAAGCGAGGGCCGACTGTTGTGGTTAAAATGTCGGCGCCGATGCAGGTGGGCGATAAACTTTCGGGAAGGTACGGTGACAAGGGAGTCATCGCGGACGTGATACCTGATTCGCAGATGCCACACGATTCTCAAGGTCGACCTTTCGAGGTTTTAGTGAACCCACTGGGTGTTATCACTCGGACTAACCCAAGTCAGTTGTCCGAGCTTTTTCTTGGTAAGATCGCCGAGAAGCGTGGCAAGCCGATCAAGGTCGAGGACTTTGATTCTTCGAAGGATATGAACGAATGGGTGTTGCAGGAGCTCGCCCGCGAGGGTTTAAGCGACCTAGAGGACGTTGTTGACCCTACACGCGATCGCAAGGTCAAAGGTATTGCCACGGGCAGTCGCTTCTTCATGAAGCTGCACCACACAGCGGAAGGCAAAGGGCAAAGCCGTGGCGGTGGCTCTTACACGATGGAAGACACCCCGGCGAAAGGCGGGGCAGAGGGTTCTAAGCGGATAGGTATGCTCGATACCAACGCGTTGCTATCGCACGGAGCTACTGCAACGCTGCAGGACATCAGCACGGTGCGGGGGCAAAAGAACGACGACTATTGGATGCAGTTCATGTCGGGTTACAACCCGCAAGTAACCAAGGTACCGCACGTCTACCAGAAGTTCGTCAATCAGTTGCGAGCTGCCGGGGTTAATGTTGTCAAGCAAGGAACGCAGCTCAACATTATGGCCCTCACGGATAAAGACATCGACGAGCTCGCCGGTGACCGGGAGTTGAGCAACTCGGAGGGTGTCGACTGGGGCAGTGATCTAAAGGAGCTGCCTGGCGGTTTGTTCGACAAAGCTAAGACAGGCGGACACGGCGGAAATCGTTGGACATACATCAAGCTGCACGAGCCTATGCCTAACCCGGTCATGGAAGAACCCATTCGGAAAATACTGGGGATGACACAGAAGAAGTTCGATGCTGTGATTGCTGGCGACGACACGATCGACGGTCACGGGTCGGGTCCGACTGCGATTCAAAAAGCACTTAAAGCGATAAACCTGGACAGCGAAATCGAGAAGACGCGTGCAGTGATCTCGGCGGGCAGAGCTTCCGAGCGAGATAACGCTATCCGCAAGTTGGGGTATTTGAAGAGTGCACGAAAACTTAAGCTGCATCCTTCGGACTACATGCTTACGAAAGCTCCTGTTATGCCGCCAATGTTTCGTCCGATCAGCATGATGAGCAACGACATGCCGCTCATCAACGACGCGAACTACCTTTACAAGGAGCTGTTCGAAGCCAACAAAAACCTTCAAGAGATTCAGAAGGCGGTGGGGGCAGATGGTTCCGGACCCGAGCGGTTGGCTACGTATCAGGCGTTCAAGGCTGTGACCGGCCTCGGTGACCCGATTAGTCAAAAGAGTCGGGACAAGAATGTACAAGGCGTGCTTAGGTCCGTGTTCGGCAGCAGCCCCAAGTTCGGTACGTTGCAACGAAAGCTTATTTCGACCACCGTGGATAATGTGGGCCGTGCGGTCATTACGCCGAACCCTGACTTGGACATGGATTCTGTGGGTTTACCGGAGGACAAAGCATTCAAGGCATACGAGAAGTTTGTCACGCGAAGGCTGGTGCGTAAAGGCATGTCCTTCAGGGAAGCAAGACAGCAGATTGTAGATCGCACGGACTTGGCGAGAAACTCGCTGCTTGAAGAGATGGACGCGAGACCCGTTTACATAAGCCGTGCCCCGGTGTTGCACAAGTTTGGCATATTGGCGATGCGACCGAGGCTTACGAAAGGTGATACACTTCAGGTAAGCCCTTTGATTGTAAAAGGCTTCGGTGCGGATTTCGACGGTGACGCGATGAATTATCACGTACCTAGCCTGGAGAAATCCGTCGAAGAAGCGTATGCTAAGCTGCTTCCAAGTCGTAATTTGTTTAGCATGTCTGACTTCAAGTCCGTAATGCACGCTCCGGCGAACGAATACGTCAGCGGGCTTTACCATGCGACGAAAAGCAAAAGCGAAAGGCCGGTAAGAATTTTCCGAACTATCGCCGAAGCGAAACAAGCGTACAGCCGAAAAGAAATTTCCGTTGATGACAGAATCAAAATCCTTGAAGCCTAGGGCTGGAGAAGATCGTGACTATTAACAAGCAATTGCTGCGCGATGCGCTTTCTAATTTACAGAAGCAGGGTTTTGTGGCTGCGGGAGACCCCGCGATGGGTGGGGCACCTCCGGCGGACCCGGCTGCAATGGGCGGAGGAGCACCTCCGATGGACCCGGCTGCGATGGGCGGTGGAGCTCCTCCTGCCGATCCGGCTGCAATGGGTGGCGGTGATCCGCTCGCGGCACTTGCGCCCATGATTCAGCAAATGGTGCAACAAGCTGTTTCCGCTGGCGGGGGTGGGGGCGGCGGCGGTATGGCAGGCGGCGGCATCAAGCCGAAGATCGACGTTAACGTTGAACTTTTGCAAATCAAGAAGCTGCTGGCACGCATCGTTGATGCCTTAGGGATTCAAGTTCCTGCGGCAGAGATGGTTGCAACTTCCGACGACCTGAACCAGATGGCAAGCCAACAGGGTGGGGGTGCCGCAGGCGGTGGTGCTGCTGCTGGCGGCGGTGCCTTAGGCTCCATTCAACCGATGCAACCAATGAAAGCCGCTTATGCCCGCGAAGAATGGGACTTTGGCGAAGTTTACGGCGGTCAGCTTTCTGCTGTGCAGCAGTCCCAGCAGAGCACGGCTCTAAAGGCTATCGCAGCTTTACGTCAAAGGCAAGACAGTGTTTAACGTAGAGATTTTAGAGCGAATAGGTCAAAAGCCTATCGTTGTTCCGGCATCGCAAGTGGTTGTTCGAATGCCGGACGGTACACCGATCAGCGTCGCAGCGTTGTACGGCAGTAGTAGTTCCGTCATGGTTTCGCACTGTACGGACAAGGATTTCCAAGAAACATTGGGTAAGCTTGGAATAAAAGAGAAAGTTATAGTCACTCAGATAAAGGTGTGAAATGGACGACGCAACAAATCGCTCAACCGACAAGTACTACCGAGAAAAACCGAAACCGTTATTTCGGCAGACAAGAGAAGGGCGTGTTCGCCGCGAGAGTTCTTTTGTCTACCAGCAAGTGCAAAACGATGTTAACGCGTCGAACGACAAGTATTACAAGTCTCCGTCGCCGACTGCGGTTCCTGTTGAAGCTTTGGCGAAACTTGCGAGGTCAAAGCTCGTTGACATTGACGACGCGTCGCAGGCGGTTACCGAAATAGCGTCTGCGTTTTCCGACAGCTATGACGCTGTTGTGCTCAACGTGTACGCGGAACAATTGGCAGGCGTTAAAGTCGCCGTCGACTTGGCAGTAGGTCGTAGCATTATCACCCGCGAACAAGCTGACAGCGTGTCATTCGCGACACGGCCTGCACCTGTCGCCGCTGCTTTGCCACAAGCCGAAGTAGGAAATGCTCCGCGAGTCGAGGTCGTCCCTGACGCGTTCGCAAAGGGTGGAAAGCGTCGACGCGGACGCAAGGCCAGCGAAGCAGTTGTCGAAGACAACGCCGGGGAAGCAGCGGGGCTTGAGGCATCGCTGGACGCTACACCGGAGACCTCGCAAGATGAACCTCAGGTAGATGAACCTCAGGTAGATGAACCTCAAACGGAAACGACACAGGCCGAAGTTAACGCTGACGATAGCGACGAGTAAGCGGAGCAAATTTGCTTATAGTCGCAGACATGCAAGTGCGAAACAGGGATGCGGCGGGGTCCAACTCCGCCGCATTAACAAGAAGCTAGACATGGAGCTTTTTGGATGGCATTAGAAACAACTGTAGGCCAGATTCTAGTAAACGACGTGTTACCGGAGGAACTACGCGACTACAGCCGTACTTTGGACAAGTCGGCACTTAGCTCGTTGCTCAAGGATGTCGCGAGAAAGCATCCCGAGAAGTACAGGGACATCTCCTTTCAGCTCAATCAGATAGGCCGACATTCGGCACAGGAGCAGGGCGGTTTGTCTTTCGGGGCCAGGCACCTTCGAAAGAGTAAGGCAGCTGCCGCCATTCAGGACAGGATAAAGGGTGAGTTGTTTGGCATTCTTGCCGACGACAATTTAACCGACCAGCAACGCACAGACAAAATTGTACGCGTGGTAGGTCGTGAAAGTTCTGCGCAACAGCGTGCAGTACTGGACGAGGCCGTGAAAGAAGGCAATCCTTTAGGCCTACAAGTTCTCTCGGGGTCTCGGGGTAAGCCGATGAACCTTGCCAGCTTGCTAGCCGCCGACATGCTTTACTCGGATCACCGCGACGAAGTCATACCGGTACCTGTGCTTAGAAGTTACAGCCAAGGGTTGACGCCAGCGGAGTATTGGGCAGGCACATACGGGGCCCGCCGAGGTATTATTGCCACGAAGTTTGCTACGCAGGAAGCAGGATTTTTGTCGAAACAGCTCAATCAAGCCGGGCACAGGCTTGTTGTCGTCGACGAAGAAAGCGAGGATGAGAATCCTGGTTTGCGGGGTTTGATCGTCGATACCGATGATATGGATAACGAAGGAGCTTTGCTTGCCCAGGACACCGGTCCGTTTCACCGCAACACTCCCCTCACCCCGAAAATACTCAAGCAGCTTAAGCGACTCGGCAAGGATCGGATTCTGGTTCGCTCTCCGCTTATTGGAGGTTCACCCGAGGGTGGCGTTTATGCGAGAGATGTCGGCGTACGTGAGAAGGGCCTCCTTCCAGGCCGGGGCGAGCAAGTAGGTTTACAGGCCGCCCAGGCGCTCAGCGAACCGATTAGTCAGGGCCAGCTTTCTGCCAAGCACTCCGGGGGTGTGGCAGGGCAAGAAAAAGCTGTTGGTGGTTTTCAATACATCAACCAACTAATTCAAACACCTAAAAAAATGCAAGGCGGTGCGGCACATTCTACTGTCGACGGCGTTGTTCAGCGGATTGAACCAGCACCTGCCGGAGGTAACTACGTCACGGTCGGTGGCGAGCGGCATTATGTGAACGCGGGCTATGAACTCAAGGTCAAGCGAGGCGACGACGTAGAAGCCGGTGACATGCTAAGCGAAGGCATCCCAAATCCGGCGATTATCACGAAGTACAAGGGTGTAGGCGAGGGTCGTCGCTATTTCGTGCAGGAGTTCAAAAAGGCGATGTCTTCCAGTGGCATGCTCGGGCATCGGCGGAACATTGAGCTGCTTGCAAGAGGTTTGATAAATCACGTGCGTCTTACCGAGGAAGTCGGTGACCATGTCGAAGACGATATCGTACCGTACACGACACTTGAACACACTTACAAGCCACGCGACGGTTTTCAAGCGTTGGCTCCCAAAAAGGCGGTGGGTAAATACCTGGAAAGGCCTGTTTTGCATTACACGATAGGCACTAAAGTTCGCCCGTCCATGTTAAAAGATTTTGACGATTTCGGCGTGAGCTCGCTGGAAGTCCATGACGCTCCTCCGCCTTTCGAGTCGCACATGGTTCGTGGGATGTACCAGCTGCAGCACGATCCGGACTGGCTAACGCAGATGTACGGGTCGGGTCTAAAAGAAAGCCTGCTGGAATCTACGGCACGCGGGGCGACTAGCGAAGAACGCGGGTCTAGCTTTGTTCCAAGCTTGGCGACAGGGACGGATTTCGGCGACGTCCCGAATCGAGTTGTCATACAACCCAAGGCACCGTACGCTTTGCCGGACGTACCGATACCTGATATACCAGAAGTTAAGGATAGTCTCATATCGTCAAAAAGTCTCACACCGAGACTCCTGTAAACAGGTTTCACTTGCCAAGGGCCGGCTAAAACAGCTAAACTGTAGAACCCGTCGGCTATGTTTTCATGTTTTAAGGTCACACAATGTCAGCTTTACCTCCACTGGGCGGCTTCGATCCTAAGATTGCTGGAGCCTATTTGCTTCCCCCAGCGACAGGGATGAAGAAGAAAACCAAGAAGAAACCTGTTGAAGCAGACAAAGAGAAAATGGCGAGTTTTTTCGAGGCAATCGTGACAAAAGAAACAGAGAACATGCAAGCGCATTTTTCCGGTTTTGACTTCACAGCCGGTTGGAACAAGTAGTATTCACCTAACGGAAACGCAAGATGACGACGATCAAAAAGGCGAGTATTGGCGGCAGTGGCGGAGAGACTGAGTTTGAGCAGGCTTTCTCCAGTTTGGCCTATGCTTATTTGCGAGACAAGGCACCGCGACTGCTGGATCACATGATCGGCTTTCAGCTCGTTGACCGAAATGATGACAACACGAAGGCGATGGGTGTTTTCGGCTTTCAGTTGGGGTCGCAATGGCTTTATGCTCCCGTGTTCTTCTTGAACGGTGACCTTAAAGGCCACGAGCTCCTTTACATCAAGAACAACGATTCGTTTGTTCCGATGAAGGAGAACTGGATCAATTACATCATGAGCCGTAAGCCGCACATTCTTGGCGAGTCGTCGGCTTCCAAGCTGCGAGATCTCGGGGGTGTATATCCCGACGTCCGCACGCTGTCTATTCCGCCTTCCATCGGTGGCGGCAAGCGAGCTAGCGACAGCTACAGGGTGAAGCAACTGCCCAAGGCTGCCTTTGATTCGGTCTTACCGTTACTTGCTGCTTTCAAGACGCAGGCCGCCAGCTCCTTGTTCAAGATCGCCGGAGGCTCACTTAAAGGTCGCAAGCTCGATCAGTCCGCCGTCGTTGCTGAGCCGTTTAAGGTGGCTTTCGCTAAAACGGCTGCTGCGTTTGACATGAACACGGTTCTGCCGCAAAGTTCGGAGCTGCTGTTCAAAGCTTATGCTGTCGCTGAAAAGTATCCCTTGGTTAAATCCGCTTTTAACCGTTTTTACGGTGACGACTGCTTTATGCGTTGGGGTTTGGCGTGCAAGCAAAACGCCAAGCAAGCTTCGCAAAGCATCGTCAAATCGTCGGCAGCTAAGCCGTCTTCTCTTAGCGGTATGCGACTGATCCCTGACTCCCAGGGCGAAACCGTGGATCACGTCAAGGCTGGTAACCTTCGGCTTTACACCGCCGAGTCGGGTATGGCGAACCGTGTACCGGAGCTTGACGACGCTGAGCGTGAACGTTTATTGAATGACACCATGCTTATCGTCGACCATCGAAAGGGTATTCAGGTCAGCCGAACGTACAACACGCAAATCGAGCAGAAGCTTACGAATCCTTCCGAGACGTCGCTTTACCGCGTCTTGGAGAAGCCTGGCAAGTTCAGCAAAATGCTCGTTTTGACTCACGGCAGCAGCAATCGTGGCCGCGAGCCTTTTGTGGTTGTTATCCGGTTGGGCGAAGGGGGCGAGTCGCGCAATTGGATTAGCACGCACGCGACGAATGTTTTTGCGGATCAGATAAGCGAAAGGGACGAGTGGGATTCCTGGTTTGAGTCCTTGGCAGACGCCAGTTCGCTTTCCGAAAACGGTGTTTACGTTGGTTTGGATGCAACAGGCTCGGCCACTGTTCCGTTTACTGTGCAGGAGTCGCTGGGTGACGGTAACTATCGCGTGAACTTTCACACGCATGTTCGTTACGACAACGATCGAGGCTCGACTATGCCTCGCCTTCTCAAGGTGACCGATCCGTACACGATGGATGGCTACAACCAGCCTAGCACTTACAATGCGTTGCTTTGCGTGGACAAAGAAAACAAACGCGGTACAAAACTCAGGGCAATCGCGGGTGAGTTGCGTGTCCCAGCCGGCTTTAAATTTATGAAGCTGCCAAGTTCTGACGATAGCGGCTGCGGCTGTGGCTCGTGCGAACCGGCGGATAAAGACAGTCCGATACAGTTGGGTAGCATCGATGACATTCAGTTGCTGATTCACGAAAAGACGGCCCGGCTCAAGGTTTTCAATAACGGGACGGATGTCTTTATTGACTCGGTCCTTGGCAAGCACAGCTTTTCAAAACGTGCAGCTTTGTGGGATCTTGTCAGCGTCCACGGTATGCGGGAAGACGTTTCGCGGGAGATTCTCAAGCAAGCGGAATCACGCGGCAGTGCTGTTTACCGCATAGAGTATGCTCCCGGCTACGGTACGCAAAAAAAGGCGTATCCTAACCACAGCGTATTGGCGGGTGGTCCCGATGCACCTGTGTATGACGACTTGGCAGACGAGAGAAGCACGGAGCAATACGGTCCGAGAACCTCGGCAAACACGCAATACGCAGGTAACGCGGTTTATCGTTTGAACCACATGAGTGCGGACCAGACTGATCCGGGAGTCTGGGATCCTTGGCAAAACTACGAGGCCCAGGACTTCGGTACTTCCATGCAGGTGGCCCAACAAGCCGGAGCGCAAGGGCAAAAGGAAGTCTTTGATACGACGATGATTTCCGGCATGCTGAAATCTGTTCGGCAAGACTCGCTTGTCGAACGGCACTTGTCGCCGCTTGTCGAATCGCTTGATTCGCTTGGGCGTTTGCTGATGAACTTTTACTGGCACGGTGAAGAGTTTGAAGACCGTTACGGCAAGGCGGATATGCCCGAGCTGGAAGATAGTCTTCGTAACGCGTTTGAGGCTATCGGTGACATCACTTTGTTCCTCAAAGAGAAGTCGGTAGAATCACCGTTTGACGAAGGAGATGTGAACTTGGACGAGCTTTCTAGGAACTAGGTGAAACATGGCTTCTGGCTATTCGAGAACGGTTCAGTGCGTACTCACACGCGGTGTAGCAGGCTTTGTTTCTTTGCCGGCGCCTCCGCGAGGCGAGATCGAGCGGTTGATCATTACGCAAACAGCTGGCGCTGCTACGGCGGCGACAATCAACTTGTACGACCGCAAAGGTGCTTGCATCGCGGCAACTGATTTAGAAGTTACTGCGGCTGGATCTGTGACAGGCTCAGCCAACGTCGGAGGCTTCCTGCAGATAACGACATCCGCAGACCACGGACGAATTGTAGGCGACCGCGTCGAACTGAAGAACTGTACGATTGCGACTTACAACGCTGTTCACACGGTTACGTCGGTTACGGCAACGAATCAAATTGTTCTAAGCGTAAGTAACACAGGAGCGGTGGCTACTGCTAATACGGCACCTGTGCTTTGGCAAACGGCTCCGCTCATACCGACGAAGCCGCCTGTTTTAAGCTTGCTTCTCACTGATTCCGTTACGGCAGGTACGAACAAAGTGATGTTTGACATTAACCGAGCCTATGAGAACCGGGATAATCAAAGTGTCAGCCTACGTTGCCGCCATTCGGGTCTGTGGCTCGAGTTCATCACGGCAGGCACGGCCACGTCGCTGACTTTCGAAGTCGCGGCAACCTTCCGCGCAGACACGATCGTCTAAGGTGCCAAGTTGAGTAGAACTTACAACGATATCCGGTTGGCCGACCCTTTCTTGCAACCATTTTGGCGGCACGAGCGGGTTCTTTCCATGTTGGCGGCGTGGCCACCGGAGCGATGCAAACGCTTTGACGACCAGTGGATTCAAGGTTACCGTTCGTATCTTTTCACCTGGAACAAGGGCGGCTCCAGGCGTACTTCGCTTTTGTATGACAATCCCGGGTTGTACTACGCTCACAACATGTTTGTAAACCGACTTAATGATCCGGAGATGTCGTTGATCATTGAAGCCAGGCTACTTTCGGGTATGTCTTACGAGGCGATTGCCGAAGAAAACAAGACCATACCCGAGACGATTCAATGGTACGAAAAGCTTTTCTTTAACGTCAAAGAGTTTCTTCGACATCACGATTGGATTTTACGCAACGTGTTGGTACCCGCGTCGGATCGTTTCGTAGACGTTGAAAATGAGCAGGACAGCGACAAACGACCCAGGTTCGAGATAAAGCCTCATTTCGATATGACGCTTAAATTTTTCGCTTATTACGGTGGTCCTGTTCTTTGCGACTTTATGCTCAGCGGATTCAAGCGCGGAGTTAAGGTTGAGCGACTCGATGACGTTGAGCCTTGGCTGGACAGTCAGTGGTCCAACCAGATACGCCGCAAGAGCGCACAGGCCGCAGGGCAGTTCCGGGTAAACAACTTTAACGTGATGGAACTGTTCGTCGTACACGCTAAGCTCATCGAGATTCAGCAACGCGTCGACGACAAGCAGACTCGCCACAACGAATTCGAGAAGCACATTAACGCCATGTTGTCCGAAATGCCGTGGGTTGTCGGCGATGAGGGCGAAAAGCTATATGCTGAAACACCTTTGGGCCTGTATGATAGACGGGCAGCTGAGCTGGATGGCTCTGAGGTTATGACAGTAGGTGCTGGCGGAAAAATCGGTACTGACCTGAAAGACGTAGACGAAAACATATTCCGTCGCACGGAGACAAAAGATGGAAAACCTAAATAGGCAGGACGAAGAGCTGCTGATGGCAGGCGTCAAGCAAGCGGTAGCCCTGGTGGACGATCGGGGTCTTACGCCGAATGATGCCTTGCACAAGGTTGCTCAAGACCTGGGTTTTACGCCGGGTTTTCTTAAAGCAGCGTGCAACGCTTTCAACACTGGGCGACAGCTTGCACAGTGGGAGGCCAACTCCAGTGTCCTGGACAAGCTTGCGGATTTCCCTTTGGCGGACTACTCGGAAGTGCATGACCGGATTTGGGGAAGCACCAAGGAGAAGGTGGCACACGTGTCGACAACGTCTCCCAAGTTTCGAAGCTATGCAGACAAGCACAGTTTGCTAAAAGCGGATTTAAAGTTCACTGAGAAAGTCGCTGCCGAGTTGCCAGCCACTGCACCAGACGCCGGGATCAAGAAGGCCTTCGACGCTAAAGACTACCAACAACGGCTTATGCGCGAAGCTAACCGTGAGAAGGTTGCAGCGGAAGACCAAATGAATCTTAAGCTGCATTTACTGGTTTCTTACTTTAAAAAATCGGCTTACGACCGTTTGCCACTTGCGCAAGTGGAACATGCTGCCGGAATCTATTACGGTGCAGCTGGTAACTCGCTTATGCAGCATGTCGCCTCACACTTCCCGAACGAGAAGAAAGCGTCAGACCATAAACCCACGTGGTCCGGCTTCCGGGCTGTAGCGGAGCGGGGTGCGGCACCGTACACTTTGATCGACGCATGCATCAAGCAAGCGGAAGAGCTTATTTTGGCTGAAGAAAAGCTTGCCAAGCATGTCGCTGCGGCAGCTAAAGCCACGCGTTTTGCGGACGATCTGTACGCCAAACTGCGGCCCGAGGTCACGAAGCAAGCCAACCTGTCTTCGATTATCGGCGGCGTTGCCGGAGGTTTCGGCATGGGGGCTGCGAAAAACCTGGGGGAGTCGGTTGCAGAGGGTGGTAATTCCGCTCTCGAAAGCGAGATTCAAAATTTAGACAGCCCTGATCATTTGAACGAACTACGCAAAATTCGGGCGCAAACCGCTCTCACCCAGATGATGAGCGACCCGGAAAACCCTGTAAGCGAATACGAGCCTGATCAGGTTCTCAACGCGTACAATGAGCTAGTACAGCTTTCTCCTCGTTTAGCGGACCAACCTTCTGCCCTTGGCCCTTTGTTGCGTAAGCGGCTTATGGGCAACACTGAACCTTTTGAGATTGGCGAGGCGATCAAGCTCGAGGAAGGTTTACGCCGCACACAAAGTACTCCAACCCAAATGATGCGAAATGAAGCCAGTATCCTTAGCTAATATTTCTTACGAACAAGGTTTAAAGCTGCTTTTGCTTCGCAAGCAAGCCTTGGACGCAGGCACAGTTCGGAGGCTTCCGCCTGCTGCCCTCGCGAACTCCTTTTTGATGGACTCAACCGGGAAGCAAGTCATCAAACAAGCTGCAGGGTTTTGGGATCAGCTGAAGGACACTTATCAGTCTGGCATGAACAAGATCACCACGGATCCAGGGCTGCAAGCTACGCTGGGATACGGTTTGGCGGGTGCGGGATTGGGTGCCGCTGGTGCTGGCGGCCTGGCAGCAGCTCGCGGAGAGAAAAACTGGAAGCGTCGTTTGTTGCAGGGAGCCACTGCGGGCGGCTTGCTCGGAGGCGGGCTCGGACTTGCGATGAACCCTGGCAGCGTCACCAAGCCGCTGGAAGACCGTGCCGCAAGATTGACGGAACAAGGCATGCAAACTGGCGAGCTTTCGGAAGAGGACAAGAAACAGAACTACGTCGAACAGCTTAAAGCCACAGCGAACGCAAATCCTGCGATGGGCGCTGCCGGAACCGCTGCGGCGGGTGTTGGGCTCGGTGTCGGGGCTTCTCGCGTCGCCCGTACGTTTCCGGGGATGAAACCGATTGATCACCGGTACATCGCGGAGAATTTGGTCGAAAGCTATTTGAAAGATTCGAATTCGGTTAACAAAGACTTGATAGAAAAGCTTGTAGATCCGAAAAAAATAACTGACTCGGCCTGGCTCGACCCTGCACGACAACAAAAGCAACAACAAGTTATCGAGTTTCTAAACCAGGGGGGTCAGCAGGTGCTTGATTCGGCGACCGATCCTGCGTTTAAAACCAATTTCATCGACGCGCTTCAGGATAAATTGCCTGGAAATTTTACGGCGACCGAAGCCGGAGTGAGTTCGTTGTTTAACGATAAGGAAACGCGGGATCGAGTCGCAAAGAACTTTATCAACCGCGGTCTTCACAGTAACGCCACTGGCACAAAGAGCCAGAGAGCGATGTTACCGACGCTACGTCGCGGAGCTCTTGGTGGAACGATCGGTGCCTTGGGCGGCATTTGGAGCCTTGTGCAGTACATGCGAGACAGGCAAGCGCAGCAGGACGCTACTGCGCAGCTCGAAGCCTTACGCGATGGAAGTGGCACCCCTTAATACTCGCAGGAGCAGGTATGATTAAATTTGTATCGCCGTCAGGCTGGGAATTCGACAGGCAAATTGTTGTGCCCGTTAAAGTCAGTAGCCGAGGGCTTATCGGCAACGACAGGCGTGACTTCTTAAAGACTGCGAGTCACGCCTTTTTGCCGCACGTCGACAATTACAAGTTTGCAAGCGACGAGATACCTGTGCATTTGATTGCACTCGGGGCGAGCGAAGCCTACGGTCCGAATCGCAACGGTGACGGTTTCAAGGAAGCGACTTGCAAAAAGTATCATGACACCTTTGTCAAGCTTGCTAAGTTTTTTCGAAACCACAAGAACAAGCCGGAACGCGGTGATCCTTTTTATGGGTATGTTAAAGCTTCTGCCTACAACGACGACATGCGACGGGTTGAGTTGCTTTGTGCGTTGAACGCCAACAAGGCGGCAGCGGATCGTAACGGTGGCCTGGTCGCCGACACCGAAGTGGAGAAGATTGCAAGGGGCGAAGACTTTCCGGTGAGCATGGCTTGTCGCGTACCGAATGACATTTGTTCGTTCTGCAAGCACGCCGCAAAAACCCGGGACGAGTATTGCACCAGTGAGAAATGCGCCGCAGGCGGTTGCAGACACAACCTTTCGCGGTTGGTGAAAGTTGGCGGTGACTTACATCACCTGCACGTTGACAACCCTGACCCGGCTTGGTTCGACATTTCGCGTGTCTTTAGGCCAGCCGACCGTATCGCTTATGGTGCCAAGGCGGACTACTTTACAAAAGCGGCCTCTGACGATGGGATTTTTGATCTCCAAGATTGCATCAAAATGTCTTGTAACTCCACGGCACCGCTTGACGTGATCTTGTACCAGTCCGGGCAGCACGGTTTCTGGTCCGAAAAGACAGCATCTCAAATTCGACTCGGTTACGCCCTGGCTACCGCCGAGAAGACTTCGGCGTTGCCTGACACCTTGTTGGCTGGTATAGCCACGCAAGCTTTTCCGATCGAGAAGCTTGCGGCTTTCGGTACCCCTACCTGTGACCGCCAGCTGGCGGCCTTGGCAGACCGTTGCATATTTTTAAGCCTTGCAGATTACGGCAGGCTTTCTGCTCGGTCGACGCATGTTAAAGCTGCGCAGAATGTGTTGCCGTCGATTTACGGTACGATGGCCACTGACGAGTCGTTGCCACTACGGATAGAGCAGTCGCCTTCGGTGCTGATTGATAAGGTTGCTACTTTTAAGGACGATCTCCTGGCGACTTCTCTCGTCAAAGATTTTTCTTTTTACAAGGAATCTGTTTATCTCCGAAGCATGTTGGGCTGTTGTCGCGAGTCTCGAATACCTAAAATCGGAAAACATGAGAAGCTTGCGGCGTGTAATTTTGAGAGTAAGGCGTTAGCTGAAGACTACGCTATGTATAAGCTGGCAGCACTTTGGCGGTCAGCCGCTCACAATCCAAACTTCCCGTTGACAGTGCGGTTCGCCGTCTGTCAGAATCAACTTTTTAGCGTGTAAACGGTTAACCGTAGATCAAGGAGTATTCGATGTCCAAATCTGCAAATTCGATCAATACAATCGACAAATTCTTGCAGGCTGTGAAGAGTAACGTCAAGTTTGCTGCGGAGGCTCACACCGAGCCCGGCAGCATTGGTGGTGCTACGACTCACCCTGTCAAAGACGTTGACGATTCCACCGAGGAAGCTTCCGAAGGTTCTCGCTCTGCCGAGAACACCGCTGACGTCAAATCCGACCAAGGCAAGCCTTCTGTCGACAGCACTTCCGAAAACGTAGCGGCCAAGAAGGCTGCCGCCAAGCGAGCTGTCGACGGCAAATCCGAGGACGGTTCGGTCAACCCGCCTGGAACTGCTGCGGGCGATCAGCTTCAAATCGGCACGAAGAAGCAACCTACCGGCGAAGACCCTGCGGTTGAAACTGGCTCAGCGAAGGCTGAAAAAGAAGACGCTGCAGGTGGCCGGCTGGGCAACACGAGTCACCCTGCTCGCACAAACAACGGTGAACTCGACGGCTACAAGTATGCTTCGATGTCCGTTGAAAAGCTTGCCAGCTTGACGTCTCAACTTGGCAACAGTTTGCTGGCCGAGCTTGCTACAGTGCAAAAGCAAGCAGAGTTGACCGGGGCACAGTCAAAGCTTGACGTGAACGGTAACGGCAAAATCGAAGGATCGGACCTGGCTTCTTTGCGAAACGACGAAGGTTCCGATGACGACGAGAAGTCTGCCGTAGACGCCGCCTCTCAAGCAGGCTGGGAACTTGCCGGTTTGCTTAGCGGAAAATTTGACAAGCAAGCCGCAGACGCACTCGTGGCGCAGTCGCTTGAATCGATCATCAAGGTGGCTGCCGACGATGCGGACAAGGTTGCCGCATTCTTGCGACAGTACGGGGCAGAGCTTGACAAGCAAGCCATGGGTGAGATGCCTGCCGGCATTGACCCTGCCGCCTTGGCTGGCGGTGGAGCCCCAGACATGGGCGCAGCAATGGGCGCCGGTGGCCCTCCGCCTGAGGGTGCCGGTGGTGGCTCGCCCGACATGGAACAGCTTTTAGCCATCCTCGAACAACTCGGAATTACTCCGGAAGACCTTGAAGCGGCCATGGCTGCTGAAGGCGGTGCCGGTGGTGGTGGCGGCGGTGGTATGCCTCCCGGCGCACCAGCAGGTGCCCCGCCAGAGGAACCCAAAGCTGAAGAAGCACCGGGAATGGAAGTCGAAGCACGGGCCAAAGCCGCTGCCGCCAAAAAGGGCGCATCTGACAGTCGCGTCCGCGACTACATCCAAGAGGTCTTGAGCCGTTCGCGGTCCTAATTTCAATTTCAAAACTGGAGAAAATCCCTTATGAACACCAAAATTGCATCCATGATGATCGAGTATATCGCCGCAAGTTCGGCGCTTACCGATCGTCTGCTTGGCGATACTCAACGTTATCGTGCTCAAGAGAAGGCGGCAGCTGCCAAGCAGTCGTCCACGCTTGAGACGATGTTGCGAAACGACTGTGTTGGGCCAAACGAGAAGCAGGCTGCTGCTTCGATGTTGGCCGACCACGGTCAAACTCTTGACCTGCTCGTCAACGCTGTTAACAAGATGGCCGAATACCGTGGGCGATCCGAGAAGATCGCAAGCGACCTTGGCCGTCCTGTGGCAGACCCTGCAGTGAAAACTGCAAGTTACGACAGCCTCAACGACCCGTTTGTTGGGCGTCATTCTTCGCAGAAGAAGGCTTCCGACCTTGCTCTCCTGCGTGTATTACGTGCACCAGGTTCCTAATTCCGCATTTAGACGTCAAATCCAAATCAGGAGGATTTACAAATGGCTGCTCCACGGCAAATGACCGCTAACACTCTCAACGCGTTGAAAGGCTGGCCGCAGATGAACGCGGTTGACTACACCGCGAAGTTTTCTTCGACCATCCCTGCGGGCGACTTGCCCGTCTTGGCGGGTTCCGTTGTTTCGCTCAATTCCAGCGGCGAATTCATTCTCGGTGTGGGTAACACCAGGGTGATGCCGATGTTTTTGTTCAACAACTCGGACGATCCCGACGTCACCAACGACGGCGGCGACGCGTCTACCACTCGGGGTGTTTTCATTCCGATGTCGCCAACGGGCCAAGCAATGGCTCTCGTTGCTATTGGCGCGTATGAGCTTGTCAGCACGGCTTATGTCGACGCTGCGTATTCAATCAACCAACCTTTGACCGCCAACCTTTCCGGCGGTGCAAACCCAGGCAAGTTGCGGGCTGGCACCATGTACACCAACATGATTGTTGGCCTTGTGTCTCGTGGCGTTGTTGACAATGGCTACGGTCAGAATGCTTTGGCTTTCTGGCCTTGCACAGTCTTCCCAACGGCCTAATTTCAATTTCAACGAGTCTTAGACTCGATTAACCATGGAGGTTACGTTAATGACTGCTACTACTGAAATGACTCGCGAAGAAAGCTTGTTGGCGAGCCAGGCGATTTTTGAAAAACTTTCTTCTGCGGATCCGTCGATGGCGAAGCAAGCCGTTGACGCCGTCAACGACTTCACCCGTACCAAAATGCGGGAAGACGGCTTCTTCCGGCGAATCATGCCACCTATTCCGATCAGCAACGACGATCTCGATCGTCAAGTTGACACGGATAAGCCGGTTAAGATCGTCGACAAAGAACCGAACAGCCCGGCTGCGGTTTCGATTCCTTTTGCCACGCTGCCTACCAGCTTGTACATCAAGGGTGACCGTTACAAGGTTACCTTTGACCGCATCACAACTCCGAAGTTCACCAAGGACGTCGACGAGTTGCGAACCTGGTACATGGACATTCGTCAAGTCCTCAGCGACAACGCGATTAAGGACATGTTGGCAGAAGAAGACGGCAAGTTCCTAAGCGCGGTCAACACCGCACTTGTCGGGCCGGATCTCATTGTGCCGACTTCCGGCGTTGCCCAGTACCAGACAATCTCGGGCGGTATCACGCGGGACACCCTTTGGGACAGTCTCAAGATTTTGCCCGGAACCCCTTCGAACCTCGAAGTGCACTGCGTTCTTCTCAACAACATCACCATCAAAGACGTTGCGAAATTCACTCGTAACGAAATGGGTGGTGACTTGTCGGAAGAAATCATGCGTAACGGCTGGACGCTCAGCGAATGCATGGGCGTTAAGTGGGTTATCACGATCAAGAAGGGGCTGGTTCCAACGAACACCATGTATCACTTTGCCGATCCGAAGTTCATCGGCAAGAGCTACATGTTGGAAGACACCACGATGTACATTCGTCGTGAAGCTTACTTCATCGAGTTTTTCGCTTACGAATCGCTCGGTGGAACCATCGGTCACACTTCCGGTCTTGCCCGAGTTGACTTCGAGTAACAGTTGATCTACTATAAGGCCCCTGGGTTTTCCCGGGGGCCTTTGTGGGTCAAGGAGTATTTCAATGCCTGCAGCTTTTTCTGATCCGTACACCGACGTTGGGACTACCCAGCGTCCGCCTTTTTCGCAAGTTTCTCAAGCCGTAAACGTCACCAATCCTCGCGATTTGGGCGGCGATCGAAGCTACCAGGGAACTTTGTCGCAGACGCTACGATCGGCGAGCTACTCAGCTCAACAACGTGCGGCTAAACCTTTTCCGCGAAGCCAAAACATGACACCGGGTTATGATCCTTACGCTGTTGGCGGCGGGGTCGAGACCTACCTGGACAACGCAAACTAACCTCAATTCCGTTCGGAGTATAGAATGTCGAGAGAAAATCAAGCAACGCTGCCGGATCCGTCAGCAGCTTACAACACTTTGTTCGACAACGTGCATGCTCAAGTGTTCTTTGGCAAACTCGCAAGCTACGGTATTCAGCCGACTACCGAAAAAGAAGCTGGCGATTTGCTCGAGATCGCAGCTCAGCTTCGCAATGTTGACAACCCCGTCAAGCAAGCTTCCACTCGCAGCCGTTTCGGTGACGCCGCATCGGCTTTGAACTCGGTAGTAAGTTCGACGCCTTACGGGCAAAAGCAAGCTGCAGTTGCCGAGGATCACGCAATCAAACAAGCAGCGGCCACCTTGGCCCAGGACCCAGCCGTGTACAACGCGGTTTTGGCTCTTCGGGTCCAGGAAGCTGCCGCTCTCGCGGGTAACACCTAAGGAGAACCACGATGTCCAATTCATTGTACTCGACAGTGCGAAACACTTCGGGTGTTGCTAAGACTTTTGGCTTTTTGCCGCCACACGGGCGTAGGTTGGCCGCCAACGAGGACTTCGTTGTCTTCGGTGACGTTCGAAGTATGCTCGGTCGCAACCAAGGTGCTGGCGGAGGCGTGCTCGCGAGGGCTCAAGCTTCTTTCGAGGCAGCGGTGGACAGCGGAGACCTGACGATTATTCAGACTCCGACGGTCACGCCACAAATCGTTCCAGTCACGGCTAACCGCGTGTTGACTGCGGACGATAGCGGAAAGATGTTCGTCGCCTCGGGCACTGGTGCTGTTAGCTTTACGCTTCCAGCCGCTCCAGCACTGAACGTTGAGTTCACGTTCTACAACGCTGTCAACCAGGACATGACCCTTACTTGTACCACACCGGACATTTTGGTCGTCTTGAATGATATCGCTGCGGACACGGTCGCAATCAGCACGCTCAACCTGAAAGTCGGCGGAAGCTTCCGCGTTATCGGCAACGGTACGAAGTGGCTGGTGATTCCTACCGTGTGGGGCGGCCAGACTGTGACAACTACTTCCTAGTAGCGGTTACGCCTGATGACAAATTGAAACGACCGGCTATAATCGCCGGTCGTTTTCGTTTAAAGGGGTTACAATGAAGCTGAGCATTTTTACACCAACGCACGCACCCACCTATCTTCCAGAGGTGTACAACTCTTTGAAGCTGCAGACGCTGCAGCAATGGGAGTGGTTGATACTTCCAAACGGTAAAGGTACCGCGATACCGGCGGCGATACGTGCAGATAGTCGCGTGAAAGTTGTGGAGAGCGCGGGCGATGTCTATAACGTAGGTGCGATGAAAAGGAAGCTTTGCATGGCGGCAAGTGGTGACGCCTTCGTGGAGCTGGATCACGACGATCTGCTGGTGCCGGGTGATACTCTGGCAGCGATTCAGCGCAAGTTTGAAGCGGGAGCTGGTTTCGTTTACTCGGACAACGCGGTATTCAGATTCTCTCCGAAAGCTTCGCAAGATAGATTCCGCCCTTTCACCTGGTCTCCGCAACACGGCTGGGAAAGCTACGACATTAAGATCTACGGCAGACACCTGCAAGCCAGTCGTTGTTTCGAGGTCACGCCCAGATCATTGTCGGAGATTTACTACTGCCCGGACCACATTCGCTGCTGGGAACGCTCGGTTTATATGCAGGCCGGAGGGCACAACGCGGACTTACCGGTTTGTGACGACCACGAGTTGATGATAAAAACGTATTTAACGGGCTCACCTTTCGTGCACACGGAAGGTTGTCATTACCTTTACCGCTTGTTCGATAGCAACACGATTCACGCCAGAGCCGATCAGATCCGGAAGATTAGTCGAAATTTTCGGACAATCTATTTGCAACGTCTGATAAAGGAATGGCTTCGTCGGCACAACCTGGAGGAGCTTGATTTCTCGGTCCTTTTGAAGCAAGGCTGGGACGCAGAAAAGCACCTTTTACAGGGTTTTGGCGAGAACACTTTCGGTCACATCGTAGCCGATACCGAGCTGCAAAAGCTGTCCGGTTTTCAAGTTCGCGAGTTTATGAACGCCGCATATTGGGCTTTGGTTCCGGGTGGGTATTTGACTATCATAGTGCCTGAGGTTCACTCTGGCATGGGCTACGCGGATGTCGAATGGAAATCGCATTTCAGTGCCACCAGTATGTACCCGTATACCCGTAAAGATTTCGCCCGGTCGAACGGAAATATACGCTGCCGCTTTCAGGAGATAAACTGCACTGAGCTTTATCCCTCGGAGTGGCACAAGAACAATGGTTTCAAGTTTTTGCGGTTTGAGCTTGTGGCTTTGAAAGGACAGCGGCATCCGGGTCTTCAACACATTTAAGGTCCTACGTACAGATGGCAAACTATCTACCGCAACCTTATTCGGACCAGCTGACTGAGATCGACCTGCTGACCACGGATGACTTTGGTCGCTTTCTTTTGACGTTCGAAGACGGTGATTCCGTTTGCGATTACATCGGCGCAGCTAAAGGGACGACCATCGGCGCTACGGGTGCCACGGGCGTCGCTGGACCACAAGGTGCCACGGGCTTAACGGGTGCTCCAGGTTCTACGGGCTTAACCGGTGTTCAGGGGGCGACAGGTGTCGCCGGACCCCAAGGTGCTACCGGTTCTACAGGCGCCCAAGGTACGCAAGGTTCTACGGGCGCAACCGGTGTCGGCGGACCGCCGGGTGATACCGGGGCTACTGGCATTACGGGCCCGCAAGGTGCCACAGGTTTAACTGGTTCGCAGGGATCCACCGGGGCAACAGGTGCTGGTGGAGCTCAAGGGGCTACAGGTTTAACGGGTTCGCAGGGTTCTACTGGGGCAACAGGTGCTGGTGGAGCTCAAGGGGCTACAGGCTTAACGGGTTCGCAGGGTTCTACTGGGGCGACAGGCGTCGCAGGTCCGCAGGGTGCCACCGGTATAGTCGGTGCCCAAGGGTCAACCGGTGCAACGGGCGCGGCGGGTGACCGCTATACGACTACGTCGGCAACGTCAAACACCATTGGTCTTGGGTCGAAAACGTTTACGGTTGCCAGCGGTTTGGCACTGAGCACGGGGCAGTCTGTCGTCGCTGCCTTTGATGGTGCGAATCGGATGGAAGGCACAGTCACGAGTTACATCGGTACAACGTTGATCGTCAACGTCACTTCCACTTTAGGTTCTGGAACGTATGCCTCTTGGAGCATAAGCTTGTCGGGTGCACCTGGGCCGCAAGGTTCGACCGGTGCAACGGGTGTCACAGGCCTAACAGGTGCTCAAGGGGCCACAGGCTTGCCCGGCGATCAGGGCGCGACAGGTGCAACAGGCGTTGCCGGTCCGCAAGGTGCTACAGGGTTAACTGGGGGCCAGGGCGCGACCGGACCCGCCGGACCAAACAACGTATCGGGCACCACTACCACCACGTTGGTGGGCCTACTGGCTGGCAACGGCACCAACGTGTTAGTGGTCGGGATCGGTACAGGTTTGCAGTACTCAGACGACACGTTAGCCGTTTCGGGTGTTGTGCTGACCACCACGAATCAAAGCGTGGCTGGTGTTAAGACGTTTGCGGATACCTTGGATTTGAGCGTACGAACGCTTACCGATTCCGCCACCATTGCCGTTGACGCCGCAACGTCCAACAAATTCCACATAACGTTGGGCGGTAACCGAACCCTAGCAAACCCTACCAACGCGGTAGACGGGCGTTTGGTGATCTTCCGACTCCAACAGGACGCCACAGGCAACCGCGTGGTGGCATGGGGCAGCGACTACCGATTCGGCGGTGACCTAGCCGCCGCCAACGTGGTGTTGTCCACCGCCGCGAACATTACCGACCGAATCGCGTTCGAGTACCACGCCGCCGATGGAAAATGGGATTGCGTTAGCTACGTGAAGGGCAGTTAAACAACATGAACATTACCGAGTCCGAATTACAACGTTTGATCGCGGGGGATCCGGTGGCCGCCGATTTGTTCCGCCGTGGTCAGTACGCCGATTGCGCGCACCGTTGCCGACAAATTGCCCCGAAGGTATACGCACCCGCGAAACTATCGAGAATCGGAATTCTCGGGTTGTACGCCAATGCGCCGACCGTGGCGATTGCAATTTTGGAAGCAATCGAAAACGTTGCAGCCAACAACCGTTTGTTCCGCGAGGTGTACAGTTTTATGTCGCCAGGCACCGCGCCGGAACAGTTGCCGGACTTTGGTTTGGCACCGATCCGCGCAGCATTGACCGCACCGCAGGAACAAGGCGGGATCGGTTTGAGCCACGAACAGGCGTTGCCATTGTTGGCCGCCGGAGAGCAACCCGACGATATTACCGCGTTAGACGTTGAACGACTACCCAGGGGAACACAATGGCCACAGTAACAAAAACCGCACCCGCATTCGTGACCGTGGAAGCGGTTACACAGATCGCCAACGGAAACATGGGGACGTTGCGCACGTTGGATTTGACGACAAAGTTCGGCGCTACGTTGTTGGTGTGGCTCGGACGCCGAGCCGCAACCACGCCGATTCGCGCCGCATACGTGGCAATCCGAAATTCGGACAACAACACACGCGTGTTTCCCGGTCCAGCAGCGTTCGACGTTGCAAACCAGGCACCGACGACCGCCGCACCCGCCACCACGTTGTCCGCAGCCGCAGCCGCGAACCAAAACCAATTAACGGTGGCAAGCGTGGTTGGGTTTTCGGTGGGGGACGTGGTGTTGATTTCCGGTGCCAGTGGAGCGCGTGCCCAATGGGGACGAATTGCGCAAATATCCGGTTCGGTGATTACGTTGGAACGTGACCTACGCGACGGAAACGACAACGGGGACAACGTTGTTGGGTTGGCCGACGCCCGCCGCGTTCTGTTGCCCGGTGGCGACGTGTACGAAATCCGTTGCGTTAACTTTTCGGGTCTGGATTGCGTGTTTGCCGTGGAAGCAATAACCGACGAAGGGGAAACCATCGCGTGAAAGCGTTCGCAAGGCCGGGTTTTGATTGGTTGTTGGACGGTTGCCGGGGCATTTGGTCACCCGTGGTATCGGGAAACACCGGCGCCACCGTCCTCGATATTAACCCGACAACAGACAACCACGGCGCGTTGTCCGGTATGACCGCCGCCCAAGCATGGCAGCAATCGACAATTGGCAACGTGTTGGCGTTTGATGGCGCTAATGATTCGGTGACAATTGCAACCGCCGAAACACTCACAACCTACCCGTTCACCCTAGCAAACTGGGTTTATCATCCGAGTACAATACCCGACACTACCGCCGCGTTAACGTTATCGGTGGGTGTTGGGCAAACACAGTATTTTGCTATTGGTTACAGGCAGGCAACGCCGCGACCCGGTATTTTCGCGCGGAACACCACGTTTACCAATAACGCCAACTACACCACGACGTTCAACCCCGGTTGGGTATCTTTGGTTGGCGTGTTCGTATCCGCTACACGCCGTGAATTGTGGGTCGATGGCCGGTTGTTAGCCGTATCAACAACGAGCGTTCCGCAGTTGGCCAGCGTTTCATCGGTCCGATTAGGTTCCGGATTCACTCAATTGTACTACCCGCAACGGATTGCCGAAGCAATCGTACACGCACAGCGTTGGACCCCCGAGCAAATTGCACAGTACGTCGAAGCGGGGCCGGGTGGCGCGTTAACGTTGCAGCCTCCGACCCGCCGCCGATCCAGGTATTTACCAAGCACGCCACCACCAACAAACAACCGACGACGAACATCTCGGTTGGTTTGCTACCCGGGATAGACGCCACGGATTTGACAAATGTTAAATTTCGAAGCTTTTCAATCGAGAATCGCACAGTTACACCTGTTAAAGTGCTTGTCACGGCGATAAAAAAGCTTTGCGACTTGATTCCGGCTTTAACGTAAAGGAAAAACATGCCGTTCAGATTTCACGTTCTAGGATTGCCGCATACCGTTTCTAACCGCGATTACGTTGCTTGCGCATACACGCAAAAAGTTGTAAAGTTCGCTGAAATGATGCGACCGCACGGGCACCACATTATTCATTACGGCCACGCGGATTCTAATCTTGCGTGCGACGAGCATGTAACGGTTACGACAAACGAAGACCTGGAAATTGCGTACGGAAGCTACGATTGGCGTAAAAACTTTTTCAAGTTCAACACGGAAGATCACGCTTACCAAACGTTCTATCGCAACGCGATCACAGAAATAGCTAAACGTAAAAAGCCGCTGGACTTCATCCTGCCGTTCTGGGGAGCTGGCGTACGCCCGGTCTGCGACGCACACTCCGACCTTATCTGCGTGGAACCTGGTATAGGTTACGCGGATGGACACTGGGCGCGTTGGAAAATTTTCGAGTCTTATGCCATTTACCATGCTTACTGCGGCATGGCGGGCGTTCGCAATTGCAAGCAAGATTGGTACGAGGTAGTGATCCCGAACTATTTCGACTTAAATGATTTCGAATACAGCGACAAAAAGCAGGATTACTTTTTGTACCTCGGTCGCGTTTACGAGGGCAAAGGCGTACACATTGCAATTCAAGTTGCCCAGAAGCTCGGCATTAAACTTGTGATTGCAGGGCAAAAGGATCCGTCTTTCGAGCTTCCAGCTTCGGTCGAATACGTTGGATACGCTGATTCCGAGACCCGCAAAAAGCTAATGCGAGACGCGAAAGCCAGCTTTGTGGCAAGTCAGTACATCGAGCCCTTTGGCGGGGTTCAGATCGAAAATTTGCTATCCGGTACTCCTACGATTACCACGGACTGGGGTGCGTTTACGGAGAACAATCTGCACGGCGTAACGGGCTATCGCTGCAGAACTTTTGCCGACTTTGTCGACGCTGTTCGCAACATCGATCGGATCAAACCTGAAAATTGCAGGAAGTTCGGTGAACAGTTCTCTTTGGAAAAGATTGCGCCAAGGTACAACAAGTATTTTAAAGACGTGATGAACGTCTACACGGGCAAGGAAGGCTGGTACAAGCTCGACGACGCGTAGTTCCTGTCGCTTGCAAACAGTTGTTTGGTTTATAATTGGTGGTCAGTTAACTTTACAGGTGAGTCACGCATGCTGCTCGAACTAACATTACCGCCGAACAAAACACCTACGCTTCAGCCGTATACACGAGATACAGCTACGGCTGTTGGTTTGCCTATAACGGGAGCAGCCGTGGCCGGCAGGCCTACGCTGTATCGTTTTGACGTAAGTTCCTTAGACGATGACGACTACGTAATGGACGTAGCGAACCCTGTCGGGCGTTTCGTGGTACGTCTCAGTGACCCGGATTACTTCATTGCAAACGAGTGGTGGGAAATCGACATCCTGACTGATCCGGCCAGCGATCCACACAAGGTGCTTGTCGATGTCAATTACGGCGGCACAAACAACCTGCGGTACGACTTGGACGGTGTTCCGATCGAAGACGCGACCATTGAAGTTTTCCTTTACTCGATGTACATCGCAGGCAATAAAGACGGAACGTATCGCCTTCGAGATACCCGGCAGCGTGCTAACGGTACTTGGGTTTTGCCCTTTTACTTAGATCCAGGCGTCTACGTTTTCCGTTACTACCGGTCAGGCGTTGCAGGGCCCGATGCGTTCCGGGTCGTTGTCAGCTTTGATCCGTCCGAAATTTCTGTCACTAAACTGCCTAGCGCGTAGGAGTACCGATGCCACTTGAGGGAACACCTGTAGAGTTGCCTGTGCCCTTACCGGGAGCTGACTGCGAGCAACAGAACGTCATAAAACCTAAGCAGACCGTCGTAGATGGCTGTCCGGTTTTGCCTAAGTTGCAATGCCACGAAGTGCAGATGGGTCAGGCCGCAAGGCTGATATGGACTTTCAAAAATCCTGAAGGCCAACCGATCAACTTGCAAGACTGTGTCAACAACTGTGCAAGCATGTCGAGCCAAACTGCGGGAGACTTCGATGCCGTGGGAAACCCTGGTTGCGGCGTGGTCTTGCGTATGCGAGAGTTGTCCGGTTACGACCCGGTGAACGACCCGATTGTTCAGATCGAGGCGGAAATCTTGGACATGTCCGAGGGTGTTGTTCGCGCGAACGTTTTGCCAGATTCAATCGTAAGGGCTGCCGGAATATATTTGGAAGAGTGGTCCTTTTTCGCTCCTGACGGCAGCATGCTTTTTAGCAACCAGTGTTGCACTTTCGTTCGGCGTGGTCTTTTCGGCGTTAGCAGCGATTTGAACATGCGTAACGTCGGGCCTCCCACGTTGGAAGAAATACGTTTGTCGATCCGCGACAATAGCGGCGCTGATAACGTACTGTTGGATGATGTCGAATTTGACTCCGCCGAAATCATCCAGTCCGTCATGCGACCACTGCAGTACTGGAACGAGATCCCGCCTCCGCTAAATCCGCTTTTAACGACAAAGAATTTCCCGTTCAGAGAACTTTGGTTGCAAGGCATTCAAGCTTATCTTTTCGACATTGCTGCGAACCACTACCGCAGAAATCAACTGGCTTACAGCGCGGGAGGCATGGCGATCGACGACAAGAACAAGGAACAGCAATACGTTGCAGCTAGCAACCGCATGCTGCAAATGTTCCAGGACAACGTCAAGGCGAAGAAGATCGAGATAAACATAGCAGCTTTCAGCGGTGCTATCGGATCGCCATATTCCGGCCTTTTTTACTAGGTGAAAAATGACGTTAAACGGCAGCACATCTCCCGGTGTCGACAATTCCAGCGAGGTCAAGCAAAACCGCTACATTTCGTGCGAACCACGAGCGTGCCCGTCAACATGCGAAAGCGTGTTTGACATGGTGCACGTTTCTTACTTGATACGTGGTGGCACGCGTGTAATGTGGCAGCTCTTAGACAGCTTCAACGATTTGCAGCCTTGGGTTTTTCAGCTGCAAGCCGGTCAGACGGGTAACCCGGACGCCGACGATTGGACGGACATCGGTCTTGCCGTTGAGAACACGTGCTATGCGATAGACCCGCAGCAAAGATCTTTCACGCGGTCTCTGGCCACCTACTATCGAGTAAAGGTTACGACACCGAACCAGACGTACTTTTCTAGTCCGGTCGCGCAGACCGGGATTTTGAACGTGCGGGATTGGCGAATAGCACGTGAAATAGCGAGAAAAGAAAAGCTGCGGTTCATGTACACCGCACAGGACGGTTACCTTCTCAAACGAAGGCTTACAGGTGAAAACTGCCCTCGTTGCCTGGACCCGCAGACAATGGAGATCACCGATCCGTACTGCCCGCAGTGCTGGGGAACCGGCAAACTGTGCGGTTACTACTACCCGCTTGCCTGCGTCTGGGCCGACCTTCAACCAAGCTCAAGCAAGCTTAACATCGACGATCAATCTGTTCGTGGTACGGTGCAAGACGTTCGAATTAAGGCCCGGATGTTAATGCTTCCGATCATCGGCGAGCAAGACGTATGGGTGTCACGTAAAACCGACACGCGATATTACATCGAGGCCACACAAAACATTTTTGAAATGCGAGGGGTTCCGATAGTAGCAGAAGTCGTGCTTCGACCGGCTCCGGCTACGGACGTTGCCTATCGTATACCCATTCCACAGCAGGATGCTTGGCTCCAGGAGCGATGTTAATGATTCCGGTCTCTCGCTTTTCACCGATGGGGTTGCGTGCGCCTCTAGGTTTGCCGCAGAATGACGAACACGCGAAAACATCGCACGTGGCAGAGAAAGCCAAGGAAAAGGATAATACGAAAGGCAGAAATCCTTTTACTACCCGGCTGAGCATGCGAAAGTGGGATTACGATCCTTCGCAGGTGATTCAACAAATGGATAATCGCAAATGACAACGAACTGGTGCCCCACCCCTGACCCGCAGCCTTCAAAAGACAACTACGGAACGCAAAGCACCGTCGACATTCCTTTTTTGTGCGACAACGGTTGGCAACCAATTCTCATAACGGGCTTTTTCCGCGACTTCCTTACGCGGCAATGGTCGGATGCGCAAAACATACTGACACCGGAGCTTCGCCAATATCTATGGAAAGAGCAAACTGATTCCGGTATATTGATCGAAACCGTTCACCGATGGCGGGGCGATATCGTTGAAAAACGCCCTGCGATCATGATAAAACGCAATTCGTACCGAAACTTGGCAATGGGTTTTTCCCACCAGATTCAAGGCGGAGGCTTGGCGGCTTATCAAACCGAAAAGGGGGCTATCAAGCGTTATGCCACACATTACGTTGGATCGCACACGCTTTTTTGCATACATCAGACAGGCGCTTCTGCGGACATGCTTGCAACTGAGGTCCAAAATCAGCTGATGGAGTTTTCGCCAATCGTGCGATCACACTTGAAGCTGAGACAATTTAGCGTGGCCGAGGTGGGAGCGATTCAAGAGCTAGAAGAGTCTACTGAAAATTACGTTGTACCCGTTACTGCCAGCTGGGCTTACGAGCACACTTGGGAGTTACGCGAAAAATCGCTACCACTGCAGGCTGTTTCACTATCCAGTTTCCTTGGCGAAAACGACATCTCGATGAGGAGCCGTTACCAAGGACCGTAATTCAAAAACGAGGACACGATGGCAACTTACGTTTTACCGCAAGTATTGGTTTACCAGGACTTCACTTCGCAACCTGCGGTTGCTGCTAATCCCTTGTGCGCTCACATCTCTGGTGGGCACGCACATCTCGTTCGTCAGTCGCAGAGCGACGAACGTGACGATGGTCGGTTAGGCCTTTACGACAACGTTTCTGACAACGACTACGCTTGGCCCAACAAGCCCGCCGGAAGCCTGATCGACTCAAGCTACACCAAGCTGTACATCGAAAACGCGCTGTTGGCTTACTTCAGCGATGCGCTGAGTGCGGGTAGCGATGTGGAAGTTTTGAGCGGTTTCAAAAACCGCATCCGAGCGGCCTCCATCAATTTCGCATCCAGCGGAGCTTATGCGCGAGATCCGGATCTGTACGATCGTGATGTGAAAGTCGGCGACGTTATTCGAGTTCGCGGTGTGCCGACTGGCAGCGGAACGCTCGGGGATCCGATCAACTTGTGGACTTACGTTCAGGCGTTGGTGGCGGATGCTTTGCCTGCGACTATCGCTCCTGCGACCATAGAGCCTTCTAACGCTGACACCCAGAGCTGCACACACTCTGTCACACAGACGGCAGGTCCGGTCAACTGCGTTTCGGCGACCGTCAACGGTTGCATTTACGACGGAACACCGGATGGTAAGATCAGCGAAACTTACACCGTCAAAGTCTTGGACAGCTCGGTTAACGGCGATCACACCACCGCTCGTTTACTTGTGCTTTCTGCCAGCGGTACCGACGATCAAGTCGACGTTGTCCCCTCGGCAAGCGGTTCGCCTACTGCAATTGGAAGTCGCGGGCTTACCTTGACTTTCTCGGATGCGGATACCGCCGCTTGTTCACTCTCGGCAGACAACTCCGGTGTCAGCTCGGATGACCTGATCGCGGGCCAAGAGTTCACCGTTGTAGTCAATCAAGCGTTTACGGCAACCACGGCTTTCTCCGACGGAACGTACAACAGTCGCGAAGACACGACCTACATCGTCACGGTGACCAAAGGCGGAAGCTTCGATACCTTGCCCGAGATCTCCGTTACGACCGTAGGTGGTACCGATCAAAGCGGGCCGCACGTGGTTACTGCGACTGGCGTAGATGTCAACATCGGTACGCGAGGGGTTATGATCGCGTTTGGCGCTTCCACCAAGTTGAACAAGGGCGATCGCTTTTACGTGCCCGTTCAAGGCATCAGCAACGGACCTGTTCGCACGATCGTACTGGGCCACAACCTCGACTCGACTTTTGCTTCCGGGGACGAGGTCGGCATCGACCTGTACATCCGAAAGCCTTTGCTCGAAGTCGAAGCCAACCGGACCGGCATGGCTCCGCTCACCAACTGGGAGCAGTCGGCTACTGAGTTCACCGTTAAGTCCGGTATCGTGGCCTATGACGCGAGCTGGACTGACAGCGGCGTTGCGCTGCCCTTGGAAGTTCGCTCGGCGGCAGAACTCGACTACGGAATCCTTTTCGTCGAGTATCGCGCTTGGTTGCCTACGCTGGCAAACCAGATCGGTGGCCTTTCGAACGTCGGCGATATCGACCAGATCAGCGGACCATTGACTCCCGACAACCCTCTGAAGTGGGGTGTTTTCCAAGGTGTGTCTAACAGCAACGGGACACCAGTCCTTTACACGGCTGTGACAGACCCGTCGAGTCTTGACGCTTGGGCGGAAGTGCTCGAGGTTGCTTTGACTCGCGATGACATCTACGGTCCCGTTCCACTCACGCGGGACGCGGCTGTTTTGAGCCTTTTCCAGGCACACGTGAACGGGGCTTCGTCGCCGACCGAGGCACAATGGCGTACGGGTTGGTTCAATCTTGCGGGAATTCCCGAGATTCCGATCGTTTCCGCTGGATCCTCGATTACCGGCTACATGACGGCCACGACAAACGACGGTCAAAACGCTTTAGCTGTGTTCGAAGATGACCCGTCTACCGGCGGCACGCAATACACGATTTGCCGTGTACCTGCCGCCAACTCCGACTTCATTAAGAACGGGGTACGGGCAGGCGATATCGTGCGAGCCATCTACAACGGCGACGGTTTCGGTAATTTCACTTACAGCGAGTACATCGTCGAAGAAGTGCAATCTGAAAACCAGCTTCGGTTAGCAGCCGGTCCCGCAGCCCCGCAGACTGTACCTGCCAAGATTGAAGTTTGGCGAAACTTGTCGCTGGATGAAGAGTCCACAGCCATCGCAAAGGTTGCGGGTGCTTACAACGATCGACGCATCCGAGCTGTTTGGCCGGACAAAGTCGAGGGGGCGGGTCTGATTCAGGAAGGCTACTTCCTGAACTGTGCTCTTTCCGGGTTGGCGTCCGCAGTGTTGCCGCAGCAAGGTCTGACAAACGTACAGATTACAGGGTTTTCTGCCGTTCCCCGTTCGACGCGGTTTAACAAACTGCAACTGGACAACATGGCAAAATCCGGAGTATGGATTGTCACGCAAAGTCGCGATGGAGAGATCTATACGCGACACGCGGTGACAACTGGCGACTACGAAGACATCAATCAACGCGAAGAGATGATCACACGCAACGTCGACAGTATCAGTTATCGCGTCAAGGACTACTTCGCGCCTTGGATCGGTGTAACTAACGTCACACCTTCCATGCGGGATATCATCCTGGGCGGTGCCGACAAACTGTTCCGTCTGTTGAAGACCGAGCGATCCACGCCGCAGCTCGGCGGGCAGCTGATAGACGCAACAATTGACAGGTTCTTCATTTCGGAGGTCTTCAAAGATCGTTATGTCCTGTATGCGACTTACACAGTACCGTACGCGACAAACAACATCGAAGTGCACCAGGTTGTTTAAACGCCGCAGCAAAACCGACGAGAGGTTTGTTGCATCCCTTCAGTGATCAAACGTCCGCAGCTAGCTCTGCGGCATAAGAGGTAAAAATGGCTGACGTATACGCAAGGCAGAGAACAGGGTTCGGAGGCTCTTTTGCTTCCGACTTGGCAGCGATGACAATCGCAGGAAGCACGACTCCGTTAGGTATCGTGCAGAACGTGCAGATTAACTTTTCGCAGCAAGTGGCACGCATTTATGATGTTTCCAACGGCGGATCGGCCAACGCAGGCACGGGAGGTTTTGTGCCCGTGTTCTACGTTGGAGGCCGAACGCAAGGCAACGCCAGCATTGCTCGAGTGTTGGGCCCGCAGTCCGGCGCTTTGTGCGCTTTCTATGCTGAGATCGGAAACGTCTGCTCGCCGCAGGATCTGACGTTCACGTTTGCCGGGGGTTGCGGTCCTTCCGGGCAGGGTTCAAGTCCTACCCAGCCGATCGCTTTTAACACAGCAGTCGGTAACGCGGAGGCGAATTCCGTCAAGTACACGATTCAGGCCGCGACCATGGTTAACGTAACGGTCGGTGTCGCGGCGCAAGACATGATCGTGAATGAAAACATCGCGCTGATGTTTGCCAACTTGAGCTGCGACGAAATCGTGTAAGCGGAAACTACGATGGCAATTTAAGGCTAGCTCAGGTAAAAATGAGCTAGCCTTTTTTATTGAGCGACGCTGCGGCGGCCAAATTGCGTTAAAATGCGGTTTTAAGTCCGGCCAGCCCCAAACGCACCGCAAGGTGAGATACCGTAAATGTCACTACCTTGGAACTCCGCGCAGAACGTTAACAGCCAACCCGCCGTATTGAATGCCAAGCAGACAGGGGCGGCTCCCAGCGATTACGCCTTTCTTTACAGCCTCTTCTCTCGAGTTCAAGAGGCTACTTCTGTCGTACAGCAGTCGATCACAGGTACGGTAGCGGAAGACCCAAAAAAGCTTGCGGTGGTGCAGAACCATACGTTCCAGCAAGACACTCCGCTTCGAATGGGTAAAGTTCTTTTCGCCATACCTTACTTGCATTGTTATGTTGTGCAGTTGGCGGGTAGGCAAGGCAAATGCATGGCCGTAGCCAGTGGGCACAATGCCATGACGCCCTTAGGTGTTCGAAGCGGAGAAGTCATTCCGCCGAATTCAAACGTCATTCTGTGGAAACCGAAGAGCTCATTCCTGGCTTATATTATGGGTACAGTGCCCTCGCCGCTGTGGTCTGACTTTTACAGCCCGGCTGAGATCCTGCAGCAAGGCGGCAACACGGGTATCAAGCAGATTCCGGCTTACGTTAATCTGATCAATTCGTCGACGGACGGTTTGGGTGTCAGGGCCCACACAGCCGGAAGGCCTCTAGACGGAACCGTTGGCGAATACGTTCGAATGTCGGAGACAGGTATTGGCTTGCTAATTGACTCGTTCCAGGCTTACTTGCGAGTGAACGAAGCGACCGGGCTTTTCCTCAACTATTTCGACGACTACGCCAAGCTTTCCGGCGTTTCGCTCGATGTTCAATCTTATGCAACGCACGTTTCTCAGCGACTAGACGAGGGTGAAATTTACTCTCGCATCGGGCACGCCATCTACCCTTGGGAAGCTACCGGCATGTACGGGCCGGATGCCAACTTCACAAGTAGTAATGACCCGGCTAAAGTTCAGCTCGACCGTGATTTTCCGCTCGCCGAGATAGACGTGAACAATCCAGGTCAAACCCCGATTCATCGTTTGACCGAGTACGGCGGATACCTGGGACAAGGCTATCAGCGGATGTTGATGCGTCCGTCAAAGACCAGCGGCATTCGAGTTGCGACCGATGCAGCGTCGAATGTGGATACGGGTCTTTTCCACGAGATGTTGAGCTTGGACGGAAGTTACGGCGTCCGCACTGCTAAGAGTTACTCAATCGTCAAGTATCCTGCAATTCCTGTCCCGCAGGAGCTTCGAAAGCCGGAGGACGCGAAAGGCGACGACCTTGCCGAGAATAACAACTACCGTTTCAGTGGAGTATACGGTAGCGGCGACGAGCACAAGGTTCGAGACTGGGACGATTCGTCTGTAACCGACGTGCCGTCAATTCTCAGGGCTGCGGGCGTGATGGACATGCTATCGCACCAGTTCAACTGGAAAGGTACGCATGCCTTTGCTTACCATGCGAAAGATTACCATTACCCGCAGGAAAAGAACGGGGGTAGTGTTCTGGCCGCGGGTGTCGAGTTTTATCGCGGCAGCATGTCTCAAGCGTACGTGCAGGTAGAACCGAAAAAGCTGGAGATCGACAAGCGATACGGCGACTCAAACTACTACAACACCATGTCTTTTTTCCGGCTCGAAGAAGACGGAAGCGTGATCATCGCAGACGGTTTTGGTTCGCAGCTAACCATGACCGGCGGGCAGATCCGGCTGGAGGCAGGTGGCGACGTAATGATACTGTCCGGGTCCCGTGCAATCACCATGGCCGATGATGTGATTTTGCGTGCCCGATCTAACGTAGACGTGTCCGCAAGTGACAAAGACGTCCGCATCAAGGCGGAAAACAACATACAGGTACTGGCCGGGAATGGCGGTTATGGTGGTATCTTGCTAGAAACGAAGGGGCAGGGAACGTCTCAGAATTACCAACAAAAGATTGGCGAAGAGGTGCAATCCGCAGGCATCACGTTGTTAGCCAAAGGCTCTGCGGTTAACGCTATTTCGCAAGACAATTACATCCGCACCGGTGTCACGAAAGAGGTCGCCGAAGGCTACGGTACGTTTATTGTGGACTGCGGCAGTGGTCGCGGCGATTGTATCAACTACGCCAGACAGCACGTTTTTGTGAACAGCATAGGACTGGGTATCTACCATAGCGCACCGGGCCAAGGCGAAGCGACCATCAACAAGTCGCACTTCTTCGGCCCGTCTTTTTCAAAGATAAACGGCCCAACGGTATTTACTAAGAACGTTGTCATCACCGAGAACGGCGCACTTGGCGTCGAGGGGAGCGTTTACTCGAAGGGCCAGATCTTCGCTCTGCGAGCCATGGCCTGTTACAAAGGGCGAGTTGGCGACAGCTCGCAGGGAGAGACTCCGACAGCAATTCGGGACTTTATCGACGCGTACGAAGAAGCAGTTCCTAAATTCAATACCGCCGGACAGACGGCAATACAGTATCTGCAAGAAAGAGTGTGGGCCGAGAACCGTGTAGGTAATAACACGTTCCTGTTGGACGAGGTCGGATTTTCGTACCGTGACAACAGTCAAAGCGGAAACGCTTACGGGTACGCAGAAGGCAAGTTTTTCTTGCTGGAAACGCGTTGGCAGCAGCTTGATCGGATGGGGCTGACGCAGGTCTCGTCTTCGACTTGGCAAGAGAACCCCGTGTTCTACCAAGGAAATAGCCTGTATCCTTGGCCCGGAAAGAAAAACTGGGCTGGTGACGAGACGTTTTTAGCTTACAGTAACACCGACGATTTTGTGGTTTTTGACAAGGGTGCGAAAGCCGCTAAGGACCGTGACGCGAGTCAAACGGATTACGAGTCGCCTGTGTTTAAACCTTGGAAGCAACGTGTCTGCGATGGCAATTACAAACTATAGGACCGAACATGAGTAATAGTTTTGAGGCGGAAAAAGAACTACTGGCTGCGGTAGCCAAGTCGCAGGGAATTACTGTCGAACAGCTGCTTGAGCAGCAAGGTAAGACCGTTGCGAAGCCGACAAGCGAAGATTCGACGGTTGTTTTCAGCGAGGTTCCCTCGCCGATCGCGGAGACAGCCACGTTGGCACCGGCAGATCCCACCGTCACTTTCGTGCCAAATCTCCCGGACTTGGCACCGCCGCCGCCGGCTGCCGTAGAAGAAAGCGTTTCGGAAACCTCGGCGGCCTCCGTCGCACCTATCTGTACGCATTGCGGCTGGGATCAGCGACGCCCTCCGCTTGATCCGCCTGACAAGCAGGACAAACTGGTTTTCCTCGCAACCGTACTCGGACAAAAGGTTTTCACCAAGGACTACAGCACGCTTGGCGGCAAACTGAAAATGTCTTTTCGCGGTCTGACAGTGCAAGAGCTTGACGCCCTGTACACTTCGGCCTACCGGGAGCAGCGAGCGGGACGCATTGAATCCACACAAGAGTATTACGACTATCTGAATCGGCAGCGTCTTTTCCTGCAGCTTCAAACTTTAAATGCTTCGGCTAGCGCGATGCATTTTGTGCTTCCAGACGGCTTGTCGAAAAAAACAAACAAGCTGTGCGGAATAGATTGGGAAGATTTCTTGAAGGACAAGGCGGAATACGACGCGGAGGATGAACTGATTCCGCAGATTGAAGCATACGTGCTTAAGGAAGTCTTGTGCACTGAGCATTTGCAACGAATTGTTTCCCACTACTGCGCTAAGTTCAATCAGCTGGTGGCCAAGTTGGAGGTTTGCATAGACGACGAAAATTTTTGGAAAGAGACCGCGACGCCGCTCTAACGCTAAAGGCTGCCATGCGTGGTGCGTTGGACTTTTCGCAGGCTAACGTAAAAGATCACGGGTGGTGGCTTAAATGGCGTTACGTCACACGGTCTCTTGCAGCTGAAGAGCACACAGAGCTGGTTGGTAACTTGTACAGTCTAAGCCTGGCACTGTTGTCCAACTCGAGAATAGACACGGCGGCACAGCACAAGAGTACGCTTGAGCGGTACAGCACGTTGCGGGAAAGCAAGCAACCTTGGGCGGCAGCTTTGGAGTCGCAATATTTACGCAGCGAAGCCGACGAGTATGCTGTACAATGGGAAAAACTCACCGGGTGGAAACCGAACGACGCGGAGGCCTTGGCAAAGTGGGAAGAGGAAATTCGAAACGCTACGAGCGGCAAACGCGAAGAAAGAGAGCGGCAGGCAAGACAAGAGCAGAATCGGCTTGACACCTTCCACGCAGCTGTCGAAGAGATACGTAAAAAGCGCTTAAAGCAGCAAGGACGCCGCCGATGAACTACATGAACGACCCGAACATCCAGCTGTATTTGATGCAGCAGACCGGGTACTCCGGTTTCCCGGGTTTGGGTATGCCCGGACCCGGTGGAAACAACTTAGCCGCTACTGCAAACATGCACGGTCCGGCAGTTTTCGGTGCCGGTAGTGTAGACACCTCGCCTTTAGCGCCTTTCGGTCTCCACAACTACGGTCTTCCGGGGCAGTTATTAGGCGCCGCAGGCAACATATACCTGTCTCAACGCCTGCAACAAGCCGGTTTAATTTCGACCGGAAACGCGGCGTCTATGCAGCAAGCAATCGACGCAAGACAGATGCAAGCCACACAGCTTCAGGTAATGAACGGGGTCGCAAGCCAGGATGCGGCTAACATCTACCAGTTTTTCCGGGGAAGCGCGGCAATCGCCGGGGTTCCGATGACATCTAGTCAGCGGTTTGCGGCACAGCAGATGGCGGGAAACATTGCCCAGCAAAGCCCGATGATTTCGATGCTTGTGCCCGGCGGATCCGAATTTCTGGACATGATGTCGGGTCCGTCCGGCAGCGTGCAGGCTATGGCGTCGCAGATGATGGAAGCCAACAGGTACCGCATCGACCCGGTCACGGGAAAGTACGGCTTAGGTGCGGATGCTAACACCGGACTCATTAAAAACGTTTTTAGCAACATGTTTGCCGCCGACAACATTCCTAGGATGCAAGGTCTGCGGGCTGGCGACGTAGGGCAAATTTATCGCACGTTGTCCGCAGAGGGATTGGCCGGTCCGACAACAAGTCTTCGAAACCGCACGCTTGACGCTATCGAAGCTGCAAGGCAAACGGGCGTCAGCGCGGAGGACCTGGCCAACGGTACCGGTATAAGTGCGGAAGCCCTTTCCGGTAACTTGAACGGGCTAAGCAACGCACAACTTGGACAGTTGCGTAAAAACTCTTCCGTGCAGGAGCAACTCACGAAGGCTGACGCGCAGCAGATCTCCAGTCAGCTTCAGGAATACGTGGGTGCAATCTCGGCTATGCGGGAAGTGTTTGGTGAAGCCGGAAACCCCAATGCACCCGTGCCACAGCTTATAGGCGCATTGAAAGCGTTGACCGGTGGCCAGATGCAGAAGTTCGACCCCGCGTCGCTTGCGAATATGGTTCGAGACATGCAGGCCATGAGCCAAATGTCGGGCAAGAGCGTGGATCAGCTTTTGGCAATGAGCCAAACCGCTAACTCAATGAACACGACGATGCTCGGATCGCACGCAGCTAATTTCAATCCTGCAACGATGGCCGCGGGCGTGGCAGGCGGTATGGCTTTCTCTCAGGCCGGAGGCGCTACGGGATTCGGTGCGCTTAATCGACAACAAGCAGAACAGGCCACGATGAGTTTGTTCAGTCGCGGCCTAGGCTCTGAAACGGCGCAAGCCATGGGTGCCTTGTTGCGTGTACGGCAGGCTGGTGGCTTTTCAAACAACGCCGCCGGGCAACAGCTTCAGGCGATTATGAACGCGGCGGCTGCTGGCGAGGACACGTACACCTTCAACGGAACCACTCACAACATGCCGACTAAACTTACCGAGTTTAGGTCTTTGGCAGCCGCAGGTGGTCTGGCAGGAGGCGATGCAAACACCTTTAACATGATGCTCACCGACACCACTGCGAACATGCGAGCGCTGGCGGAAAACCCGGAAATGCAACAGGTGGCTTTTCAGCAACAACGCCGTGAAATCAACCAGAAACTTAATCAAGTCATGGGCTTCAGGCTCAGCGGCGAAACGATTTTAAGGACGGGCATTCCCGATAATGCACAAAGGGCAGATGCTTCTCGTGCAATAAGTGCCGCCGGGCTTGACGCGTTAAACACGCTTTCTCCGGCTGAAATGCAGAACCCGGAATTGCGAATAGGTGCCATGGCAGAGGCTATTCGCGCGGAAGCTGCAACCTACAACGTTACGATGTCGGACGAGCAGGCTCGAGCCGTTGCTGCGGGGCAATTTGGGCAAGCGGAACAGACGGTAAAAGGCTACGGCTTTGAGTCTTTTACGGCTTACTCGCAAGTTCACGGAAGCCAGGTTTCACAGGCACGCAATGCGGCGCAGCAAGCTGCGGCTGTGCGAAGCTCGGTAAATGAATCCATGGCTAAGATGCAGGGTGTCGGCGGTGTGCAGGGTCGTATCGGCTCCGCCATCATGCGTCAAGCCGATCGAGCAGCGGGCGGTCAGCCCGTTAACATGGATACGTTGCTACAGGATGTATTCGGCGGTGCCTTTTTGCCGGAGCAGCAGCAAATAAGCGGACCGCTTGCGCGGGTGCAAGCTGCGTACGAGAAGGCGCGAGCGTTAGAGGCGCAATTCGCTGAGGCTTCAACGCCCGAGGAGCGACAACGTTTGCAAGAAGAAGCGAAACAAATAAAGACCGAACTCGATACGGCGATCGAGGAAGCCGGAAGCGCTATCGAGGTCAGCGGGCTGGGTGCTGCACAAAACTTGGCCAAGTTGACACTTGGGAATTACGACGAAGACGCCAAGAAGCTTGGCATGACGCCTGAGCAATACCTGGAAGCCGTCAAGTCCGGGAAAATGCCTTCATCACTTTTGGCGATCTCGGACAAAGAAGTTCTAGCCAAAGCCAAAAACGCAGAATCGATTATTTCTTCAACGGATCGCGATATCTCGCGTTTCGATGCTGACCTGCAATCGAAAGACCCGGAAGTCCGACGGCGAGCGTCAGCTTCGGTTGCTGCTATCAGGGCTAAACGTGAAGTTGCTTTACGCGACAGGAATGCCGGTATGCTGGCCATGGGTTTGACTCCGGGCGATCCGAAAGACGAGGCCGAGTATAAGAAACAGCTGGCTAATCAAGGCTCGATCGGCTTACTCGAAAGGCGAGCTAAAGACTACGAGGCGGGTCGAGAAGCGTTGCGGTCTCAAGGCCTCAGCGAGAAAGAAATCGACAACAAGATAGAAGAGTCCGTGAAGCTGGAGCAGACGGCAAGGGACAACGAAGCCGAAGCGCAAGCCAGGGTTTTGCCTACCGAAGAGCTGAACACGCTGGCTGACGCCTTCGGATTAGAGGCAGCGGACGATCGCAAAGGTTTTGCCGAAAAGCTGAAAACGGAAGAAGGCGACTCGTCTGCAAATCAAAAAATGCTGGCGACCGTGCTTAAAAGGCTGGACAAAAACAAGAACGTAGACGGTGCTAACGCAATTGAAAAGCTGGATTCTTTAACGGACAAGTATGCGGAAGCGAAAGGTGATCCCGAGAAACTTAAGCAGTTGGCTAAGTCTTACAACATGTCGGTCGGAGATTTGAACAAAATGATGCAGCAGACGGAGTTCTTGGGTATGCGGGAGGAAACCGGGACTTACACACAGGAAAAGCTTGCAAAGGAAATGTCTGCGGTTGCGGGACGAGATATCGCAGCGGAGACGGCGAGTGAAAGTGCTTCCACTCAGCATATTTCCGGCGAAATTCGAGTTACGGGTGACGTAGTAAACGGTACCGGTACGCTGCAAGGTGTTACAACCTCTCTGGGGAGCTAACCGTATGCCGTTAATATTTGCACAAAACACAGGTCGAGTCGCGGCTATCAACGATGCAGTGGCGGCGGGATCCCTTTCGCTTGTTTCGCTGGTAGGAGACACTCGCGTAAACTACCAGGTACACAACAGCATCTTCACTAGAGTAGGCGTCTCTGCTGGCGGTAACTTTCAATTCTTGCACTCGATCGCTAACGACGTGTTCATGTACGTGTTTGGCGATCGCATGGGGCAAGTTGTGCTGGATGGCATAAGCTTTGCAAACAAATGCGAGGTGAACGGTGGTACTGTTGCGCAGTTTAATCCAGGGCAGCAAAGCTTCAAACACGGCATCGAGGAGATGCTGAACTGGTACGAGAAAAACAGACTATCGGCTAGAAAAGACCCGGTTTTTGTGACGGTTGGCAGAAGCAAGGCTTTCGCTGGGTTTATCACAGCCATATCGAGCAACGTGCAGGACCCGGTACACAGAACAGTTAATTTCCAACTTACTGTATCCCTTTTACCCGATTCGGTTTTCTAATGTACAACCACGCAAGAACTTTGCTGTTGAACCAATCCGGAGAAGGCGGTTCACAGCTCATTTATCCGGGCGATGAACTTATTCCCGAGGATTTTAGACCTGTAAAGCTGCCGACTTATCTGCAAGTTGTGCGGTCTATATTGTTTGGCATCAGCCCGGACCGCGTCATGTTGAACTACCGAAGCTGTCAATTTTTACGATTGATCCAGTCAACGGAGCTGCAGTCGCACATCGCAGAATTAGACAAACGAATCACGTACAGCCCTTTCGATTCGCGGCTGTTGGCGACGGAACTGTTCCAGCCCTCAGCGGTTGCAAGCCAGCCTGTCGAAGATGCTGCTATCTATATTAACGGAAGCGATCTGTCTCCGGACGCCTCAGGTCGGTGCGAGTATTCTTATCTTGTCTCGGTCTTAAGTGGCGACCTCGTTGTACAGCGTACAGTTTCTCCGGAAGCGAACACTATTACGTCGTTGACATTTACAGCCGGTCTAAGTCAGGAGGTCGAGCTGCCGTACTCGGCTTATCGGGTTCGCGTAAACGAACTTTCTGAAGGTTGCACGTGGCGGGTTCAAGGGTACTACCGTCCGTCGCGATCTCTGTCGGAAATCGACGAAAGCCTGCGAAGTATAGGCCAAGAAAACGTTTTACAGTTGTTTGGAGAATCTCCGGCAGAGCCGTACATGACCTTTTACAACTGCTGGCAGAAGCATCCTGAATTTGCCTACCGGCTGGGCGGTATTTTGTTGGCGCACATTTACCGAACAGAGGAAACGCGTAATGGTGGGTAAATCTAACACGTATGCAACTGTCGACTTGTCTGGCAAACAAGGCGGTGCGAAAATTGTAATAAAGGTTGCAGACACCGAGATACCTGCGTCTATGTTCTCGATGAACTATTCGCTTAACTCTATCCCAACGGCCACCGCAGCGGTACCGCTTGGACGCGACGCAAGGACAGGTAAGCCGTCTGCCGTCTACTCGATCGCCAAAGACCTGAAGCAGATGGCACCGGTGGTTGTGACGCTTGTCGGAAGCCTTGGCGACTGGGCTCCCGCGGGTCTGAATGCGGCAAAGCAACAGTTTCCACGAGGTGAATTTGTGCTGTTCACGGGCTACATAGCCGGCACTTCTTACCGCCGAAGTAACGGAAGCATTGCGCTTGTTCTTAGTTTAGTGAACACGCTCGTTGATTTGGCTTTGTCTTCCTGCGGTAGCCGCGACGCTGTGCCAGGTGCCCCGCACGATCTTATGCTCCCAATACTTCACCAAGACTCCGGTGCTAAGACTTACATGGACGCTGCAAGTCGTTTTATCAGTGAGCTACCTATCGCGATGAACCTTGACATCGCGGAAGGGTTGCTCACGGTGCTCACCAAGATAGCTAAAGACAACCTGATACAGGCGACTTCTGCTTGGTGTAACAGTGCGCCACCGTCCGCGTTAGTGGATAACTTGCTGTCAAACACGCGTGCGTTGCAGGCGATATCGGGCGTTCTCGAGTGGAAAGGGTTCATTAATCTTCTCGACAACAATCAACCGACATACGTTAAGGACTACCCTTTCGAGGTTGATTTGAACGCTAAGCAAGCCCTTTCAAAGAGTATTGGGAATCGCTTAAACGCCTCATTTGCCGGGACAAGCATGTGGCACACGCTGATAGGCTCCCTGCTGCCAGACATCGGGCTTTCGGTCGTGCCGCTCGCAGACTCCGCCATCATTGCACCCGCCTTCGAAATGGCTCGGGAAGCTGGCGCCGTAATCTGGACGTCCGACGTAGCCGACATGCACTTATCCGTGCGATCGCAGCGTCCGCTCTTCGGAGTAGGCGTGATGCACGAGCAGCACATGGGAAGCCTACCTGCACAATCTAAACAGTGCGTTGGCGGGTCCTACACCGCAAGCCTGGACGGCGTGGTGGACGGGATGTGGCTTTTCGTGCCCGCTCCGGACTGGCTTTCGGCCTGGGACAGCCTCGACGACAATGCGGTCAACGGCAACGGAAGCGTAAACAACTTGTTGACGCAAGTTGTGAACACTGCTGTGGGAAGCGACAACTCAGCGGTGCAAGAGCAAGCCGAGACAACGGTTGTCGACTGGAATGACGTGTCCAACAAGTACGCTCAAATGATTTACGCTGCGAACGCTTTGCAAGGCCGCGAAGGAACGTTAACGGGAAAGTTGCGTTTCGACATAGCGCCCGGCAGCACAGTCGTAATCCGTGCGGACGCCGCAACCAAAAGTGCAGGTATTGACGACCTTGCGACAGATATTTACGGTTTCGTGAACCGTGTTACCGTTACTATCAACGCCCAGGATGCCAGTGCGACAACGTCTTTCAACCTAGCGAATTTGCGAACGGCGGAGGAGAATGACTTGTCGCGGTTCTCAATGGATTCGCACCCGTTTTACGGGGTAAAGTATTTCAACTACGCGCCATTGATCCCGGGCTTCGAAAAGCTGACGGAAGCCGAACGCAAAGCAATTTAGACCGGAGACCTTTCGCATGATGAACGATTATTTAGAAGACGAATTTCGCCCGGCCTTTCAGACGTGGCAGGCCGATAAGACGCCAACCGGTAATGCCGCCTTTTTGAAAGCGATCGACCCTGTCATTAACCAGGGCCTTCAAGCTTACGGTGACGACAGCCCTTTGCTGCGAAGCCGCGCAAGGTTATTGGCCTTAGACGCTGCGAACAAGTACGATCCTAAAAGGTCTAGGCTGCGGTCGCACATTGTTACAAATATGCAGGGACTCAGGCGGATATCTCGTCAACAAAACCAGATTGTCAACGCTCCCGAGCGTATTGTGCTTGAAAACCACAAGCTTCGGTCGGCTACGCAAGAGCTTGCCGATGAGCTGGGGCGAGAACCAACGGATGCAGAGCTTTCCGATTTCATGCGGGTTTCGATTCCGCGTATCGCCAAGATAAGGAAGTACCAGCCGGGATTCAGCACGGGTCAAGCCGAAAGTCCGGAATCAAATTTTGAAAGCATGGCCAGCAGGCTTCCTGGCGACACCGGTGCCTCGGATCTCTGGTTACAGGTGGTGCATCAAGATTTAGATCCGATTGACCAGCAAATTTTAGAAATGACTCTCGGTATGAATAACAGGCGTAAGTTTTCCAACCTAGAGATCGCAAAAGCGCTGAACCGAACGCCAGCGGCTATTACGCAGCGGAAAGAAAAAATCCAACGTCTTTTAGACCAAGAACAAGCTCTTTCACCTTTTATCTCGTAACAGCATGGCACAACAAAGTCTTATAGACCCGAATTTGAGCAAAGTCCTGGTTCAGCTTGCGAAGCTTAAAAAGAAAGCCGCGCAAGCTCGGCGACAAAACAAGCCCGTGGGTTGGTTACGCCCTGCTGTGGACATAGCGAACATTGACATCACTACGCTGAACGGCTTAAAAGGCCTTAGAGCCGTCTTCAACACGGACAAAGCGGAAGAAGCGTTGATAAAGGCTGCTACGCCCGGCAGTATTGGAAATTCATCGGACATGATCGTTTTACCTTCCCAAATAGACTACATGCAGCAGTTGGAACGAGCATACCGGGCCCGGTATCAGACCTTTCCTCGAGCGGTTGCGCACTTGGCGGGAAGAGAGCTCGGTCACGGTAGTGACAACGGGGTCATCGCCGGTTTACCTATCCGTTACTTCACTGATTTGATTTCCCAAGGTGCGACAGGCGACGGAGGTGCCGTATAATGTATTTTTCTGGAAGTGTTCAGCAATACAAAGGGAAAACAGTCGATTTTCTCATGTACGATGGGGCGAAACCCTCCGGTGACACGCAAGTCTTGCCTGCACTCGTACAGGAAGGTCAAAGCGGAGCGTTGATAACTGGCCCGGCTAAGCTGGCTCAACGATTTTTGCTCGAGCTGCTTACCGATAAGGGTTCGCTGCAGTACGACATTAATCGCGGCACTTTTTTCATGACGCAGATCCGGAGCGGGTTAGCCCGGACGTCCGCCGACCTGTTTCAAATTTTCGCAGCTAGCGAACTGGACTTGCGAAACAATTTACGCTTAGAAGATGACACCTCTTTTCCAGACGACGAGCGGTATGCTTCTTCGGAGCTTTTGGATGCCTCTTTCATAGGGGATGCGATTTACCTTAGAATACAGCTCAACAGCGTGGCTGGTGAGTCGCGAGAAGTTCTGTTTCCACTACGAATCCCGGCGGTTCAGCTATGACTCTAACCTATTCCGACTTTGAAATCTCCGATCTTTCGCAATTGGATGCAGCCGATGTGCAACAGACGCTGCTGCGGACTATTGCGCAGCTGCAAGCGTTGAATCCGACGTTGGATTTACGCCGAGGAGCTTTCCGCGACACCATTGCTTACTTGCAGTCAGTTTTGGGTACTGCCGCTCGCGTAAACTTGGAGCGGTACCAGTCTGCAAGAAGTCTACAACGCATTCAAGAGGATCCGACGCTCGCTGACGAAACTGTGGTCAGCGAAGTGCTTTCCAACTGGGGTATTGTGCGAAAGACCGGCACCAAGGCAAGCGGGCCGGTCACGATCGAACTTTCAGCACTTCGACCGTTAACGATACCGCAAAACAGCGTGTTTGAAGCTAACGGCTTCCAATACTTGGCCACGGCGACTTTTATCGGAAGAATATCGGCTGCCCAAATACTGGGGAGCAACGACCGGCTGCTGGTTCCACTTAGCAACGGCAACTACGCTTTCACGATCGAGGTAGAAGCCGTGGATATCGGTGCCGACAGGAAGCTGAATGCAGGCGACCTAATAGTCCCCAACCGCGCGGTCGTTAACTACGTCACAAGCTATGCCACGTCTTCTTTCGAGGACGGAACCAACACCGAGACAAACGAAGAGCTTATTAACGAGTTGCAGCTGGGTGTCGCGGCAAAAACGCTCTCGAACCGCACGAACATGCGCGCCTACTTGCGAAGTCTGCCGCAGTTCGAGTCGGTCACAAATCAATCCATCGTCGGTTGTGGCGATCCCGAAATGCTGCGGGACAAACACACCATCTTCCCGACGCTTACCGGCGGTAGGGTAGACTGGTACATACGCGGGCAATCTGCGTTGCAACGAAAAACGGTTGCAGTCGTGGCCACCTGCATGTCGGTATCAACGCTTACAGGAACAAGTGAGTGGCAGTTTGCTGTTCCGGCGACAACTCTTCCCGGGTTTTACGAGGTGGACAAGATACGCAAGGCAACCGACTCTGCTGTCGTGTCAGGCTTCGGTATCGTATCGGACACGCGTTACACCGCGTTACCTGCAAGCGGTTTCTCCCCGGACATTGCAACAGCAGAGGAGAGCGCATATTCCGCTTTCCAGTCCGCAATTATCCTTTTCACAGATACGGTCACATCGGTTGCAGATTTAGCCGTCGGTCAGACCGCAGAGTATGTTTACGAGATAACGGGCACGCCACATGTCCGTGAACTGCAGGATCTTGTTTCCAGCCGAGATATCCGGCACTACGGCGCCGATGCCTTGATCAAAGCCCCTGTCCCGTGCTTTGTCAGCGTGACTCTTACGATAAACAAGGCTGCTGACGATGTTTCTCCGTCGCTAGAGCCTATTCGGTCCGCCATTGTGACGGCGATTAACTCCGTCGACTTCCAAGGCGTGTTACCTGGTTCTTTGATCGTGGATACCGTGCACAACTACCTGCAAGGTCGATTGAACGTCACGGAACTGGATCTTTTGGGTCGGATTCGCATGCCGGACGGCACCATCAAGTATTTACGCAGCGATGACGCCTTGATAATACCAGAACTTCCTGGAAAAATGGTAACCTCCAAGACAGTTCAGTTTTTTGCCGAAGCGATAGACGTAAACTTGAACGTAATCTCCTCAATACCGGTTGCAACCTAAAATGCCAAAGAAAGTCAGTGGTAAGTCGGAAGTCGTCAGAATTTTAACGAAATCCGACATGGCGACGTCAAAAACGCGCCAAAACAAGCAAGCTATCACGTTTGCCACCGATTACTTGGTTTTTTTCGGCTATTTGACCGTCGAACTGCTGAAAAGCGTGAGTATGGACGATATTCACGCTGGAATTAAGGTTTTTCAACGATATTTTGGCATAAAAGCAGACGGAATGCTCACCGAGGAGACACTTCGCGCCATGCAGGTTCCTCGCTGCGGTTGCCCGGACAAGTTGGACAAATCCAACGGAAAGCACGTAGAATTCTTGCGTGCTGCCGAAGTTGCAGCTGAAAGACGTGATCGATGGAACAAAACAGGTTTGACTTACTTTGTTGCAGACTACGTCGGAGGCAAAATACCTAAATCCGAGCAACGCCGCATTTTCCAGGAAGCCTTCAAGGCTTGGGACGACGTGTGCGGTTTGGACATTTCCGAAAGTAAGGACGTCGAAACCACGGACATCGTCATCACCACAGGGAAAGGCCTTCAACATCAGTTTGATGGAAAAGGTGGGACGCTCGCTTGGGCTTACATGCCAAGAGGCGACAACGAAAAGCTACTGATGCGTTTCGACTTGGAAGAAACCTGGGTGGCAAACAAAGGCGAGCGGGGTATACTGTTATCTAACGTTGCATGCCACGAGTTCGGCCATCTGCTTGGGCTACTCCATTCGGATAGGAACCAGGCCTTGATGGCACCGTACTACAACCCGTTCGTCGGAACACCACAATCGGTCGATGACATCTCTCGAATACAGAAGCTTTACGGGCCCAACCAAAACCCAGAGAAGCTCAAGTCGAACATTGTTCAAACCAAAAATACCATCGAGGTAAAGTTACAACCGGGTCAGAAGTTAATCGTTACCAATTGAAAGGAAGTTTATGCTTGCTGAACTTACGCTGGATTTAGAGACGCTGGTCAACGCTGTAAAGGCTGCCGCAGCTGTCGGTCTTTTGGGTGCCGCAGCTTTTTTCAGTTACCGGCATTTCGCCCCGAGACGCAAAGTGAATGCGAACGCGTTCCGTGAAGAATACAAACGAAAGGACTCCGGTCGCAGCAGCGATGCGCCGCCTCCGGTAGGTTTTGCGGAACACTTGCAGATCATAGAAAACACGGCTCCAAACGCGGGACCGGAAGTTTGGTGGAGCTACGCAAAGGGCGAGCTCACCGAGGCAGAAGTCGCGATAGCCGAGGCCAAGCTGGCCACGCACAACAAACAATAAGGGCAATCTTGATGAATACTGCACGGATCGCAGGCGAAGAAAATACACCCAGCTTCCCGTGGGCCATTTTGGTTTGCGGTTTGCTGGGTGTTTTGTTATTGGTTCCGACCAGCTGGTTTTCGCCAAACCGAAAAACGCTAAATGCGGATTTAGCGAATGAAGCTTTTGAAACCTACGAAAGTCTTTGGCGAATCCACCAAGGAAAAGCTGCCGACAGGTTAAGCACAGGCGAACTGCAAACTGAACAAGAAGTCTGGGAGTTTCAAGCCGCCGGGCAAGAACCTGCTCGCAAGCTTGCTTTCGAAAAACTGGCCCGAGCCGAGGCCGACTACTTCAAAAACAAAGGCGGCTGGTCCAAAGAGTCGCACGAGTCCCTGTTACGGAGCTATGCAAAATAATGATTTTTACGAGTTACAATTTCGAGCGAGAAGATCGCAAGTACTTGAAGTCGCTGCCTGTTTTACCGATGCAAAGTAGTGTGTGGCGGTCTTTCCGGCGGCCCTCCGAAGTGGCTATCGACTGGCACCGCGAGGAAAATCAGTTTCAGATCGGAAGTTGCCAAGGCAACTCGCTTTCCTCGGTACTAGAACGCTGCGCTTTCGTGGCCGGCAAGAAGGTGCAGCTCTCCAGAATCTTTGCGTACCTGGCAACACAGAAGATCGACGGGCTTCTCGGGTCTGACAACGGGTCAACGGTTTCCGGCGGCGCGAAGCTGGCGATAGAGACCGGGTGTCCGCTGGAGAAGTTGACAGGGTACCCTCGGGCATACCCTGGCCGAGCCGAACGCAACGAGATTTTGAGTGAAGCTAATTACAAGGCGGGTGCTGAGTACAAGGCAAAATCTGCGTGGCAGGTTTCTCCCGATCACGACGAATTACTTGACTTCATTGGTGGCGGGGGTGCCATCAACTTCGGTATTCGTTACGGGGGTTCGACAATACCCTCCGACCGAGTGATCCGTCGTTTCGTTCCAGGTCGCGGCGGTCACGCCATGTGCATCCTAGGCTACACCCGTGACGGCGACCTTCGTGCAATGAATTCGCACGGGGATGGGCAGTACTTGATCACGCCGAGCGCTTGGAAGGCCATGCTTGCTGACAGTTGGACTACTGCGATCGGCCTTATGGGATCCAAAGAGCCTGTGCCTGTAGATTGGTACAGTAATTCGCCATACTTCAAGATAACGGAAAAGTCCGCCGAAGTCGAAGCGGAAGAAGAGCGAGAGCATCTGGCGGAAGAAGAGCGAGAGCATCTGCTCGAGTTACTCCACATGCATGAGGCGGACAGTCACGAAGAACCGACGAATGAGGCAGATGACTACGAGGAGTTTGACGATGAAGAAATTGGTAGCTAGTTTTTTTACCGCCGCTTTACTGTTCTTGCTAGGGTGCTCACCTTCACCGCAACCGTTGAAAGACGATCTCGTTGAACGCTTCAACGCTGCGGTCACGGAATCCATCCAACAGTCCCACAGCGAGACAATGTCGGAGTTGCAAAGTTACCGTTCGACACTGGAACGTATCGAACAAGCCGTCAACGATCTTCAAGCGAAGGCGAAAGAGCCGCAAGCGAATACAGTGCTTGCAAAGCCTGTGCAAGCGGCTAACGTACGCGTTGACGCTCCGACATTTTCAAACGGGAGCGTAACACGCATGCCGGGCTCAAACTGGAACGTAGAAGGTGACTGGAACTACACACTCGTTGAGCTTGCGGATCACCTTCGGCAAGTTCACGGTTTGAACGTAGACGGAAAAACCATGACCGAACTGCAAGCCATGCACGATAATTTGCATAACGGCTACTCGGCTTATGGCTCGCAGATTCGATCCGTGAACGCTGCCCCTGTGACTCAATACTACGCAACAAACCGAGCCCCGACAGTTTTTCGCAGAAATCGTACCTACAGCACATGCCCGCAAGGGCAACCGTGTCCCCAATAATGTTAAACTACCCGGTCGGCATACCCGAGAAGTTGCATTCCACCCTGTCGCAATTGTTGCAAACAGGGTGCGTAGATTTCAACGGCGGTACGGCGGACTTTTCCAACTTGCAGGAAGTAACTTTGCAGGCAGGTGTCCTTCGCTTCAATCCTCCCGTGAAGGTGCGAGTGAAAGTCGGCCCGATAATGGTAAAGACGACGATATCTGGTGTAAAAAACGTCGGCGGCGGCCTTAAGGTCGAAATCGATAACTCGCCCATCGACGTGCTTTTGAAAGCAGAGGATTAGTATGGATTGGGAAAAGACGGCGACGGCATTCTGCGCTTCGCGCAACCTGGACGATTTAACCTACATGCAAGCCGTAGGCAAAAATCGTAGCCGGGAAATATTTCGCATTGAAAAGGAGCGGGCAGACGTTCGCAGGGCAATGGACGCGGTCAAACAAGCTTGGGAGGAAAACCCAAACGCTAATCGCGCTCAACTTGAAAAGAAGGCCTACAAGTTCATCACGGGCGGCGTCATTCTAACGCTATTACTGCAAGTTCTGCTGTCGGCTACAATGAAGCTTGCTATCGATTACTTTCTAGACAAGCTATTCCAAGAAAAAGCCGATGCCGCAACTTTACAAGTATCCTCAGAATGACTTCGATAGACCTGACTCGCTGCTGAGCGTACTGGGTAGCTTTTGGGCTTCGCTTTACCAGGGTAACGGCCTGGTTTCGGATATCAGTAACGTTGTCGGGCAGCTATACCAGCAAGTCAACACGCAGTTCCTTGAGCTAGTAAACAGCGTTTCACGAAAAAACGTGCCTGTCTATCATCAAGACGACTGGTACGCAGTGCAGGTAAGACGTTCAGCTCTTAACACCGACATAAGTTTGCTTGCGCGTTATCTCACGGGAACAGCCTACAAGTACAAAAGCCAAGCTGAACTTTTCTACGGACAAATACCGACTTCTCGTTATTACGCGATCAGTAAGCCTCGCGAGCTTGTAGAGTGCTCCGTCGTATTTGAACAGGTCACGCAGCCTACGGTGCAGATGCTTAACGGCATCGACTTCTGGCTGGAAGAAAACACAGTTGTTTTTGTCGCTAACCCGTTCGACAACCCGGACATTCCGAAGAAGGAAATATTGAACGCGGTTGGGGAGATCGTTGACACTGAAATTACCTTGTGGTTTTATCGATCTAAGTGGGACTGGAATTACATTTACGACCAGTTCGGTTACGCTCTGAATTTGCCTATGCGATCCAGCGCAGGCTACAAGACGCTGGTGAACGCTGTACTCGAAAGCTTTAACGAGGGGACCAGCGCTCGTTCGCAGCAACAAGCTTTGGCCGCTGTCTTTGGCATACCTCTAGTGATCGATGCAACGGAAGTTGTCGAAGCCATTGCCACCGACGCAACAGGTTTGAAAGTGATAACGAACTCAAACGTGTATGCATATCCTTCCACGGCAACGCCTGTCGTTTCCGTCGGGCAGACGGTTTACGCAGGCCAGTCGCTCACTGACACGTTCGAAATCATTGAGCTTAACCGGGGATTCGACGTTAATTGCGGCGTCGACAGTTTAACGATGGACACCGGTATGCTGACGAAGGGGTATCACGACGGCCTCGTTTTTTCGAACGCAAACGTCCCGGTACAAACAGAACTTGATGTCGACGGCTATACCAAGGTCACCTGGGATTTGGGCGGCTTTCCGCGAGACGTTTCGAAGTTTTGGGAGGATGTCCACGCAAACGGCATAGCTAAGAACGAAACATTAGCGATGCTGCTAGACGTGCGGGAGAACCCTGTCGGCCAGCCGACGGCTGACTCTTTGCCTGCGGAGATCAACCCGTTGAAGTTTCTGGTAGACAACCTGCTCCGGTTCAACGTTTTCATCGTGAAAGTTAAACCTGGAAGCAAACTGCAGAATAGGCTAGAATTTGTGCCTGTGTCGCAGCTTCGAAAGGTGATGCCACCGCACACGTTGATGATCTTGCTGGTGGACTTAGCGTATGCCGACAACCCTATCATCATGGAAGGTTACGGTACGCCGGAGTCGCCAGGGTACACTGAAAGCTTTGAAAACTTCCAGTGTTTAACCGTTTCCGAGTCGCTTGGATACGAAGCATACGTAACTGAAGAGTCAAAAATAAAATCAATCAGTGGAAGGTGCGTTTAATGACTGCCAAGTTTTGTACGGGCGTGGCTGGACGAGTTCGAGCTTACAAGGTTGAAGATTTAACGCTGCCTCCGTTTAAGTGGGCTCCGACAACGGACTTTAAGCCTAACTTGATTCTTTACCAGTGGGCAACTATCGCAGCAAAGCTGTTGACGAGCGGAGATAGCCGGTACCGGATTAGCGGCATGTACTTGGAGTTTGAAAACACGGACAATCCTGGCGACCCGGTAAGTCCGCCTACCTTCGATCGCACGCGAGATGTCAGCTACTACAACGGTCTCTCGCTTAGCTCGAACCGCGACTATCTGCGTATTCCGGTCATCTCGGCGGAGCTCAGCTCGGACGGCGAAGGTCTTACGGATAACCGGATGTCCTATTTCGCAAGAAGCAGCGGCTCGGTCGGCGTGCACGGGAAACCTTTTTCTGCCGCAGCGAACTCGGTCGTGTTCGGTGGTAGCCTTGTGGCACTTGTTGACGCCACGGATTTTACGCAAGACTTGCTTTATAGCAGCTGGTATTACACCACGGCGGATCAGCAACAAAAATTGCCTTCCAGCCAGATCGGAATTGAATGGCAAACCACTTTGAGCTAGGGAGCAGCAAATGGGATTAAATCGTTTCATTCAGTACATAAAAGAGAACGAGCCCGTCGCACCGGGAACTGCCAACCGGCCCATGAGCCAGCTGGACCAAAATCTCAAGTACATGATAGGCCTGCTCGAGGCCGCCAACATCGGATCAACCGTTTACGCTAGATCGCAAACCGTTGTTTCCACGATCCAAGTCGGACAGCCTGTGTTCTTTAACCCTGCAACGTCAAGGTTCGAGCCCGCTTTCGCTACAAGCGAGTCCGATTCCGCCACAGGGTACCTTGTCGTACCGAACCAATCCCAAGTGTGGGGCGTGGTCGCAGAGAAGCTTAACTCGACGCTGGCCGACATCTTGCTTTTCGGCTACGCGAAAATCGACATAACGGCTGCGGTCGGAACTGACTTGGACAACGACGGGAATGTCCCGCCTGGATTATGGTATCTTTCTGGCGTTAGCGCCGGGAAGCTAACCCGGCAGTCGCCGCCTTTGTCGATACCGGTCTGCAAGACAGATAACGCCGGTAACGTGTACGTTAATCCTTCTTTCGTCGATTTTCTGGAAAACCACAGGCATTACGTCTTCGACTTGACCGCGATGCCTGCCGGGCAGGTTACGCCTCCCGACGCTGGCGATCCGCACGTGATCACTTCTGCAGACGCGGACTTGCCCGGGTGGTTACCGGCTGACGATGTCGTGTTTGAAGGGAAAGCACCGACCGGAGCCAAGTTCGGCTATAACTTGGCCGCCGATGCGTCGCTGCAGAGCGTGTTCCCGCCTGTTCCCCTGCAGTCTGCTTCGGTAATCATGCAGCGACCCAGCATCTACGACACGCTTGCGGAGCGTAAGTGGTACGGGCAGCAGCTGCTCTCAGATCTTGTTGTCGTTAACCGCGACGGTATCTGGTGGATGAGCGATTGTTATGACGAAGTTCCATGGGCAACGGATCTCGACACTACTGTCTCGATGAGCAGTGTTTACACCGAGTGCGACCCTGCCTCCAAGCCTATAAGCATCAAACTTTATTTTACTCGAGTAGGCTTTGCCACTGACAACAGCTCGGTAACAAGTCTGCGATCGCTGGATCCTAGGCTGAAAGTTCTTTGCGCAGGCAAAACAGACGTTGCTTTCTCCGGCGATCTCGACATCGACTTGGACTTGTCGCTGATGAACGGCCCTGCGAACGTGGCCGGTTACTCGGTATTGAAAACGTTTGACCCTGTCACCAACGAGTTCAGCAGCGGAAAAGTTGTTGAAGGCGTGTATGCCACGTCTGCGAACGTCTTGCTCAGTGGCGACACTAGCTTTATCGCTGGCGGCAACACGTATTACCAGGGGAAGATTGGGGTTGGGGTGCTCAGCCAGCCTTCTCGCGAGTTGTCGAGTCAGCTGGTTCGGTTGGAGGGCGTTACGGAAGAAAGTTATCCGGTTTTGTATCTCGGGATGCCGAACGATACGGCGACAAGCTACGTCGTCAAGTTCGAGGTACCCGGAGACGCACCGGCTAACTCTCAGTTCCGTTTTCGGCCTCGGATACTGGGCAAGGCAGCGGGCACACTGCCGCAGCTTGCGGTCAGCTACTTTAAGACAGGCAGACCCGTGGACGGCTTAAACATACCGATCACGGTGAGCCAATCTTATGTCGCGCTAACCATTGTTACCGTGGCCACGGTAACGGCAAACCAAGCCGTTGAAGCACTAAGCAGCGCCGTCGAGGTGGATCCGGGAGACATCGTGTACCTTCGCGTGACACGCAACCCGGGCGACCCGAGCGACAACTACACTGGCGAAGTCGGCATCATGCAGCAGATCGGAGTCTTAACGTCTTCCTAAGAGGTTTACAGGATGCCTATAGCCAATTGGAACTTGGAGTTCCTGAATCACAATTCGCAAAGAAGCTATCCGTTAGTCGCCGAGGCGACTAAGACGGATACTAGCGGTGCGTTTATTCTACCCGACGATTTCTTGGTAGGGCTTGATCTACCGGTCTCGCCTGCAATGGACATGTCCACCGGGACTTTCTTTATCCGGCAGGTAGGTTTGTTTGCATCCGGAGTTCAACTCATTCTTGCGTACGATTCTGGCGTCGGCATAGTCGACGTGGCTTCGACGCTGATCCCGGCTTATCAGTTCACTCGGAACAAGGTTTTCACGCTCGGTGGAATTGATCCGTTCGACGACGTGACGGGCAAGGTCGTGATCGGAAAGCTGGAATCCATTCAACTACAACCCACAGGTCTTTTCAATTTCGAGCTGGCAGCCACAAGGATAGAGCCACAAGCAATCCGGCCCATGATACGCGGCATATCGGCGATCCGCGTCGCCAGCTCCAACGGTGTACTAGGCGATCGGTTGTACGGGGATATCGAGCTTGTCGCAGGTCGAAACATACAGTTGACAACTGTCAACACGCTCACTGACACCAAAGTCGTTATCAGTGCAATTAGCGGTGAAGGAACCATCTCGGATTGTACGTGCACGGGAGAAGCGTCCAGTGCCCCTTGTATCAAGACAATCAACGGAATAGCTCCTACGCCCGATGGCAATTTCAACCTGATCGGTGACGACTGTCTGACTTTTGAAGAAATCGCCAGCGGATTAAAACTTACGGACTCCTGCTGTGCACCGTGCTGCGGATGCGCGGAGCTTGAGTCGATAACACAGAACTTGGAGTTGTTCAACGCACAACGCGCCGCATTGGATCAATTCGTAAACAGGCTCGCTGCAGAAAACGCGGCCTTCTCGGCTACCGTGTTGGGTGCCCGGCTGGGCGACAAACGTTGCATCAATTGCGAGGAATAGCATGACTCACCCACGCGGCAGGCAGGCCATAGGCTTAAATCAGCCGCCAAACAGCGGTAACCTATATCCTTTCGTTAATCCTTCGTCGGACATACAGCAGCTTTTTTCCGACTTCTTTGTGTCTTTCGAAAACAGCTCGGGATCTGTCAAGTACCCGCTCAAGGTAGCCTGGCTTTACGGCTTCGGTTCCAACAGTGTTTCGCCTTTCCCTGGAAGACCTACGCCGTCGCACGCTTACGACCTGATCGTGGAAGATGCGAACGGGGAGATTGTCTTTGACTCGACCGAGGCTTCCGTTTACAAAGTAGTCGACTGGGATTCTCGTCTGCGGGTCATCGAGTGGGAAAGCAACATGGCTGTTTGTCGTTGCGTGATTCACACGCAGTGGACGCAGGAAGATGTCACAGACGGCTTAGCAATCACGTACGACGACAACATAGAACCGGAAAACGGGGAGCTTTACGCCGAGTGTGGCTATGAATTGCCGCGTCGCGTGAAATCCATCCAAATCGGAAACGAGATAGTCACAGCAAAAGCCTTGACCCTGCAAAGCGGCTACAACTTCGCCATGGAAACCGTCTTGCCGATTGAAGTCGAGTCACCGGCTATCGATCTTTTCGGAGAGGTCGGACTTATTGAAGGGAGTCGCAGGGCTACAAAGATCCAGCTCAGCGCGGAGCCGGGATCGGGGCTTGGAGTTTTCCCTGGCTGCGTGGACACTGCGACTGTCCTGCGTACCTTGAACAAAGTAAGGTCGGACAGCCACAACAACTTTACGTTGGACAGCGAAGGTTGCATTCGGCAGCATCGACCATTGTCCCTATCGTCTACAACCCCTAGGGTTTTCAGCTACTCGGCAAGTGCGATGTCGACCTCGCAGGCTGCGGCCACTATAAAGCTCAGCAACGACTGTCGCAACTGCTGCGACTGCGAGTACTACGCAAGAACCTACCAAGGTTTGAAGCGGCAATGGTCGCTGTACAAAGACATAGCGCACACCGCCGAAGAGGCAAGAGATTTTTACCGCGACAACAAAGACCGGTGGCTTGTCGAAAAAGCTATGCGGGAAAAGGACTTCATTCGCGTCAGCGTGGCAACCGATGCGGATTGCAAGGTGCGGTGGGGCGTGGCGGTATGTAATCCGACAAACTGCTGTCTGATCAATTTGAAAATACAAGTATTTTTTCTGCCTTACGTCTTTGGCGGCTTGTCTTATGGCGTCAACGCTTTTCACTGCCCTGACACCTACCTGGAAGGCTCTTCGACGTGCCAAGTGCCTGTGGCAGTGTCGCCAGAGATATTGGACTCCGAGAATCACGTGCACTTGTACACTGTAGATTACGCCGACCCTCAGTCCATGACGCTTCTCTATGGAAAACAATGCTTACCGAGCTGTTACGACGAACCGGGAAACACCAGTGTGGCAATAGCCGTGGTAGCTTACTGGGAAAACCAAGCGCCGGTCGGCAGCCAATGCAAACCGGTGACTAATATTGCAACGGACCTCGTGGGTGATATAGTTTCATTCTGCGGTCTTGCTTCAATTCCGGTTCCCACGGAAGTTTACGGGCAGGCTTTGTCGCAGAAGCGAGAAATGCTCGGAAGCACCAGTAGCTGCTTGTCCTGTAACTGTCAGCCAGAGATATAGGCGTGATACGAAACAACCATTGGTACAACCTCAACGAGCAAAACGCCTACCCTGTCGACGACACGGCTTCGTGCCTGTCGAACGCCGGTTTAAGACTGCCCTCGGCTATCGTTGCAGACTTGCAGCTACGTTGGCCACGTGAGCTCGGTAAATACGCTTTTATAAGTGCTGTCACGTGCGGCGAAGAGATAGTCACGCTGCTGATTGAAACCGCGGAGCAGCTTGACAACTCCGGCGGGCAAAGCAGGTTAATTGCCGGGATATCGCTTGGACGATCCGAGCTCACGGCTTACCGCACCTACAAACTGGATGCATTCGAGAAAGGTGTTGCAGGTTTTATTGCTTTCGGTGCTGGCACTTCGGAGCTTTTCCGTGGCGTCTTCAGCTCTCCGTTGCAGTCCCTGCTGACCGCAAGAGCCGCTCGTCCGATCCGCAAGCCACCTGTCGAAACGCTTGGAATAGCAAACGTTGAAAGCGTTTTGGCCGGTGTTGTCCGTCTGGCCACCGAGCAGCCGCTGGAAATCGTACGCGAACCTCGAATAATCAACGGCGTTGCATACGATAACGTTATTGTTTTTCGGCTGCGAGAACCTCCGTCCGACACAACCGTCCAAAACGTACAGTCTGTTTTTTCGCAGTTCGCCGGACCTTGTGGACGCCGTGTCGGCTCAAGGTCTTGCGTCGACCCGCAACCTATCGAAACGATAAATGGGCTTGCTCCGGATTGCGATGGAATTTTCACCTTGGATTTCCAAGGATGTGCCGTCGTGGGTAAGAACACTGCGGACTGCGGCGTAGTCGTAGATTGTCAACGCGGTTTGTCCGATACGTGTGCGCCTCCATTTTTGCCTGACCTGGCAACAGGTAAGCTGCCGTCTGAAGTGCCACCGGTTATTATTCCTCCACCGCAGCCTCCCGAGCCGCCGGTACCTCCGGATACTAGCATTAGCGACTCCATGAGCACCTTGCTGTCGCTGCCTTACTGCGATACGTTTGATGACGGTTTCGCTTACAGCTTCTCGCCTATGGATTCGTCCACTTGGGGCATGAGCAACGATGACAGCCCGGGCGAGGCCTACTGCTGCGTTGGACCGCCGCCCAACTTCACCGCTTACGGCTGCGACTCGTCGTTAAGCGCGAGTCAGTCTTTCTCGGTCGGCCTTTCGTCTTACAGCTACGGCACAGCCAATCTTCCAAGCCTGTCGAAAACGAATCTGTCGCTTTTCACGTTAGACGTGCAGTCGCTGTATCGGCGTTACACGACGGACTTCAAAGTGATTGCTTTGAACCCGACAGGTCAGCTCAATGCAGGTATTGTCGTCAATTACAGGATAAACAGCGCGGACTTGCACACATACGTCTTCGCAGCCTTGGACGTGACTAACAAAACGTTCGGAGTGTACTTCTTCAACGGAATCAACGCCGTTCCGCTGTCGACCGTTGCCGTTCCTTTGGCTTCCGTCGACGAATGGTACCGCTTGGAATTTACAGTCGTCCCGAATGAATTAACGCGTACGAGCGTCAACCTGCAAGCCGTACTCAAAGGGGTTGTAAACCCGGCAATTGACGTTGCTATTGCTACCAGTTTGTCCGGTACGCTCTGGGAACAAGACGCCGGAAATGCAGGGTTTTACACGCGACGTTCCGCAAGCTATTTCTCCTACTGGCGAGTTGACGAGGCTATTCCGTGACAGACATTCGGCACGCAGAACTAATTCGTTCGCTGAGAGAAACCAAGTACCCGTTTGTACCGACCGCGAGTTTGAGCAACGGGAGTGTGTTTTTCGTCGAAGATACCTTCTTGGACGCCCACATTTACGCCGTCGAGGGGTCGGGGCGTTATTACGTTTCGCAAGTTATCGTGCAGTCGGATAAGTTCGTGCTGTACGTTGGCGACACAGCTTTTCCGTTGCGTTTGAAGGGTGAGGTTAATCTCCCCATTTCAACGGGTTCTATCCGCCTCACGGACGAGCACGGGAGACCGGCGGGTTTGCTAGTCTCAACTCCCGACAGACTGGCTTTGATCTCCGCCTGGGGGATTCGAACGCACGTCTTTGAGCAGGGTCAAACGGAGTTTTGTGTTACGTGTCAGGTTCCAGCGGCTTACCCGGGCGTCACGGGCATGCAAACGCCTGACGGGCAGCTTTCAACGGGCAAAGTTTGGCTTGTGGGTGAAGACGGTGTGGTTCTCCGCACGGATAGCTACATCAACAAACAAGGTGAAGACGTTCCGGTGGTTCGCGTCGACGTCGTAGGTGATCCTTTGAACTTGCAGAGGTTGTGCAACCCGGCAGACTTGTTCGTTCCAGTTAACCCGATACGTGTCATACGTGTCGTTAACGGCGATTACACCTACGATTGCTACCCGGACGAACAAGGCAACTTCAACATTCAGATGAACGATGATTTGGCCCCGGATCCTGCGTTAAGAATCCGCACTACTGCCGCAGGCATAGTCTTTTCCGTAGAAGGCTCGGTGATCAACAAATAAAATGCCACGTCCTAACTTTTTCAACGACAACCTGAACCGCGTCTATCCTTTCAAAGAAGGAAGCTCGGGCGTTAATACGCCTGACTCCGGGCTTTTCGATTTTTACGCTTTGCCGGACAACGTGATAGTTGATTTTGGCGTTATCATGGGCCCCGAGTCCGGCTTTGACGCCGAGATCGACGAAGTCTTCTTGTATCGCATCACGCGAGTAAACGCATCGGTATTCGAGTTTGAATTCCGCTGCACTGCTAGCAATTTGATGCATGCACCACTTATCTTTACCCGTTCGACCACCGCGGAACTATTCGAGACGGAGTTTGTCGAAAGCTTCACGCTTGACGAGGCGGCAATAAGCCTTTCAATGTCCGGCCAATTACCTGTGTCGACTTCCGACTCCGGTGTCGCGGAAGAATGCGGAGAGCCCCTTTGGTCCGGATTCATGGTCTCGGGCGACATGCAAAGCCTAGCTGCCCGAATACCAGCAGGCACAAGCCTTACCCGCGAAGACGTCTACTCGGCAATCATTGAACCGTGCCTGATACAGAACTTGTACCTAAACCAAGTCGTGTCCGTTAACATCGCGAATTCAGACAGGACGCGAGCTCTTCGCCCGGAGACTTGCCCGCAGAACCAGTGGGACTTTGACGTCGGTCAGACTTACGTGTACGAAACGTGCTTGACCGGCAATATCAAGTTTAAAGCCGGTTTCAACATGTCTATAAGCCAAGACGTTGCCAGCTCTACACTGGTTTTTGCGCCTACGCTCGGTGCGGGAGACGGTCAGCCTTGCGAGGAGATCGCAATCTTCCCTGGAGAAACTCCACCCGTTGGGTCCGATAACGGCTTGCTTGCAGGTGACTTTTATTGCAATGAAGCCTTGCGTTCGATTAACGGTTTGCAGGGACCGACTTTGACGTTCTTCGGGGAGTCGGGTGTTTCTATAATAACGGACGTTGTAAACAAAAAATTAGTCATAGACATCAACTTAGCGGATTTGGCTGTCTGCGATTTTTCATTCAACTCCGTATCACTATAAGGCATAGGACATGGCGCCTACGACGCAGTGCCCACAGGGACCGCAGTCACCCGTGTTTGACATCGTCAAATGCGACGTGCCTTGCATTTTCCCTATTCCAGGTGGAAACTGGCTGATAAACCCACAGGTTCCGCAAGCCCCAGCGGATATCTTTGATTGTCCGTCGCTGCCTGTTCCGTTGCTCGACCCGGATCCAATTTGCCCAATTCTTTCCGCCCAAGACGACATCACCACCAACGTGGTACCGATCGGAAGCGAAAGAGTTATTTTTACAGTGACAAAGGGTCAATGCTGCGATTACGTGTTGAACTTGCAGGTAGACTTTCCCTGTCCGGAAATAACGGGAGAGGCGAACGTCACTACCGTAGGACCTGGCGGAGCACCCTTTGCCAATTTAAACGTCAACAAGTCTGGCGATTGCTCCTTTGACATTCAGCTGAACATCGGCTTGCCCAGCCCGCAGCTTGGACCGCAAGGACCGCAAGGACCGCAAGGCCCACAGGGTGCAGAAGGCCCACAAGGTGCAGAAGGGCCGCAGGGTGCAGAAGGCCCACAAGGACCGCAGGGGCCGGCTGGCCCACAGGGCCCACAAGGCCCGCAAGGTTTAATCGGACCACAAGGTTTAATCGGACCACAAGGTTTAATCGGACCGCAAGGAGCGGAGGGACCTCAAGGTACGGCAGGCCCGCAAGGTACACCCGGCCCTCAAGGCCCAATAGGCCCTGACGGTAATCCCGGGCCCGACGGCAATCCTGGGCCTGACGGTAACCCTGGACCGGACGGCAACCCCGGTCCTGACGGCAATCCCGGAGACCAAGGACCCCAAGGCGACCGCGGACCCCAAGGTCACCGTGGCCCGCAAGGTTACCCTGGCTACACGGGGGCCACCGGCTATCGTGGACCACAAGGGTATCGAGGTCCGCAAGGTTATCGCGGCCCTCAAGGATATCGCGGAGCGCAAGGCTACAGAGGTCCGCAAGGCTACAGAGGTCCGCAAGGTTACGAGGGTCCGCAAGGGCCACAGGGTCCCCAAGGAAAACGCGGCCCACAAGGCTATCGCGGACCACAGGGCCACCGTGGGCCACAGGGTTACCGTGGTGCGGAAGGCCCGCAAGGCCCTTGTTGCGAGGGATCGACAGGTACCACTGGGCCAACTGGTCCAACCGGTCCTACAGGTCCAACCGGGCCTACGGGTCCAACCGGGCCGACCACGCCTACTTACGAGTTACTCATCAGTTGGGAATTCAACGATCAACTGACGCCCGAGGTTGACCCGCCAGCCCCGTTAAAGTACGCCGGAGACAGCGAACTTTTCTACGCGGACCCCGACGCGGAATCGGCAAGGCAACAAGCTTTCTCGTTGCACGGTCAGATTTACTTCAACAACGCTTCGCTGGCTGCGGTCACGCACATCTATGTCGAGAAATCAAACTACAACAGCGTAGACATATCCGCGTTGCTCGCCACAGCTAAACCCACCGACACGTTAAAAACTCGCGTGATGTCCGACGTCAACAAGTTCGGCATTTATCGAGTCTTGGCCGTCACGGAAGAAACAACGCTTTTCGACTACACAGTTGAAGCGATAACAACTAACGGCGCTTACACGTTGCTGGATCAGGTCGTTCTCGAAATTCAACCCACAGGTGCCCAGGGTGCAACGGGTGCGACCGGCCCAACGGGTAGCGGTGTGCCGGCGGGCGGATTGACCGGGCAGGTGCTGGCGAAAAACACTGACACAAATTACGACACGGTTTGGATAGACAACTACGCCAAGGAACTACGCGTCACCGTCAAGAACATGTCCGGCGGTGTCATCAACAAAGGCCAAGCCGTTATGGCCACCGGGGCGACAGGGGATACGATCGAAGTTACTCTGGCAAACGCGGACGGTACTGTTCTTCCACGTTACATGCTCGGCATAGCATCTGAAAACATAGCCAGTGAAGCCTCGGGTTACGTTACCCTGATTGGCGACATGCAACACCTGAATACCCTCAGCTACACTGTGGGTACGGTGCTGTGGTTGAATCCGAGCACGCCTGGCGGGTTAACGGCGACAGAACCGGCGGCGAGCACTATACGCATGCCGGTGGCCATCGTTACGCGGCAGCATGTCGAGAGTGGTCGAATTTATGTCCGCATGTATTTGCAGCAGACGGCTTTGCATGAGCTTTTTGACGTTAAGTTCAGCAGCCTGCAAAACGGTAATTACCTTCGCTACGATAGCACGCTTTCGGCTTGGAAGAACGATGCAACCAGTCCCACGGGGGCAACCGGAACACAGGGCGCTACAGGGGCCACGGGCCCAGGCACAACAGTAAATGCGACTGCGACAAACACCGACGCCACGTTCTATCCCGTGTTCGTCGCAGCCGCTGGGAGTAACCAGACACCGAGTGTCGACACAACGGCACCGTCGCTGAGCTACAACCCGAGCACCGATTTGCTCAACGTTGGCGGTTTGACCGCGAACAAGTACGCAACAGGTACCGGCATAGTTTCGGTGGTAACGGGTACAACTCGATCGCTGAGCAGTGCGGACAACGGTATTGTCTTAGAGTGCAGCAGCAGTTCGGCAGTGACAGTCACGGTTCCCACCGGGCTTCCAGTGGGTTTCACACTTACAATAATTCAAACTGGAACAGGTCAAATATCGTTTAGCGCGTCTGGGACCACGATAAACAACCGTCAAAGCCACACCAAGACCGCCGGGCGATGGGCCGTGGTATCGCTGATTCAACGTAGTACTAACAACTTCATTTTGGCTGGGGACACTGCCGCATAATGATTCCCTTTTCTGGTTTCTTTAACTCGCATCCACCGGCGACTACGGGGCCTACGGGCACGGACTGGGCCAATTTGACCTACAGCTACGGAACAGCTAGCAGCAACATAACCAGTCGGCAGCTGGCTTCGGCGATCACGCTTAAGGTTGTCAATCTGACGAACCCGTCGGCCATCCAACTTTTCTACAGCATCTCCGCGACCGAAGTCACCGGCAGTCAGTTCGGTTTACCGTTCTCTCCCCCGTGGGATCCAGTTGCGGCCAGCCCCGGAAGCACTTTCTCCGTTTCGGCAGGGCAGTGGGTCAGCTTCACTTGTTACAGCGATTCTCTCGCAACAGTGGCACCGCAAACCATCGAAGTCCGAAACAATGCAGACAACACGCTTATCGACACTTTCACTATCCAAGTGACAGCTTAAAACCAGTCACTTGCAACGGCGACTGCGTCTGCTAAAGTGAATCTTTTCACGGGAGTTCTACATGCTAGATCTAGTGTTAGAAGTGGATCTTCGCGATCCAACAGAAGTTGATACCGTTAAAGCGTATTGCGTGCTTACGGAAATCAGCCTTAAACTGGATACGAAAGACGTTTGTTGCGTCTTCACCTGCTGGAAAAGCCTGGAAGCGAGAACGCACGGCTGTAAACCTTTTGCGGTTTTACCTGTTGTAGTCGAGCAAGATGCGGTTCTCCGCGCAGTATTCGACCGCCACTTTGAAGGCCTAACCGCGATGTGCGATGAACTGGTGCAGTCCTTAAGACAACCGGAAAAGAAAGCAAGGATAGAACAGAATGCCAGAAAAAATACCGTTGGTGCTTAAACACGGTCACCCGCACGCCATGGGTGATACGATTCTTTTTACTTCCATTGTGCGGGATCTGCACGCGGCCTACCCTGGAAAATACGAGACCGAGGTTGTTACAAATTTTACGAACGTGTGGTGGAACAATCCGCACGTTGTGAAGCTTTCCGCCTCGCAACGATCCTTAGCACGAATTGTCACGATGGACTGGGGAAAAGCAATCAAGCAGCACGCGATCGACGAAAAGGGAAACAAGCGGCACATACTCTCCTGGTACCACCATAACTTCGAAGAGAAGACCGGAATAAGGGTTCCCGTCACGAAGCCTAAAGCAGACTTGTATCTGTCGGACGACGAAAAGACACGTCGTTTGGCCGGAAGGTACTGGGTGGTCGTATCGGGCGGTAAACTCGACGCCACAGTAAAACACTGGCACGCTCACCGCATGCAAGAAGTCATCGACAAACTTAAAGCTGAAGGAATAAGCTGTGTGCAAGTGGGTGCAACACAAACCAATCACGTTCACCCGCCACTGGAGCGAACGCTCAACCTCATCGGGCAGACGGATAATGTCCGGGACTTGTGGAACATCATATTGCATGCGGACGGCGTGATATGCGGCATCACGGGTGCAATGCACATAGCCGCCGCGTTCGACAAGCCTTGCGTGGTGTACGCGGGAGGGAGGGAGGACCCTTGGTTCGAAGCCTACACGAATGAGTACAAAGCCTTCGGGCCGGAAGCTTCGGCAGTCAATGTGCCGCATCGTTACCTGCACACCGTGGGCAAGCTACCGTGCTGCGAAACGTACGGGTGCTGGAGAAACAGGGTAGTTCCACTGGATCCTTCCGACAGGAACCGGAAGGTACATTTGCTTTGTCAAAATCCCGTGAAACCGGTTGAAACCCATCCCGTGGCCGGCTGCCAGGACTTGATACTACCCGCTGACGTGGTTTCGGCTGTGATGTCTTACTATTCCGATGGCACGATTCCGGCGGTCGATAAGTCTTCCGTTGTAAGCCAGAGTCTTCAAGTACCGGTTGTTGAGCTGGTGGAGTACAAGGAATCCCCTGTGCAGCTTATACGTGAACCGTCACGGCCCGAGGTACCGCAGAAGCAGCACCAGATGTCGCACCCCTTGGAGCTCAAGGCGAATCATACGGGACGAATCGCAAAGACAATTCAAGGCATAGATGATCCGGCAATTGGCGGAAAGGTCACGATCTTCGTTCTGTGCTACGGTCCGTACACGTCTCTTGCGACGCGTTGCATCGACGGCATACTTCGAACGGTGCCTGCCGACAAGCTGGACCTTCGCGTTGCGACTAATCAAGTGCCCAAGTCCACCTTGAATTACTTGAAAACAACACCTGCTACGAAAATCTACGAGCACAGTGCTAACGACTTCAAGTACCCGGTAATGCGGCAAATGTTTTACGACGAAGAGCACCCGATTAAGACCGAGTACATGGTCTGGTTCGATGACGACACGTGGATTTCTAACCCTGCTTGGCTCAGCGACCTGTGCACGACCATTGCTGCAAATCATAAAAACGGCTTTAGACTTTACGGCAACATGATGTTCCACGATCTCGGCATTTACGCGAACGCCGGCTACCGTCCAGACAGCTGGTTCAAAGGAGCGACCTGGCATAAAGGCAAACCACTTAGATCGAAAACTGGCGGCGAGGATGTTTCGAACGGATCCGTAATTGATTTCGCGGTCGGATGGTGTTGGGCGCTGCACACGCAGACGATGCGACAGGCGGACATTCCCGACTGCCGGCTGCTTCACAACGGCGGCGACATTACAATCGGCGAGCAGTTGCACCAGACCGGCTACGGTATAAAGCAATGGAACAAAAACAAAAGTCTTGTTGCCTGTCCGTCTCGCGAGCAAGGCGGAAGACGAGGGGCAAGTCAGCGTTTTCCGTGGGACCCTAAATTCGAGATGTCACAAATTAGGCGATAAACATGAAAAAAGTTTTTACGTATTATGAACCCGTTAGTCAGCTTGAACGTCAACTTGAACAGATTGATGTCTGCCGCCAATCCTGGGAAAGAAACGGTTGGAAGTTGGAAGTGATCGGAGAATCTGTTGCAAGCAGATCCGCTTTTTACGCCCAATACGTTGAAGCCATAACCAAGCTTCCGACCGTAAATCCCGGCAAATACAACTATCACTGTTACATGCGTTGGTTGGCCATGGCCGAGATCGGCGGCGGCATCATGATAGATTACGACGTCGTGAATATCTCTTTGATGCAGCCAGATGTCTTCGAACCTTCAGCGATCGCGGTTCACTGCGGCCACGTACCTTGTACTGTGTCCGGCTCTGCCGAAAATTATCTGCGGGTTTGTCGGGAATTTTGCGACCTGGCGAAACGACCTTGGCATTTTATTGAAATTTTCGGCAAACCCCACACTTCTGACATGGTTATGCTGGCCACCGGGCTTATCCAGTTCGACGAAAAATACACCGTAACGGAATACCCGGTGCCGGGGCAACTTATACACTGCAAGACGGACGCCTGCAATCTTGCAAAAAAACCAAAATTAGAGATAATGAAATCGTTGCTTGGCACATAATTTGAGGCGAAATTGATGGCTAGACGGATCCAGCTTACAAAGTCAGAAACCGGAACTGTCGTATTCCCTAACTACGGTGCTTACCGCTTGCGTGTCGACGTGACGGACTTCGAGGGAAACGACATAGACGGTAACGTGTTCATTTATCGTCGAAACCCGCCTAGCCCGCACACGGATCTTAGCACGGATATATTTGAAGCGGTTGCAGGACCACCGCAACTTGCAGACATACCTGCAGGTGCACCGGATCCGGATCAAAGCTGGCCCTACTATCGCTTGAGCTACGTGGAGCTCGACGTCGCCTCGACGGCTCAAGCGACGGCCATTTGGGATGAGATACAGCACGAAGTCGGGGTGTTGGTCGCGGCGATGAACCGATTGGACACACTGCAGCCAACGCAAGTCGTCTGGATACCCGATGCACCTGAAACCTCCACATCAAGTTCTATCTAACATGGCAACACACAAACTGCTGGTACTCGAGGACACAGTTCTCCTTACACTTGCGACAAACCCGAATTTTGTACGGGAATTTCCGTTCCTTGCGAGCGGTGCCGTGCCCACAGCAAAGAAAAGCTGCAAGCCCTGCAATCGGGCGGCGTCCAAACGCGTGCAGGCGATGCAAACCATAAAGCAGTCTATTGTCAACATGGGTGTTGAGAAGAAGAAACGGCTGAAAGAGATGCTTAGCGCGGAGAAGCTTCGCCTTCGTGTTGCTCAAAACGGTAAGGTCGTAGAGTACACTTTTTAGACCTTAATTTAGGGTAAAAACGTGTCAGAATAATATGCAGACGACTTATCGTTTGCAGGTCGGTCGAAGTACAAAGGCAAACGTACTTTCACTGGCTGAAGTCGAGTATCGCAAAGACCGCACTCACTTGATGTAAAAATCAAGCCGAGGGTAACAGCGTCTTTTGTCTTTGCGATATTTGCGGGCGGCTAGCACTTGTGTCGTCCTCACCGAGATCTTCTCTATATGGGTCTTGTGAAGCATTACTGTGTGGCGTGTAAAAGTACACGTGGCACGGTTTCGGGGTTGAACTAAAAGTCTGAAAAGACATCCCCCAGTTAGTGAAAAACTGTTCTGATGAAAAGTCCTAAATTTCTGTGGGCTTCTTCGTTGGCGTCTTGTTGTATCTTTTTACGCAAGGCGAAGCCAAAAAGCAGTGAACGTTCCGAGAACATACCTTCTCGTTAAAACATAGGTAACGTGGTTACTAGCTCCACTAAAAAAAGGCTAGCAGATGTTTTGATCAAAAACGATTAAAGCACCCAGTGCGAGTCTGGCGTTTTGTCCAACGTAAAACGATACGCAAAGCTACCGCGAAGGAGCCATTAATAATCCGGGGAAGTTCTGGATCGCTTAGCAAGCGGCAACAGCTCGTACCCTTAGGCTAACAACCTAAGCTAGCCTGGGCATACAGGTAAAAATGCAGAGCTCACTCTTTTAGGGGTCCTAGTTACAGGATTCGATTACCGCAAGCATAAAGACTGGTGAGAGTCTTTACTGAGTAAGCGGTATACGGCACCATGAATCAGCCTCTACGTGGCGGTGCTAGATAACCAACCGATGATTCATTCCGCGTGTTTTACCACGCAAGCTCTACCGCATTCAGTGGATGCGGCGGTGGGGCTTTTTACTTTTGCATTCACAAGGATAAAATTATGTTTTCTTTTTTGTTCAAAAAGCAAACCCCGGCAGCGACTCCCGTCAAGCGGAAAACCAAGTTTGAGCAAGCTGTGGCGTTTGCAAGATCCGCATGGCCGTTGCCGTCCGACTACTCCGATTGGTTTGCTCATAACCATTTCGACGTGCTAGTAATGCGCGGTTTGGATGAGCCAAGGGACTCGCAATCTCCGTTACATCGTGTAATGGAGGCATGGCACGCTAGCGTGCCAAAGGAGCTGCGTGACGAGCTGCTCGCTTCGGAAGAGTACCGCCAAGCGGTACTGCATGTGTTCTCGAGGCAGACGGAAGAAAGCCTTTCCAAGTTGCTTTCAAAAATGGGCGATCACGGCTACTGGGCGCCGATGGCGGCTTGTGTCCGGGATGTCCTGGCTCGCAAATGGTACGGGGCGATGCGAATTGTCCGTCTCAACGATGACGGGAAAATTCATTACAACTACACCGTACGCGACTAGGCTCGAGTCCTGGGCAGGACGTTAAAAGGCTCAAAAGAAATCAAATCAAAATTCGCGAGTTGCTTACGCGAACACCTTCTGATTTGATTTTTATTTGCAACTCCAGGAGGAGTACCGTCAAAGCAATAAACTTTGATGGTACTCCTCCTTTTGCGTAAACGATCTAACAAGATCGCTTACGCTTTTTTTTTAACTGTTGACAACCAAAATTGGATTTAAAAATGCGCACAATTGCTTTGATCGTTTTCACTTTTTCGATGTTGTTTTCCCTTTCGGTCATGCAAGGGGAGGAAGGCAAGCTTCCCGCCAAAAATCGGGAGAAGGTGGAAGCACAAGTTACACGGGAGTTTCAGAATTCCTTTTGGATGGCGTTCGTCATCCAACGCGGAGAACCGGGCCCGGTTTTCAGACGTTCAATGGACAAGGTTCTCGCGAAAAAAATTCGCGAGTTGACGGACGACGAGCTTGTCATCCTTAACAAGAGGATGGCGGATCTGACCGAAGAAGAGACGGAGGTTGTTCGAGCTTTTACAGCTCGAACAACGTGGAATGTGCTGTTTACCATTGTCTTCATGGACGCAAATAAATAAGGCTGGGGACACATGAAACCTGAAGAACTAGCAACGATTTTAACTGAGCACGCGAAGTGGTTAAAGGATGAAGGTGGCAAAAGGGCCAACCTGCACAGGGCCGAACTTCGCGGGGCCAACCTTGGTGGGGCCGAACTTGCCATGGTCAAACTTGCCGGGGCCGACCTTCGCGATGCCAACCTTCGCGGGGCCAACCTTGGTGGGGCCGAACTTGCCATGGTCAAACTTGCCGGGGCCGACCTTCGCGATGCCAACCTTGCCGGGGCCAACCTTCGCGGGGCCAACCTTCGCAGGGCCTTCCTTTTAGGAGCCAGCCTTATCGGGGCCGACCTGGAAGGGGCCAACCTTTACAAGGCCAACCTTATCGGAGCCAACCTTGCCGGGGCCAACCTTCGCGGGGCCAACCTTTACAAGGCCAACCTTATCGGAGCCAACCTTGACGGGGCCGACCTTCGCGGGGTCAACCTTCGCGGGGCCAACCTTCGCCGGGCCAATCTTGAAGGGGCCGACCTTCGCGGGGCCAACCTTAACGGCGCTGACCTTGACGATGCTAATCTTACTGGGGCAAGAATCGACACCCTGGTTTGTCGCATGGATATCGATCGTTGGTCGATCTGCGTTTACGCGGACCGAACATCCATCGGTTGCAAAACACAACCTAATGAAAACTGGTTGGCTTGGACATCGGAAAGCGAAGAGATCAAGAAGATGCACTCCGATGCGGCTTCTTGGTGGGCAACGCACGGCGAGTTTATCAAAGCAGCAATCCGCCACGTGATAAAAAATTCGAAAGGCAATAACACATGAAACCTGAAGAACTAGCAACGATTTTAACTGAGCACGCGAAGTGGTTGCGTGGCGAGGGCGGAAAGAAAGCCAACTTTTACAGTGCCAACCTGGTTAGTGCCAACCTTTGCGGTGTTTATATGCGACATTGCGACTTTCGCCTGGCTGAGCTTGTACGGGCCAACCTGGTCTATGCCAACCTTGGCGAGGCCAACCTGCGAGGTGCCAACCTGTTAGACGCTAAACTGTTCGAGGCTAACCTGGAAGGTGCCGACTTGCGGCATGCCAACCTAAGCGAGGCCAACCTTCGAGGTGCCGACCTGCGGCATGCCAACCTGGAAGGCGCCAATCTGTACCGTGCAAACCTGGAAGGCGCCAATCTGTACCGTGCAAACCTGAAAGGTGCAAACCTGAGCCGCACCGTCGTGATCGGCGCTTGCATCAACGCCGCAATTTGTAGGATGGATTTTGGAGGTTGGTCGGTCTGCGTTTACGCGGACCGAACAGCTATCGGCTGCCAGCAGCGCATTAACGAGGACTGGTTAGCGTGGACGCCTGAAAGCGAAGAGATCAAGCAGATGCACGAAGATGCGTCTGCTTGGTGGAAGTCGCACGGCGAAATGATTAAAGGCGTGATACGGGGTGTGATGGCAAAAGCGAAAGGCGGTGACACGTGAGAACGGAAGATTTGATGGCCGGGTTGAAGCCTGGCACGTGCCTTTGGCGGGATTTTTCCGTCAACAAGAACCACGAAGTTAAATTGGCTAACGTCCCGTTCACGCAAACCGACAAAGGTAATTTTACCGCCCGTTTGCTGTTCTACGGATCCTGGCTTTTCGAGCCTACGGTGTGGAACCGGGCGGCTAAACCGCACGGGTTTGTGATCTTTGTGGACGAGCTTCCACCCGACGACTGGACGCACCTAACGGTGCAAAGGGTCGCCGGTAATCGAAAATCGCTCACAGCAAAGTACGGAGGATTGCTACCAAGTTTGGAAGAGTACTTAGTATTCTGCCAGCAGTCCTTCAAGTTGAAACAAGAAATCGTGAATGAAACGCCAAAAAGGAAAATTCAAGCCGGTCTTTCGCTGAAGGTTTCACTTCCGAAGGAACAGCACCGCATGGTTGTCGTTCATCACTTCGATGAATCGGATTTAGTCCCGACTTTTCAATATGTCGAAAGGTAAGAAATGGCAGAAATTGACGCGATCGCACTCGACGCAGTAATGAACAGTTTAAAACGCGCAGGTCTTTCCTGGCCGCACGGCGACCGAGAAATGCTTAAAGGTTTGATCCGAATTTACTTCGGGGATATTTCAACTCGGCTCATTGCCGAGCTGGAAAAAATCGACAAGCAATGCGCAGCGGCACAACGTGCTGTTGACAGCCTCCAGGTTGCTTGGAAAAAAGATAAGAATCGAAAGCGAGCCTTTTGATTTAGTGTGGTGACCGTAGCTCAATAGGTTAGAGCAGGAGACTCATAATCTCTCGGTTCCCGGTTCAAGTCCGGGCGGTCACACTGCTGACAACTGCTACGTAGCAGCTGTTACCTTGTTTGTTAGACCCTTTCACAGGAGTTGATATGATAGGTTTAATGAAGAAGAAGAACCGCAAGGAGTGGTTCGATAAAATTGCGAGAGAGTCGCGACGTCTCGGAAGCTACATGGTGAGCTACAATCCGCAGAAAAAAAACGGAGCCTCGGAAGAGGAAATCGTTTGGGAGTTGAAGAAACGAGGAGTGCAGTCAGTGCAGTTTTACTCCGCCTTTTTCGACGTGTTTACCCCGTTTAAACCCGCGGAAAACGAGCAACCGCTGACGGAAGCGTGTTCCTAACGCAAGACTTCAGGGAGGAAGTATGCTCCGATTGATTTTGATTTTTACGTTTCTGGCGGGCGGTTGCGCCGCCCCCAGACAACAAACATTAAGGGTGGACGTCTACGCACGTAATGTAGATGTCCTTGCTGATAAGTTTTCAGGGAACGGCGATGTTGCGGTTTCCTATTCATCCGTTTGGTAAGAAAGACAGAATCATGATCTCCACAGTTGAAAAGTCCCGTGACACCTTCGTGGCGGCGAGAAGCGTAATCGTCGTGCGACGAAAAACCTTGAAGGCGTTCCAGGCCGAACCGCAAGATCCGTGGAAGGTCGGTTTAGAAAGTACGACAGACCAACTGTCGCCAGAAGAGCTGGTTTCCTGGTTTCGCCAGGGTTACTCGCCCGCTGATATCAACAAGACGAAACCTTCACGTCTTACCTTCGAGTAACAAAAGAACCTGAGAAAGGATTTTGATTTTGCCTATGTCAGATACAAAGCTATCGAAGTTATCGATTACCCGTCGCGTTTGCATGGGGTCGAAACCCCCAGATGAAAGCTGCTTTTTGTTGGGTGAGACGGAGTTTCAGGTGCGAGCTTCGTCGCAAAATACCGCGCAAATTTGTGTCGTACCTCCGGGCGGTAAGCCGAGTTACCTGCGGTTTCTCGCTAAAGACAAGCCGTTGAAGCACGGGCAGTGCTTGATCGAACTTGTCGAAGGAGGATCGAATATCAGGCTCCGGTTCACCGCGACTCAGTCGGTGGCGATCGACCGCAAGGAAGTTCGGCGAGCAAAGTTGGCGTCAGCTAACCGTCAACGGGCTACCGCGAAAACCGTAGACACGGTTGTCGCAAGCAAGTAAAATCCCCGAAAGTTCAACCCTTTACTCGAGAGGTATACACAGATGATTGAAGTAGTGCAGTGCCAACTAGCTAGTGACGGCACGCGGGCCATCGTTTCGGTGCGGTCCGACAAAAAGTCGTTTACCGAGCAGATCGAAGAGCTTGGATCGGCTGCGGCCCGTAACGAGGCCCTAAGAGCCGCGAGTTCCGCTGGCATTAAGGGGTCTCCCGGCATTTCGGGAGCCGCCCAGGCGATTCACCCGCGAAACAAAGAAGGCAAGTCGTTAGACGACCTTCGCGATAGCGAAGGGAAACCGCTTGACTTTTCGAGCCCGGAAATGCAACCAGCCTATTACCAGGCTGCCTTTGAGATCACCGCCAAGGTGTAATCGCAGGTAATGCCAATTTCGACAGCAATCAGCTAGCCATTTCGGTGGCTAGCTAACGCAAGGCGGCAACAGCCTAAGTTGCACTAACAAATAAGCCGACCGGGTACGCGAACAAGTTCCGACAGACGGTCAGGTCTAGGTCTCAAAGAATAGCCCTGACGCCCGTTAGGCCACCACAGGCAAGCGATTCGGATAGCAAAACATGAGGAGAACAGTCATGAAGCGATGATGATTACAAGACGAGCCGAACTCGGAGGCAAAACCGATAAGGCGGCAACAGCCTGAGTTGCGAGGATCGGCGGCGTGGACAACGACACGCGGAAAGCTGTGCAACGCCTAAACGCATAGACGCAACGGATTCGGAACAGATCGAATACCGCCAAGTATGAAAAGCAGGTGTAATTCCTGCCCGATCCTTTGCATATGCGAAACCTGCTACTGGTAGCCTACGGGCATGCAGAGTCCAGTGAAATGGTTAATTTTGTGCCGCAAGGATCTGCTTCCGGAGATAATTCGAAAGGAGCAGGGAGCGGGTAATCGGGTCGTGCCGAGCAAAGACACAGCCGGAGAGACGGCGAGGATCGGCGGCGTGGACAGTGACACGCTCACCAACACTCCTGCAAGTATCCAATTGAGTGCAGGCGACAGCAGGTGCTAATTCCTGCCCGATCCTTTTCGGAGCGGTACGAAAGAAAGATAGTAAAAGGTGCGAAATGACACCAGATAAGCAACCGCTTGTGAGGCTGGTAAATTGGATCGGCGGCGCGGGACCACTGAAAAGTAATCCGCGATGGTGCTCAAAGAGCGGTCTAACATGTTCGAATCATGGCCGGTCCGCTGAGTTATTAAGGCGTTCTTAATAACTGGATGTTTGTTGGTTTGTTTTGAAAGGGTTTGGTTATGCGTTTTGTTTGTTTTTTGGTTTTAGCATTGGCGAGTTCGCTGGTCTCGGCGCAGACACCGCTACCGGTTCGATTTGTTGAGGCCGGTCAAACTGTGACGGTTCCCAAGGGCAATTACCTGCAGACGCAAGAAGTCATCGTCCGCAAGGGAGGTGCTCTCATTCTTGAGGCCGGTGTAACTATCCAGGTGAAAGGCCTTGGATTGCCCATGCAGGTCTATGGTTCGCTTTCAGTTAACGGTACCGAGGCTGAACCTGTGGTGGTCGGCCCCGATGCCGCCGGTGTTTGTGGCACACTGGCAGCGTACCCATCTGCTGACGGCACTAGGCCGCAAGTAACAATTGATTACCTCGAATGGGCCACTACCCAAAACTCAAACTGCCTGTTTTTCTCAAGGTGCGACTTCGCTGTCGCCAATAGCGTATTTTTGAGCAATGGTGCTAGCAGCACCAACAGGGTTTGCGTCCAAGCAACAAACGACTCCGCCGGGAGCGTCAACGATTGCTTATTGGAATGCGTTAAGGCGACCGGAGTGACGACGAACGGGATCGTTGTGAACGGAAGCGGTGCAGCGGTTGACCTGTGGAACATAACCACAGTTAATTGCGACAATCCGCTAAGGATCAACAAGTTTGTTGCTAAGGTTACAGGAAGCGTTCGCTAGTTGCGGATCGCAGGTAATAATTGTCGCAGGAGCGACTTGTTTATCTAAAACATAAACAAGTTTCTCCTGCGGCTTCTTTCTCTTTCCCACGTCGCGGTTCACGCGACTTTTTTTTAGCTATTGACCATGGACCCGAACAAAATCAGACGTTTAGACCGGGCAACGGGCTCGTGCCACGACCACGTGGTTTGGTTCATGCTGTGGCTTGAACACTTGAATATGTTCTCTGAGGCACAAGTTTACGATATAATCAAATTCGTAGGTACGGAAGCCTTGGTCGCACGCGAAGCACCCCAGCTTCCGTCGCATGCAGTTTGCGTTTTCAACGTTGTCGTTTGCGATAGTCGCTGGGTCACTTTCTCCGGCGGCGTTTCCTTCTGGGACACGGCGACCGCCGAAGAAATTAAAACACTGCCTCAGCCTGCAATCACGCATGTTACTTGTGACTTCACGGCCTTACTGCAGCGAAGAAAAAATGGATCAAAAAGCAACGTCGATGCTACTTCAGACACTAATCAAGCAAGCCAATAGTTCGACAAGCCAGCCGCAAGTCGCCAAGCTGGCCCAGCGAACTTTGCTTGCCGCGGAGGAAGCTTACGCTACGCCTTTGATCCTGCTTGTACTAGACAAGTACGGCACGGACGCCCTTTCCTGGTCCCCTGCGACCATAAGAATGGAGTTAGAGCAGGACTTTCAGCTGAAGTTGCCGAAGATCACGCTAGATAAAATCATGGCGGCGGTGACAATTTTGACTACGAATTACTTCTACAAAGACGTAACGCGATTTGTCGAAATCTGCAATATATTGTCCGGTGACGATTTTCAACCGAACGAGTTTGAACCGGCGGACGCCGGTGAGATGTTGGTCGGAATTACGGAAGCTCTGCTGCTGTATCCCCCCAACGACGATCCCGAAGACACCGAGTTTTCGGCTGAAATTCAGGAGTACATCAAACAGGTACTCCGTGAAGAGGGTATTTTAAAACCCTTTGACGTCCTGAAATTTGCAATGAGTGACGACAGTGCAAGCAAAGTAGATGCGGATTACGCCGACGACCCGGAGATGTACTCGGCTATCTACAAAATGCAACAAAGCAAGACAGGAGATCTGCGTACGATTTACCTGGAAAATATGCAGGGCTTGATGGATCAACTGCGTATGTTACCATTGAGCAACGGTTCGACAGAAGTTGTAGTACGTCAGCTGCAACAAATAGTATCCTTATCGGGAGCAGAAGAAGAATGAAGATTACCCCCTGGAAGTACTTGCTTTTAGTTGTTGCCAGTTCCAGTTTTGCGTCGGCGCAAGACTGCGGCAGCGGTACCTGCCGTAAGCCTGTACGAAACACGGTTACCGCAGTAGCAACGCCGGTATTCGAGGCAACCGAGACCGCTGTACACGCTGTCGAGCACGTTGTACAGTCCACGGTGCAGTCCGCAACCTGCGCCACGCAAAAGGCGGTTGCAGTTGCAACTCGTCCCGTGAAACGAGTATTTACGACACGGCGAGCTCGTTGCTGCCGTTAGTCTAGCACCCTTCAACGCGTGACCACCCGGCTAGGTTTCTGGCCGGGTGGTTTTTTTATGGAGTCAACATGAGCCATTTAGTGAACGGTTTTTGTGTTAAGGACATCACTGCTCTCTCGCAGGTGGTAAAAGAGCAGTGTCCGCAGCTTGAGTTGGTCGAAGGTACGCAGTACCGCACGTGGATAACCGACCACGGCAGGCTGGCCGGAGATTATCCTATTCCTGGGTTTTACCAGGCCATCTTGGCAAACGAACTTAGCCTGGAAGGGTTCGACCTTGCCGTTATTGCAAAAGAGATGGGCGTAACGCTTCCAGCTAAGCTTTCCGACCTGGAAAGCCAACCTTGGAATCTGGCTACGCAGAAAAGACTTTTGCAGAACGAGAAAGTGCACGCTGCGTACACGAGAATTGTCAAGGAACGCATGAGCAAAGATTGTCAGTACGTCATTCGTTACAAGGCGGGCGAAGGCAACAAGGGGGCCTACGAGATTGGTGTTATTCCGCACCCGTTCCGCAACGGCGAATTCGTGCTGATGATGGACTTTTTCAGCCAGGGTAACGGGTTGCTGAACGCCAAAGGTCTCGGCAAGCACGAGTCGAAGGCAGGCGTAGACAATTGGGCTAACCAGCTCAAGCAAGGTTACGCCGCGAGGGCCACTGAGCGAGTCATTCAACAACAAATGGCTATGGGCAACCCTGCCTACGGTCAAGTCACACGTGTCGCAATGCCTGACGGCAGATTAGTTTATCAAGTGAAAGGTCGCTAAGCGTGGAAAAAACAATCACAGTCACCATTCAACCGGACGGTCAAACAAGCATCGAGGCGAGCGGGTTTACCGGCGGAAGTTGCGTGAAGGCCACGCAGCCGCTTAAGGAAACGCTCATCGGAGAAGCTCCGGCGGCTCAAGTTTTGAAACCGGAGTACCACATACCTCAACCGCCTATCGCCGAAAGGATGAGGCAGTGATGTCGGACTGGTTTAAAAAGCTGCAAGAAAGCATGAAAAAAGATAACAAAGATGGGGCAGTCGATAAACAACAGTTTGTCGACTGCCCCATTCGTCAAAAAATGCTCATCGGATTGCCCGCAATACGAAAAAGGCTTATGGAGGACAAACGATTTCGGTTGGTGGCCGAGGTCAATCACGTAGACAACTTCGTGCTAGTCGCTCGCGCCAGGTTAATCGACGATTTAATGTCGCTGATATGCGACGACTTATGCGGATCGTCTTCAGAAAAAGACAAGGATTGGTGGCACTCAGGTTTTTCGGACAGCGAGGTAACCTCATCCAGAACGCCTGATCACCGCGAAATCTACGCAATAGCCGGAGATACTGCGACCTCTGTTTACTACGAATTAAATGGAAGACGACAAAGTGGAAGCTGAAAAAGTGGAAGACGAAAAGATAGAGAGCTGTAAGCCGCAGCATCCATCGTGCGAAAGCTGCGTGTTTGCTGCGGAGTTCAAACATCCCGGGGAGCAGCCTGCGGTAACCCCAGCGACCGTTACCCGCAGGTTCCTTTGGTTCAAGTGGCAGGCCCCTGTTGATTCGGATATTGCGTTTATCGACGAATATCGGCTTGACCTGTGGAAAAAACAACTGGAAAAGCACGAAAAACGCGTGCTTTGCTGTCGTTACCCTTTAGTGGTTGAAAAACTTAAAAAATCTCTTTGTGGTGAATACATACGGGAAGAAGAACATGCTTAAAACGATTTTGAAGTACTTGGCGTCCGGTCAGGCAGGCATTTGCGTAACCTCTGTTGAACCGGAGGACGTGCACAACGAACTACTGGGCTACGCCCTTGAACACGCTCGAACACCCGGTCCGGAAGGCATTATCTTGATTAGCTGGGATGCTGTCGACGGTCTGACGGATATTCAAGGCCGCGCGGTAAAGCTCGACGAAGGCCTTGCCCTTGGAAAGACGTCGCTATACAGCTCGCTTGAATACGCGATAAGCAACGCCCGCAACCGTATCGCACTGGAGCAGGAAGGCATCGCCCCGGAAAACATGGCTGACGATATGGTGAAGAAGCTTGTCCTCATCGTACGCAACTACGACCGGCACCTGTTTCCGAACGGGATGGCTAGCGGTCAAGTCGACCCACTCATTCTAGCGCAAACGCAAAAGCTGATCGCCGAAGGGCAAAACGCTCGAGTTTTCTTGATCGCTCAAACGTCGCCGGACTTCGAGTTGCCTTACGAGTTGGTAGAACATTTCGAGGTTTTGCAGCACAACTTGCCGGACGAAGACGAGCGGAAAGAACTGCTGCACGCACTGGACGAAGAATCAGATGTGGAAGCAACGACGATCGAAGCCATTGCAGGTTTGTCACGAGCCAAGATCCAGCAGTACGGCGCCGAGTCGCTTGCCGAAAAGGGTGTCTTTGATCCGCCTTTCCTTTTTCACAAAAAGGCGATGCACTTGAGTCGCAGCTCGAAGCTGGACGTGTGGTCTCCGGCGTTTCAACAGGCCATCAAGCTGTGGCCCGAGGAAACTGTTGAGGAACTCCGCGACGCTGTGGACGTCACGCTGTTGTCTGAAGAGTATCCCTCACAGCAAGAGTTGCGTGCGCGTATCAGTTTCACGCAAGGGGGTAAGAAAGTCGATCGTTGGCTAGACCCAATGCCGGCGGAAGACTTCAACAAGCTTTACCGTCCCGAGCGGAACTTCTACACCTTTGACTCGATTATCGGGCTGACGAGCTTGAAGTCGTACCTTAAAAACGGCTTTAGTCCAGCGGTGCCGGATCGCTCCAAGCTGCGACACGTTTTCATGCTCGGTGTTCCAGGTACCGGAAAGTCGATGACCCCGAAGTGCTGCTCCGGGGAGTTTCGACTGCCGTTGTCCTCGATGCAGGCTAGCAACCTGTATTCGAAGTGGGTTGGCGACACCGACAAAATCCTGGCGAACATGCTTCGCACGGTGGAAGAGATCGGTGGGATCTTGGCTATCGACGAGTTTCAAAGATTTCTCCCGCAAGGCGGAAGCTCGGGGGAAGCCGGAGGTTTGGAAAACCGTATGTTAGGAACGCTGCTGACCTGGTTTAACGATCAGAACAGCACAGTTATCCTCTCGGCGGCAAACAACATTGCGAATCTCCCTGACGAGATCACGCGGTCCGGTCGCGTCGATGCTTTGTTTTTCGTCGGCTTCCCCGGAAGCGAAGCGAAGAACCACGCATGGGAGATGTACATGGCAAGGCACGATCTTCAACCGCAAGAGCTTCCGAAGGATCAATTTTGGACTCCTGCAGACATCGCAGCGTGCTGTCGGCTAGCTGAAATGCAACGTGTACCTGTTGCAACCGCCGCTAAGTGGGTAACACCCTCTTACGAGAAGAACAAAGAACAAATGGATAACTTGTTGGGATGGGCCGAGGCCGCCGGCTGCATCTGCGCTGAGACAGGTGAACGCTTCCAGAAAAAGGCAGCGATGGATGCAGTAAACTCCGTGAAGCCACGCGTCGTTCGAAAACTAACACGAGCAAAGGAATAATTCAATGGAAAACCAAGTCACATACCTTACCATCAAGTACACGGTCGGTTGGTTGCCTTCGTCACTCGGCCTGACTGAGCAGGCGAAAGCCGTACTTGCCCGCGAACAGAACGTCGACGCCAAGGTGCTGCGAGGATCTTACGCGATCCTCGGTGCGTCTAACGACGATCTCATCAAAGAAGGAGCGGGGCTGCGGCGACTCCTCAACATCATCCGGGACGAATACACCATTCCGGAGTACACCTTGGTCGGAACTGCCGCAGACACGGAAAACCTGAAACCAGAAAAGGTTCCAGGCTCTTACCTGATCGAGGCGGCGAGGCTGGACGATTTTCTTTCACGGTTCAACGCCATGCGGGACCAGTACCTTGCGTGGGGTAAGCGTGTTGCTTCACCCGAGAATTACGAAAAGATTCGCGAAAGCGACCGCATAAAACTCGGCAAGGACTGGGCAGTTGTCGAACGCAAATACCCGACTGCCGAGGAAATCGCGGACGCGATCACTTGCGACGTGCCGCGAATTGAGCAGTACAATGCGACAATCACCGTGGACAGTCTGGCTCCTGCAACAAGCGAAAAGCTTCGCGTACAGGCCGAGCAAAGATTGCAAGCGTCGGTCAACGGTGCGGTCGGAGAGCTCGTCTTTGAGCTCAAAGAAATGGTTGCAACCGTTGCTCGCAACTGCGGGAAACGCATTCGACTGTCGCCCCCTATCGACGGTCAGTACGCTAGTCTGCGTGACGCCGAGGTTCGCGAGATCCTGCGGAACAGCGATAACCCAGAGATACCGACAGGCTACGTGCAAGTTGTTGTGCAACAATGCGTGCAGAACGGCAAAGGCGGTTTCAAGCAGACGGGCAAAGAACAAAGTGTTTTGCTTACCGAGCAAGAATACTTGGCGTTAAGGCCTTACGAGACCGACGAGCACCGGACCCTGACGCAAAGCGGTTTCAGCAACTTGCAATGGCTTGCGGATAAAATCTCTTCCGTCCAGAACATGCTGGGCGAGGAAGGCAAACCCGTTATCGATCTCGCCAAAGAGATCCAAGACACACTGTCCGGTATGGGTAGCTCCGCAGACAGCGTCACCCGAAACATTCGGGACAACGGCTATGCTCGAGCTACGGCGAAACAAACCTTCACCTCGCTTCTTAATCGAATTTCCGAAAAGGAAATCGAGATAAGGAAAGTGCAAAGGGTCGGACGAAAGATTGACCGGGCATGCGCATAATCATCCATCCTGACGGAAAAATCGAGAGCCTGGAGAACGAAGTAACGCGGGCTCTCGGTTTGACGGATCGAAAGCGAGTCAGCCACGTCGAACCTGCAAACCGGTTTCTACGCTTTGTCTTCCGAACGATACGAAACCGCGTCCGCGACGATTCGAAAATAGCTTGTTGGACCAGAACTTGGCGATGCCGCTGGCAAGCCAACATTTTTGACGGCCCCACGCTAGGGCCGTACGCTCGGCGGCAGGATGCAATTGCCGCTGAAATCGAATTCATTGAAGAACGACTACTTGGAGAAACACATGAGTTTAACGCCGTCGAATGCAACCATAACGCTAGAGGATCTGGTTGCCACAATCAAACTGCTGGAAAAGCTGAAGGAGGATTTTGAAAAGAAGAAGAAATTGAAGTTGCCTCCGCAAGCCGTAAGCGGCAAGATCGTCCTCGGTGTCGACTATCATCTCGTCAAGGCCGAGCCCAGTTCCGCGTGCCCGCCATTCAAACTTGACCAACACCTCGCCCCGACAATTTTGCTTTACGCGCAGTCGCTGGACAGCGGTAGTGCGCCTCGCGAGAGTCTCGCGTGGCTAAGTAATCTATTCGGTGACAGCGGTGTCATGGGTACACTGATAAAGGCAAGCCGGCCAGTACCCGTCAACCCGCTGATCGAAGCGCACTTCAAGGCGGAGGTCGAGAAGTGCAAGGTAAGCTTCCAGTCGAAAAGCGGCAAGCAACCGAAAGAAGGTAACACCACGGTGAGCGGAACCGTAGAGCTCCTTAGCGGTATTTGGAAATGACAGATCCAGCTAACGCTGGCACCAAAAAGAGGTAAGTAAAGATGGAAGGTAGCGAATTGTGTTCCGGTATTAATTGTGGTTTTAGAGAACATTGCAAACGGTACCAGCCGAAAGCAAAAGGCCAAAAAGGATTAAAACCGCCGGGGTCGCTGCCTGCGTCTTGTTCGAACTTTGTACCAAGGACAAGTTACGGTAGCTGCTCACCTGGTGCTGGTGAGCAGCTCTTTTGTGAAAAGAAAAATGGAAAATCTTAGTTTTGAGGCGTTTGCCACTCGGTACTGCGAGACACAGCAATCGACTCCGGAAAGCCTGGCAACAGTTCTCGAATCCCAGGTCAATAAGTTTCAGCCGGCAGGGTGGTTTTTGAGTCAATGCGAAGACATGTGCTCGTCTAAGCTTGGAAACCAGGTAATCCTTCCGTACGGCCCGGCCAACACTTTCAAGGAGATACCCGCGAGTAGGTTAGTTCGACCGCACGCTGGATCCGCCTGCACGTATTCCGTCGTGGCCAATTTATCCTTAGGAGAATTCAATGCAAGGTAAAGAACCTGTGCGACTGGAAGGCACGGTAAAGCGAATGACGCACAAAGCCATACTTGTGGCCTTGACGTCGCCAAAGGTCAAAGAGATCTGGATACCGTCGAGTCAGTTGAAAGACACGGACTGTCTGGCGGAAGGGGACGAGGGTTACTTCGTCATTCCAGGTTGGCTGGCTGAAAAGAACGACCTTTTGGAAGACGAGGAAGATGACGAGTGAAACAGGGAAACACGAAACTTGGTAAATTGATTTGGCAATGGAGCTTAATCGCCGGCCTGGCGGCTATCTGTATTGGTGCTACGTCCGCCTGCCTGGAAGTTTGCTACGCTATGCGAAGCCACTACAGGTACAAAACGGTTCAAGACAGCCTCTACAAAAATTATGAGCTGTCGCTAACCGACTTTTTTGTCGGTTTCATACTAGGTTGTTTGTTTCTCTTCAAAATTCGGATCGCCCGCATACACGCCTCCGGAGATTTCTATAGTCCGGAGTATGTTGGAAAGTGGACGGAAATTGCGCAGCGTAGGCCTGACGTTACATTTTACGCCTACACTCGCAGCTGGCGAAACCGGGACGGCAGTTTAAACGAGCCGATGTTGCAAGCGTTCACCACTTTGGCTGCGTTACCAAACGTACGCCTGTGGTACTCTTGCGACAAGAACACCGGAGAACCGCCATTGACTTCGCATGTTATGCGATGCTACCTGCAGGGCAACGACGAAGACATACCGAACTACGATGTCGATCTCTTTTTCCGAAATTCGCGAAAGAGTATCGTCAAACGGGTTAAGGGTAAGATAGTCTGCCCCGTGGAAAACGGTGCTACGTCGACAACATGTAGTGCTTGTAAGTTGTGTTACACTCCGGTCTTGTTACACCGGATAAACGCAAAAGTTGTCAAAAGTAACTCGGATATCGGTTCAAGCGGTTTAACCGATTCCGTCTTTTCAAGCGACCGCAAATATAAACAGAAATTTAAACAGGAAGAAACTGAGAATGAAAACTGCATATCTGACAAACAACTATCGCGCAAATCGCCCAAGCCGAAAAGCCGTCGGAAATACGGAAAACCAAAGTCCGCGAAATCCAGGCGTCCGCGTCTATTCGCTGGACGGTAAGCTGATTGCCGTTTACGGCCAGGCTAACCACTGGTGGGCGGAAGAGGTTCGCGCAAAGTACTACGACGAGAACGGTAGACTCGGCACAATGGCCGAGGCTGAGCTCGCACGCTGGAAGTACATGGCAGAACTTGTTGACCTACCTCGTCGTACGCCTTTAAACGAGGCCGAGCCGCAAGATTCGCAAATACCCTACGCTATTCGACTACTCTGGGGCATCCGCAACTCCGACGATTTGAAAGTAGCCCTCTCGAGTCATCGTTGCGGACAGTGCGAAGATTGCCGAAAATTCGGCGACACGGGTAGCAACTGCGAAGACCGTAAACTTCTACGGGCGGTAGCGATCGAGCACGGCTTCAAGCCCGCAGGTGTCCGTGCTCGACCCAAGTCGCTCATTCGACGCTAGTAAGCGGCGGCTGCTTTCTCTAAATCCACATCCGCCAAAGGGCTGCTTGCGACTTTCGACCGGGCGGGAAACTGCCCGGCGGATTTCAAAAGCTTTTCAAGCAGTTCTGCGTCTGGTTTGGGTAACGTGTGAGCGATAGCCGCCAGTTTTTCTGGATCAACTTCCAAGCCGACACATGACTCTTTTGCGAATTCATCGCCCATGAATTCCACGAGGTCTTGCCTTGCCAGTTTTGCAAGTTGATCCTTCCCGTAAACGTTTCCTGTCTGCAGTTCGCACATTTCGTCGCAAGCTGCAGCCGCTTTGGAGAATGAAACCGCGAAAACGATATCCTCTGGCCGAGGTATTGATTCCGTGTACTTTCCTTTTAACCCGATGGCGTAATCCATCTCGTCGATAGTTGCCGCGAGCTTTAACGCTGTGTCTCGGTCGAGAAACAACTCGGGCCGCTCGTTGATTACCTCGGCTAACTTCTCAATGCGGTCACGGTGCGTTCCGTTCTTGGCGAGCATCGCGCGTGCGTACAAGGCGCTCTGCACTTTCGGCAGATCCGGAAGACCGTAACCGGCTTGCTTTTCAAGTCGGTCCGCTATGGCATTCCCAAGAGCGACTCCGCAAGCCGCAGCTTTAGTCAGAATCTTTCCCGCCACGATGCAACGATCTTCAAAAATAAAATTGTCCTTATTTTCATCGAGCCAGGCTGCTGCGGCTTTGATCTCGTCCGCATCGGTCAGCGGGTAATGTCTTTCAACAATGAAGTCCTTCCCCTGCTTTGTTTTGTAAACGTATGCGTAGTCGCTGTCGTCCAGCGACGGCAACGCAACTTCTTTGCTGAGAACTTTGTCGCAATCGGCTTTAACTCCGTGGTAAGCAGCCGCCTTTTTCAGGTTTTCTTCGATCCTTTTCTGCTCCTTGGAACTGAACGAAGCACGCTTAAACTGAAAATAAGCCGAGGAAAGCCAAGTTGCAGCCGCCGTATGACAAGGGTACCTTAAACTATGTGGGTAATCCGCATACGCAGTTTTCGCTATGTATGCAGTGTTCGCCACCGTGTCCATTTCTGCTGCCTTGACGAAGTCCGGAAGTTCGAAAGTCTCTGCGACCTTGATCAAGCCAGATTTGTTTTTATCGTTGGTCGGGTCAAGTACAGGGTAAGTCATCGTGTCTAGTCTCCTCGACATTCACTCCAGTTTAACGTATTCCGTGATAGCCCCCTACATAGGGCTAGAGCCTTTTGACATATACACGGCTGCGGGAAAGTGCCCGTATTGCGGTGAAAACGCTTGGAACATATACCAAGATAGCAGATATCTGGAAGAATCGCACTACTGTTCTGACTGCAAAAAAGCCGGGACCGTGCTGAGTCTTGCGGCTTCTCGGCTTAAAATGTCTCAAGTTGAGACGATCAAGTATTTGTACACCAAGCTTGAGTACCGGGTACCCGAAAAGTTTGTAGTGGATTTTGATCGGGTGCAGAACCGGCAAGAACGCGTTAACCACATCTGGCACACCGCGCAAAACGAGATGATGAAGCCGACTGCACCAGGGATGGAGCTCCTGCATTATTACGGTTTGCGACCAGATCGCATGAGCCGTGAACGCTTTTTAGCCGGTCCCGGTTCGCTTTTCGGAACGATAACCGGTAGCGAGATCCGGAAACTTTTCCTCGAGCCGCAATTTAGAACACACAAACGCGCAATACTTGTCGTCCCTTGCTACAGGAACCCGAAAGACATCGGCTACGTGACGCTCACCACGCAAGACGGCGAGATCGCACCGGGCGTCAAACTGTGCATCAGCGACATTGCCTTCTCGGGGCTTCAGCTTCTGCACCGTTTCCAGGCTCCTTTCGTAATCGTCACGTCGATGATGACGAATTATTTGCAGCTGCAAAACATGAATTTTACGACAAGCGACGTGCCTTTACCGCTTTTTGGCTGGACAAAACCGGCAAGGTCTTTTTGTAAGTCACAATGGTGCATCGCTGAAGGTAAGTTACCTATCTTTTGGGAAAAGTACCCTACTCCCATAATTCTGCACCAGGCGATGATGCTCGGCGCCAAATTGTCTTTTGTGGGACCGGAACAGCTTCGGAGGCAGAACGGGCAAGCGTCACGCGAGAATTGGAACAGTTGGCTTCGGCACGACCCGCCAGCGGAGATAGTTCGACGAATCGCCAGCAACGCCAAGCCCTATGAAAAAGCCTTGTCGGATTGGCTGAAAACCGCATCGCACGACAAAAAAGCCCAGCTGATGGCCGACTGTGACAACTACGGCGAAAGCGTTTCGAAGTTAGTCCGGTCGCACCTGGATCCAAACTTCAAATCCTCTTTCTCTCGTCGTGTGAATGTTCCAACGCGACACGGTGCCGGTAACCGGTTTACGCACGGACACACTGTCGTCATCGAGCGAGACGGTAAGTGGTTCAACCTGCAGAATGTCGTCAAGTTTCCAGGGACGCTTCGCGTAAGTCACGTGGTGGTGCGACCTGACGGCGAAAAAGAACACGTTGGCGTTTTTAGAATAAACGGGAGTGAAATACCTTTTCGCGTCGAGGAAAGGAAGGGCTCGCTTCGCTATTTTGTTGAGCTGGCGCTTTCCAACGAGATACCCGTTTTTTTACCGCACGAAGCCCCGTTATGGACAACTAAAGCTTGCGAAAGCTTCGAACCGTTGGCGGTGGCTTGCCGCATCGAAGAACCGCAAATCGTGAAAGGACTGGAACGCATCGGGTGGGATCCGGAGGGCTTTCAGTTGTACGGAACAAAGGTCGTTAAGGGCGTCTTCAAGACAACGGCACCTTACACCTTCTCCGATGCAGTACCCGGTCCGCGACAGAGTTACTGCAAGCTGACAGAGGACGTGCAGGAATCACTGCAGAAGTCGGGCCCTGAGATGGAAATAGTCTGGGCGACAGCCATGGCTGTTTGTGCACAGATAACGGCCAGCGTTGGCAAGAAAACTCCGCACGGCGTAGCAATTACGCGAACGGAATACGACTCGTTTCTGCACCAGCTATTCGTCCGCTTTGACCTGCGAGAAGGGCCCGCGGGTCTGTGGAAACACCATTGGCCGCGTAAAGTGGAGAAGTTGAGCGTAGCTGTTAAAAAGTGTGCCGACAACTATTTTGTGGCTTTTAACGACAAGCCCGGGGCGTCGGAAGTTGTCGAGGTGGCTGCAGAAGACGAGAACCTTGAGGCTCGCCTGTTGTCGCACAGTGCGGACAAGATAGCGATGAATTACTTGAAGCACTTTACCCGGCAAGAACCGCCTAAGGGGGTTCGACTGTACAAAGGGTGGTTGGAACTTACTCGCAAGCTTTTCGGCGAATTGTTTGACTTTGTACCTGCTGAGATGCTAGACAGAGCCTATCGTAGGCTAAAAGTGAACTCCTAGTCGCGTGAAAATTCGATAAGCCGCAAGCGAGGATATCGCTAGTACCAGTCCATGTCGCGAACACCCTGTGTCGAAGCTACCACGTCCTCGCTTAGTGTTATGTCCTTGTAGGCAGAAAGGTCCGGAAATCTTCCGGCCATTTGGAACAGCATCATGGAACCCATCGTGACGGCTTGCGCGAAATCGTCGGGACCGGCAGGGTCTCGCAGAATCTTATAAGTGTCACGACCGGAAGCCGACTCGCTTTTGTCTTCTATGAGGTTCAAAAAGTCGTGAAGCAATCCGACGTCGTCCGAACCACGGTAATCGTATTCAAAGAACCGCAACACCCCGCTTTTCACGAACTGGCAGCAGTAGTTTAACGCTCTGTTACGGTCCATCGCATAATGCGCACGCGGATGCTTTCCGGTTGCAGGCTTGAAAATGATCAAACCACCCTTAGCCGGGCCAGTGTATGCCACGGGCAAAATACGATCACGGGGTAACCCTTCTTGGACAAGCAGTGTCTCGCGGACGGTACCTGCCCCAGTGTAATCGTGCACGACGTGCGAGCAGCGGAAGGCCGACATGATGTTCAGGATCAAGCGAGCCTCCCTCTCGTGTTCGTGCGGATGCAAGCTGCGGTAACCGTAGATAATGTCAACCCGCCCGTCCGGGCAAAGTCCGCACACGGCTATCGAGGTGTAAGACTGCAGAGCAAGGTCGCTCTTACCGTTGCTTACGCCGCCTCCGCCCCAGTCGACCGAAACAAAACGATACAGGTAGCTGTCGATGTTCGTCTTCGCCGTTTCAAGTGAGTTTCTCCAAGGTAAGCAGGCGGCACGCTTGAGGTCTGTGATGGTGACAAGTTTACTGCCACTGTCCCACGACTCGCCGCACACCTCGTTGTAAAAAACGTGAATCGGCGTGTTTCCTTTACCGTCCCGCTTGTCGACCAGCGTTTGCCACTTTTCGCGGTTCGCGTAGTGCATAGGCATGATGATCTGCGGCACGTGGTAGCCTGCAAAACTCCAGCGTTTGTCACCGTAGCGATGCAACCATCGACCCGTTCCACCTTGATAGGCAGGCCTAGGATTTATAGGTTTTGTGCACTTAGCACAGCTGACTCCCGGAGCCGTTTCGCTGATATCATCCCGGACGGGCCCTATCATTTTGAGTAAGTCATACTCGAGCGAAGGTATGTTCCAGTGGCCGCAACCTCCGTGCGGACACTTTATAATCCACTCGGCCATGGAGCTATCGATCCAAAGTCTTTCGATCGTGTTGTCAAGCGTCTTTGGAGTTCCCGCGTACTGCTTGATACCCCAGCTACGCGAAGCCGAAATGGTTTCGTGGATGATCGGTAAAAACGAAATATCCATGTCCTGGATTTCATCGATACAATTCTTGTCGGCGGAGATACCACGTGTTCTTTCCGCGTCGAGGTACGCGAAAGAGAAAAGCATTTGCGACCGGTTTTTAAACGATCGTTGCAGCACGTTGTTCACCGTTTTCTCATCGGTGAACAACTTGCCGACGGGGCTGGTTTCAATGAAAGGGGCGACGTAGTTCTGCGAAAAACGCCGAATCATTTCGAACAACGGCGTAAGGAAAAGCGTGCTAAAATACGGAATACAGTTTGAGAAGAGGACGCCTTGTGCTGCCAGCGACGTGCTTTTAGACACTTGTCGCCCGGTCTTCAGCAGCGTTGTCCTTGCCATTCTAGTCCTAAAGAAAGGAGCGAAAGGAAAGTGATCGTGTAAATGATAAGGCTTGCCACGGATGGAAAGCAGCAGCGGCAGCAACGGCTGAAGCGTCGGATAACCTGACGACCTGAGCATAAAAGCTGCCAAGTGAAGTCTACGATCCAGCTGGTTTTTTAACGCTGGCGATTTGTAGCCCATTTCCTGGGCGACAGCGGTCAGCCTGTTTTCGCTGATTATGTACGGGTCGTGTGCCTGTTCTTCCGCCAAAACCTGGCTGGAAGTTTTTCTGGCGTTTTTGATTTGATCGTAGGAGGATGTCATCTTGAAGTTAAGCGATACTGTGTTTGACTTACTGTCTCTCACAGCCAAGAGTATAATCGGAGTAGCGGCCCTAACCGCCAAGTTGGTGATTCTCATTGGCGGCGGCTTATTAGCTGTCGTGATGGGAATCAATGATATGGTTTTCAGTTCGACGGACAAAGAGTAACTAGCAGCGGGGGAGGCCACATGCCTACCAGAAGTTCTTTCGCCTACAGCCGGAGAAAACAATTGCGACCGCTAAATTGGCCGTCGTCTAGATTGGCTCCAAAACAGTTGCTGATCAATCAAACCGAGGTCCCGAGCGGTAAACCCTTGGAGGAATTGATAGCAGGCGAAGGGGCGCCCCCCTCTGATCGAGTTAGCCTAAACAGTTGGTCTCCTCCGATCCCTTCGGAGGAAGATGGTAATGGATAAAACGATAGCGGTTTGGTTTCTCGGTTTACTGTGCACCGGTTGCTACCTGTGTGCTACGGGTGACATCGGTCTAGGCATCATGGCCTTTTTGATGCTTTTCGGTTCGTTAAAAATAGTAAACGGGTAAACCCATGGAATTGATTGTTGCAGCCTTGGCTACGTGGCAAATAATAGAGATATGGCATCACTCCTTGCTGTTCGCCGGAAGGCGGGCCGTCGTGGAGACTTGGACAGGCAAACTGGGGGAACTCCTAGTTTGTTGTTTTTGCTTATCTCCCTGGGTCGCACTTTTGTGCGTCCTTATCTTGCAAAGTCAAGGCACCGGGTTGGTCGTTTGGTTCGCTAAAGCCGTAATTATGGCTTTAGCTGCAGCCAGACTGGCCAACCTGGGCAACGATTATTTCTACACCGTCTGTCGTACTCCCAAATTTAGTCTCGACGACTTGAACCTCGAAGAAGAAAGTGAAAAGGATGAGTGAAAACAAAGAAACGGAAGCGCAGTCACATCATAAGGCCACGCTAACAAGAAATTTTCAAATGCAATCGGCAATGGCTGCCGCGGCGATGCTTGGTTACGGCGGCGGACTTATGCACAGCGTTGGATCGCCTAGCGAACCGGAAACGCCTGCTCGTCCGTGCGTAAACTGCGGCAAAGAAAAGCGGCACAACAACGCATACTGCAGCAGTGATTGCTGTCGCGAGCACAAGGCCAAGAAGAATCTCAGGTTTGCGTTGGCTTACGGCGGCGGTAAAACCGACTTTTACGTTGCCGACGCGGACCGAACCGACCTGTACGATAGCCCGAGAAAGTAGCGTGGCGAAATGGCTGCTGAAAACAACTACTACGTTCATCCGCAAGAAACATGGGGCAAAGCAGAGTGCGAAAAACGGGCTAAACACTACGCCCGCGATGGTCTCGGGACTAAATACCCGTTTCCAGGTTATTTGGGTTCCTCTGCTTCCGTTTGCTCGCAATTTGGACGCACACGTTACAACGGCGGTTGCGTCATAGACGGGGAATGGTATGTGGGCAAGGAAATACCTTTTCCAGCGATTCACGAGGATTACGAGATAGTCGTTGTCCGCACGTGGGGTTGGCGGATTAGAAAGAAAGAAAAAAACAATGCCTAGCCCGTACAAACTGTGCAAAGAACGCTGGAGCAAGTGCATTCAGCATTTACCGAGCGTCAAGGCAAAAACCAAGCAAGCCAAACGCAAGTTTAGAAGGCTTGAAAAGGATGCTTTGAGAAAAGAGAAAGAGCCTCCGATTAGTATTTCAGCAGGGGATCGCTACTAAAAAACGCAAAGTCTAGCGTATTAATTTCTCGAACAGTAACACGAGTTGAAACATGCGAATACCTGATGAAACGAAACGAAACATTTTGCAGCGACTAGGCTACAAGCGAGAGAAAAGCAGTGCCGACACAAACCGTGAGCTGGTAGAGCGTTGGCGACATCGGGACTGCCCTCGGAACACCAAAGGCTTGTCGCTTCTGTCTGTTTGGCGGCACATCGTTCGGCACCGATTTGTAAGAGTCGACCGACGATCCCGCAGTATCCGGTTTTGGTGGGATGAAGATTAAAAGAAAGAAGTTAAATGTTGCTTCACATTGCAGCGAAAGACATACGTGTTGGCGACGAGGTCTACAATAAACACGCTACACACCCTGCTTTCCAGTGGATAAGGGTGAGGAAGATTACGCCGAAGCAAATAACCGTGACACTCGAAGGCGGAAGTACTAAAGAAGTGAAAGGATTTGAGTTCGACTGCGGAGCTTACACTTTCACGCTGATTGCCCGGCAAGGTTTTTCTGTCCGAAGACTCCCGGCTGACCCCGCATCTGTTTGTAATTATTGAAAGGTAAAACTATGGGTTTGAGCATGATGTTCGCAATCGCACCGATGTGCGAGATGACGGACGAAAGAAAAAACGCCGTGAAAGCGATCATTAAGACGCTTGTCGCTGAAGACTTCGAAGATTGCGCCGCTTTTCTTTACGACGCTAACGTCGACGAAAAACGCGAACAACTTTTTGAGTACGTTGTTGAGGTCTGCGGAAACTACGAACAGCCGGCGAAAGACGTGGGTTGGCTTCGCATAGACCCCGTGAATTACCTTTTGGGTATCACAGGTGCCCCGTCGCACGGCGACTCGCCCACCGACTCGTATGACGCTTTTAACGCGGTCAGCTGTATTGAGCAGGTTTTCGATCAGCTTACAACGTGGGCGATCGAAGATTCCAAGAAGGCTAGCTAACGGGAAAAAGAATTACACGATGTCAAAGTTCAAAGACTTATCAGAGCTCCTGGCTCATTTTCAAATCGAAAAGTGGGACATTTTGCTCATTGGAGACGGTTCGGGATCGGCGACCGGACCTTGCGGTTGGGGGTGTCTTTCGATCGAGAAAGAAGGCCTGAAACGTACGGCATGGAGCGGAAGCTTGAGCGAGGGCACCGTAAATGTTGCCGAGTACATGGCTTACCTTCAACCGCTCATTCACTTCTCGCGACAGCAAACAAAAACTGCCAGCTGCAAGCACGTTCACATCTTCACCGATAGCCAGGTGGTTACAACCGCCAGTCCCAGCTTTATTTGCGGCAAGTTCTTGGCCGACTTCCTGGCGTTCGGTCTTATTGTTAAAACGCATTGGTTGCCACGCGAAACGCTGCAAGGAAACAGGCTGGTCGACAAGATCAGTAAGTACGCTCGCGCCGACGCTAAAGATGCCCAGTACGTTGAAAACGCCCTTTCGATAATGGGCAAGAAAGACATTTATGAAATCGAGCCTTCATGAACATTGAAGATCTTCTCGCGGAGTTGACAAACCCCGGGAGCAAAAAAGCAGTTCAAGCCGTCACCAAGCAAGAAGCAGTACCTGAGGCATTCGGCCCAGTTTTAAAGACGCTACCGTTGCGATCCAAAGACACAGTCTGCGGTATATGTCGCAGAAAGCTGACACCCGGAGATAAAAACTGGTGCCAAACAACTGAAACAACCAACTACTGGTGGTGCTGTTCTTGCGTTAAATCTTAGATAGGAGCAACATGCTACCCAAATTCGGCGTCACGTCCGAAGGTAATGACGTAACTACCTCCGTACGCATAACAAAAATTCAAAACGGCTTTATCCTTCGCACTGGCGGAAAGCCGATACACTATCCTGAAATTGGTGCCTTGGCGGACGCGGTTCGCGAAGGCATAATGGCCATTGATTGGGAGGAGGCAAAAGATGAACGAAGCGATCGAAAACCTAAGAAATAGTCCGCACGCGTTAATAGCTTTCGCTTTTTTCGTTGCCGCAATATCGGCTCAGGCACTGGCCGCAGCGGAAAGAAAGGCAGACTAATGCTGACGATCAAAGAATTTTGCACTGCGAGACATGCTTGCCACGCAGGCCGCGAATGGGCCTTAGCGAATTGCACAGACATGCAGGATGTTTGGAACAAGCTACAGCCCGAATGGTTAATTTGGGTTGCTTTGCGACACGGTGTTTTAAGCGAAAAGGAGCTGCGGCTTTTTGCAGTCCATTGCGTAAGATCACTTGAACAGTTCTTAACCGATCCTCGGATCAACGAGTGCGTCAACGTTGCTGAAAAATTCGCCAACGGCGAAGCTTCGGTAACTGACCTAGAGCTAGTCAGGGAGGCAGCCGCGACAATGTTTAAAACGTTTGACGTTTACTCGACTTTTACCGCCAACTGGGGAAGGGCGGCGAACAAATTGGCCTACCTTTTGACTGGAAAACTTTTAATGCCGTTTAGCCTTGCGTCTCACGCGGCATATGCGTCTTTGGCTATCGCACGCACTTGGTATCTCGATCCGGAGAAGCCAGCCGCAATGCAGCTGGCCCAGGCTAAGTGGCTCCGCGAAAACACAAAACCTAACTTTGAGGCGTGATCATGATTTTAACCGGAAGTGCGATTCAAAACGCGATTGAAAACGGCGATATCGATATAACACCGTACCGCAAGGAGCAGCTTGGACCGAACTCGTACGATCTTCGGTTGAGCAAATTCATTGCTACAAGCATTAGCCCCTCGCTTGACGCGAAGAAGAAACCTGTTTTCGAAACCGAAATAATCCCGGTAGAGGGTTACCTGCTTCTACCGGGCCAGCTTTACCTCATGGCTACGCAGGAAGTAACACAAACTTCCAAGTACGTTCCATGTATCGAAGGTCGCTCTTCGATAGGTCGTCTCGGAATTAATGTGCACGCCACCGCGGGTTTCGGCGACATTGGCTTTCATGGCACGTGGACGTTGGAGGTCTCTTGCGTGATCCCTGTCCGAATTTACTCCGGAATGCGAATATGTCAAATTTACTTTTTTGAACCGCGTTTTCACGGTACAGCGCCAAGCCTTTACAATGGAAAATACTTTGCGCAAGGCCTACCCCGCACAAGCGATGTATACCTTGAACAAGACGAGTGGCACACCGGCGGATCCGCGAATACTGGAGGTTAAAGTGGCACACAAATGGCAACCCGGCGACAGGATAACGCGAAACGTTTACATGGATGACGGGACTTTTAGTCGTGAAGGCGACAAGTGTTTACCGTTCAGCCCGAAATACCACGGCAAAGTGGTAAGACGCGCGACGCACCGAGACGACGAGGTAGTGGTTGTTTTTGACGGAACAACGCGTGAGAAGTGGTTTCTAGACCACGGCTTACAGGCCGAATAAACCTTAGCTACACCGAACCCGCCGCGAGGCGGGTTTTTTTATGGAGTTCTTATGATTTCGATTGCAAAGTTTTGTGCCCGCAATTGTGCATGCCCGGAAGGCCGCGAATGGGCCTTAGCGAATTGCACAGACATGCAGGATGTTTGGAACAAGTTGGACGACGCCGAGTGGTTCCTTTGGGTTGCTTGTCAGCCCGGGGTTCTAACAGACAAAGAGCTGCAGCTGTTTGCGGTTTACTGCGCTCGCTCCGTTGAGCGATTCTTAACCGATTCGCGACTTAAGAAGGGCGTTAAAACTGCTGAAAGAATCCTGAACGGCAAGGCTGCGGTGGATGATTTGTTTAGCGACGAGAATTTCTTATTGAACACCTCTTTGGCAATTGATTCGCCTGAGTTACACGCGAATAGAGCCGCGTGGGGGGTTATGCGGATCATGCTTCCGAAGAATTGTTACAAGGCTGCGGACGCTGACGAGATTGCCTGGGCATCAGCTTGGGCTGTTGCACGCGACGCCGAGAACAGCGAAGCCGAAAGCCAAGATTTGCTAAAAGGAGGAAACCCTTTGCGGGCCCGAGAAAGAGCCATGCAAGCCAATTTACAAGAAAAGGTCAAATGGCTTCGCGAAAACACAAAACCGAACTTTGAGGAATAGACATGTTAACGAAAGAAACAGTCGATATAACGCTCGATTTCAAGCTGAGCCAGGATTACACCGTGTTCAACGCAGAAAGCTTTAAGGCTTTATGCGAAGAACATTTGCCGTGGACAAAAGGTCTGCCTGAGGGCTCGCCGCACCGGCCACCTGAAAACGCCATCAATCTCGGCGGTTTTCGCTTTTTCAATGCTGTTTATCCGTTTGAATCGGCTATCAGCGGAATCCTGAGAGAGCGACCGACGATGCGTAGAAACTGGCTTGAAGTCGAGCCAAAAAGCAGAAAAAGAATCGGGTTTTCCGCGAACGTCTTAATACCGCTTTTACAGAGTCCGCAAGGCATGCCCTGGATGAGTTTTACTCCCATGGAAATACGCACCCAGCGATCGCAAATTGCAAAAACAAAAGGCAAGACGGTGATCGCCGGAATGGGTCTAGGCTGGTTTGCGTACCAGGTTTTACGGCGTTCTAAAGTAACCGAAGTAGTTATTATTGACCGGAACCAAGACGTCTTGAACTACTTCGGCGAAAAGCTGAAAGCCGTGTCCGACAAGCCGATAACCCTCGTGCACGAAAACGCGTACGACTTCGACTGGAAGAACGCCAATCTTGACGCTGCGGTTTGGGACATCTGGTCTACGTACACGTGTGCTGGATGTGACAGGAAGTATCTTGAAATCCGCGAAGAGCTATTGGCTGCGGGTAAAACCTGTACTCAATGGGGGACATTGTCTCGTGCATAAAGAATCGGGAGTCATTGTTTTTTTGTTCATTTTCGCTTTCGTGTTAATGCAAGTCGAAGCTTGTAGCGACAAAAACCGAAGAATTGAACGTGTCATACAACAGCAAAAATCAAGATAGGGTGATTCAATGGTGCGAAATGTTGTTTTTGTTGAAGACGCTGCAGGATGGGTCGGCGTGTACATCGACGGGCTAATCGAGGACGTAGCTTTAGAGTGGGACCCGCAAGATATTGCCGATCTATTGAACGGTGAAACGTGTACGATTTCTTTTACCCAAGACGATTCAGAATACGGAAGTCTCTTGTCGGACTGGCCAAGCCATCATGCGTGGCCGGTGACTGTCAGAACGTTTTTCGAGCGGCACGCTAGCCTTGGTGACGTATACCGGTGGGCGGAAGAAAATTGTACGGAGATGCAAGATGCTTGGGACAAACTGAAACCCTCGTGGCTAATCCGGGTTGCCCTTCAGCCAGGTGTTTTAAGCGACAAGGAACTACGTCTTTTCGCGGTTCACTGCGCAAGATCGGCTGAGCATCTTTTAAAGGACGAAAGAACAACAAAAGCTATCGACGTTGCCGAGCTGTTTGCCAACGATAGCGCCACGGAGAACGAGTTAACCGAAGCCAGGGAGGGAGCTCGGCTTGTGCACTCTGAGACACGTCGCCCGGCACTTTTTGACGCTGCCTGGGCTTCGTGTGCGATGGAGGCTCGTGCCGCAGCAAAACACGCCTCGACCGCGGCTGCGTATGCCGCTGAAAACGGCAGCGACAACATGACATCGCAGGCCAAGTGGCTTCGCGAGAACACAAAACCTAACTTTGAAAGGACGAACACTTACGAATGATATCCAGAAAAGACTATATCGCAGGTAAGGCAACCCACCAAGCCTATTACGGGCAGTTCGTAAACAATACATACAAGACGCGTGTTTTGGGTCGCATCGGACTTAGTCAGCTGGTGGCGTCACGAGATCCGAGCTTCAACGATATCCCCTTGGCCAAGTGGGAAGGAATAACTTCCCACGGCGGTTTAGCCGAGACAACGTCAAAAATGGAGGAGTGCGGCGATTATTTGACCCTCAACGGCCACATTTGCATTCTAAAAGAGGCCGCAAGGCAACTTGTCGAAGCTGATAAGGCCAATCGCTCGACAGCTGAAACGACCGAAACAAGCAACAATTTAGAAGGATAAAACAATGGCTGAAGCAAAATCCGTAAAAATTGGACCGGAGTTCTTTGCAAAAGAACTTCGAGAATACGCAAATTGGCGATGGGCTTTTGTTCGTGAGGCATTGCAAAACTGCATCGACGCACCGAGATGCAAAAACAGCTGGTTCAATGTCACCGAAGAAGACGGTTACACGATCGTTACCTGGGGTAACGACGGTAAGCACATGGATTTGGAAACAATTGAAAACAAGCTTTTTGCTTTAGGTGGCACCGGAAAAGGCTTCGAGGGAACAGTTGGCGGTTTTGGTAAGGCCAAAACGCTGCTGTACTTCGCCCAAGAAAGCTACGAAATTATCACCGGTAACTTGCACGTTAAAGGCAGGGGCGGTGACTACACCGTAACGACAACTTCTGATGTCGCGAACACCATGTCAAAGGTCAAGATTAAAGGCCTTTTTGCGGATTCCTTGAGGGCACATGCGGAACGCTTTGTAAGCCTCGCACAGTGGTCCGGCAACATCCGACTTGAAGGCGATTTAAGGTCTCCAGATTTACGCAAGGGGAAACACCGCAGAAGCTTAACTTTCGGCGAGGTCTATACGAACAACCACGAGAAGCAACTGCTGGTGGTTCGCATAAACGGCATTCCAATGTTTACTCGAAGTACGCAGCTGGACCGTTGCGTCGTTCTCGAGCTCAGCGGATCAAGCGTAGATCGCCTGACAAGCAATCGCGACGGTTTACTCGGTAAGTTCTCAGCGGAGCTTGATTCCTTTCTGACGGAGCTCGCCGTAGACCGGCGAAGTGCTTTGTCGCCGACCAGGCAAACGCGTGAGTTTTTCGGGGACACTCGAGTTGCTTGTCTGTTTGAAACGCAGCCTGCAAAAGAGGAAAGTGTTACCGAAGCAAGCGATAGCGCTGAGACGCTGCAAGAGTCTTCAGCACCCTTACGACATGTCCTGTTCGGTAGCTCTGCGAACTTGGCCGCCTCGCCGACTTGTTCCAACGCAAGGCGAGGCGTCGGAGAAATGCGGTTTGTTGTTTACAACAAGATGAGCCGACGAATCCCGAAGCGATTTCTTCCAGGTGAAAGCATGCAGCCGCACGCCAGGAAGCTTGCAGACACTTGGCGTAAAATCATGATTGAACTGCACCGTATCGCAAAAGTATCGGCAAGCTTCTCGATCGGTTTTGTTTTCGACGATGCTACTGAAGACGCGACCTTGGCACAGCACGAGCTTCACGAAAACGAGAGCATCTATTACATCAACCCGGTGTTGCCGAATTTCAAGAAACGGTTTTCGGCAAAAGACAAGGATTTACTGATCCTCGTGGCCGCGCACGAATTTGTGCACGGACAATACGGTCTTCGTTTTCACGATGAAGACTTTGCTTCGCGTTTAACTTTTTTTGCGGCGGAAGTGATGCAGAACCGAAGACAGTTTAATCATTGCTTTCGAACTTAAACAGCAATTAAAGAAGGCTTAACCGCACAGTGACGAAACCGAAACCTGAAGAAATGTTAAAGCTGCTGCTAGTGCAGCAGCTTTCGGCGACCGAGTCGCAGGCCGAATTGATTTGGCTTGCTTTTGAAAGTTTTTGCCAGCGTCGGCTTCGCGAGGACTATCCGGACAGCGGCTATGCTGCAATCGTTCTGGACGGCGAAGGCGGAGAGATAATTGGCGTAGACCTGTATGACGACAGAGAAGGTGCCGATTGAAAAAAATAAAACAAGGAGACGAATTTACGCTAAAACGGTCAGACGGCTCTGTGCTCGAGTTTCGACGCGAAAAAGACGAACCGGAACCCGTGTTTCAGTGCGAGCGAATACGTGTTACGCATTTAAGTCATAACATGGGTCCAAACTTTAAACCGTACACTTTTGGCACGGAGCAGGAATGGTTTAAACAAAGAGGCTTAGTTGCCGAAGAGTAAGCAAGCTTTCAGAGGCAGACTTTGAAAAACAAAAAATAACTTCCAACGAAAGGCAATAACGCATGAAACCTGAAGAACTAAAAGCAATCCTGGACGATCACGATAAGTGGTTGCGTAACGAGGGCGGCAAAAGGGCCTGCCTTGCCGGGGCCAACCTAAGCCGGGCCAACCTTGTCGGGGCCGACCTTCGCAGGGCCAACCTTGAATGGGCCAACCTTAGCGGGGCCGACCTTCGCGGGGCCAACCTTAGCCGGGCCAACCTTGAAGGGGCCAACCTTAGCGGGGCCAACCTTTGCGGGGCCAACCTTGAAGAGGCCAACCTTAGCGGGGCCAACCTTGGCGGCGCTGACCTTGACGAGGCTAATCTTATTGAGGCCGAAATCGACGCTTCGATTTGCCGTATGGATTTTGGCGGATGGTCGATTTGCGTTTACGCAGACCGAACAGCTATCGGCTGCCAGCAGCGCATTAACGAGGACTGGTTAGCGTGGACGCCTGAAAGCGAAGAGATCAAGAAGATGCACGGCGATGCGTCTTCTTGGTGGGCTACGCACGGCGAAGCGGTTAAAGCGGTCATTAAGTGCGTGATGGCAAAAGCGAAAGGCGGTGACGCGTGAGCGAACAACTGTATTCCGTTGGGACATGGGATACGGACGCCCAAGCGTATACACCACAATTAGGTTTATCAGTACCTAGTTTTAATGTAAATCGTGAGCAACTACGAAAGGCAATGAAGGAATTGCGGAAAATGGGTTACAGCGTCCATCGCTACAGAGATAGCGATGGTAGCTACGATGACAACGATTTTTTTGTTTTGATCGAACGAACAGACGGGGAAAGCGTTGCAAAAATTCTTGACAGTTGGAAACGATGAAGCATGAGCAATTTGACTGATTCTACACAAGCAGCGAAAGGCGGTGACACGTGAGCGCACCAACATTAGAGGAGCTTTTTGAGAAGTTCCGAAAGTTAAATCATCTTGCCCATGTCGCTCAAAGCGATGCGTTTGAGCAATACTTCCGTTTGGTTGCGAGCGGACAAGCAAAACCCGAACTTCGCGGCGAAAATGCAGTATTCGCTGCTCAATGCGTGGTTATTCTGTTTGAACACGTCAAGGCGATGGAAGCCAGTGACGCCTAGCTTTTACATTCACGATTAAAACTTCAAAGTCGAAAGGAAATGAAGCAATGCTCACAGTAGGCATGTACAAAACACGGGACGGACGCGACGTCAAGATCGTTGCAGTCGAGGATAGGATTGCGATTGGGTACAGCGTCAAAGAAGGTATCAACAGTCTTACTACATGGAACGCGAACAACGGGCGATATTTCATCGATGGCGATTACCATCACAAAAACGACCTAATCGACACAAAGCCGCGAATCAAGATGGAGGCCTGGGCGACGATCTACGAGGAATCGCATGCTGTCGTTTTCGCTGGCGGGGTGTACTCAACGAAAGAACAGGCACTGGAGAACATGCAGGAAGCGTGCATCGCCATCGCTCGTGTGCCTATCGATTGCGTGAGGGGAGAGAACCTTACGTAACTCGGCGATGAAGAGTTAAACCCAACGGTTAAGCAGATGGTAATTACGGTGTTCGAAATTTATTTTACTGGGAGATGATTATGAGATTTAAGAAATCGTTGATTGAGATCACGCACGATGAGGGATATGCAGATGATTTGATAGGTCACATCAACAACGCCCTCAAAGGTAAAGACATGCGAGCCGAGCGTATTGTCGGCAAAACACAAGCTTTCAGTCTGGAAGGAATCCCAGACGGTTGGGATCCGGTGAGGGTTGGAAGACCTGTCGCCGGCGAATTTTTTATCAACGGAGCCGGCAAGGTGGTGCCGGCTGGCCCTGGCACTTACCTTGACGGCACTGTCATCGTCCGAAAGATCGAGAAGCCAAAGCAGTACCGGCACTTTGCGAATGCGGCGGAAGCGGACCCCATGCGGAATGTGCTTCTAAGATTCAAGACTCCGGCTATTGGAGAAGAGGATTCGAAGTTTCGAGTTGTTTTTTTAATGTCAAAACAAGTAGGTATCGGGCCTCAAGTCTACAGCTACGAAGAGGCATTCAATCTTTTCCAGTCCGAGCACGGCGACCCCTTCGGCGTCAAGCTGTTTTAGTGGTTTTTTTTATTCAGGAGATTGATTATGAGCGACACAGGAATCCCGTTTGGTGTCGAAATAACGGAGCTTGAGTCGTAAATCCACGTGGCAACCGCAATTTCTTTGAACTTAACTGGAGTAACAAAACATGGGAATGGGATACGCCGCTTGCAGCGCAAAAGCTTTTGAATACGAAACCGTGAAAGCGCTTTGCCCGCAAGAAATAGCTGCGATTGAAAACCACGCCGAGTTTGAAAGCTGGGGCAATCTCGCTGAAAGCTTGCTAGCCGAAACTACCGAAGAGCAAACAAACGTGCTTGTCGGAAACCTGCTCGCAGCTTTTAACAAAGCTACCGAGGTCGACGGTAAAGGCCTTACACTGTCTTTTACCTACTACAACAAAGATAACGGCGGGAGTTACGATGAAACCCGCGCGCACGACGACTGCATTTTCGAAGTCCACGGCACACTGCAGCTGACACCTGCCGGTGAAAAGTTCAAGGACAAAACGCAAGACGTCTCTTACGCTGCATTCATGTAATTTTGCTTTAGGAACAAAGATGAAACACGAAAAAATTATACGACGCGACGACGGAAGTCGCGTCAAGATAGAAGTGCTCTTAAGTTTAGGTGTTTATTCCGACGCAGTGGAATGGCGTTTTGCAACTTACAAGTGCGAAAAGGGCAAGAGAACGTGGCAAACTGCCATTGATCCGTTTGCGTACGAGCTACGCGGTCTCGCGGATAGGGACAAAAAGGCTCGCGAACGTCACTTGAAATTACAGCTGGCAACCGAAGAAGAAGTTGAAGCTGTGATGCTCGAGCTTTTAGCCAAAATCAAACCAGTAGTAAGTTAGGAGCAAAAATGCGTAGGTCTTCCAAAGAAATGTCTGTTGAAGCTTCCACGGCGTTGTTTTTCATCATAGGCGTTGGGCTCATGATAACAGGGTTTAGCCTAGCGGCTTGGAGTTCTTTTACAAGTTCCAACAAAAAGTGGACAGTCCACGCTGACGGCCAAAGCTTCGAATCGCTCAAGCAAGTCACGCTAACCGGCAATTACGTCGAATACGCTACACCGGACGGGAAGCGTATCGTTTTCCACGGATCATTTACCGCGGTAGAGCAGTGATTGAGTTTCAAAAGGACAACAAGGGACACACATGAAAGTAAAAGGCGGGCCTGCTTCCCGTAAAAAGCAATACCAGCAAGTTCAAATCCCGGATGTGCTCGACGAATCTCTGGCCAACACCCAGCTGACGCTGCGAACGCAGAACACACTGGAGAAGCACGGGATATGTACTATCCGAGATCTGACCGCAAAAACGGTCGCGGACCTGATGAGCATTCCCAACCTGGGGCAAATCACGATTCAGACCTTGCGAGCGTTTTTAGACAGCCTCTGCGTTGCGCACAGGTTGAACGAAAGCGACGAGGTTCAAATACAGACCGCCAAGAAGCGATTAGACGCACAGAAGCGGAAAACCGCCCCTGTGCAGCCCAAGCAGTGAAAAACACTTCCAGCGGGCTCCCAGGGGCCTAGAAAGGGATGTTATGAAGGTCAACGACGAGGTAAAGCGGATGGTGATTCAATCCCGTAAAAAGGGACGCCAGCCGTCGATGTTCAGACCGGACTACTACGTCAACGATTTAGAGTTCAAGTTTGAGCGGTGGCTATACAGCCAAGGGTTCCGCCCTGGTGACGAGCACATGCTCGGAAGAACCGTAAAAGTGCCTTCGCTATCGCCGCAGTTGGTAAATCAATACGTAGGAAACGTCAGCAACGAGGACTGGCCGCAGATCTGCGTGTTCGCCAGTCGATTAGTAAATCTTCAAAAGCTAGAGCAGAATTAACGCAGCTTTTTCTGCAATGTGCGCTTATCCATATTTTCATTATCCTAACGGATAAATGAAAACGCGATTGTACTCGTATAGGCGTTCTGCTGTGTCGTTCTGTCGTCTAAGCAGCAGCCGCAGCTTCTGCCATGGTCAATAAAGAACACTACCGCCTGTAAAGCTTATTTTGGGCTAAAGGCAGCTACCCAAAGACGTGTTTCTTACGCCACAAGAAAGGATATAAATAATAATAATAATCGGAACTACTCGGTTTTTGGGTTTCTATTATCCGTTAGGATAATGGAAATATGGATAAAAGCACATGGCAGGATTCGTCCTGCTAATTCTGGGAGGAGGTCAGCATTAAAGCTACTGGAAAGTTGCCCGGTTATTGCAAAACAATCAAATACCAACCGTCTAGGTTTTGTTTACCTTACAAGCTGCTTTCTTCTTGTGTGCTGCACTTGAATCGAAAGCGAAAAGCTTTTCACCGTGTTCTAATGTTTCAGTACCGTTATCGCTTGCAGCTTAAGTCTTACGTTGCTGCGTTAAACGTTCGCCGTAAGCGTGCGCAACGAGAAGCCGATGAACTGGGTGTTGAGCCGTCTTCGATTGACTCCACGGATTTCAAAGGTGAGTTTCTTAAACTGGTGCGGCAGTGCAATTGCCCTGCTCCTGGTTGCAGCTACACGCCTTCGCCGCTGTTTCACTGTGGAAACCCTAAAACTTGCCCGTTTTGTTTTGTTCGACTGCGATTAATCCCTGTTTATGAGGGTGTTATGTCGCTCGGCGAATCTGTTTTAGCTAATTCGATGCTGATCGGCTGGTCTCGTAAGTGTTCCTTCGAAGATGGTCTACCGTTCTTTTCCCGTAGAACGGGTCCGCACGGGTGGACGAAAGCCGCTTTTAGTGTGCAAGTTGCAGTGCCTTTTTACGAACGCAAACTGCTGGCGGAACCCGAGGAGATTCGCGGTCGGATTAAAAGGTTCGAGTACCTTCCGGTGATTTTCCACGTTGGACTGCACGTGGTTCCGGCGGATGGCAACGGGCTGGATGTCTTCCGTAAAAAGCGTGAGGCGTTAAAACTAACGTCGGTGCCTTACGCTTCGTTGGTTGGTTTGAGTCCGGAAGAGCGTGAGGCCCGTTTGCGCTCCGTTATGCAACAGCTTTTTGCGTTCCGCTGGGAACCGTTTTTCACTCCGGACGCGAAGCTTGTTTTTCGGACGGTTCACGATTGTTTTCGGGATCAGAATTTAATTCGTTTTCAAAAGAGGAAAGACTGATGTCAGAAAGAAACCGTAAAATTGCTGAGTATTTAAAAGCTATTGCTCTGCTCATCGAAAGCGATTCCGTGTCGCAGACCTGCGAGCAACCGCTCGTAATACCTGAGGGGTGGCGGGAGTTGTCGCCGGATGAGGTGCCAAGATTGGGGGATATGGCGGAACAGCTGGGTGCTTGGCGTGCGCGGAAATCTGTTGGCAGTAAGGCCTACGAATTGTACGAAGTTCGCCATATTCGCAAAATCGAAACCGCCAACCCTTCGGAAACTCCGAATAGTTTGATTCCCGATCCAGGGCCGGGCTATCGGTTGCTGAGCAAAGAGCCACCGGAACCTGTGCGGGAGGGCGATGAATTCTGGCAGAAATTAAAGGGGGAGTGGGTTGAGATTGCAGAATTCGTGCACGAAACCCGTCAGCAAGCTCCGTCATACTACTATCGTCGCAAGATCGAAACCGCCGAAACCGCCAACCCTTCGGAAACTCCGAACAGCTCGACTTGGATTCCAAAGATCGGCGACAAGGTGTGGGTTTCCATACCGGGGCGGGCTGTGAGCGGGCTTGAGTGCCTTGTGGAAGGCAAATACAGCGAGGGGTATGTCGTCAGTAGCATTTGCGGTTTCTTTAGGTCGACAGGAATTGAAGCAAAAGATCTCCAACTGATCGAGGCCGCGAACCCTTCGGAAACTCCGAACAGTTGGGCGCCAGATCCGGGCGAAGGCTATCGGTTGCTAAGCAAAGATCCTTCGGAGCAAACGATTAAGGGTGATGACATTTGGGTAACGCTTTCCCAGAAATGGATCGAATCCGATGGCTGGAAAACTGTTGGCGGTCCGCAGTCTGCCGGACGATATTACCGGAGAAAGCTTGAGCCTGCCGTGCCTGCCGAGTGGGTTCCGAAGACCGGTGACTGGGTGAAGGTCAACAAGCATGTAGGCAATCCCGGTCGAAGGAAGTATTGGAACGAGCAGATGGACCTTTACAATCACAAGATTGGTTGTGTTTCCGCAGTCAACGTGGATCGCGGATTCGCGACCATTGCAGGTTTCACGCGAGAAGGCTACTACCATTGGCAGTTTGATTTCGATTGGCTTGAACCTGCAGAAGCCCCTGCCGACCATATTGCCGACGTCAACAAAATGGTCAATCCTTCGGAAATCCCGAACAGTTCGGCGCCTACCGAGTGGATTCCCAGGGTGGGCGATAAGGTGCGGGTGATAAAACCGGACAGGCGTGTTACCGGCTTAGCTGGAGTCATCGTTGAAGATACGAAAGGAGAGTACGCAGTGCGTGTTTTAAACGCAAAGCTTACGTCGTATGAACTTGAGGCAAAAGACCTCCAGCTCATCGAACCATCTAACCTTCCGGAAACTCCGGATAGTTCGAAGCCCGATCCTGGCGAAGGCTATCGGTTGCTAAGCAAAGAGCCACCGGAGGATTTACAGCCGGGCGACGATTTCCACAGCAAAGGAGAATGGCAGCCGTCAGTGAGAGCTAACGACGACATTGCGGAGCAGGATAAGTGCTACTACCGTCGCAAGATCGAGCCTGCCCAATGGATTCCCAGGGTGGGCGATAAGGTGCGGGTGGTTGGCGTAGCTGATGTTACTCCCGCAGTCGGGATTGTGCGTTCATTGAATCCAAACACTCGCTGGGCGTATTTTCATTCTGTTTCTAAGGATGGTGGCTATGCTGACTGGTTTCGATTTGAAGACCTTGAACTCGTCGAGGCCGCAAAATGATGGTTGAGCAACAATTAACCGAGTTGATCCGCGAACTTTACGCGGTGCCGGAATGCGGAGTTGGCGGGCCGTTGCATATCGTTTTGGACGATGGCAACATCGACGACGAAAGCATCTATTTTTGCATGCGGTCAATGCGAGAGCACGAGACGGTTGTGCAAGGAATGAACGGCAACGCGATAATCAAAATTTGCGAGGAGATAGCAGATGCGTTGCTAGAATTTACGCAAGAGAAACGTGAAGAACTTTACGAAATGAACTGGGGGAGATAGTGAAACGAATTTACATTTCTGGGCCGATGAAGGGGATAG